ACCGTCTAACCAAGTCTCTCCGTACTGAGCTCCATTTGTCTGAACCCCTCTAACTTTACCAAACGCAGTTACAAACCCATCAGCTCCACTAGTAATTGTTTCCGTAACTACTCCTAGTATATACTTAGCATTACTTTGTGTTAAGTTTGCTTTAGCTACTGTTATTCTTCCACTATTACCTAGTGTACCAGTGGCCATTACCGCCATTCCATTATTTATAACAACACCACTGTGGTTAGTAACTCGAATTAGTTGCTCTTGTCCAACTTGTAGTGTAGCACCATTCAAGCTAACATCTAACGTACTTTCATCGTTATTCCAACTAACTTCATGTCCGCCTATACTAATTGTACTAACAGCAACACTATTAGTAAATGTTTTAGCACCTGCTATTGTTTGATTAGTTGATACATTTACATAATGATTTGGCAACTCTCCACCTAATCTTTCACTATTGTCAACTATTCCATTCCCATTAGTATCATAAACCTCCATACTCATACCATCACTAACACCATTAGCAACAACAAAATGTCCCAAGTTAATAGTTTCAGATGCATCACCATATACTGTGTAAGTATCTCTAAACGGAGAAGTTCCAAAGTCACCATTAGGATTCGTTGTGCTAGTTCCCTTAATATGATGTACTCCAACTCCAGTATCACCTTTAGTACCAGGTAAGCCAGTATCTCCTTTAGGTCCCATTAGATTTGGAGTAGTATAACTAGTTCCATCACTAAACTGCCAAGTAAACGTTCCATCTCCATTGTAACTTATCTGTTCAACAGTAAGGTTCTCACCATCCACACCAGCAGGACCAACAGGTCCAGTATCCCCAGTAAGTCCTCTAGGTCCTTGAGCACCCATGTCCCCTTTAGGCCCAGTTGCTCCTTGATCTCCCTTAGGTCCAACTATCGATAACCCTTGAATACCTTGTGGACCTTGTGCCCCAGTATCTCCTTTATCACCTTTAACAGACTCAACAGTTATAACCTTATTAACAGGATCCCAACTAGTATGATTCCCAGCTACAACTGTTATTCCTGTGAAATCTTGTGCTGCTTCTAACTCAGCTAATAAAGCTTCAATATCTATACCAGCAACAATTTCTATTTCAGTTAGTTTATCTCTAACTGCTAATACAGCATCATACTTACTATCAATCTCTCTATTAACTGATAACGTATTTAATGCTTGTAAACTACTAGCTCTTACCATTATACAAATCCTCTCGTCGCTAATCTTTTATTCATATACATGTCATCACCATTAGACATCCCATACTGTCTCAACTTCTCACAACTAGCCTCAAACCTTTGATAATAAACACTATCCTCAGTCTGTACTCCAGTATCTATAGCACTATTAGCTCTATACCCAATATAAGATAGTAATGCTTCAATCATTTGAGCAGGTAAACTAACCTCTTCATCTAAATTCGTTACAGAATACATATCAGGCCTTGCTACATATATAATACTAATATGAGCGCCTACTACACTAACTGGAACTTGAACCTTATTCCATCCAACCGTATTAATACTTAGTGGGTTATCTTCTTCATTGATAGGCAGAATATTCACACTTTCTACTGAATCAACAGGTACTTCACCATATGCAGCAATCATCCACATAAAATCATTAGGCATTGTGTAAATATCTACTGTATCCTCTAAGTTTATAATATGTTCTTCTACTTTTAATTGGAATCGTTTATATAACTCTAGTACCCCTAAGTTCATATACCCAACTAGTACTTCAGGCTTATCACCTACTTTAAGTCCATTTATTTCACCATTTTTTGCTAAATCTATTATTTGACCAACTGTCATTTCTTCTCCTCACAGTTATCTTAATCTACCCTATTCTAGCATATTCTACCTTCAAACATCCTTAAAATATAGTACTTCCAACATAGTCATTCAAGTCATCCATATCATCAGCCATCCCTGTCCAAATCATTTCATCTTTAACCACACTCTGTTCTACAACTAATTCATCACTAGGTGTGTAAATCTCCATCTCACTTAATTGGTTTAATAAGTCAATAGCATCATCATGCTTCAACGTCTTAACTCCACCACTCATAGTAAACTTACTTAACTCAGCACACATCTCACTAACTAATTCAAACAGCCTATAATTACTTCCTTTAATAGTCTCAGGTCTAGGAAACCACACTTTATTCTGTTTAAACTTAGGTTGTACACCAGTAACAAACCTATGCACTTTATCTTTAGTTGGTCTTATTCCAGGCTCTTTACTGCCTGGTTTCTTCGCAAATTGGAACCACACATTTCTTTGTTGTTTCATTTCCTCAATAATACTGAGGAAACCACCTTGTTGCCCACTACTCTCGATACCAACACTCAACGGCTTCCACTTCCTAACATACCTAAATAAATCTTCAATATTCTCTTGCATACTTTGTCTGATACACTGACCATCAACTAGTAACCAGTCATTATTATTACTAATAGCCCATACACCAATTGTACTAAAGTCAGCACTTTTCTTACTACTAGTTGCGAAGTCTGTACTAATATAAATATTATAATAACTTTTATGTTTAACAATACTAGGGTAATCAAACCACATTATATCATCTTCATCAACTAATAATGTACTTAAGTCCGTAATCTCTAGCATGTACTCTTGATAAAAGTCTTGTGTTTTACCTGCTGCAGCAAGCATATCAAACTTAGCTTTAACAGCTTCATACGGGAATCTATCCTCCCATGCTCCTTTGAAATCTTCTTTTGAACAAGGAAATCTATCACATATTGGAAACTTATGTACTACCCATTCAGGATTTGTACTTAACTGGTGAATGATATCTTTCTCACTAATAGGTGTACCAATAAAGAATATCTTATACCTAGTTGGGTGCAATGCTGGGATAACTGATTTATAGAAATTATCGTTGATAGTATTCTGAATAGCTTCAGAATTCTTAGCTTCATTTGTTGTAATATCATCTAGGATAATTATATCAGGTCTATGTCCCCTATACCTAACCCCCCTAATATTAGTACTAGCTCCATACCCTTTTAAATCTAATTGGATACCATTAATATTTTTTAATTCCATTTCATTATCAGTCTTTCTAACAATAGTCAAGAATTGTTGCAGTAGTGGGCTCTTATCTATCTTACCAACTAAGTTCCTAAACATATTCTTAACTCCATTCTCCATAGAGTCCCCAATAAATGCTATGAAGTTTACTTTACCAAACCCTTCTAGCCCACCTTTAACTGCAATATATAAGATATACCATTCCATTAATGTAGATTTAGCACTACCCCTAAATGACTCAATTAATACTTGTTTATCCTTACCAAAGTACTTGTCAGCTAGTCTATAGTGAATCTCAGCATTAGCATTATCTTCAACTGCGCAAGCTCTGATGAAAGCAATGAACTCAAGACTCTCTTTCTTAGGTATATACTTCTCTTCCATTACTCAACCTCTCCATCTATAATATCTTCTTCTTTTACTTTCATGGCACCTAATCTTTTTAAATCTATCGTACCATCTTTTAGTTGTTGTATACTTCCCATAGCAAACTCAGCTAATTGAGCATTCAATTGCACCATAGCATCATCCTGTTTCAGACCAATATCAATGGACAACTTATGTTCCTCTGGTGGTTTAACATTCGCTAATATCTCTTTAGCTGCAGCAACTCTAGCCATCTCTGACCTTCCATTAACCATAATATCACTCAATACATTTATCGCCCTATATGTCTCACCTTGAAACATTAAATACAAACCTAACTGTGACTGTGTCAATATCTGTTTAACTAATGGTCTCTTTCTATACCTACTAGCTGCTGATGTTAACTCTTTATACTTAACAGAATTTGATGGAGCATCTAATCTTTCTCTAACAAACTCAGTGTGAGAATGTGATTTCTTATATGCTTCTGTTAGATTATAATCCTCCGATTCAAGGTATGCACAGAACTTAATTGCACACATATAATCTTTTAAGTTAGCTTTATTCTGTTCCATTACATCTTTATATGTAACTAAAGCATCCATAAATTCATTCCCATCAAAGAATGGGCTATTATTTGCTTCATTAATTATATCAACTAATTCCTCAGTGATAGCTTCCTTCTTCCTAGGAAATAACTTCTTCAACTCCTCTACAGTTACTGAGTCTGCTGGTTTACTTACTATTCCAATTCTAGCCACTAAATTTCTCCTACATTTAAACTAATAGCATTAATCTTTAGTTCTCTCATCTTACTAGCAATACCATCTAGCCCTATAAACAAATCAGCTTTCCTATCTACACACTTAGCATACACTCTAGCAATTAATTCATCTAACTCATAATCTAAATCATCTAATCTACAGTCTATATAAATTACATGGATACTAGGAACTTCTAGTCCCATTACACCTAATAATTCTAAACATCCTTCATCTTCCTGAAGTCTATTATCTATCACAACATTCATTATCTCTCCTCTCAATATCTTTCAATATTCTATTTCTTTTTAACATATATTTAGACCATTCAAATTTAGTCCAAAACCATCTAGGTAAACAGTACTCAAAATCTAACTCTTCTAGTTGGATTTCAAGATCTGTTTCCTCTTCTACACTACTCTTCTGTACTTTGAAGAACATCATTATAAACCTCAAGTACTTTCTCTTTATCTACTTTGAATACCTCAGTTGATCCTGGAGAAAGCCTTATCGGGAACATACTTCCACTCAGCTAATGCTTTATGGCACTTAGTTTCCTTCTCAAACACATTACTTACTTCTTTATCTTTAACAATTTTAACAATAGGAGTTACTCGATATACATCAAAATAACTACCAATTATTTGTAACATTCTTTGTTTGCAACTATGACCACTAGCTTTACCTACTTTATAAACTAAGGTATCACCAATCATAATCTCTAGAATGTATAATCTATCTACATTGTCAAAGTCTTTCTTAACTTTAAACCATGCTCCCATTATAGTAATTCTTCCTTGATTTTACATCTACTTTCAACTATATATTTATCTAAGTAAATTACACTTATTGAGTTACTCAATTCATACTCTTTACTTATATCACAATAATTATCAATAGTGTACCTAATGTACTTTCCCATATTAGACTCATTACTAGAAACAAGCTCTCCTGGAACTCCTATATCTATACCTATATTAAACATCTTATTAACCTTTTTATTTTTATTATATCTAACTAACTCTTTATAACAACTTAACTAATGTACGTTACTACTTAAGCTTCCTCTAATAATTGAAACTTTAAGTTTGCCATCTCTGAGAGAAGCATACTAATATGAGTTTCACCTAACATTCTTATTGCTTCCATATTCTCATAATACCAAGCTTTTCCTCTCTCAGTCTTAATAACAGCATCAGGATTCCATTGTATCCTCTCTGAGTCATTAATTACTATCTTATCTTTTTCATCTAATACTTTAACAAACTTAGCTAACAGCTCTAATGATCTAGATGGTCTCTCCATATTATCTAACTGAACTCTACTTTTCTTGTCTTCCATAAGTATATCTAAGATATCTTGTCTCCCATATCCTTTGATAGTTGCCGCATAACTAACTGCTTTTCTATCAACTTTCATAAACTTAGCTGCATCTATTGTTGACATTTTATACTTTGTTACAAGTTCTAAGGCTTGGATTGCTTTTTGAGCACTATCGTAATCTCTACCACTCATAACATTCTTATTACACATAACAATAATATCCTGTTCGGAAGTAGTATTATCTATATCAACACACCTAAGTTGTACGCCTAATTCGATTGCAACTCTAGTTCTATGCCTACCATCAACACACCTACCATCAAGCATAAGTACAGGATCTAATTGTCCTAATCTCTTTATATTCTCTTTAGTAGCTTCATACTCCAGCTCATTGTGTAGTGGATTAAATACTACATACTTATCATCAAATATTACCGTAGCAGGATCTACTGTATAAGCACTACTTACTTTCATTTCTTACGTACCTTTCAACTAATTCAAGTATCACTTGTTCCATTGATTCCCTTCTACCTCTTTGCTCTGAAATTGCTTTCAATAATTCTGTTGTAGTCTTTCTAACTTTAATTGTTGTAACTTGTTCCATTGGAACTCCTTATGATTTAATATACATAAGTATACCAGCATACTGCTTAGAAGTAGCTTAACGGTAAGATTTGTACGTATAAGGACACATCCATTTTTTTGACTTGTCCTTATAAGGACAGATGGTCCTATACTTATATTTCTTTAGAGGTCAGAAGTTCTGATAAACTTACAGTTTGCTTAAGGCTATACGGATTTTTATAAAATTTTGTAGGGGTGCTTTATCTGCTGGCTGCGCTAAAAACCAAAAGGATACCCCCCGGTGCTTTACTTCGCAAGCATCCTTTTTTGTTCAATGTTTTGATAAATCAAAATTAAAAGGATAGAAAATGATTAAATTAAATTTAAATAAAACTGTTACAGCTAAAGCTGCACCAAGATTACCTATAGGACAATACAAAGCATTAGCTGAATGGCTAATTGAAAATCACAGCACTGATGATGTTGTGAGTAAAGAGCAATTTGATGCTCTTAAAAAGCAAATCTCAGCTTACGTTGATGGTGAACTTACAAAAGCCGGATACTCCGTTTATGTAAGGTACCTGATGGGTGCTATATCAGCCGCTTCTCCTAAGCTGGCAGATGCGCTTGCAGCAGAAGTAATAAGAAAAGAGTACTTTTAGTACTCTATTTCTTTTTTTCTACACTCTTCGAGATAGAAACTCACTCTTCACACTCCTACACGTCGTTCGTTTCTCTCTTATTCTTTCCTCGTTACCTCGTCAAGAAATTGTTCATTGTTTTGATTTATTTATCTATTTTCTATAGATATATAATCTAAATTACATTAAGGATTAAATATGCCAAAAGAATTAACTGATATTCAACTGAACTTAATACTAGATAATCTATCATCTCTAAGAGAGGTAGGTATGGCTTTATTAAATGACCCAGATAACCAAAATTACGAATATCTAGCTACAGTTATTAATGACAGATGCAGAGATATAGAAATTGAGCTATTTGATGAGCAGTGCTAGAGATTTCACTCACCTAAATATAGAGGATAAAACCTCTGTAAACCTAGGTATAGAAAATAATATCAGAACTCTAATGGAGACTAATGATGAATCAGAAGTCTATGAGTACAGTTGGGATTGTTCAACAGAACAAATCCTAAACCCATATGGTCCAGAAGACCAATCAAATTATTAAAAGGAAAACAAAATGGAAGCAGCAGGATTAGGATTAGGAAGTATTATAATTATAGTTATGGTAATGGCATACTATGGATTATTTAGACCAGTTGAGGTATTAGCAGACAACATTGTAAAAGTATCTGAGATTGCATCTAAAGAAGTAGATGTATTAGCAAGTGAGAGAAAGATTGAGAGAATCAAAAGATTAAATAAAATTGATATCACTACAGAACAAGTAACGGCAGCTCAAGAAAAGAGTAAACTATTAGCAAGCTTAGATATATAATCTAGGCTTCAATCTTAAATAGGAGAAACAATGGCAACAATTTATGTAGTACATAACCATAAATCAGGAGCTCAAGAGTATATGAGTAAAGGGCAAGTAGAACAATATTTTCCAGAATTCAGATCTGGAGAATTAGAAATTGTAGATGAAATAGATACAGAAGAAGAGTAAGAGATTCACTCTCTATTCTTCAATTTTCAGACTAAGATAGAAAGCTCGAAAGAAAGACCTGATACAGCTCATCAACGACCTCATTAATGTACAACAATTAACGTACAATTGATAACAAATATAAATAACGAGAGGACAGCACAGTCTGTCTTCAAAGGTATTTATACCATAATTAACAAACAAAAGGACAAACAATGGAAGAGACAGTAAAAGTAAAAACTAGACAAGAGATTTTACAAGAGAAAATCAATGCTAAAATAGCAGAGAGAGCACTAGCAGAAGAATCAGCACAAGATGCATTATTAAATAATGACTTCTATATCACAGAGATGACTAAACTATCAATTGCAGATAGAAATAAGAAATCATTACAAGCTATAGCAGACTTATTAAACAATATTCCTAAACAAAAATTAGGTAATACTGGTGAAGAAGCAACAATTATGTGTTACCCAATAGCTCCAGAATGTGGAGAAGAAGTATCAATGCTACTAGGTATTGCAAACGCAGCATCATCAGCATACGTTGATGAACATAAACTATTATGTGAATCATATACTACATCATTAACATTAGCTTCAGCATTAATGACAGCAGTAGGCACACCTCAAAGATGGTCAACAAGAACATTCACAATATCTGAAGTTCAACCAACTAATTATGAGTTAGCTATAATTCTATTGAAAGAATACGCAAAAGAATTGAAGATACCATTATTAGATACATCTAAATTTACAGTAGCTAGCATAGCTAACTATATAACTAGAGAATCATTAAAAGCAAAACTAAAAGAAGCAACTCACTTGAGAAATCAAGCTGTAGATGCAGACGACTCATCTGATTATACATTATAAGACAGATAGCCTTCGGGCTATCTAACCAAACTAAATTATATTAAGGAATAAAATGAAAACGATAGAAACTGAAATAGCAAATATGTTAGAATATGGACAATTAACTTTACCATCATTCTATAAAGAGTTAATTACTAAAACGTATAATAAAGATGTGACAGAAGTAGCAAGAAAAATGTTTGAAGCAGCATGGTACAACTACCTGCTAAACAAAGGTACTATATCATTACCGTACTATGCTAAGATGATGAATAATCCAAAAGCAATGCATAGAATATTAAGAAGATTAAGCAATGATGGTTGGTTAGTTTGTACTACAATCCCATCAAGAAACTGGTCAGAAGCTCAACTAAATGAAGATAAACTATTAGAATATGTTCCAATGAAAAAGTTAGAACAAGTTAGAGCATATTACAAATATAACAAATATATGTTAAAACAAGATTTACCAATTAAAGATGCAACAACTAGGTTAAATGGTAAAGTAAGATATACAGGTATCACTAGAAGAGGCTTCTATAAAACTGGCAATGTACAATTCCAATTTGATACTCAAGCAATCAAAGATTATTATGATATTATAGTAGCAGAAGTAAATAAAGGTATGTCTAAAGTTAGAGATTTCTTTCCAGAAATGAGAAGAGACACAGCATCATATGATGAAGTATCTAAATCTATTGTAGATTCAATCATTCTACATGAAGGTATATACTCATCAGGTCAATTCCATTCAGATTCAAGAGGTAGAAATATATCTGGTATGTTAGATAAAGTATTTAACCCAATAGGATTCAAAGTAGCAAGAGCTTGCCTAATTATCCCAGAAGATAAAAGACAACTAGCAACAAAAACTGGACTAAGAAATAAATGGTTATTCATTGCAGAATTAAATGGGTTTAAGAAAGGTACAGTGGAAGAGAAAGTAAACTTTGGTAGAAAATGTTATATAAACTATGTACTACCAGTTACAGATACTGATAAACATAGAAAAGAGTTCTATGAAAATATCTGGTTAGCTAGAACTTATGATGAGATAGATTGCTACTTCCAAGTAACAGAAAAAAGAGCTGAAGGAACAATAAATAGATTCGCATTAAATAACCCAAAAGCAGACTTCAAATGGTATGTTCCAATTGAGATAGATATGTCAGCATCAGTATTAGGGTATGTTGGTCTATTAACTAACCATCACCCATTCATGGAAAGATGCAATATGTTATCAAATGACCTAACAGATGCATGGGAAATAAAAGGTATACCTAAAAGAAACCAAGCTAAAGTAATCATGAGGACTATCTATGGTTCATCAGCTACATGTACAGAGATGTGGGAAGATGAAGGAATCACATATACTCCAGAAGATATTAAAGCCTATAATGATGCATTAGCTCATGGAGAAATAGCAGTAGGTGACAGATTCAGTAAATTCATAATCAATAACTGCAATCCAACAGAACAAATGAAACTCCATATCAAAGATGAAATGATAGATGTTGAGTGTAATAGATACAGAATGGTAGGTGAGAAAACAATAGCCTATGACCTATTCAATACATCAACTAATCAATCAGAAAGAATCTATCATACAGAAACTAGAAAGGAAGCAGACCTAGATCAATTTAGAAGATTTATGGTTACAGGACTGATTCATAACCTAGATTCTCAAGTAATCAATATAACAGCTGATGCAGTTGTAACATTATACAAATGGGCATTAGATATTCATGATGCACTCATCTTAGATGCAGAATCAGCAGACTTCGCTAGAAATGTATATGCATCAGAACTAGAATATATTCACAAAGATAGAAAAGTAATTCTAGCAAACTACTTCAAATCAATCGGTATTCCAAAATCAGCATTAGAGAAATGGAATGATGTAGAGAAAACAGTTGTACCATTTAAAGGTGAATTCAAATGTAACCCAATGGTTCTAAAATGATTAAGTAATCAAAGTAGCAATACTTTGGTTATTTATTTTTTTTTTGCAAAAAGATAGAAACTTAAAAGGATAATAAATGCACCCTTCAACAAAACTAACTATTTATGCTTTATTCATTATTATATTAATAGTAGGAGCACAATTTTTCTTTCCTCTATACTTTTTATCTTTTTTTATTATAGTAGGAATTTACTCTTATACTAAAAAAATTAGAAATTTACACAAGGACTACTTATGAAAGTTAAAACATTAACTAAACAACAAGCACAAGCATTAGGTGTTAAATCATCTTTCTTATCAGAAAACTGTTCTGGTAGAATTTTTTCTTCACCTTCTTACTATAAATTTAGTAAACCAACAATAAAAACAAAAAGAACATCGTTCTAATAAATTAAATAAGGAAATAACAATGGCAACATATATAGCAAGACTAGTGACAGACAAGTTCAGAGACGTAAAAACAGGGGATAAAAAAATATTATTAGAAAAAATAATTAATGAAGATGGTATTCAATTCAGAGACCACTGTTACGTTAAAGTAAATTCTCATATTCAAAAGAAGCTTAACTGTATGAGACCAGGCCATAAGTTTGCAATCCAATTTGAAGCAGACACAGTGAACTATCTAAGGAGAGGGGTTGAGGAAGCTCAAACTCTTGGAAACATTAGAAGCATAAAAGTATTAGGTAGGGTGTAAACCTTCCCTAACTTCTTTTTTCTTTTTTTTCTTGTTCTACTGGATAGTTCCACAATAGGAACAATGACAATCTTAATTAAAGGAATAATTATGGCACTAGTAAGTCAGGAATCTATAGAACGACTAGAACGACTTAGAAGTCAAGCTTTATCTGCTAAAGAATTTAAACAAGCTTATCAATATGCTATAAGAGGATTAGAATCTTCTATAATTTTATTAAAATCAATTCAAGAACAAACTAAAGATTGTTCTATAATAATTACGAAAGAATAAATATGGAAAAAGATTTATATGTCTATGCAATAGATGGTTTTTGTTATAAATTCATTAGATTATATGAAAATAGATGTTCATTACATGGTGAGTTCATATCATCTGGATTTCATGCAGTTAAAATAAAACACTCAGGAAAAGTAAGAAACTGTTGTACATATTTACAACTAAAAGACTTACATAAAGAATCTGCAGACCGAATGATTCTTAAATTCCCACAATTACTTAAAACTAAGGATTAACATGAACCCAGCAATATACCTTGCTATAGCTTTCTATATAGTTCCTATGATACTAACTTTCGTATTTTTATTTATTATAAATAGGTATAAGATAGACTCTCCTACAACTCTAGGACAAGCTTTAGCTATGTCTTGTTTACCATTCTTAAATGTAACTGTACTTATGGCTTGCTTAGTTACAATAATCCCATATTATTTAGAATTCTCTACTAATTGGAAAAGATTAAACACTTGGTTTTTACAGGGAAGAGATAAAAAATGAACTACAAACTCCTATTTCAAATCGAACAAGAAGAAACAAAACGTTTACGAGAAGAATTAGCTCTAACTAAACTTAAACTAGAAGTAGCTGAACGTAAAATCAAACGGAATACTCCTACTCAAAATACAGATATGTATAAAGCTACAATTAGTATTTCACAACATTTTTCAATAAGGGCTTAATATGTCATTCTTTATATTTATAATCATAGTTATAAGTATTCTAATTTATTTAGATAATAAACCTAAGAAATCCTCAACTAGGTCACACACAAAACGAACTAGATACAAGGATAAACCATTAGATGATGAAACTAACTTATTTATATTCTTATCAAATAAGAAAGGTTATCTTCAATCTAATGTCTGGCAAGGAAAACGTAAAGCAGTATTAAAACGAGACAATCATACTTGTCAATGCTGTGGAGTAACAGGTATTCCATTGGAAGTACATCATCTACGTGACTACAACAAACTTGGCAATGAACCATTATCATCATTAATTAGCGTCTGTAGACCATGTCATCAATTCCAACATGATACTTTAGGTTATCCTCAAACTCTAAAACAATACATGGAATGGAACGTACCATTAATCAAAAGGAATTAAAATGCACATCCGTAAACTCTCTGAAGTTCTAACAGCCTCAGGATTAGGATTATTCTTAATTACTGGACTTACAGGATGTGATAACAATCAAGACGATAAATGTCTTGAATTTGAAAACATTCCATCTAAGCTAGATGAATGTAGGCAATCTACAAAATCCACAAGTTCAGGTTTCTTTATGCCTCTACACTCTTCATCATCATCATCTTACCATTCATCTGGTGGATAAATTTAATTAAGGAAAATCAATGAAAATACTACTACCAATAATTACAGCTATATTCTTTACAGCATGTAATGATTCATTTATGAAGTCTTATAACGACTTAGCTGAAGAAGCTATCACATCATCAGAATACTCTTCAGAATGTATTGCTTATGCAAAACCAACTAATTCAAGTATCAAAATATCTCAAGAAGGTTATACTAGATTTGTAGTTAGACTAGAAGCTTGTAAAACTCGAGAAATTTTTGATAATTTTGCTAACTAAAGGACAACCCATGCAAACTAAATTAAATACTATTTATATGTCAAAATCTAATGCTATCAAGCTAGTAGTACTACTTAATTCAGGTCAAGTGGAGTTCTAATGATAGATGCAAGCAACGTGAAAAAAGGACAAACTGGATTTGTAATACATGAGTTTAAAGCAGTACCAGTTACAGTAAGTTCAATCGAAGATATATCTTACCATGGAACATCTTGTTATCAATTCCATTGCAAAGAAATCAATAATGAATCTTTCTGGACATTATATACAATGAAAGAAGCTTACGAAAAATTATTACAAATTTTACTTAAAAGTAAACAAACTATTCAAGAAAACTTAGATAAAGAAAAACAAAAGAAACGATTCATTAAAAATCAAATTAATGAACTTAAAATTAAATTAAAGGACTTAAATGACACCAAGTGATTTAAAAACAGGACATGTTTGTCTACATGCAAATGGACAATACTCAATGGTAGTTAAAGATACTTGCGAGAAAATGGCTAATGAGGACCAAGGAAATTTAATCTTCAGTAGTTCAAATAGAACAGGAATTAAAAACTTTAACGATGATTTTACTTGGTTTGATAATACAAGAAAAAAAGGTATAGCTATTATTAAAGTATACAAACCTCGTAATATCTGTAGAGCAGTTCAAATTTTTAGTCAAGGAACTCCTAACCTAAATGATTTCTTTTTAGTTTGGGACAAAAGTTTAAAACAGGAAGTTACATCTACAACAGAAAAAATAACACAAAAAGAAAAAGGAATTACAATGAACAGTTTAAAAGTAAAAGCATTTGAAGAAATGTTAGCAATGGCTATGCCATCAAGAAGATATGGTACATCAATTATGATAGACACAATGTTAAAAGCTAGGGCTTTTGCTAAACCAGCTAAACCAAAATTCTTAACACTTAATGTAGTTAATGGTCAAGCAAATATTAAAGAAATGATTCATCAAGCATACTTTGCAGACATTAAAGATCCAAGGCCATTCATTCAAGATATGTTGAAAAGAGAATTAATTAGATTATATTCATATCTCGAAACGGGTATTCCTTTAAAATTAAGTTTAGGTTTCAACTTAAAACTTAGAGGTATGTTTGAAACATTACGAGATATAACTAAAAATCCAGCTAACTCAATGACTGTTGAGGATGCAGTTAGAGTTTATGAATTCCAAAAAGAATACGACAACTATCAAAACGCAGTTCAAGCTAACGGTGGTGTATGTCCATATCAATGGATTGAAGCTCATTTAACAAATGACAATTTAAACTCAACTAAACAAGTTGACTTATTTATGTCAAACAAAATTCAAATCTTTATCAAAAATGGGCTCATAATTTATCAAGAAGAAGCACCAAAAATAAAATACAGATTTGCAGCAGAGATTAAATTCTCAGTATCAGAAAACAAATTCTCATTATAAACCACAAACAAAAGGAAAAAACAAAATGTCAAACCCAACTAAACTTTCAGCACAAACTCAACACGATGGTAACGAATCAGATCCACTAGCAAACGCTATTGATCAAGCAAGTGGTTTAGTAACTCAGTTTACTACATTCAATGGTATGGTTCAAATCTCTCAGATTGACCCAACAAGCACAACAGATCATCTAAGACCAGGTGTATATACACTTAGGTTTAGTATGATGTCAGGTTACTACTTAGAAGTAGAACACACACCTAAAATTCCTTCAGAACTATACGGTAACGTAGTTGAAAGAGCTGATTTAATCATCAACACTTACAAAGACAGATCAGTATCAACAGGTGTATTATGCATCGGTAACAAAGGTTCAGGTAAAACATTATTAACATCAATCATTTCAAGCAAGTTAGTTGCTGATGGTATTCCAGTAATTTTAATCCCAGCTGGTTATTCAGGTGCAGGATTTAACTCATTCTTAGCTCACTTAGGTAATTGTTGTTTAATCTTTGATGAATTCGCTAAATTATATGACAACGATAAGAATGCTCAAAACGACTTATTAACTCTATTCGATGGGACTAAAAGTACAAAAAGATTAATCCTTTTAACTGAGAACGATGAGTACAACATCAATTCATTCCTATTAGGAAGACCAGGAAGAATCCTATACAAATTCAACTATGGAGCATTAGCTTTAGAAGTTGTTGAAGAAGTATTAGATGCAAACGGTATCAAAGACGAAGCTAAAGCTCAAATGTTACATTACTCAACTGACATTGATGGTATGTCTATGGACATCTTAAAAGCATTAATTGATGAACATTTAAGATACCCTGAGACTGACTTAAAAGACATCGTTGAAAGACTTAATGTTACAACATCTTCATCATTCACTAAATACGAATTTATTCCAGAGAAAATCGAATTATCAGATGCAGGTAAAACTAAAGGTATTGACGATATCATAGTTAACGGGCAATATGTTTACATGATGACTAAAGAAGATAAAGCTTCAGAAATCAAATATTATACATCTAAAACTTGGGAAGATGGTGAATCAAACCCTGAGTATGATCCAAACTTTAAATTCGATTTATTAACTTCTGATTATAAAATGACATTCCAACTCAGAAAAGACAGACCGAAAGCAGTTAAGGATGGCAAATACCTATACTTACTTGAGTATGCTTCAATCGTTGGAGAATGGAAAGAAATCAGACCAGTTTACAACTACGGTGGACTATTTTAAGAGGGAGCAATCCCTCTATCTTAATTAAGGATTAACAATGTTCGAAACACTATTCATATTACTAGTACTGTTCCAAATCAAGCACTTCGCTGCTGATTTCCCATTACAAACTCAATACATGCTTGGCAAATTCAAGGAAGACAACTGGATTCTTCCATTATCAGCACATGCTGCAGTTCATGCATTTATGACAGCTATTATAACTACTATGTTTGTTGACTCTCTATACATTATAGTACTTGTTACACTCATTGATTTCTTTATCCATTTCATTATGGATAGAATCAAAGCCTCTCCAGACTTATTAGGTAGATGGAATCCAAATCAATCTATGTTCTGGAATATGGTAGGTATCGCCCGAATGGTACATCATTTAACTCATTACTTCATCATCTATATCATTATAACTAGAGGTTAATATGTCATCATTCATTATCAAACAATTCGCAGCAACTGGTTCGCCTATACTCCAAGATCATAGTACACGACTATCTACACCAGATAACCTACTAACTCTAGTAGACATGACTAACTCAGTTATCAAACCTGGAGATTGTTACTTAGTTACTATATCTAAGATAGGTGCCGAACAAATCATTATCGAAGGAGACAACAATGCCAAAGAAGAAGAAAAACAAGAAGAAAATCAAGAAAATTCAGCAACTGACGGCGTATCTGGAGACTGAACTTAGACTCGCTAAAACTGCTTTAACCAACGGATGCTTTGAGCATAACTCTGTAGTTGAAGAAGCTATAGCTAAAGCTAACTTTGATACTTTAACTAAAGTTTTAGAAAAGGCTAAGTCTATACAATTACCTTTTTAGGAGGTTCAAATGAAACCATTTAACCCTGATTTGAAAGCAGATCTCACTGCTGTTGGAGGAATCTATATAATCATCATAGGCTTATCTATGTGGATTCACTCTAACTACAAACTTCAAACCGAACTTATTCAGCTCAAAGCTGATTACTTTCAAGCCAAGACTCTTGTAGTTGAACTAGATTCAACTAACACATCATTACATGAAGCTTTAATCAGCTTAAACAAATCGTATGATGAAGTAGAGAACAAAGCAAATTATTTCCAGAAACTCTCTGGACTAAAGGAAGATCTTCGGAAACAATACTCACTTGAAGACCAAGCCACGGGATTAGCTTTAGGTTGGACTGAATCAGAGTGGAACTACTACGCTAACCATCGTTCTGCAGCTCGTGGAATATGTGGTGTTATGCCACTCTGGGATGATTATCTTCACGACTTAGGTATCAAACCTAATTCAATCGAAGCCTGTATCGCAATCTACAACTTCTATTTAGACCAAACTGGTTCTAATACGAAAGCTGTTAAGAATTACAAAGGCATCGAATCAAAGAAATACGAATGGTTAGTAAAACATACACTATACCTTCGACAATACATATTAAAAAGACTTAAAGACGAACAATGAGACTATTTATTTCAAAACTATATGCAACCATCTTATCATTCTTTTATGAAGGAGATATCAGATTCAAATATATTAATTCTAAAGGTTATTGGGAATTTGAAATCTATTATAACCATAACTGGCTTGAGCCAGAAGAAATTCTATTCAGAACGAAAGGACTTAGATGACAATAAACAAAGACAACGTAACTGATTATCAAATCTCTCATATTGGTTCAACTCAGGAAGACAGACTAGAAGTATGTAGAATACTTGAATCTTTAGGACAAAAAGTAGGAGCTACTTCCTTTAAAAAGGAACCGATTGATTATATCTTTAAAGATGATATTCTTTACTTAGATGGTACTTATTACTCATTATGTTCACCAATCCCTAGTAAGATAACAGTTACACCAAAGGAATTTATACAAATGGCAACATCTGTAACAATTACAAAAGACAATATAAGAGACTATGCTATTCAAAGAGTAGAATCTAAATCACTTAGAGAACAAGTTGTACTAGCTCTTCAAAAATTAGGAGAAAAGACAATTGGTGTAAACAATACAATGTTTACTGAAGATAGAAAAATACAAGATTATTATTTTAGATTTAATGGTAGTAAATGGGAAACACATGATGGAATGGGAACAAAAAAACCTTTAAAACCATCAGAATTCTTAAAAGCTGTAGCTCATTTATTACTTTCAACTAATCCTCGTGACTATGCAATCGATACTTCTAACACTACGGAAGATAAACTAAAAATATTAGAATTACTTGCAGCTAATGGGGAAACTCTTCACGAAACTACAGGAAAATATCCTACTATTGATTTAAAAAATACAGGTATATTTTTCTATAACGGTACTTGGTCATACGTTACAACAATACCTACTAAAACAATAGTAACTCCTGAGAGTTTCTTAAAAATGCACAATGCTGGTAAATTCATTTATGAGAATAAACCTACACCTAAGAAATTCCCGCCTTCAACAAATGAGCAGTTAAACTATTATATTGCTAATGATTTAGGTAAAGAACTTCTCAAATGTTTAGGAATTGTTCGCTATTGTAAGAAATTTCCAGTACCAGATGGTAATTGGCATTTAGATTCATTACTAACTTGGAGTCAAACCCCACAAGGTCATAAATTCTGGGAAGATCATAGAAAGAAAACAAACCATATGCAAGATATCCCTGCATCTTTGCTAAATGAATATTTAAAACAATGTCAAGATTCTATGCCTAACCCATCTACAGCGTTAGAACAATTCTTATCTAAACCAATACCAACGGGTAATGAATTTATTACATATATTCATGAAAACCATCTTGGTGAAGAAATACTTAAAGCTATTGAGAATGACAATGGATTATATGAAGTCTACCCTTATCATTCAGGAAGGGATATATATTTTAATAGTATGTTCAATTGGGATAGAACACCTCAAGGACACTCATTCTGGAGTAAACATTATATGAAATGTAAATGTTCAGCTGATGGTAGTTTAGTAACAAAATATTTAAAAGCGTACAAAGAAGCTAAATCTGGAATCATATCAAAAGCAATAGAACCAATTAACAAATCAGCTTCATACCCTCCAATTCTAGTAGGTGCAATCTACAATTATAGAACAGGAACTAAATATAAAGTAAGACATGCAGATCCATCAAAAGATAGTTACACATTAGAAACAGTATCTACTGGAAGAATAGCACCTTGGTGCTCAGATATTACAGCAGCTCATATCTACTCTGTATTTACATTACACACAGAAGCTCCTTCAGTATCAACAGAAGTAGCTCCAATAACTCAATCTCCAATCTGCCCTGAGGTTACTACCCTATTCAAAGTAGGAGATAACTCAATTAAAACATTAATAGGTGTAGGAGAATTATCTTCTAGAACAGAATTAATCAAAACAAAAGGAAAACCAATGCCAAAAACATTAAAAGACAATGCAGTAGAATTAGTACAAGAAAACAAAGCAGCAGCATTTACAGCAGCTGAAATCAAAGCAGGTCAAATCATTAACCAACAAGCTATCAGCTTAATCAAACCAAAATTACCAATGATGATCAGAGGTTATGCAGATTCTCCATTAGCATCAGTTGTATTAGCTAACGTAGTTGCTTTAGGTTTAAAACAATATGCAGCAGGAAACAGTAAACTTGAGAAAATCTCTGAGTTAATGATCGCAGGTGCTGCATTCGATTCAATCGATGCTTTAAACTTAGATGGACTCGTTAACGATTTCATTGCTGGAATCAAATTACCAGCTGGTGTAGAAATCGAATAAGGATTTCCTATGCCAACAATAACTCCAGTAGTTAAACCTAGAGGTAGACCAAGAAAGTCTGCAGTAACTCTAGGAGCAAAAACTACAGTTAGAACAACAGCTAAACGAGCTATCAAAGATTCAGTAAACTCAGCAATCCCTAATAAACTTCTAGCAGGAGCTATAATAGCAGGATTAGGAGCTATTGTCTCTTTTTATTTAAACAAGAAGTAGTAACAAATGATTATATCATCAATTCAAGCAACATTATTCACAATCCTATTCATTAACCCCTTCACCTGAAGAGTTAAACACAATCAAACAAAAAGCTCTTAAAAAATATAAATCATCAAACGAATATGTAATTCCTTACGATAGTTTTTATGGGTTAGATACCAAAAACTGGTTTAACAAGAGAATAAAGAAAAGAGTCCTGCTACAAACAAATATAACAGGAAAAACCTATACTGATAGATTAGGTAAAATAAACTACTGATTACACTATCAGTAATTAAGGTATACTAAGGTCAAAGAGTTAGCGAAAGCGAATGTCCTTTAAACTCGGTCGTCGAATGGCACCTCAGCAGTATCTGAGGTTTATGCTGATAGAAAGATGCACTAGGAGTGTAGAGGTTTGCGGAAGCTGGAGTGTCCAGTAGTCAAGTGCATTGGCTGACCTTTTCTATTATATAGATGTTGGTTCAAATCCAACCATCAGCACAAGAAAGGTACTTATTCAGGTGGAATTCCTGAAACACATACAACCAATAGACTTTACAAAACTCTGTAAGGTCTATATACTTTATGCTGATGTCTTCTAGCGGTTAGGAACTGTAAGCATGGAAATTACGTGCAACTCGTATGAAAATCGTCTAAGGGTAGGACACCACGGTCGCTCCGTAGGAAATGCAGGGTTCGACTCCCTCATTGTGCACACTTTAGGAACTACAACAATCAAACAAGTTTTTTCGTTCGGCTGAGTCTCCGTTATGACTCACCCTTCTATATTCAGTCCAGCTATCTTTAGATGCTCTGACGAACCAAACACCTATCTTTAGATAGTTGTGCTGAGTATACAAGAATAATATTAATACACACTATGTTAGCAATATCATCTAACTGGTTAGGATCCCGGCAACTGAGCCGGTAAATGTAGGATCGTCCCCTACTATTGACTTTCATAGGCCGTATTAACATTATAGGAAATATACACACATATTTAAACTAAAACCGAGTAACACGGTTAATAAACAAACATATAATGAAAATTAGGATAAAAGACGTAAAGTTAATATATACTACTGATCTTAGGCATTGCGCCGGATGGATTGTAGTCGTAGAATTATATCGACGCACTAATAGAAATTATATGTATTGTAATCAAATTTAATTAAGGAGTCTTAAATGGATAAATTCCAACCTATCAAACAAATCAGCATTAACAACGACCAAATCGGTTTTGTTGAATACTACCCTCAGTTTGCTTACGCAAACATGAATATGCAATCTCGTATCGAAGCTATTACAAACATCGCTTCAGTATGTTATGCAAACCCTAAAGCTTTCGGTTCTGAATCTCTTTACAACCGTTTAGCAGCTGAATCAGCAGGTCTTCCGTCGTCATCATTTGAATTCGTTCCAATCTTATTAGATGAAACTAATACTAGTCATAGAACTCTTTTAGTTGCTAAAGAATCTAATATCCGAAAATTCGGTGAGACAATCTATGAGAATGGAAAACCATACTTCCTTACAAACTATCGAGCTCTGTTATTTGATTACGAAGACGTAGTTCTTAAGTACTTCAACCTAACTCGATTACCTGAGGACAAACAAAAAGCTCTTAAGGATACTTACCTTAACATCTACAACACTGAAGACGAATGTAAGATTATCGAAAAACATTTCAAAGTATTCAACTTCAAAGTCGATTTACCAACTCGTTCTCAAATGGTTAGACACAGAACATCTTGGCAAGAACTATCTCGAAGATACGTATCAGGATCTAAAGTTCCATTTGAATTCTATATCTCTGATAAGATGAAATCTGTTACTTCAGTATTTGGTGGAGAAGATTATGCTGAAGATTATAGCATACATTTAAATACTCAAAATATAATCGATATATGCTTAGATCACTACCAAGCCGCACTAGCTCAAGGTGTTAAGCCTGAAGAAGCAAGACGAATTATCCCTCAAGCTGCTTACAGCCAAATTTGGGGAGCATTCCAACCATCTTACTTAGCTAATTTCTTTTCGCTCAGACTCGATTCACACGCCCAACGTGAAATCAGAGAAGTAGCAACAGCTATGAAGGAATTAATCTCATGAAATGTAGAATAAACCCAGACTTACTAGCAGGAATTAAAACTATACTTATGATAATATTATGCTTTGTAGTAGCTATTACTGTATTTGTAATTATTACTTCCTTTATAGCTAGTATTATCTATTTTTTAATAATAACATTCGATATGTATGAACTAGCTGCATATTTGATGCCAGAAAAATCAACTGTATTTTATGAAACTTTAAGAGACTACCTAATAAAATGTTCTCTTAATGGAGCACAAATGTTATGGATATGGTCAATATTAGGAACTGTAGCCTTTATAACTCTTTATGGCATATTCCACGAAATTAGAGAATCTATTAGATGGAAATCAAGAGACTTAGAATATAAATTCGAAGGTATTAAACAACCTTGGTACAGAGTATTATTATCATATATTATTGTATGTGACAAAACAAAATAAGGAAAACACAATGAAAAAATCATTATTAGCAGCTGCAATCGCAGCAGCACTATCATTACAAGCATTTGCTGCAGATACTCCTATGATTATCTCAACAGGAGCTAAAGACAAATCGTATTACCCAATGGGTATGAACATCAAACAACTTATGCCTTCAAGAGACAAAGTTGAAGTTATCCCTTCAAAAGGATCATTAGAAAACATCGAAAACGTATTATCAGGGAAAGCTAACGTAGCTTTAACATTTGCTGATGCTTATGCTTACAGTATGAAGAAAAACCCTGACGTTAAGAAACTTGAAATTATCGGCTCTCTTGGTAAGGGATGCTTATATACTACAGTATCTAAGACTGGTAAAATCAAATCTGATCAAGACTTACAAAAAGAGTCAGTTAGAATTGCTATCGGAAAAGAAGGGGCAGGATCAAACGCTACATGGAAATACATGAGCATCTTAGAACCTGGATTTGCTAAAGCTATGACTTTTGAGAAAGGTGACGCATTAGCTATGAGTAAATTATTATCAAACTCTGATGACAAATACGATGCAGTTCTTCAAATGCAAACTCCAAGCACCGATAATTCATTAGTTTTAGATGTACTAGCAGCTAACAGTCAATTAACATTCCTACCTATCAAGGATTGGGACTTAAACAACAAACTTCCTAACGGGAAAGCAGTATACACATTCGAAAACATCGAATTAACAAAAGGTCTATTCAACCAAACTTTAGACACAATCTGTACTGATACATTAGTTATCGCAGATCCTAATTCATTATCTGAAGAACAAATGGAAGACTTAGCTAACATCATCATGAAACAAGCTAACAATATCTTAAAGGTTAAATAATGTTTACATTTAAAGCAAAATTAATATTTGTAACAATCCTGTTAGTAATTCTAGCTGGATTTATTACGTTTTTCAATGTTGAAGTAGTTCAAAAGAAAGTATACGACTTCAAAGCAGACTTAGTTGGTTCAAACAGAACTGTAACATTCTATTCTCCTATGACAGGAACTCTAATCTCATCTTACTCAGATAGAGATCTTAGATATGAAGTATCATCAAACGGAGAAACAATCTCAGTTTGGTTAGGTTCTTCTAACAAGAAAATCCATTCAAACATGGGTTACATCATTGAGGACAAGTAATGGACAATCAATTAGAAAACAAATTACTTGAAGTTATAGGAGATATCCAATCTAATGCATCACAAGCTAAGATAGCTGTTTTAGAACAAATACCAGACGTTATTCATCAATGGATGCTGTTTGAATTATACAAAAGTAGTCTTTGGTCAATATTATCTATTATAGGTTTACTATCAGTAGCTTTACTAGTAAGACTAGTAAGAAAACAACCAACTTGGGGCGATGATTCTTATGCAGTAACATATGTTTACATTATAGTAGGTAGTATTGTATATACTCTTATATTCTTTCTAAACATTCAAGATATAATTCAAATTCTTTTAGCTCCTAAAGTTTGGATTATTGAACATATATCACAAATAATGAAAATCATAAAAGGAGGCTAAGTAATGCCTAACATTATGCTATTCAGAATATCTAAGCAACAAATAGCTGAAAAACTACCTAAGGAACTAAGAGAAACATTTAACACTCGTGTTCAATATACTCTAAATATCTTAGGACAAGAGACAATGTCAATCGAAGGATTAGCTATCATAGCTGCTGACGTTGTCTCTAGCGTTAAGTAGCTCTAGACGTCAGCCAGTTCGTGACTGGCCTACTTAACAAGGGATATCTGAAAACTAGCTCACCCTTCAAAGAGAGTAGACATAGAACTCTATGTCAACATTTTGTTTTTTTCATATGTGTTTTTTCCGGTAGTGCAGGTGTTATCCTTTCTTATCTGCACTACTAATTGCGGGATGTAGCAGTCCGGTAGCTTGCGAGGCTCATAATCTCGATGTCGTGTGGTTCAAATCCCACTCCCGCAACCAATTTTTCTCACTTTTATATGCCGTCCGAATACCAATATCTAGATTGATATTCACAGCAAACCTTAATCATACAATTTTCAATGTCGATGAATAAGATCACGTGTAATTCGTGGGGACGGCGCCATTCTCAAATGTCAAGAGCCGAATATGGTAATAACGGGTACAGCAGGATCTAGTATGGTTTTAGATACAGACAGCAATCTACTCTAAATTTTTATTGCAACGAAACGAAGAGAGTTCGAATCTCTCCCTTGACACCGGGCCTAACCAGCCCACCCTTAACCTCTTCAGAGTACATACAGCAAATCATAAACGCAAAAATAATTGGTATTTTACAAGCAAACACATGTACTCTGCAGAGCTTAAGCTCTACGGATTTAATCCAAAGGTCTGATGTAAACCTCATCCGTTAATTACATTAACATTTTTTCATTTTTTCTCCTTTCAAGGATTACACCCATCGGTAGGATGATGGGTGTTTTCTAATTCTTTAATGGATACCCTATATTTTATTTGAGAGTTAGATACTCAATTTTACACCATCAAGGACAAACAATGGTAAGAACAAACAAAACTACAGTAGCTGGAATCATTTTAACTAATGCTCAGTTATTCACACAAGGTACAACATTCTCTGCAGACGTATTAGACACTATGTTCGGAATTCAATTACCAGCAGTACCAGCTAACGATCCATTAGTATCTCATAGCTTAATCAACAGAAGAAATCTTCAAAGATTAACAGCATATACTAAGCTTAACAAACAATTAGCTGAAAGAGGATTATCAATCACTCAGTCAACAACTAACTGTGTTACTTCTTATAGTATCAGAACAGTTCCAGAATTACCAAAAGCTGTAACATACTACAGAAGAAAGGGTAAGAGAGCTTTAAAAAGATCAAGAATCTTAGGCCAAGCTTACAATCAATTAGCAATCCCAGGTATCGAGTAATCGATGCTTGACAGATTAGGTAGGATTGCCACAGGCGTAGCTAATATAGCTTCAACCACTATTAATAATACATTAATAAATTTAGAAAACAGGATAAACACAATGTCAATTCAAGAAACATCAAACACAATAGTATTAACTAAGGGTGTTAACATCTCATTAGAAAAAGCAATCTCTGAAGGACTAACTGAAGCATCAGTTGGATTAGCTTGGGATGAAATTCCAGGAGCAAACTCATTTGATGCAGACTCAATGGCAGTTATGTTAGATGCAGATGGTAAATTAGTTGCAGATGGAGCAGTATACTACGGTTTAGCACCAGCAGGTGGTGCACCATTCAAATCTAAAGATGGTTCAATTCATCACTCAGGTGATAACTTAACTGGGAAAGGTTCAGGGGATGACGAAACATTAACTGTATCATTAAACTCAGTTCCAGCTAACGTATCTAAAATCAACATCATCATCAACATTCATGAAGCAAAAGACAGAAACCAAAACTTCGGTCAAGTTCCATCATGTAAAGCTAGAATGTACAACAAAACTACTGGTGAAGTATTAGGTAAATATGATTTAGTTGAAGACTTCTCAGCAGCAACAGCAGTTGAAGTATGTCAATTCTACAGATACGAAGGTACTTGGAAGTTCAAAGCGTTAGGTAATGCCTTAACAGGGAACTTACAAGAAATCGTAGCTAAGTACAAATAATGAGACACTACTTACTATCGCATATACTACTTGTCGCTGCGGTAGTATGGGCGTTCTTCTACGGAAGTTATGCAGCTCTATTAACAATCCTAATGTTATGTGCATTAGAAGTTTCAGTTTCATTCGATAACGCCGTCGTTAATGCCAAGGTCCTTGGGACTATGGACGAAAAATGGAGAAAACGATTCATCATCTGGGGTATTCCTATCGCCGTATTCGGTATGAGATTACTATTCCCAATTCTAATTGTATCTATTGCCGCAGGCATCTCTATGTACGACGCTGGATCAATGGCTTTAACAAACCCTCAAGCTTATCATCACGCTTTAGAAGCTAACGAACACACAATCTTTGCATTTGGTGGGTCATTCCTATTAATGGTATTCTTATCTTTCTTCTTTGATGAAGAACGAGAACACCATTGGATTAAACCTCTTGAAGCTAACAAACTTACACTAGCTTTATGTCAAATCCCATCAATTAGCTTAATCTTAGCTTCAATCGCAGGACTTTACTTAGTTCATTTAACTAACTCAGCTACTATTGCTATCGCATACTTCTCAGGAATCATCCTATTCGCTATCCTTAACAGCTTAGATGATGCATTCTCATCTGACGGAGTTAAATCTGGACTTATCGGATTCCTTTACTTAGAAGTTCTTGATGCTTCATTCTCTTTCGACGGAGTAATCGGAGCATTCGCATTATCTTCAGACATATTCATCATCATGGTTGGATTAGGTGTTGGAGCTATGTACGTAAGATCTATCACTATTCACTTAGTTGAAGAAGGAACACTTACTAAGTTCAAATACTTAGAACACGGAGCACACTATGCCATCGGAGCATTAGCTTTCATCATGTTCATGAAGATGTTTACAGAAGTAAACGAATTAATCGTAGGTGGATTAGGTTTATCATTCATTGTTATCGCTATAATCACATCTAAACTTTCAAAGCAGGACTAACCTCCTGCTTATCTTAATTAAGGAGTCTGTATGGACATCGAAATCCTTTTAATTATCATACTCTTTATTATGATATCTGCAGATTTATAAACTCAAAAAAACAAGGACAACAAATGAACAAAAAAGTAAATTCAGAAGAAATAAAAAAAGAAAACTGGAAGAGAACAGGTAGAACTGTTCAAGAAAACAGCGTAAACGGTGGTGGAGTAATTACTCTAGAAGAAGAAAGAAATCTTAGAGACCCTAAGAAAACTAGACTTGTTGCAGTAGCTTACAAAACTATTGAGAAAAAACCAAAGGAAGATTAATTTCTTCCTTAATACTATTCATCAGACAGCCTCAGCACACTTAACAATGACAAAACTTTTAATTTTGAACCATCCAAGAGCTGTCTGTTGAGTAGTAATAGGAAGTAGGCTTAGAAGTAGCCATCTTTTAAAGAGTTCGGAGTTATCCAGTCCTATAGCGGTCCCAGCATTTAGGTGGTATCAGATAACAGGGGAAGGACAAGTACAGTTTGTATAGTGTTTGAATCGGGCGTAGCCGTCAAACAAAGAATAATAGGTTAAAGCATATGAAAACTTTATCCTTAAAAGCCGAAGGATGACAGCCCTTAGGTAAACAGAGAATGTAACGGGATTAGAATATCTGTGATGCTATACAAGACCCTCAACACGATTTGGTGTAACAACACACTATTACTATCATAAGTATTACCCAGATAACATCAGCAATCCATACAATTAAAGCTCTCCATTAAGTCCTGGAGCTACTAGTATAACTGGTTATTACACTTGGTTGTTAACCAAGAGATAAGGTTCGAATCCTAATCAGGCACAAATGTTTTCTGTTGAGTAGTAATACTCCTTCTTGATTTAGAGCAGGGCGCAGTAGTACTAGTACAGTACTATGAATGATTCAAATCCATTCGCTCAAGAAGAATTAAACGTTTAAAGAAAACAAGTACTGTGTCGCCGTACTGAGCAGTATGTACAACTTGGGGTAAAAGTCCTCAATATCGATGCGGTGGATTCTACTATTTTCCAGAGAACTATCAGCACCCTATTATGACTATCCTTTTAAGATAAAATCACAATAAGTTCTCTGTAAAGTAGTAACACCACTACTAGGATGCTTACAGCAACCTTTAATTATTTTGCAGCCAAAACTTTGCAAGTTAACTTAAAACGCATCCTGTCTATTATACTGTTGGTAACTCCCCAGCACTAACTTAATTGGTAAAAACTTTGACTTATATTCAAACATAGCAGGTTCAAATCCTGCACAAGATCGAGTTACCAGCAGTGTAATAGACCAAAATCTATAAAAACAAAAGGAAAAACCAATGGAAACTTCTTTCATCAAATCATTACTAAACATAACAACAACAGCTAATGGTGCTATATCTAACAAGTCATCATTAAACGCCTCATTAGATTTATTCTCAATGGGCGTATCTTGTGACTTAGCTAAAAAAGAAGAACTAATCATTAGAGCACTAGTTTCAAACCCAGTTGAAGCTATCAAAGTAGCTTTCTACTTAAGAGACTGTAGGGGAGGACAAGGTAACAAAGATTCATTAAGAATCCTTAACAAAGTTATCTTAGAAAAATTATCATCATACGATGACTTCATGGCTGGTTATTATAAATTATTACCATACATTCCAGAAATCGGTTCATGGAAAGATGTTTACCAATTATATGGTAAAAACCAAGTTCTTGATGCTTTAATCTTAGAATTAGTTAGAATACAACTATTAGCATCTAATGGTCTATGTGCTAAATGGTTCCCAAGACAATCTCAATTCCATAAGGACTTTGCTAAATACACTGAAACTCCTATTGGAGAAATCAGAAGATTAGTCGCTAAAAAAACTAATGTAGTTGAGACTAAAATGTGTGCAGGACAATGGCACGAGATCGAGTATTCACACGTTCCATCAGTAGCCTTCAAGAAATACACTAAAGCTTTCAAGGTAAACGACTCAAGCAGATTCGAACAATTCTTAAACAAAGCTAATACTGGTGAAGTTAAAGTTAACGCTTCTGTTCTTTACCCTCATGACTTAGTTCACATATCTTTGAAAGCTGCAAGAAGCAGATATCATGACGCAACTGAAGTTAAATCTGCTGATGCTCAATGGAAGAACTTACCTAACTACGTAACTACTCCTATGAACATCTTACCAATCATCGACGTATCAGGATCAATGTCTTGTTCAGTTCCAGGAACTCAAGTTCAAGCTATTGACATCTCAATCGGATTAGGTTTATACTTCGCTGAGCACAATCACGGAGAATACAAAGACGTTTGGTTAAATTTCTCTGATAGACCTAAAGTTCAAGTCCTTAAAGGTAATTCATTATCTGAGAGGGTTCAAAACTTAGACTACAACAGCTGGGGAATGTCTACAAACATCCAAGCTGTATTCGATTTAATTATCAAAACTTCAGCTAAATCTCCTGAGAACGCACCTAAAGTTCTTTTAATCATCTCAGACATGGAATTCAATAGCTGTGGTTCAAACACAACTAACTATGAATTAGCTAAAAAGAAATTCTCAGCTGCTGGTATGGAAGTTCCATTAATCATCTTCTGGAGAGTTAACGTAGCAGTTGCTCAACAACCAGTAACAATGCATGACACAGGAACTATGTTAATCAACGGATACTCTCCAGCAATCATGAAATTAATCTGTGAGATGAACACATCCGAGTTAAACAACATAACTCCATACAACATGATGGTTAAAGCTATCGAGAAATACAACTACGTAGACTCTTGCTTTAATTAATCAAATCCCGGATTCTGTCCAGAATCTCATTCCGCATTTACAAATACAAATAATAATATACGTTTGATTGGAACTTTCCAATTCTAAACTCAACAACGACTAGATACTTCCCAGTGAATATTCGTTTTACGAGAGAGCCTTATGACTCTCTCTCTATTTTAATTAAGGATCAATTATGAAAATTACAAATACTCATCTATACTTTTGGGATGGCCCATTTAGTCAATGGTATACTTCATTCTTCTTCGAAGATGGAATTCAATTTAGAACTGCTGAACATTATATGATGTACCATAAAGCTATGCTATTTACAGATCATGAAGCAGCTAAAAAAATACTTAAAACTTCATCTCCAAGAGACGTAAAAGCATTAGGGCGAGAAGTTAAAAACTTTGACGCTCAAGTATGGGATGCTTATAAACTAGCCATAGTTATTAAAGGTAACTTGCTTAAATTCTCACAAAACTTAGTATTATTAAATCTAATCAAACAACATTCAAACAAAACTTTCGTTGAAGCCTCTCCATATGATAAAATCTGGGGAATCGGATTAGATGAAAATGACGAACGTTGCTTAGACGAATCAAAATGGCAAGGTCAAAACTTATTAGGTAAAGCATTAGATATAGTTGCACACAAACTAAAGGATATTAAATGATTATTCAAAACCCAATGTTAGCTATTGATGCTTACAAATTCGGCCACATGGCTATGCACCCAGATAATATAGCTAACATCTATATTAACATGACTCCTAGAAGCATGAAATACTTCAACAGACTTATCCCAGAACAATTTCAAGATAACAAACTAGTATCTTTTGGTGTTGAGATGGCTATCAAAGACATCACTGATGCATTTAAATTAAACTTCTTCAACAGAAATTTGACTGAAGTATTAGCTGAATACATCTCAACTGCTTTACCATTCATTGGGGACAACGAAGAAGCTACAGCAACACTAATCAAAAACGTAACTAACTTACATAATTTAGGTTATTTACCATTAGTTTTCAAAGCTTTACCTGAAGGTACAATCACAAACCCTCAAGTTCCAGTTATGACTTGTCAAGCTACAATTCCAGGATTTGGATGGCTTCCTAATTATTTAGAAACATACTTATCTCAAAACATCTGGAAAACATCAACAGTAGCAACTATGGCTAGAGCATACAGAAGAATCTATGAACACTATTCAGCTTTAACTTGTGATGACAATTCACACATCATCTTCCAAGGTCACGACTTCTCGGCTAGGGGTATGTCATCTACTGAAGACTCAATCAAGTCAGGAATAGCTCATTTAACTCAATTCTGGGGATCAGACTCTGTCCACTCAGCATTAACAGCTAAACAACATTATGACTTCACAAACGAATTACCATTAGCATTCTCAGTACCAGCTACGGAGCATTCAATTATGTGTTTAGGAATCGCTCTATCTTCAGAAGAAGAAACTTTCAGAAGACTTCTAACACAATACAACACTGGAATCATTTCAATTGTATCAGACACAGACGATTACTGGAATACAATCTCTACAATCGCTGCAAACCTTAAGCCTGTTATCTTAGCTAGACAACCAGACTCTACGGGACTTTGCAAGACAGTATTCAGACCAGATTCTGGAAATCCTGAGTACATCATTTGTGGTGATTATAGTGCCCCAGAAGACTCAAACGAGTACAAGGGTACCCTAGACATCCTTTGGGATATATTTGGTGGTACAATCAATTCTAAAGGCTTTAAAGTACTAAATCCAAAAGTTGGCTTAATATACGGAGATTCAATTACTCCACAAAGAGCTAACGATATTCTTGAGAGAATGATGGAGAAAGGTTACGCAGCATCTAACATTGTATTCGGTCAAGGATCATATGCCTACAACTACAACACTCGAGATACTTTAGGTTACGTAGTTAAGGCTACTGCTGCCTTCACATACGATGGTACATTAATCCCTATCCAAAAGACAGTTAAAACAGATACTGGTAAGAAATCAGCTTGTGGATTACTACATGTTACTGAAGACTTAACTCTTATCGATAACTGTACTCCTGAACAAGAAGCTACAGGTGCATTAAGAACTATCTTCAAAGATGGTACTTTAACATTCGATACGGACTTCGCAGCTATCAGAAAGAGAGCATCATTATAATGTTCTGCACTGACAACAAACTAGCATCTGATCGTCTTATCGAAGAGTACAACAGACATGGTAACATCATTATCGGAGTAGACTTCGATGATACGATCAATGATACTTTCAATCGAGGTATTAATACATCTCTACTAGTTGGAATGTTAAGAACTCTTCAACAAGACCATAACTGCACACTATGCGTATGGACAGCTAATCAAGACGAACAATTAGTTAGAAACAAATGGAAAGAATTAAACCTTAACATTGACCATTATAATACTTCACCATTAGCTAACAGATTCCCAGGACCTAAACCTTACTTCAATATCTTACTAGATGACAGAGCAGGTTTAGACTCAGCATACAACACATTAAAAGAATTACTAATCCATCTTATGATTAAACGTAATTTAAAACTAAAGGAAGAACTCATAAATGGAACCAAACTTTCAAATTAACATCGGGTCATACTCAGTCAAGAAATTCAAATCAGGGGAAATTCAAGTTAAACTTGAAGGAAACTACAAAGACACCAACAACGATTTACTAATCGAAGGATCAATTCTATCATCAGATCAATTAATCGAGCTTTGTCAATTAGTAGAAGCATTCAGACATTATAATCCTTTAATTAAAATCGTATTAGTTATGCCTTACTGTGCATATTCAAGACAGGACAGACGTTGCTCACAAGGAGAATCTTTCTCTCTTAAAGTATTCACTAATATTATTAATTCATTAAATCTGAGCTATATAATTACTACTGATAACCATTCAGATGTATCTACAGCCTTAATCAATAATATTGGTAATATTTCAGTTTCAACACTTTTAGCTGATGAATCTTGCTTACTTTTAGGTCAAAATCCATTAACTACTGCGAACTTATTAGTATCTCCTGATGCAGGAGCAAACAAGAAAATCCAGGATATCTCATCTAAAACTAAGGTACCATTCATCAGGGCAGATAAGATTAGATCACTTGAAGACAACTCAATTTCAAACACAATCGTATATGCAACTCCTGAACAACTTGATAACAAAATTCTACTAATCGTAGACGACATTTGTGATGGTGGGCGAACATTCATTGAACTAACTAAAGCTATCAAGGCTATCCAACCTAATTGCACAGTTAATCTTTATGTAACTCATGGATTTTTCACTTACGGTTTAGATCCAATCTTCGAATCAGGTATTGATACTATTTATACTACGAATTCAGTATCTCAATATCACAATATTCCTTCATCGGATAAATTCAAAATTTTAGACTTAGATTTATTCTAAGTCTTATCTTAATTAAGGACATCAATGTTTCTAAAACTTTTCACAGAACATTTCCCCATTTACGTAGAACTAATGAAATCTACAGAACATAACTCACCATATCATGCTGAAGGCTCAGTTTGGACTCACACTTGTATGGTTTACTCAATCCTTAAATCTAGGAGACCAGACTCTTATGTTCCTCAAATCGCTGCAATTCTTCATGACTTAGGCAAGTGTATGGTTAAAATAACAAAAGACGATGGATCATTCTCATTTAAAGGGCACGAAGGTGTATCAACACACTTAGCTCTAGATATCCTTCCAATCTTCGGATTATCAGACCAAGAGAATATTCAAATCTTAAATCTTATTTCTCTTCACGGAGTCAATGTCGAACAACTAACAATCCCATATATGGATTTATTCAGACATGCAGACGCAGTTGGTCGTATTAGTTTGAAAGACATTCGTAAGGATTACGATCCTCGTAAATTTCTTAAACAAGCTTCTGAATACAAGCGAGAAGTTACAATCCTAACAGGACTACCTTGTTCAGGTAAGTCAACTTATGCTTCTCAGTTCAAAGACACTCATAATATTGTCTCACGAGATACATTTTTAATGGATCCTATCATTAATCCTGATGACCTTCCATACAATGAAATCTATAACTTAGTTCATTCTGACGAAGTTAGTCTTGCTTGTTTTAACAATTTATTTGAATCACACATTCTTAAGGTATCTAAAGACTACTCAACACCTATCTTAGTTGACATGACTATGTTATCTCTATCTTCAAGACGATCTATGATGGCTAAGCTTCCAAACTCTTCATTCAAATCTGTAGTATTCCTAACTAGATTAACTACTATCGATGCTCGTAATGAAAACCGACCAGGGAAGGTAATCCCAGATGAAGTCCTGTTCAATATGCAGAAATCATTCACTATGCCAGTTCGAGAAGAAGGCTTTACTTCAATCGAATACAAACTATCTTAAGGTTCCCAATGCTTAAATCAATTATAAACTTTATACTCGGTATCTTTGTAGACCGTGCTACAGAATCAATACAAGTAGCTCAGACGACTTTTAAACTTTGGGCTTACCTTTCTATTATTTTATTCGGATCACTCGTTGCAGCTATTTTATATAGCTTGTACGCTATGATCTTTTAAGGATACACATGTCAAGAAAATTAGTAACAATACAAAAAGTAGCAGCAACCTATCCAATTAAAGATGCTGATTTCATCGAATGCTGCCAAATACTAGGATGGCAATGTATAACAAAAAAGATGAAGTAAAAGTAAATGACCTAGTTGTGTACTTTGAAATTGATAGTTTTTTACCTATCGAACCTCACTTTGAATTTTTGAGAAAAACTACCACTTTTGAAGGAATGCAAGGTTATAGATTGAGAACAATGAAACTTAAAAAAGTACTTAGTCAAGGCCTTGTTTTACCAATCTCACACTTTCCTGTCGAAATTCAAACACAATTATCTGGAAAACAAGAAGGAGAATTGAAATAGCTAAAACAACAGATCAACCAATCATCAATGTTGGTACAGCAAAGTAAGGGATTCCCTTACTTATCTTAATTTAAAGGAATAAAATGAACAAAGAATTAATACTTAAGTATAAAACAGAATTTGACCATTGGTTAAATGGAGGCAAGATATTAGCTTATCACAAAAAAGATGATGATCCAAAATGGTGGACAGACCAGGAATGTGTAGATTTCAGTGGTGTTGATAATTTTAGCTATATAATTGAAAAATCTTTAAGTCCAGATTATGTTCTGATAGTTATCAACGATGAGTATGCTGAATTCAGAAAAGCATTAGCTGAAGGTAAGACTATTCAGTTTAAAGACTTGACAGAAGCATGGAATGATTTAAAAGATCCTAAATTTAAAGACGAGCCAAGACATTACAGAATCAAACCAGAAAAACCAAAATTTAAAGTTGGTGATTGGATTAGAACACCTCATAGAGGTATTTTTCAAATAAAACATGAAGTAGAATTATCAGCATGGGAACTTACATTAGGAAAAGCAGAACTATGGCAGCCTAAACCAGGTGAATGGTGTTGGTGTTCGGTATTTGGACTTATTAAAGTAGTATGTAAAGCAACTGAAAATGAAAATCCTTGCTATTTATGCTGGAATCCTTGGAAAAAATTGGAACAAAAATTAACTAACTTAGAGCCATTCATAGGTGAACTACCATCACATTTAAGGGTTTCCAACCTTTTGGAAATCTTCTTGTAGTTAATAACATTTTCTGCCAACCAATGGTAAAATACAAAGAAAAGGAAACAATACAATGAGAAAACTCGTAACAATTAGAAAAATCGATAACTTAGTCCCAATTAAAGACTGCGATAACATTGCTCTTGCCGTAATAGGAGGATGGACTGTAATCGTAAAGAAAACTGAATTCCAAATCGGAGATGATTGTTTATTCTTCGAGATAGACAGTTTCATCCCAGCTACCGACACTAGATTTGCTTTCTTAAAGAAAACAACTACTTTCGAAGGTACTGAAGGTTACAGAATCAAAACAATGAAAATGAAAGGTGTACTATCGCAAGGATTAGCCTTACCGTTATCAATGTTCCCAGAGATTACAAACTTACAGTTAGAAGACTACTCTGATATGTTAAACGTTATAAAGTACGACGTAGCAGCGCAAACTTTTGACCAAAGACCAGGACTTAAAGCTGGTAAACCTCGTGGCTCATTTCCATCGTTCATTCCTAAAACAGACCAAGAACGAATCCAAAATCTAACTCACCTTTGGCAAACATTAGATCCAAATACTGAATTCGAAGAAACTCTTAAATTAGATGGGTCATCTATGACTTGTTACAAAATCAAGAAAACTCTTTCATTCTTTGACAAGATCAAACAATTCTTTGGATTCAAAGTTAAACCATACCATTTCGGTGTATGCTCTAGAAATCTTGAACTTAAACCATCAGCTAATCAGTCAACAACATTCAATAACGGTGGTAAAATCTCAGTATATGATCAATCAGACTTCTGGAATATGGCTATCAAATTAGATTTAGAATCTAAAATCCCTGAAGGCTATGCAATTCAAGGTGAATTAATCGGACCTAAAATCCAAGCCAATCATGAGAAAGTTACTACACTTGAATACTATGTATTCGATGTATTTGACATTAAGGAACAAAAATACCTTCTACCTAAAGAAAGACAAGCTTTCTGTTCTAAATACAAAATCCAACATGTTCCAATCTTAGGTAATTTCCAACCATTCCAACTTCAACTATCTGATTTATTAACTCATGTTGAAGGTCAATCGATGAATCCTGGAACAATCTCAGAAGGGCGTGTTTACAAACAACTAGATAGACCATTCTCATTCAAAGCTATTAGCAACATTTATTTACTGAAGGCAGAACAATGATCACTGAACAACTTCCCCCAGACTTAGAGCTTACAAATGCTAGATTCTAAAAACGGCTATGGAGTTATAATTGGAAGGTTCCAACCAATGCATATCGGACATATCAAACTTATTGAGCATATCATTTCTGAAGGATACATTCCAGTAATTATAGTAGGAATTAGCTCTGATAAACGTAAGAACCCAATACTTGCTAGAGATAATCTAAACTACATTCAGTCATTATTTACAAACGCAATCGTTTTACCAATCAAGGACCATCAGGACAATATAGCTTGGATTGATAACTTAGATTTTATTCTATCTAGTTGGAGATTTGACCATCGTAAATCTTTCACTCTTTTCACACATAACAAACCATCAGAAGCAGGTAAGTACGGGTTAAAAGAGGGACAATTCTATTCAGACTTACTTTTGGAACATTCATCAATAATTAAGAATTCAGTAGATTTAACTCCAATTTTCCCAAACTTTGATGGAAATTCAGGAACAGTTATCCGTAAATTTTTACAACAAATTTTAACTAAAGCTCCTAAATCCTCTATCGAACTTCTTTTAAAACATATGTAATCACGGACCGAAATCGTCATTAAACTAAGTTGATTCTCGAGAATCTAACATATCAATTCAATAATAAGGAAATCAAAATGACACAATCAAATGACATTTTATCTTCATTAGCAGAAGCAATCGCTGCAATCAGCGACAAAAAAGCTAAAAAACAAAAAACTACACCTAAATTCGTTTTAGTAGTAGACGACAGAGTAAGTCAACAAAGACCAAAAACTAAAGCTGAAGTTGAGAAAGCTGTACACGGCATCTTAATGGTTAGACCAACAGCTAAAATTGAATTATACAAATTCAAATCTGAATTAGCAATCGCTTTACCAATTAGTGGTTTAGACGGTGAAGCTGAAGCAGAAACTAAAACAGAAACTCAAGGAGAATAACATGGCAGATTTCGACGTAAACGCATTAATATCTGAAGTAACTGGTGGAGCTGACACAACAACTACTGTTAGAGTAGCTGATGGTGCAGTGAGTCAAGCAAAGGGCAAGTCTGGAAGATGGTAATCTTCCCTAACTTAAACCTTAAACTTCCCACCAACTCAGGATTCTAATCCTGAACACTAGGGTTCTTGCCCTAGTAATTTAAATAAGGAAAACACAATGACAATAACATATGATATAAAACAACTTTTAAGCTCAAACACTAAAACTCTTCTAAGACTTAAACCAGAATTAATACCAATGCAACATACAGGATCAGTACTTTCATTGCCATTAATTTTCGAAATCGACTACACAGCAGCTCATATTCAAAAAGAAAGCCTATACTCAAGATTCTTCGAAGTAGTTTCTAATCTCGACTTACAAACACTACTTGAGAAAGAATCAAAACTTCCAGGACGAGTTAAACTATATCCTATATTCTCAGAAGCTACAGGTAAGATAGAATTATTACCTCAGCTTATCAGAAGTGATTCTTGGTCTACTAGAAGTACTGATATATCAGCATACGCAGAAATAGCTAACCCAATGTATTATGCTGAGAATGATCAAGAAAGCGAGCTAATAGGTTTTCCTAAAATAGTATTCAGAGCACTAACTAGTGCTAACGCATCCTACATTAGCAGTACAGATTTGGCTGTATTCAACAAATTTGGTTCAGATAATAAATTCTATTCAATCCCATCAGTTGAAACTTACAATTTTAATACTCATTTAAGAACTCAAATCTATACAAGATACTACAGACCAAGCGCTATAAATGATGGTAATTCAGCTTATGGTAAAATAGTTCTGGACACATTCCTTCCATTTCTCGCTATCCATGATGTTCCAAATAGTTCTAATAGCAGTGAAATAACCTATAACCCAAGTAAATACATAGCAATTAGTCCATTTACAGCATCTTTATTAAACATAGACCAAATACCAATTCACTCTATATTGAAAGATGTGCTTAACTTTGATTTAACTCATATTGAAACTTTATTAAAAACAGTTAAGAAAGCTAAGCTTAAAATCATATTCGCTGGTGTTGGTGGAACAGGGACAAATACAATTTATTGGCTAAACGAAATCTGTAAATTTTTTGATATTACAAACATCTTCGATGAAGTCTATGTTTATGAGAAAGACAACGTAGACTTCTCAAACATCTTTAGATTCCCAATTTCACCTAAAGTATACGAATCAATCAACGCAGCTGAACTTCCTAAAATCGCATTAGTTGACAGATACCTTCGTACTCTATCTAAGTATATCATTTACAAAGAACAATACTTAGAGTCACATGCAGATATCCCAAACATCCTTTTAGATGAAAATTCTCAGACTAAATCTGATGTGATCGTTTATGGTGCTCCATCAATCAGTAACAGAAACTTCCTATCTTCTTTAGGTAGCTTCATTTCCGCAACTCATGCTAATAACACAGCATCATTATATATAAATCCTAAAGCTGATGACTCATTACAAGTGGAAACTTACGGACTAATCCAACTTAACTCATTCTTTATCAATCAGATTAGAATGGCTATTGGTTTCTTAGAAATCTTATCTGAGAAAGCATATAGACAAGAAGACTTATTATGGTCAGATTATACATTCACACCAGAAAATACACAAGCAACCAAATATTTCTTCAACATTAGTAGAGAAATGCAAGCTTTAGTTGTAGGAGAGTAACATGTATTCATACATACCAGATTACCTAGCTATTCAAGCTACTACTCCTAAACAAAACATCTTAGGTCAATTATACCTAAACGAAGTAGAAGCCTTCCAGAAGAAATGTATGCAATCTATGACGGCTACTTCATCAGACCCAACTAAGTATTTTATTGATCCAAGTACTTTAGGAACATTAGTTCCAGTTGACCCAAAAATGAGTAGTTTTGCTGAGCTTACGAACAACAGAAGACAATTCAAACCTCTAAACTACGGATACATCTTCCAGAATGTTATTAAGAAAATTCTAACTCTTAATGGTACATTTTCATTCGAAGAAGCTATCGTTGAAATCAACAAGTTCAAGGAGAAAGCCGGACTTCATTTCTATGGTGCAGTCCTAAGAAAAGGTGATAAACTTATCAATCCTTATCATATTCTGACTCCTATTAGTTATATGAAAAACAAAGAAGTATTCAACGATAAATACACAGTTCTATTGTTCTTCTACTCAAACATTAACAGTTTATTCTCTGATGGTTTCAAAAGACCAGACGCAGATAAGGGAGACAAAGAATACTGTGAGACTTTATTAAACAACATCATCAAATGTTCAAATCATCAGGATGTTGAAATTAAAGCTCCAAACAACCTTGAAGGCTTTTATACAAATAAGTCAATTGCTACCCCTAGCGATAGAGCTACAACTAGAAGTTATGCTAGGAACTCATTTGAAGGCCTAAGTTATCACGTACTACAAGCAGACGAAATCACTGAGAAAGAATTCTTAAAATTAAATTATGTACATCAAACCAATATAGGATCATCAAAGAGTGATACATACTTATTGTCAGCTCACCAAATTATGGTTAATGGAGTATTCGCTCCTGAGTACGGTGTATCTTTACTTAAGAAATCTAGAAACTCACTATACGGAACATTCTTAACTCCATCAGCTTCATGCAATATTCAATCAGACTCTTTACAAAAAAGTCTAACATTCGCTTCAGTATGTACTGGACGAGAATCTCAAAGTACCCTAAAAGGTATTTCATCTTTACATTGTTGTAATTATGCTTCAGCATACAATTCATCATCTCATTCAGATCTTTCAGTAATCTTTGCTAAAGAATCTATTGAGAAATGTACAACAATCTATGACAAAATCGGTATATTACCAAAAACACTGAAAGATACTCCAACTCCAGAAGAACTTGAGAGAATCGCTAATTTTGCAGACTATATCACATACATGACTGAAACATTCAAACTAAGTCTAATGGAAATCGAAGCAAGATACCAAACAATTAAAGGACAACAAAATGGGAAAGAAAAAGAAAAAACACCATCAGAGGCAAACAATGCTAACTGAATATAAAACAATCTACGGATCAGTAGGCTTTACTACTCCTGCCTCTACAGGTCAAACTAGAGCGCACTTGCCAATTGATTTAAAAAATCATGGTATCATCCTACAAAAACACAGTACTATCCAGAAGATGTACGAACAATCTGGACCAAATGCTAAATCAAACGAATTCCAAATGCATTACTGGATGTTAGTTTTCAGACACACATTCGATGATGGTGGATTCTTTGACATAGCAGTTCCAACTTGTTATTTCAATTACGAACAATTCGTATCTGCAGCTCATGTAGACTTCGAGATGAAAGACGTATCAGAATTATCGGAGAAATTAACACCTCTTCATAATATGATTACTAATCAAATCTTAGCTACTTCATTCAAAACAGAATTAGAAACATTATTTGGTGTACCATTCGAACCAATCTCTGTTGATGTAGGAACGCTACACAGACACCCAGGGTCATCTTATTCTCAAAGATTCTCAGGAACAGACCTAGATGCTAATACAACTAATCACGGTATCGTATTTCCATTAAAATCTGGTGTTGACAAACCTTCATTCTCTGGAATCTTAGCTGTTGACGGAACAGAATGCAATGTAGCTCACTACGAATACAGATTAGTTAACGGCGCATACGAAACTAATGACATGACATATACTAAGGGTAGGTGTTTAGCTATCACTCTAAATGATACTTACACTCCTCCAGTTTTATCATCAGTACAACAATTTTTTGGAGTAGTTCCATCTGGTACTCCTCTTAAAATTAAAGAAGACAGTTCATTAGTTCCACAAGCTATGATTCAAAATCTTAACTCATTAATAACTTTACTTCCAGATCCAAATATTCAATTAATTAGATCTGAGAATGTGAAAACCAGGATTACAACAACCGTTACAAAGTACACAGGTGGTGGGTTCACTGGTTCATGGATTAATGGTGCTTGGGTGCCGAATGCTGAAACGCCTCCTTACAAATTAGCTATCGCTGACTATGACTACCCATTACAAACTCTTAAGTTTAATTATGAAAAACACATGAATTTTCATAAACTCCCATTCAAAAATGAAGACATTGCTAAACTTAACAAAACTGAGATGGAAGAAAAACTAAAAGAAATTTATGATTACAAAGCTCCAGCTAAGAAAACAGAAGTTAAAAACAATGGTAAATTCTTAGTTTGTGAAATTCTTCCTTATACAGAAGAAGAACTTGAAGCTTTAACAAGAGAAGCACTTATTGCACACCACGATGAATTAGATACTTACTACTATGGTAAAATGTCTGCATCTATTGGTGAAACTGAATCTGACGTAACAAAACAAGAACTAATTGGGTATATCACAGAATTATATGTTAATATCTATGATGAAGAACAAGAATCTTTAACCAATGCTCCTGGAATTGTTACAACAATACCAAATAATACAGGAAGGTCTATATATGATTTCGTTGACTACGACGACGGCTGGAACTGATACAATTAAACCTAAACGAGTTAAGAAAGTCCTAGATCTCTCTTATCGAACATTCTACATCAAGAAGAAAAACGGTAAGACTAGAAAAATCTGTGCTCCTTCTGCAGACTTACTTAAAGCCCAACGAAAAATCCTTCCTGAATTAGTTGAACATTTTATTTCATATGAAGCTGAACACCTAAAATCGGAAATCTTTCACGGATTTATTCCAGGTCGAAACATCGTTACTTGTGCAAATCTTCACAAAAATCTAGACCACACTCTAACTCTAGACATTAGCAACTGTTTCGATTCAATCAGCAACGAGATGATTGCATCTTGCGACATCAAACCTTTAGATATCTATTTTGAGAAAGAAACTAACTGCTTAGCTCAAGGTTTTGCAACTAGTCCTATCCTTTCTGCAATCTACCTAGTTAAACCAATCAAAGAACTAACCACTCTTGTTAAGTACATCGACCCAGAAGCTGTAGTTACATGCTATGCCGACGATATCCAAATTAGTATCCACCAACAATCTTATGATACTCTTAACAGATTAGTTACTTATGCAACTCATATCTTTGCTCAATACAAACTTACGATCAACCCTAAGAAAACTCGTATGAGACATTCAAAATACGGCAATCGTAAGATCTTAGGTATTCAAGTAGGTTCAGAATCTCTAACTCCATCTAGAAAACTTAAGAAGAAAATCAGAGCAGCAAAACATCAAGGTAACGGACCATCATTAGGCGGACTAGTTACTGCCTCTAAAATGATGTTACCAAAATCGAGAAGACCTAAATAATCTTCTCGTATAAGTTACAGTTATACTGTATGTAGAACGAAGCCCCGTTACATGGAGTAGCTCGTATCGGTTATCTATCATACTGTGTAACATAAGACGCTTCGCTGCTCTTCGAGCAGCTAAAGCGTCTCATACCTGAGCTGCAGTACATGCATCCTGTATCCCGCCTCAGGCCAGTACATACAGTATACCTGTGACTTATAATAGACTTTCGAATTAACTTATCTGCTTAGTTTTCGGCAGTTTAACAAGGTTAATTCACAACATTTGACAATAAATGTATGAACAAAAAAACATTTAGTATTAATTTCACACTATAATCCAAGGGTTATAGCTGACATACCTAGACTTTAACAAGTATAACACTTTGTGGTTAGTTTAGTAGTTTGAATCGGCTATGTACAAGGGCTAACTATATGAAGGTGTTACAGGATTCTACAAAGGGACCCAGGCCGTAGGCCAGGGACCCAAAGTAGAATCCCCCCACACCTTCAGCGCTCCAGCAGTAACCTGCTGGCGAGTAGGTATGTCTGCTATAATCCTAAAATTTAATTTAAAGGACAAACAATGATCGAACTTAGATCAAAACATTACAAATTTATTCGTAGAGACATCCTTATGAAACTTTACGAAAAGTATAAGAACTCTGGCACACTATTAGGTGTATATACATCTAACCTATATATCTGTGGAGTCAGCTTTACATTATTTACCTTTGAAAAGTATAAATCAAAAAAACTAGTTAGAAGGAAAACATACGTTGAATTTCTCCCTCAAAATTATCATTTACTTAAAACTGTAATTAAATTGGAACAATTATATAATGTACCACTTATAGGAGAAGGGATCTCAACATGATTACTTTAACAATTCCACCTACAAAAATAGATAAATATATTCTTCCAGAACTTTCATCTAACCCCACTATTCACCTAGTTATAACTAAACCAAGAGCTTCTACTGAAAATATTCATTCATATGTAGCCCCATTATACTCTGAGCTTATGAAAAGAAGCAATAACCCACAACAAGTAACCCATGAATTACCCTTATCAGTAGTTAAAGGTTCTTCTTATGCTAGATCTATTGGCTTATCAGATAAATTTACTGGAATGAACCCAATTAGCATAACAACCGAACAAAAATTCTGTTCTAGATTCATCAATTATGACGGTATCAAGAAAAACGGATTCAAACTTATTACTAATGATCAATTAAAAAACATGTCATATCTAAGAAATAGTTCAAGAGTAGACTCTCATGTTATCTATATATTAAAAACTAGGGACATACTATCTTATGAGATTCTAAAGAAGTTAGAAACTAATCAACATTTGTTACTTCCCATTAATGATATTCATAGAATAGCTCTATTTATTAGGTTACTTATCAATCAGCATATTCCTGAATTTTTCAAAGAACCATCTACTACTAAAAATATTTAAAGGAAGAACCTCTTCAATGCAACAAGTTAGATTAACACTACCTGTATATCATACTACAGGAAAGAAAACTATATTTCTTGGTATGAATTGGTACAGAAATGCTCATTTTTTCACTAGTAACAAGGTTAAACAGGAAATTGAAGATATTATTATCAAACAAATTCCAGCTAACATTACATTCAACCAATACCAGATAGCATACACTTATTACTTCAAATCAATTATCAGTGACTTACCTAATGTTACTGCCTTAGGTTCTAAATTCTTGAATGATGCTCTTAAGAAAGCTGGAGTCATCAAAGATGACAACGTTCAATATCTCAAACACGAGTCATACTCAGTAGGTTCACAAGACAAAACAAATCCCAGAATAGAAGTAATTATAGGAGAATACAATGAACCAAGTAACACCTCCGATAATACTACAAAGTAAGGTAGCAACTTTTGACATCGAGTCAGAACCAATCCCTAAGATAGGTATTCTCGGAATTAAGAAAATCTTTTGTATCAATATCAAAATCAACGATCAACCCGTACAAAGATTCACACACCTCTATCACCCAACTGCATCTGGAAACCTTCAAGCTGCAGTCAAACTACTCAATTCTTGTGACTACATCGTTGGTCATAATATCCTTGGCTTCGACATACCTGTTATCGAGAATAACTTAGGTAAACTCACAGCCATACCAATCGATACTATTTTAGTTTCTAAACTTATGTTCTCGAAGGACACTCTAACTTCCATCGATTACGGTATCCCTGAGATGCCCCCTAAACTTTATGGCTCATTCGGTCTTAAAGCTTTTGGTATCCGTTTCGGAGATTACAAAATCCAATTCGAAGACTTTACTAAACTCACTACCGAGATGTTAGATTACTGTGACCAAGACGTTGAACTTACATATCGTCTATTCATGTATCTACTAGAACAACCATTCTTCCCAAATTCATCTGTTATCGAACTCGAACAACGAGTCAAACAAATCATTATGGACCAAGAACTTTACGGCTTCTACTTTGACGTAGATGGAGCTAAAGCTTTAGCTACAACTCTTAGATACAAGAAACTAACATTAGAACTAGCGTTACAGAAGTCATTCAAACCTATGTTTCTACCAGATGGTCCAGTTAAACAACCATCTAGTCGTAACAAAATTAAAATTTATGCTCCAGCTTTAAACTATCGTGACAAATTCAAACACGCTCAACCATATTGGAGACCATTACCTCGTCAGAAAAACGGCAAGTTCAAATTCCCAGCTAAGACTAAGTTCAAATGGTTTGACAAACCTCACTACATCTATTACGAATATAAGTTAGGTGAATACCAACCAATCTCCTTAGTTAAGTTTAATCCAGGTTCTCGAACACATATTCAAATCTGGCTTAAGAAACTCTACGATTGGAAACCATCAGAATTCACTCCTGCTGGTGGAGCTAAAGTCGATGCAGATACTTTATCTAACTTAGATTACCCAGAAGCTAACCAACTCAAGGAGTACCTTAAGACAGTCAAAGACCTAGGTCAACTTGTCGAGGGTGATAACTCACTTCTAGCTGTAGTTAACGAAGACTCCAGATTCCACGGTCGTGTAGATACATTAGGTGCAAACACAGGCCGTATGACTCACTCGCTACCTTAATAATAGGGCTTTATATTCGTGAGAATATATCGAAAATTACTTAAACGGGGAAACTCCTATTTAATATTTATTTAAGATTGCTTAGGCTATAATATCCTAATCAAATATCAATATTAAAGGACAATCCCGTGCTAAACAATAACAAAGAAATTTGGAAAACTATACCAAATTATGAAAATTTTTATGAAGTATCAAATACAGGAAAAATTCGTACACTAAGAACTAAGAAAGTATTAAAAACATATATTATCAATTCTGGTTATGAATCAATAAAATTCTGTATAAATAATATAAGAACATCTCATTTAATACATCGATTAGTTATGCTAACTTTCTATCCAATAGAGAATGCAAATACACTTACTGTAAACCATAAAAATGGTAACAGACTAGACAATACCTTAAACAATCTAGAATGGGCAACCGTAAGTCAAAACATTAAACACTCTTATGATGAATTAAACAGAGATAAAGAACTTTGTAAAAGTTATATCGGCTTAAAACATGCAAATTCTAAAACGCAATACCATAATGTCGGTTACGATAAAAGTCGTAACAAATTTTATGGTAAAGTTGTACATAATACTAAAGTATACGAATTTAAAAGATTTGATACTGAAGTTGAAGCAGCTTTGCATGTAAATTATATTATAGATAAATATAAGTTAGACAGGCCTAAAAATGTTATTGGAATGCCTAACGACTATCCCATAGGGGAGTAGGGCCAAGTGGCTCGAAACAGTAATCATCTTTTTTTTTTAAAAAGATGTTGATATAGTCTGCTCTGCATAGTAATATGCAGCTGGTTTTCTACCGAGTAAGAATTAACGACTCTTACTGAACACAAAGGAACATCACACAAGTCCCTAAAACTAAGGAATTCAGACAATTACTTCAATCATCTCCTGGTATGGATTTCATTGATGTTGATGCTGACCAACTTGAATTAGTTATGATGGGACACTACTTAGGTCCATATGATAACTACCAATACGCTCAAGCAGTAGATTCTGGAGACAAAGACAAGGGCACTGACATTCATACTATGAATCAGAAAGCAGCCGGTCTACCAACTCGTGATGCCGCAAAAACCTTTATATATGGGTATTTATACGGTTCTGGGGCAACTCGTATCGGTTGGGGATTATGGACAGATAAAACTGAACCTACTCTCCAGTACACATTCGACGAATATGCTAAAGCTGAGCAAGCCATCCTTAAACGTATCGAATTATCTCGTTCAAGAGGAGCAGTAGTTGAAACCTCAGATGGAACTTTATTATTCCCAATAGCGAAAGACCGTATGATCGCTTATACAGACACATTAGTTAAACAATCTATCTACGGTGGACAAATCGCATCTGAATTCCGTAAACAAACATTAGGACTTGATGCTCTAATCACTGATATTCAATCCAAGGCTAAAGCCGGAGAACTCAAGGGCTTCAAAGACTACCAACTCCATTGTCGATCACCTCACTCTGCCTTCAATCTCCTTCTACAAGCTGGAGGAGCCATCTTCATGAAGCAATACCTCTACGAGATTGACAAGGACTTACGTGCTGAATTTACTCACGGAGTAGACTTCGGATACGTTGCAAACATCCATGATGCAGTTAATATCGAAGCTAGACCAGAATGCACACCACGAATCTGTGAAATACTCAAAGCTGGTTTCAGCAAAGCATCAATAGCTCTTGGCATGAAATACCATGTTAAGGGTAAACCATCAGTTGGTAAAAACCAATATGAGACCCATTAAGCTCATTTTAAGGTTTCCTTTGATATTATTCAATTTTTATAAGGAACCATAATGTCTAAATCTAAATCTCGAAACGGAGATGTAATTAAAGCATTTAAGAAAGAGATTAATCTTTCAACTCAGACTATCAAAAGTCAAAAACAATACTCTCGAAAAGTTAAACACAAACTTAACTTCTCGGAGTAATATGTGCTATAACTCAGTCGGTAGAGTGAGTGACTGTTAATCATTATGTCGTAGGTTCGAGCCCTACTAGCACAGCCATGCCACCACAGGTTATTCGACTCTCCTTGAGGGTACCATTATATACCGAAAGTATGAGTAGATTCTCATTATATACAGGAGCCTTGAAAATGGGCTGTTAACGTTATGCACACTGTGAGAGTATTAGTGAAAGTACTCATTCAGGTTTAATTCCTGACTTCGGAACCATTTTATTTTTATATGCGGAATTAAAAGAAAGAAGTAGTACTACTTTCTAATTAAGGCTAAACCTTAAGTTCCGCTCATTACTACATACTGACTGATTGCGCATCCAAGTCCGGATCTTGTCAGGTTCGATCCCGCTATTCTCCACCACTTCCTCTATTTACAAATATATTATTAACATTATATACTAACTACTATTACTAATATATTTATCTTACATTAGGACATTCTAAATTAAAGGCTCAACATGTCAACTAAACTTTCACTACCACCTTATACATATTACTACGGATACTCTAAAGAGTACGTAACTCTATTAGCCTCTATGCCTTACAGAGAAGCTCTACAAGACAAGATCTCATCTGCCAAAGGCCTACTTAGCAGACTACTCCATAAACCATTCCAAGCTCAAGACTCTGCTCGTATTAACGATGTCCAAAAAGCTATCAAATTCAACAATGAATTACTAGATGAGTTAGCATGACTAACACTAAAGACCTTATCAAACAAACAATCAATATTCTCCCATCTCTCGATGATGAAACACTAATTTACTACTACAAATGTTCATTAGGTCGAAGTGCTGAATACAAACCACTTATCAAAGCCATCGAGCTTGAACGAAAATCCCGAAACAAATCCATTAAGGAGCTTGACGATGAGTCAACAATCTCTACTGGAACAAGCCAGACATGAATTAGAACAACTTGGTGCATTCAAAAACGAACTGCCTCCAATTGTCGATCTCTTAGTTAAAGCTATTCCCATAAACACAATCCCAGACCGTATGAAACTTATCATATCTATCTCAGAAATGATCTCATTCGCCTCACAATTCAGACGTAATATCTGGCATTGGGATGGCTTTGAATTACCAATCAACGCAACATCATTCGTTATCGCCGGCTCAGGTGATGGCAAGGACTCAGCAGTTAAAGCTGTTCGAAGATGCTTTGCAGTTGCTACAGCTAACATCGCTGAAGAACGTAAAACCCTAGCTAAGAAAGCAGCCATTGCTGCCGCTTCAGAAGCCGGTGAAACTCCACCATACGAATTTGAAAACTACAAGAAATTCTACACTCCACCTCCTCCAACACTAATTGCTCCAACTACACCTCAAGGTCTTATCCAACATCTTAACGATATTGCTGATCTACCATTAGGTGCTGGTTCAATCTACGCTGGTGAACTCGGTGACGAACTTGCTACTAATGCTAACATGCTTGAAATAGTTAAAATCATAGCTGAAGTATTTGATACTGGTGACAAAGAATCAGTATACACTAAGGGTAAGGAGTTCCGTTCTAAGGAAATCTCTGCTATGCCACTATCAGCATTATTCGTTGGTTCTCCTAAATACATCCTTTACGATTATTCAGTTAAGAAGAAATTCTTAATCGCCTTCGAATCTAAGTTAGCTAGACGTTCATTCTTCTGCTACATTCCTAAACCTCTACCGAAAGTAGACAATATTTCGCTTATCGAAGCAACTAAACAAGAAAGACAACTTTCAGTTCAAGCTAATCTATTCAAAGAACAAATCTCTGACGGAGTAGTTAAAGTTGCTAACTACCATATGAGGAAAGGTAACGAACTAATCCAAATCGCAGACGAAGTGCAAGACTTATTCAATATATACAAACTTTATAATGATAGGGTTTCAGATACAATCAATCATAAGTATCCATTATCAAAGTTAGTTAGAAAACACCTTCAGTGGAAATCCTTAAAACTAGCAGGTGCTTTCGCCATCCTTGAAGAGTCAGACACTATCGAAATCGAACATTACATTTCAGCAATCAGATTCTGCGAACAATTAGATTCAGATATGCTAATTTTCGAACAAGACTTATTTAAAGAACAATACGAAGTATTCTCAGACTACATGCAAACTAATGCTACTGACGGTAGAATGTCTTTCACTCTTCACGAACTTCGTAAATCAGGCTACATCTCTGCACAAGGTGGCCCATTAGCTAAGATGAAAGAACTTACTCACTTAGCTTCATCATACGACCCTGAAGGTATCTACACCTACGACAACGATGGTGTATACTATGAGAAAATCATTAAAGTTGATGGACTTACTCTATCATATCTTCCAGTTGATAACTCTAAGATCGAGAAAGCCGTAGCTTCAGGAAACGAAGTTGCAATCTCCAAGGAGAAAGAACTAGTTGCCAAATCTGCAGTATCAGGATACATTCCAGTTACTGTTCACTTTGCAGACTTAGCTGACATGCTAGCTTCAGACAACGCATACTCTCCATTCCTATTCAAAGACAACACTCGTGGTAAAGACAACATTATATCTGGTGCTAAATTCATTGTCCTAGACATTGACAAATCTAACATCACTTATACTGAAGCTCATTATATCCTTCAAGATATCAATCACCACATCGTTCAAACTAGCAATAAGAACAACCCATTCAAATTCAGAATCCTAATCGAATTAGATTCAGTAGTTGAAGTTAACGGAATGTTATGGAAACACTTCTATACATCTATAGCTAAATCTTTATCATTTACTGTAGACGTTTTGCCTCAATCTCAAATCTTCTACTCATACGCAGACCGAGAAATCTTATCTGTTACAGACAAATCCCCAATCGAAGTTAGGGATCACCTAATGTTAGCTCACGATAAGGTTACTGAGAAACCATCATTAACTGAGAAAGCTTTAACATCTAACCAGAAGAAAGCTCTATTAGATGACGAATTAACAACATTCAGTTACGCCTTCGAGTGCAAAGAAAACGGTTCTCTTAACATGCTTAAAGCCGCTAAACACGCTAGGGATTTAGGTATGTCTAAAGATGAAATCATTGAATTACTTTATCGTATTAATGCTTACTGGGTTTATCCTTTAGACGAATCTAGATTACAATCGACCTTAATATCACAGGTAGACCGCTGGTGACTATGAAAACTTTAGTTATCGGAGACATTCACGGAATGTTTCAAGAGCTTAAAGCTCTATTAGCTCAAGTAGGTCCAGTCGATGAAATTATCTCTTGTGGAGATATCATTGACAGAGGACCTCAATCAGCAGAAGTAATCAAATTCTGTCAAGAAAACAATATCAAAGTCTGTTTAGGAAATCATGAAGCTATGGCAATCGAAGCTATTGAAGACTACTTAGATTCATCAGTTAAAACATTTAAACGTTTAAGATTAACCAGCACAGACTGGTGGGCAAATGGTGGAGACAAAGTCTTCTACCAAATCGAAGACAAACTTCCTGAAACATTAGCTTACTTTAAATCATTACCACTATTCATTATGACTGAGCATACTAAGAACAATTTACCAATCGTTGTATCTCATTCTTTAATAACTAGGTGCTTACACGACTTCTCTAAATCTTTAGATTACACTTCTCCGCTTGCTGACTACGCATTATGGAATCGTCAAATCCCTATGCCTAGCTCATACTTTAACATTCATGGCCATACTCCAACTGATTACTTTGGTTTAACAAACATTCCATATCAATCAAACTTCCATCTAAACATCGACACTGGTGCATGTTACAACACTACTACCAGAGGGAAACTAACAGCCGTGTTACTCCCAGACTTTAAAATCTATCAACAGGAGAGATTATGAAAATCGTATGCATTTCAGACACTCATCACAAACACAAATATATCAATCCTTTAGATATCCAAGACGCAGACATGATTATTCATGCAGGTGACTTCACATCTAACGGTAATCAAGCTCAGACAATATCATTCCTTCAGTGGTATGAGTCACTACCTATTAAACACAAAATCCTAATCGCTGGCAATCACGACTTTTTTTGTTGCTCTGACTCATTCCAGAATCTATTAACACAACACGCTCCAAGCGTTAAATATTTATTCAACGAATCAATCATCATCGAAGGAATCAAAATCTGGGGATCTCCATACTCTAACACTTTCGGTCATTGGGCATTTATGAAAGACGACTTAGACTTAGCTACAATCTGGGACACAATCCCTGATGATGCAGACATTGTTGTAACTCACGGCCCAGCTTACTTTACTGGTGATAAAGTTCTTAATCCTCAGTACGGGATGTCACCTCATGTGGGTTCTCAAGCTCTTAGAATGAGATTAACAGAACTCCCTAAATTAAAACTTCACGTTACTGGTCACATCCATGAATCTGCAGGACTCTACTTTGATAAGTATGTTACTATCAATGCAGCAATCTGTGATTTAAATTATGTTCCATTCAATAAGCCTATTTCGGTAATCCTATGACTAGATTAGATTACATCCCAGGCTCATCAATTACGCCTCCAGACGCATTTACAATCTCTCCATCATCGCTAGGTAAATTCTTCGACGAACCTCATACTTGGTACCGTGAGTACGTATTAGGTCAACGAGAATTTGACTCTACCACATCAACTGTCTTAGGTACAATCGTACATTTCTGTGGTGAAGAATTCATTAAGACTAAGTCAGTTGATAAACTTGAAATTCTTAAATATTTATATTCTTTAACTCATACAACTCAATGTCCTTTTACCACATTAGAAGAAGCTGAAACTTACTTCAGTTCATTCACTCATCCTACTTATGATATTCAACATATTTTATCTCAATACAAACCTATGGGTAACTGTCTTATCAAGTACCTATCAGAATTACCAAAATTCAAACTAAACCAAGCTGTCTCAGAGCAAATGGTAGCTGCGGAAATCATTCCAGGCTACTACGTTTCTGGTTCATGCGACCTACAAATCGGTCCAGACATCTACGATTATAAGACGACTTCAAGTCTATCTGCTCCATCCTCTGTTAATTATGGTTATCGACTTCAACTATTAGCTTATGCTTATGCTTTAGTCAAATCCGGAGTACAGATAAACTCAGCCTCTATAATCTGGATCACTACGAACCAAGTGAATCGAATCAGTCCCGACACTGGCAAACCCATGAAGGATTACCCGGCAACCTGTTCAGTATCTCAGACAATAACTATTGATGAGCAATCCCTCGCTTTCATCGAGGACATACTGAAACTTGTTGCCGAAACTGTTCAGTTCGTGAAAGCCAACCCTCAGTATGCATACATCGCATTCAGAGACTACAGACTTAAACTATCTGAACTTCCTCAAATCCCATTCACAAAGGCCCTCAATGTCAGCAGTTAAATTATTAATCGCAGGACAAAGTAACTCAGGAAAGACTACTCTCTTAAAGTCACTTGAAGATGCTTATGTTCTATCACATGATGGAAAGAAATTCCCATTCCCTATTCCTCACACAAATGTGCCAACATTTGACTCAGTAGCTCAATTAACAGACTTAATGACTACTAAAATCCAAGCGTATCAAGATACTAAAGGTGACTTACCTAAAACAGTAGTTATCGACACAGTATCTAAAATCTTCGATACAATTTACGACAACTGTAATAAGAAATACACTGGCTTAACTGTAAGGCCCTTTTAGGAGTGATCCTAATAGCAAATCCCTTGAATTCAGGGAAACTCTGACCGGATAATGCCGAAGACAATCCTGAGCGAAGACCAAAGTAACATTGGTAACGTGCAACGACTAGTCGAAAGACGTAGGATCAAGTGATCCGAAGCAGGGGATAAGTAATCTTAAAATATTACTTAATGATATAGTCTACTCTATATAGAAATATATAGCAGCAGTAGTAAATTATACTACTACGGACATTGTCTAACGAACAATGTTGAATACAAGGTTAAAATCTACTCAGAAATAGATTTAGAAATCAAAGCATTCACAGACTACGTACAAAATATGTTAGTAGAAAACGGAATGAATGTTGTATTACTATCTCATGCTCTTTATGACTCTGAAACATCTAGCTATAACTTAGTTGGAAAAGGGTCATTTTTAAAAAGAGGTGGATTCTTAGCAGAAGTTGACTTTTCTTCTTTTTTAGAATTAAAAAACAACAAGAGGTATGTTCACCACAGATCAACAAAATTCCCAGCTAGAACACTATTAGAATCTGCTCCAGACTCTTCACTAGTTGACGAATTTAATCTTCAAGAGTATATCGACCAAATTGCCGAAATCAATTCAGCAGTTGAAACATTCGAATTATAATAAATCACCACAGGACTCATCACCATGTCATTCATCAAAGTAAACACATCAGAAGAAGTTGTAAAAGAAAGTAAAGGAGGAGGTTCTTACTTATCTAAGTCAGGAATCTACCCAGTTACTATCAAATTTGCATCAGTTTCTGTAAACGAACACAATGCTAGAAGTATCGACTTCAACGTTGATTACAACGGAAACTCTTCTACATTATACGGTCTAAAATTAGACAACAACGACGGTAGTGAAAACTACATGTACCCAATCTTCAACAACTTATGTATCATTGCTGGTTTAGAAAACGTTAACGAACCAGAAGAACAAGAACACGAAGTTGGGAAAGACAAAGAAGTTAAATCATTTATGGTTTTAGATGACTTAACAGGATTAGAATGTTTTGTTAGAGTACAACAAGAATACTCTAAATACAATAACGAAATCAAATCTAGATTAGTTATCAAATCATTCTATAGAGCTGACGAAGCTAACGCATTCGAAATCATCAAAGGTGAAAACTTTGGTACTCAGTTCAAAAAAGACCAAGCATACGCTGACAAAATCACTTACAAAGACGGTTTAACAGCTGAAGAAGTAACTGCTTGGGAAGAAGCTAAGAAAAACGGAAAATCTGGAGCAGTTAAACCAGCTACTCAAACTCCAGTTAAATCAAACGCATTCAGAAGATAACCCTTCTTAATGCATAGGAAACATATGCAAGTTTTATTCACATCAGATTTACACTTAGGTCACAAAGCAATCGCTAAATACAGACCTATATTTGACTCCTCTAAGAGTCACGACGAATTCATACTATCTATGATCGAAGCTCTACCAAAACGAACAATCCTGTACGTACTTGGAGACTTCTTATTTGATGGCACTCATTTTGAAGACTATCTAATGAGACTATCTTCATACAAGTGTGAAATTCGAGTAGTACCTGGAAATCACGACTCTAAATTATTATACAATCAGACAATTGCTCCGAATGTTAAGGTTGAGTTACCTTTATTTACTTATAAGGATTTTTGGGTGTCTCATTGCCCAATCCACCCTCACGAAATGAGAAACCGTCATGGCAACATTCATGGTCACTTACACAGTGAGGAACTTCCAGATCCAAAATACATCAATGTAAATCTTGATGTTAACGACTTTCAGTTCGTACCACTAGCAGACATAATGGCACGAGGGGGCAGCAAATGAATGCCACACCAGAACAACAAGCTATCATACAACACGTTCTTACCACTAACGGACTAACTATGGTTTCTGCCGTAGCTGGTTCAGGTAAGACTACGCTATTAGTAGCACTAACCAATCGAATGGTTGAAGGAAATCCAGCTCCAGGTCTCTACTTAGCCTACAATAAATCTGTAGCTACGGAAGCTCAAACTAAATTTCCCGACTTTATTTCTTGTATGACAACTCATTCATTAGCTTATACACCCACCGTGCGAGCTAAAGGCAGTAAACTTCACTTAGGTAAATTCACTTACCGACAAATCCATGAAAGCATCGACTATGACTTCAAGTGTGAAATCGTAGATCATATTAGAACATTTTGTTTGTCCTCGTTCCTCAATATTGACGACTACGGTAAATTTCACGACCTAACACCTAGACTATTAGAGTATCTACACAAATATCTAGATCAAATGTTAGAAGGTAAGACAGAATGTACACATGATTTTTACTTAAAACTTTATCACATTATGCTAGCTAACGGTAACATAAGTTACGAACCGTTCAGTATAATTGCCCTCGACGAGTCTGGAGATTTGAATCCAGTAACTCTTGAGATTTTCAAACTTCTTCCAGCTGAGAAGAAAGTAATGGTAGGAGATCCACACCAAAACATCTATCAATTCAATCACACGATTAACTGTTTCAGTGTTATGGCGGATCAAGGTACTTACCTTCCAATGACTAAGTCATTCAGAGTAGATCATAGGATAGCCAAACGAATACAAAAGTATTGTCAAGCCTACCTATCTGAAGACATGCTATTCGAAGGAATTGAGATTACCAATCCTAAAATTGAAACTCGTGCATTTATCTCAAGAACTAACTCCGCTTTAGTAAGAAAACTAATGGAACTTAATAAGCTTCATATCCCATACGGAACCATCAGAGACGTGAAGGATATTTTTGCCTTACCATTAACCCTTTGTGCATTAAAACCAGGAGGTTTTACATCAAATTCAGAATTCAAATATCTGCAAGACGATGCAAACACATATGGCAAATCTAAAGAGTTGCAAGATCGTTATAAAACTGTACTTATGTATCTTAAAGACTTACATGAAGGTGATTTTGCCTTACAACAAGCAATAGCTTTAGTATTCCAATACGGAAAACTAGACATCATCTCATGTTTTGAATTAGCTAAGAAGCATTCTAAGAAAGAACAAAATTATATGATAGGCACTTCTCACTCATTCAAAGGATTAGAAATGGACTCAGTTGAATTAGCTGATGATATGAATCAAGCAATCGCTAGTATAGTACTATCTACGAAATTAGATCCTGATTACATACCAACTCAAGAAGAACGAGCAGAATTAAACTTATACTATGTAGCTTGCTCTAGAGCTAAGAAAGAGCTTCACAATGCTAAGTATTTGTAAGTTGTCAATTTGACAACTTGTAGGTACTACTAAGTAGTGTTATAAGACAGGAATGAAGCCACCTGCTACGTGTTACTGACCCACACTACTTACTAGTGCTTACCGCACAAATAATCCACTCACTAAAGGAGCCACCATGGCAAACTTATCTACAATCACTACTGTTGCTGCTGCATTAGCTGCTAATCAATCTATCACTAAAAAAGCTGCTACTGAGTTAGTAACAAATGTATACGAGATTATCGCTGCTGAAATCGCTGCAGGTAATGACGTGAAAATCAACAACGTTGGTACAATCAAACAAGTTACTAGAGCTGCTAGAACTGGTCACAATCCATCAACTGGTGCTAAATTAGAAATCCCAGCTAAAAGAACTTTAAAGTTCAAACCATTTGCAAACATCAAAGTAGCATTAAACTCTTAATCCAATTTTAAGGAGTCACGAGTGGAATTCACTTACGATGACACACAAACAATTAGGGTATCAGAACTGAAACTCCTAACTCTGGATGAAGCTCAGAAAATCATCGCTCAAGTGAATAATCCAACTCAAGCTCTTGAGATGGCTAAAATTCACAGTCAAGAAGCGACTGACTGGGTAATTCATGTAATTCAAGCATGTAATGCAATTCATGCTAATCTAAAGGCAAGTCAAAATGGTTGAATTAGTTGAAAACAAACGTCACGAGATAATCAAAAGGGATGGACGAATCGAAGCATTCGATTGGGAAAAACTCTATGCAGTTATCTTGTGGGCATGTAAAGGGAGAGAGTCCTTAGCTAAAACTTTATTAGAAGCAATCAGTATTAAGATCCATAACAAGATGAGTATAGTTAAACTATATGATGAAGTTATTAATACAGCCTCTAATTTAATTTCAGACTTATACCCAGTATGGGATGAAATAACTAGAAACCTTTACATTTTAAAACTACACAAAGACATTGGTGTTAAAAGAATCGATTACCCTTCGTACAAAGACATTGTAGCTAACAATATCAAACACGGTTACTACAGCGAAGAAACTTTTAACAAACTCCTTACACATACAACTATAGAAGAATTAGAATCTAAAGTCCTTGACCCAATGAGGGATAACCTTTTCACATTCGGTGGACTTAAACTATTCGTGGACAAGTATTGTAACAAGACTCCTAACGGAACACTCTTAGAACTACCACAACACGTTTATCTACGAGACGCTATTCAGAAAAACTACCATCTATCTATTAACGAAATCAAAGAAGACTACGATCAAGTATCTTCTCACTTAGTTACAGATGCAACTCCTAAGATGGTAAATGGTTGTAAACCTAATGCACAATTATTTTCATGTTGTCTAGCTCGTCCAGAAGATTCTCTTGAATCTTTAAACAAAGTTGATGACATCTTAGGTAACGAGTCTAAATTCGGTGGCGGATTAGCTACTGACATTTCAGCAGTTCGAGCTAAGGGTGCATTCATTAAAGGTAACAAAGGTAAATCTGGTGGAGCAATCCCATTCGTTCAAAAGAATCAATGGGCAGTTGGCGCATATAACCAAGGAGATACTCGTATGTCTTCTGAAGCTATGTACTATAACTGGTTTCACTATGAAGCACCTGAACTTACTATGCTTAAAGACAAGTCTGGTAAAGACGAAGAAAGAGCTAGAAAGCTTAAGTATGCAATCAAATGGACCAAACGATTCTCAAGAGCAATCAAGAATGATGAAGAAATATATCTATTCGATCCACACAAAACTCAAGACATGACTTATGCTTGGGGTGATGAATTAGAAAGACTATACGACCATTATTCTAAAACTCAAGTTAGAAAGAGAACTTATCGAGCTCAAGACTTAGCCTTCACTGTTGCTAAAATCAAAGGTGAGACGGGTAAACATATTAGCCCCTTTATGTAGTAATGCATAAAGCAAATTCTTCTAATTGCTGGGAACTCCTAATAAGACTTTAAGATTAATTAATGTATAATTATTACATAACTAATTATTAAGGATACTTATGGACAATCAGCAGCGAAGCTTGCAATCACTATTATGTATAGAAGGATTTAAAACAATCCCAATATTACATAAGAAATATTTAAACACTCAAGAATTATCTCAAGATTTCTTATTAGAAATGCACGAGATATCAAAACAAGAATTATTAACTAAATTTAATATTCCTAATTTACCTGTATTAAACAAAATACTTTGTAAAGTATATGACTTATACGAAACACTTCCATTACCTGCAGGATTTATTACAGCTAGTCTATACACCTGTTCTGATTATGCTATTAATATTAATAGTATTATCATAACTAGTAGAACTAGACGAATTGTTAAACCTTATTTTGATGAGTTTGGTTATTTACGAGTAAATACTCGACATTTAAAACCACACACTTCATCAATAGGTATTTATGAAAGACTTCACAGATTATATGCTATGACTTTTCTTCCATTGGAGGATACATCATTATACTCTAATTTAGAAGTTAATCATCGTAATGGGAATAAACTTGATAATACAGTTGAAAACCTTGAGTGGGTAACTAAACAAGAAAACCTCCAACATGCTTGGAAGACAGGTCTACGAAAGTTACCAAACCAATATTTGCAAGAACGTTCAACGACTATCCCGAAAGGGAGTACACTCAAGTGAGTGGAAATGGAGAAGGTCCAAATTTAATTATTTGGATCAAGATATAGTCTAGACTACATGGTAACATGTAGAAGTTCATGTACTTCTGTACTGAGAACTGCGTGTAATTAACGACTACACGTGAATACAATCGAACAACTATACGTTCTTCACAGACAACGCCAACATTCAAAACATTGGTGGTGGTACAGTTACTCAATCTAACTTATGTATGGAATACTTACCAAACTTCAAGAGCATCAAACATCTTTCAGATGAATTAGTTGCAATTGAAGACAAAACATTCGTTCAGCACAAATTCGAAGGTGATGTTGCTTTATGTAACTTAGCTTCTGTCAATTTAGCTAAATGGATATTATTATCTCCAGAAGAGAAGAGAAGACAAGCATACATCCTAGTTAGATCTATGGATAATTCTATTGATAACTCATTCTATTCAAACAGATATGGTAAGCATCATTCATTCCAACACAGAAACATTGGTATTGGTGTTTCTAATTATGCTAACGTAATCGCTTTACAAGGATTCTTATGGGATTCGAAGGAAGCTAGACAATTCACTCATGAATTATTCGAAGAACTTCAATACTACTGTATCGCTGGTTCAGTTAAGTTAGCATCTGAACGAGGTAAATACCCATTATTCTATGAATCAAAATGGTCTAAAGGTGTATTCCCTCACGAGATTTCTATATTAGGTAATATGGAATCAGAATTAAACTATCCATTAAAAATGGATTGGGAAGCCCTAAGAATCGACTTACTAAAATATGGTATCAGAAATGAATACCTTATGGCAATCGCTCCTACAGCTACTTCTGGTCTATGTATCAACGCAACTCCTGGAGTTGACCTACCTAGAAAACTTAAAACAATCCAAGAGGGTACTTACTCTCTTCCATTCATAGTTCCAAACCTACGAGAATGTAGACCATACTACAGAACAACTTTCCAAGTAGCTAACAAAGACACAATCGAATTAGCTGCTATCAGACAGAAATTCATCTGTATGGGTCAGTCTGTATCTCTAGGATATCCTAAATTAAACTCAGCTTATGAAGTTATCGATGACATCATATATGCTGAATACTTAGGTTTGAAAACACTTTACTACACTTACGTACCAGCTGCCGACGACTTATCAGACGACGATGATGCAGTATGTGAGAGTTGCCAATCTTAGGAGTAATCATGATTAAATTAGACAGAATACCAACTAATGATGGCAGACTATTCTTTGGAGACAACGGTGGAGTTCCAAACTTAACCGTTGGTGGTCTTAAGAAGTACCAAGACCTAGCTAACGCCGACGAGGCAAACTTCTGGTCAATCAACACTGTATCTTGTTCCCAAGACCATGCTGACGAATTACCAACAAACGCTATGTCTAAATTCCAGAAGAATATCGGTTATCAAACTTTAGTAGACACTCTAGTTCCTGATGTTTACTCTTACTTATCAGAGATTGCCACTGACCCATACCTTAGTTACTTATACTCACGTATCGGTACTATGGAGAAAGTCCATGGAATGTCTTATTCAGCTGGACTAGTTCAAGTCTTCGGTGCAAAAGCCGAAGAGTTCCTCAATATTATCTATACTGATCAAATCATTAAAGATCGTATTCTAGACGAACTAGACATAGCTATTCGTTTCCGTACAGCAGTTCAATCTGGCTGGCAAGAAACAGAGGAGAATGCAAAACTTCTTCTTGAACTATTAGTTAAACTGCTTTTCTTAGAGGGTGTTAAATTTCCATTCTCATTCTTAACTACGTGGACTATCAACAGAGCTTATGACAATAAGCTTCAGGGATTCAGTCTTACATTACTTGAAATCGCTAAAGACGAAATGCAAACTCATACAACTACTGGAGCTAACGTAATATTAGATCTAAGAGCAGACAAGCTATTCGGTCCAATCATCAAATCTGATTGGTTTACTAACCTAGTTGACGAAGTATCTACTTCTACTACAACTAAGGAATTAGCATATGCAGACTACTTATTAGAAGACGGAGAAATCCAAGGATTCAATAAAGCTATCTGTGAACATTTCATCAAGTACTGGGTTGATAGAAGGAGAAAACAATTAAAGTTTGAACCTTTCTACAATTTAGAGAAGAACGACATCGAGAAATGGTTTGATTCCTATAGAAACATCAATGGTAAGGCAGTAGCTTTACAAGAAGCTGACTCAGCTGCTTATCAAAAAGGTACACTTATCAATGATCTTTACAAATTCAAAACGGAAGGATCTAGATATGGAATCTGAATTATGTGAACAATGTTCAAGACCAGAATTAAGTTGTACTTGTTACAACTCTTCAGAACAACCATCAGTAGGAATGAAATTTGATAATGGTAAATTATTATATTCATTAATTCCTCCTGAAACTCTAAAAGCTTTAGCTGAAGTTCTAACTTACGGTGCTCAAAAATATGCCCCAAACAACTGGGTCAAGGTTGAAAACGGAGACATCCGTTATATGGATGCATTATTCAGACACCTCGAAGCATTCAGATCTGGTGAAACTCACGACCAAGAATCTGGTATGCACCACTTGGCTCACGTTTTAACTAACGTAGCATTCTTACACTATATACACACAAAGGCCTAACCATGGATATTATAGAATTACTTGGTGGAAAAGACGAGAAGTCTAGTCCATTCGATGATTACGTTCCAGTAATCCAATCAAGAGACGGTAGATCAACTACAATCTACTTAACTGAGGCTATCTCATACCCATCAGAGTATAATAAAGCGTGTCTTTCACTAGAATCAGCTGTACCTGGTGATAACATCATAATTAAAATCAATAATGGTGGTGGATCAATTGATTCAGCATTCCAAATTATTGATGCAATGAAAAGGTGTAAAGGTCACATCAAAGTTGAGATTAGTGGTTCAGCATGCTCTGCTGCAACTGTAATCACAATGTATGCTCACGAGTTATACGTCGCTGACTTTACATCATTCATGATTCATAATTACAGTACAGGTATGGCAGGTTGACTACATAGCCTTTTAACAAAGTAATTTGTTATCAAAATTCATTTAAACGGAAGAACTCCTACCAGGTAATGCTGAGGACAATTTACCGTGCTAAATTAATTTCTAAGTATGGTTTAAGAAGGGACATGATATAATTATAAAAAATAAGGATATTACATGACACAAGAACAACTTAAACTAAAATTAGCTTATAACCCAGAAACAGGTTTATTTACATGGTTACATGGAAAATATAAAGGACAAACTGCTGGAACAATCGCAGGAATCTTACCTGATCAAGGGTATATAAGAATAGTTATAAATAAAACTGAGTATAAAGCTCATAGATTAGTATGGTTATACACTTATGGATATTTTCCTAAGTATCAAATCGACCATAAAGATCATGACAGAACTAATAATAAACTAAACAATCTAATTGAAGCTACGGCTTCTACAAATAGTAAAAACCAATCTATTTATAAGAATAATAAATCTGGATTTCATGGAGTAACAGCTCATGGAAATAAGTGGAGAGCACGTATTAATATTAATGGTGTTAAACATCATATTGGTATTTTTAATACTATTGAAGAAGCAGCAGAAGCTAGACGTAAAGTTGAATTAGAAAACAATTTCAGTATTACACATGGAAATTATAAAAGCCTAACGACTATCCCGTAAGCCATTAAAGGGAGTACACACTAAGCTAATGAGTGTGGAAAAAGTGAAGATCCTAATAGGATTTTGATATAGTCTGGTCTATACAGTAATGTATAGCTGGTTACGTACCGGATAAAAGAGTTGCGTCTTTTATCGAACACAAACGAAAGGTCATGAGTTAAAATCATATCAAGAACATACTGATAGAGAATTAAATGCTGCATTCAGAACTATCTACAAAAGTTTCCTTACAGATAAAGAAATGACGCAAGTAATCAATGGTAAAGACATTTGGATGGGTAAAGATGAAGTCTTAGCTAGATGGAATACAAAACAGTGTAAAATCGACACTCCTTCAGACTTACCTATTACTACTAAAAATGTTCCATCAACTCCTACAGTACGAAGAGGAAGACCAAGAAAATCAGAGGTATAAGATGAACTCACACAAAGCTTATATCCTTGATACTAACGTAATCCTTGATAGTGTAGACAACATCTACAAACTATCTGAAGACGGGACTAACTTACTAGTTATTCCTGAGATAGTAATAGACGAATTAGATGCTAAGAAATCTGGTTTCGAAGAAATCAATTTCAACGCAAGACAATTCGCTAGACTATTAGAAGACAGTGAAATAATCCAAGCTAAATCTAACATAACAGACTCACTTATGGGTTTCTTAGTCAAACTAAGTAACTCTAATGTAGATCTATTAATCCTAACAAAAGAAAAATATAACTGTGAAGCTTCAAACATCGCAGTTAATATTCTCAACGATAGAAAAATTCTCGAATTAGCTAAAGATTACATCACAGCTTGTCCACAACTAGATTGTAAATTTATCTCATTAGATATTATGTGTAGAACTAGATCTTTAACTCTAGATTTACCAACAGATTATTTACATGGGAAAGACAAAGAACTATCTTTTAGTTTTCATAAGACAATAGAATTAGAAAATATAGTAAAATTAGACAACGTACCAATAACAAAATTAGATCCAAACCATCAACCTGAAAATTATAGTTATACTATACTAGAGAAGGAAACTGGTAGGCATTTCTTAGGAACTGTTCAAAATGGAAAATTTGTACCATTAGATGACAAATTAAATAACAGAACAATCAAGGCGCTTAATAAGGAACAACTATTCTTTTTATCCGCATTACTTGATCAACACTACAATTTAGTTGCCTGTGAGGCGAAAGCTGGTTTTTAATCGAGCCTAGCTGTGTAGTAATATACAGCCGTAACCTCTCTAATTGCTGGGACCCCCATAAGACTTACTAACTACAACGTAACTAGAAATGGTAAACGTGAATGTTTAAAAATAGAAAGTATTGGGAAATCAGCAGCGAAGCACCGTGCAGGTGAACGTTCATCGACTATCCGTAAGGAGTACAGTCTAAGTAGGCTGGAAATGGGAGGCATCTTACTTGACTTCCCTTTTGATTTATGCTATAATAACGCAAAATCAATATAAGGGAAAACATATGAATGAAATATTTACAGACATCGTAGGCTACGAAGGCCTATATCAAATCTCTAACTTGGGTACTGTAGTATCACTACCTAAAGGTGACGGAAATGGCAATAGAACTAGAGTACTTAAATACGATATTAAAACACATACACATACTAGTTACGCTAGAGTTACACTATCAAAAGAAGGTAAGACAAAACGTTTTCAAGTTCATCGTCTTGTAGCTCAAGCATTTATACCAAATCCTGAAGCTAAGCCTTTTGTTAACCACATTGATAACAATGGTCTTAACAACGCTGTAACAAACCTAGAATGGTGTAATCAAACTGAAAACATGAAACACTCAAGTGATCAAGGTAGACAAGATGAGATTCGTCGGCTTGGTGGTAAAGCTGCTGGTGCACTTATCACTGAAGCTTCTATAGATCTTTGGAGGTCATATATAGGAACTACTATAGAGGAACTAACTGTGGTTGATTTCTTTTATGACAAAACTTTAAAAACCCCTAGATTCAAACTTGTATGTAAGTGTTCCTGTGGAAACATTACCTCTAACACTTTAGCTAATATTAGAAAAAATGCTAAAATGTGTAAAGAATGTTCATTCAAACAACGTAAGATGAAGATATAGTCAGTACTATATGGAAACATATAGAGACTTGTAATATCAAGTCCGTAAAGCTTAACGACCTTTACGTTAACAAACATAGTCAGGTAAAACACTTATGGCACTAACTGCAGCAATGGAGTTAGTAAAAGCTAAGAAGTACTCTAAAATTATCTACATCAGAAACTCAATCGAATCAACTGCGAAAGGTGAGGAAGTTGGATTTCTACCAGGTCTTGAAGAAAAATTCAAAATCTATAACCACCCACTATACGACACTCTTAGGTTCATAGCTCGTACAAACGTAACTAAATCTAATAGTAACAAAACTAAAGCCTCAAAATCTGAAGTTACTGACGAATTAATCGAAGAACTTGTAGCTACTTATACTTCAGAATACAATATACAAACTATGTGGGTAGGGGAGATGAGAGGAAGAACTATATCTAATGCATACGTAATAGTAGACGAATACCAAAACTGTTCAAGCAGTACTGGTCAACTAATATTATCAAGATTAGATAAAGACTGTAAAGTCGTATGTATCGGTTCTAACAGACAGATAGACAACCTTTACACTAATAAGTACATTAATGCTTTATCAGGTTTATTAAAAGCTGCGAAAGAACCAGAACACTCAATCAAATTATTTGCTTGTGAGTTAACTAAAGTACTTAGAGGACCTCTTGTTGAATTTGCTGAGAAAATCTACAGCAAGTAATTAGCGTGTGGGATATCCAGACTTTTTCCCCACTGGGCACTACTCTTATTCGGTGAGTAGGAGCAGCACGCATCATAATCCGAAAATTCAAATTTAGGAAAATCAATGAAATTTTTAAATTGGTTTAATACAAACTTTTGGAGTATCATTATTTGGGTATCTCTAATAATGATATTTGGTGGATGGCTTGGATTACTCCAACTTACTGAAGCTGAGAGACTATACTACGGATTAGTTGCAATGATTTCATTAGCAACATCCGACATTTTAAGGAAAGTAACAGATGGATCAGCAAAACTTTGAAGAAAGTTCACACAAACCCCAAAGAGTAACAACTTATGTAAAACTTCCACACTTCATAGATCAAATCTATGAATTCAATCAGAAAGCTGGTCTACTTGATAAACCATACAATGACTTCTTAGAATCTTCATTTCAAATCGAAGAAGCCTTAGAAGGATTTAATGATTTAGTAGTATTAGGAAAAGTGTTATCAAGAAATGATTACGGAGTAACAGTCGTATCTGAGTCACCAAAAGACTTAGCTAGATCGATTGTTAACTTAGCTATGGATGGTAATGAAGTAGACTCATTATCAGACGTTGATAGACTTGACAAGGCTTGTGACGCAATTGTATTTGCAGTTGGATCAATAGCTAAACTTAAACTAACTCCAGCTCAATTATCAGAAGCTATGTTAATCGTTATGAATGCAAACCTAGCTAAACTAGGCATGCCGAAAGACGAACATGGTAAACTTATGAAACCTGAAGGATTCGTAGGACCTGAAGTTGAACTTCAAGCTTTACTTGATAGGAGAACATTATGATAATGTATATCATACTATTCTTTTTTTTCTATGGCTCAATAATTGTATTAGCTTTAAACAATATTACAACACTAGGATTCTTCCTGTACACTTGGAGTAACGGAGCTTCTTTAGCACAATCTGCTTGGGACTCTTTCATACTTTATATTAGTATTGGGTTCCTTGCTGGAATTGTTTTATTAATATCTATACTTTCTATGAAAGCATTAGACAAAGCAACATTCAAGTATTCAAGACGTAAGTAGTAATACTGAGTCCTCTTCGGAGGATTCACCTATTTCTACATAAGGAGCAACAATGGAATTTTTAATTATTGGAATTGCGCTATTCTTCAACATTGCCTTCCTTAAGTGGAAGATTGAACGAAAGCGTTATGCAGATGCTACACTAGACTTTACATGTCTAGTCATTGTAGCTATTTTATTTAGTGGCTCTTACGGAGCTTTAGTAGTAGGTACGATAGGATCAGCAATGCTATCTATCTATTTATATTTTTCACCACCAAGGTTATCTTTATGATAAAAACTATATTTTCATTTTTAGGTGCTATTCTGGGCTTAGCAGAACACAGTACAAATAACATTATCAAGAAATACAATGATAGTGCACCTCATGTTAAGACTAAGCTAACACGAGCTACAGAGCATGTAAGGAAGAAGTATGGACATTCTTAAAACAATTGTCACTGCTTTAGTTCTTATACTAATTACTATACTTTCTGTTATGTTTTACTACGTATTAGTTATAGTACTAGTAATCACTTTCTTAACAATAATTGCCTACTTTATTACAAAACTACGTAAGAAACTAAAATAGTTTATACGTAGTAGGTCTGAAGATTGGAGGAGTGAACTCATGTTCAATATACTCCCATAAGCTTTTACCTGGTAACAAGTCTCCTTGACCAAACCCTAAATTATACCAACTTCTTGTAAGTACTGATTGATCTTGGATTGATTCGAAATCTATAAACAGTGATTGCCCTAAGACAACCATCAATGTTTTTATCGGATATTTCGTTCCTGTTTTAGCAATTTGTAATTGGATTCTTTTTGCATACTTAGTAAACATAATCAAACCAACTCTATTCAAATACTCTTCTAACGAACCCGAAGGTTTATTATAGTTGATAAATGCATTTAATATTGTATCTAGTCTTTTTTTATCAGACTCTTGTTTAAATGTATTCATTTCACCCTTAGTAAGTTTTCTTCCTTTAGTTTCAGGATACTTCTCTGTAAACCATTTAGGAATCTTCATCTTACCATTAATTTGTTGTTCAGTAATATTCTTTAGTTTTCTATTCTCAACATCTCTTGCAATTAAGTCACTCATTTGCATTACTTCTTGCATGAACTTATAATAAGCAGTATCTTCCGTCAAGTACATCCAATTTACACCATCTTTCAGTATCTGAGGCATATTTTCAGTTTTATCTTTATACCATTTACTAATTCTATTAGTTCCTGTGTACTCATCTTTGTTGACATCTTCAACGATAGCTTGATAAATCCCAAGTTCATATAATTCATGAATTGGACTATTCCTTAATTCTCTTTCTAGTGATGGAATTCTTCCAATATCTTTCTTCTGAATATTTCCAGTATCTTTAGCTATTTGTAACTCAACTAACTCTCTATGCTTTCTAAGATAAGTTCTAACTTCTCTTGTACTCTCTAAATACATTCTACCAATCTCAGCTGGATTTGTCCCTGTATTAATTGCATACACAATATTACTAATAATATTCCCAACTAACACGAATGGCATTTTAATTAATACATCGGCTTTAGCCATTTTGATGAATTCCATCCAAATCGTTTCAGCTAACTTAACAGCATTCTTAATAATTGCAGGAGTAATATCTTTTAAGATAGGAATATCAGTTACACTTAAATGTCTATATCCGAAGTATGCACTCATTAGATCTCGTCTAACCGGCAAACCTTTGTACTCACTATTCATTGCTTCTTCTTTGAAATTCTTTGGAAGTACATTCCATAAGTCTTTAATTTTTTCATCATTTGAATCTGGACTAATTAATATATATTGTTTATCATTCTTTCCAGTAACTAAACCATCATTGTAATTTTCTTCAGCATCTTTTTTAATTATATCTAATAACTTATCATTATGTTGTTTAGTTGATGTTTTATCAAATATCTGTGCTTTAGTTCTCGCTACAATATCTGCTACATCTGTTCCCATACCTAAGTAATCTTCCTTAGATTGTTTGTCCATCATATATCTATAATCAACTACTGCCCCATCCTGGTCTAATACCGGAGCAACCCCGTAGTCAACTTTAGTTACATCAAACTCACCCTTCATCATCTTTTTAATCAACTTAATTCTCTCAGTATCTAAGTTAGTCTTAATAATTTTATGTTTTATCCCAGCATACTGATCTTCAGACGCATACATTAAATCTTTTAAGCTTGTACCCTTTGAGTGCATTTTAGTTAATCTAGCTGATGTTCTTAGCCAATCTGATGTCGTGAATGACTCCGATACATACATTCCAAACTCTTGTGGTGAAGTATCTGCAGGATTCTTATCTAATTTTTTAACTAATTTAAACCCTCTTGATTTCATCTCTTGCTCATTAGCAATTGTATCTATCTCCATTGTTATTCTATCATCGAATACTTCTTTCGTATACCCTTTTACTATGTGCGTGCTACTGTCCAGGAATAAACTATTTTTAGCTTCTTTCTTTAAATTTCTAGCAATCTCAATTAAGTTCTTGACACCCTTATTAAGCTGTGTCTTACTCTCACTTCTCATTAATTTCTCAACTTCTAGCTTATGTGAACTATCTGTATATTTCAACGCAACTAATGTAGCTAGCACATCAATATCATTTACTAACTCTTTACTAGGAGACTTGTAATCATTTGTCATTAATCCTCTAGCGATGTTCAGTGCATTAAATCCTAGTGCAATATTTGCTTTACCAGTTGCTAAGTAGTAACCTAAGCTTGTAGCTTGTGATTTGTAGTAATTAGCTTTGTCACCCTCATTCTTCTCTAGCTTATGCTTAATTCTTCCTATCTGAGTTTCTAAGTAATCTTTATCTTTCAATAATCTTCTTAGGTCATTTGTAGAATACTTCTTCTCTAATATCTCGAAATCAGTATCCATTATTACTCTAGTCAATGACTTCTTCTGAGCTTTAGTCAATTTCTCTTTAAACCCAGTCTCAACTGCTTGTTTCATTGTACCTAACAGTGACATCTTGAATCCATCAATTCTATCTGAACCTAGTGCTAGGAAATCCACAGTCTTACTTAAGTCATCTTGGTCTGTGAAATCTCTCATTATTGTTTGTAATGTTCCTTCAGGAGGCATTCCATACACCGTAGCTAACTTACTCAATTGATTTCTATACACTGGGTTAACTATCATATTAGTCAATACTTGTGTCATCCATTTAGCTTTTGCTAGTGGTTCTTTTGGTTTCTTACCTGCAACATCTTTTGGTACATGTTTATTAATGAAATCTTCTAATACTTCTCCAGCTTTTTCATCAGTACTATTTATGAACTGTGTAACTTTTTCCATTACATTTATATTTTTTCTTCGTTCAACTACTGCTTTATTATTATACTCAGCTAATCTGAAAGTCAAATCTCTAGTGGCTTCATATACATTTTTATCTCTATCTTTAAACTCGTAATTTCCTGATAGTAAATCCATAATCGTTTGAAATAATTTCTTAATTCTAGCACCTAACGTAGTTACTTTCTCCTTCTCTTTTACTTGAATATTCTTAACAACTTCCATAACTATTGGATTAGTTAATACATGTGATATGAACTCTTCTTCTGCATGTTTACTATTAAATATGTAATCATACATTTCTTTAGCATTCTTCTCTTCTAACTTACTATCTATACTTTCTTTTGGTAATAAATCTTGCCATTTAGTATTCTTTCTAGCAGTATTTAGTACATACTCTAATTCTCTCACAATTTTTCTAGCTTCAATATTTCCCTTATTAGCTAAGTCAAATGCATATCTAACATAACTATGAATAACTTCATGAGCATATATTTCTGCTTCACTTTGTTGATTACCAGCTAGTTTACCAGCCTTAGATATCCATAATCCCATTGAACTTCTATCTAACATACCTGCAGATGCTTTAGCTTTAGTTGTAATATACACATTCATATTAGTTAAGAAATCTTGATCTAAGCTACCAATCAAATCTTTTAAATACTTTAAGTGAGAATCACTTTCTTTCTTACCACCCAACACATGTAATTCTTCTAGTAACTTTTGCATACTTTCTACATTCTTATGAACAGTTTTTTCAACTCGTTCAAAATCATTCCAGTTTATTTTCTTTTTAGGTTCTTCTTTACTGCCTAGTACTCTATCTAATTCTTCTTTTAGGTTAATAGCATCTTTTGAGTTACGAGGATGTACCATACTTCTTTCTTCTTCAGTTATTCTTTGCTGACTCTCAACGATAGCCATAAACCCATCTAATAAGTATTTGTAAACTGTATCTTCATTTTTGAACCCCAGTATTTTCATTAGTGTGTCAACTAGCTCTTTAAACACAGTACTTAGTCTATCCATTTCTTTTACTGGAATACTATTCAAGGCTACCATAAATTCTGGATTGCTTAGTGCTTCAGCTATGAACTCATCAATGTTTGATCTCCAATATTGTTCATCACCTAATGCTTTTGAGAATATATGGTTATATCTAGTACTTTGTACTTTTTTATACAACTCTTCAATTCTTTTAGTCTCTGGTGCGTTTGGATTATTTTTCATGAATACATGAGCACCTGCGTGAATAAACTCATGTAACTGAGCAGCATTTAAATTTAGTTTACTATGAAACTCTGTCGCTTTCTCTTGGACTGCTTCAGAGTATGCTTCTTGCACTTCATTATACTTATTACGCTTTGGATCTTTCTTTATGTACTCAATTAGTTCTTCATCTGATAAATCCAAATCTGATATTTCATCCATGTACAATTTCTCAAGGTAATCAATAACTATTTTATTTGTTTTCTCTTTGCTTGGGATGTCAGCTACTCTAATAATACCCTTTTTCTCTTCAAACTTTCCAGCTATAAAACTACCAACACCTTCTAGTAATTCTCTAACTATTAAACCATCATCTTTCCTAACAATTATATTTGATATACTTTTTACAGTATCTTCAATTATTTTAGCATACTCTTCATACTTCGTATCAGCCTTACTAGTACTACCTTTTGAGTACAGTTCTCCTTCTGGCTCTTTAGTTAAGTACTTAGTTAATTCCATTGAAGGAAGCAACACACTTCTACCAGAAGCAGTTGTCTTACTTTTAACTTTACCTTTTTCAAATGTATAATTCTGTCCATTATCTAAGTAAACTACATACTCATTACCAATTTCTTTAACGAATACTAATGGTGTATTAGTTTGTTTTGTATCACTATGACTAATACTAATTACACCATCTGTTTGCTCAACTAATTTTTTATATACATCTTTTTCATGACTGTTCATAATATTATCTTTTAAGTTTAACCAGTAATCATTAATTGCAAACTGCAATCTAATTTTATCTACTTTAGGGTTAAGTTCAGTAATTTTTTTATGAACTTCTTTATACCCTCTTATTTGGTCTTGTGCTGAGCATCCCATTTACTTATTCCTTACATTCTATTATTTTGTTTATATTCTTTTCGAATACTTCTGATGGTGTTATTATATCTATGTTTCCCTTATGTTCTTCTTTAAGTGTAACCTCATTACTCCACATTGTATCAGGCATTCCAGCCATATGACCAATCACAACTCCATCATTATCAAACTCTTCAAATAACTTCTCTCTACCTTCTCTAACAAGCTTCGCAGTTTTACCAAACTCTTTTTTAACTCTATTAAAATTGTTACCAAGTCCAATGTCTTTATACTCGCCATCTTCCATTTTAACATTAATCTTTGTTGCATTTAGTTCTTTAATCTCTTCAGGAGTCAGTTCTACTCTATTTAGCATATCATTCATAGCTTCAATCATACTATAACTTCTACCAATTTCTACCATTGCTTTATTATACTCTTTGATTCTATCTTTAGCTTTATTAAGCGGTGGGATAATCGCATCATGAATCGCAGTAATATCTTTCCCTTTAGTTAATTGTGCCATCATCGCAGCATCAATATAATGCACTGGAATTACTGATCCAGCATTCATTGCTTCTTCAAACATTTTAATCATGTAGTTAGCTTTAACACTCTCATATTCACTATCAGTTATATATGTTTGTGCAGGATCTTGTCTAACACTTTCGTCTTTAGGCTCAGCAGTCTTTGTAGCGTAAACATGAACACCTTCATTTAATTCTACCGATAACGGACCCTTAATTACTGGGAAGTACTTTCTTAAGTCTTCAATTATTTCTAACTTCTTCTTATTAGTTAGTTCACCACTTGGAACTTCACTAATTGCTTTTTTATACTTATTATTAAATACACTAAACATTACTTTGAATGCACTATTAATATTCTCGTGAGCTGCCATGAATTCTCCGAAATTATTCTTCATAATTTCTTCTACTTTAGCTCCATACGAACTATCAACGGTCTTCAATAATACATCCTCAAGACTAACATCACCAATCATAATACTTGACGCTTTCTCAGTTCTTAACATTTCAACTAATTGATTAACGTCTATTTTTGCTCCATCAACTCTAACTTGTTTAGCTAAGAACTCAGCAACTTCTTTGTAATCTGAATTAGCTTTAGCAACTTCATTCAATAACTTTCCAACCATATTTCTAGCTAACGAACCTCTAATTGACCTTAATCCTGCTGAGTAGTTAAACGTCATGAACGGATCTTTAAACAATGTTCTTAATGCACTACTAACTGAACCATCTTCATCCAGTTTAGGTAATACTTTCTCAATACTATCGTATACTTCCTTAATATTACCAAGCTGTACATTCTTGTATATTGATTTTTCTGCATTAGCTTTAATATCCCTCGAATCTATCTTAGTATCAACAGCTAGTGATTGATAACTATCGTAGAACTTCTTATCATCCCCATAAAACCCTACTGAATCTAGTACATCATTCATACTATTAATACCGTTTAATTGTTCAGGTTTAAACACACCAACCTTATTCAACCAGTACCATACTGTACCATTAGGAGCTCTCAATTTATCTTTATCTAAACTTCTTAGTATTGGCATCTGAAGCATCTTAATTCCTAGTCCACTTGTTACCGCATCAAATTCTGCACTTAATGAACTACTAAACTTGTTTCCAGTCAGTGCTTTCTCTAGGAAATCCATCCCTTGTAAGAAGTGTCCAATATGTTCTGGTTCTATTTTAACACCATTTTTCTCATAATGTTTACCTTCAACTAAGACAGTATGTTTTATTTCAGCTAATTCTTCTGCAGACATCTCTAGTAATTTATCAGCTAACTCATTAATCTTATTCGTAGACTTTTTATCTACTGCAAATCCCATTGATTGAGCAATTGCATACTTAACTTCTGCATCTAATTTTTTACCTTTTGAGTCTATGAAGCTTCCTGTATTAGTTCTATTATATTCTATTTTATGACTACTCGGTGTAATTAACCATCTGTGTAACTGTTTCTCAGTTTGTGGATTAACCGTATTACTATCCATCATATATCTTCCATTTGATGTGTAGAACCAATCAAACCATAATGTTCTGTGAGCATCTTCTCTTAAGTTAAGCAACTCTTGAAGGTTACTCTCTATATCTCTATTTGATGATACAGCAGCTTCTCTTGCCTCAAATGACATACTCTCCATATCTTCTTTAGATTTATATCCCATCCATTTCTTAAGAACATCTTGATCCATATTAGATACTCCATCTAATAATTCATCATTTATTTTCCATTCTATATCAATCAAGTTATCTATCGCTTTCTCAGCACCTACAAACTCATTAATACCCTTAGGAATTTTAGCTCCTGCTATATCTTTAGCAACTTGCTCTCTAACGTATCTTCTATTCTTTTTACCTATTGGTAAGAACTTAGGTTCTTTTCTGAACACAGACTCATCACTGATGATATCATGAACTGCTTTATAATCATCTCTTATTACATTTAATATTTCTGTAGGAAGTTCACCATTTTCATTTACATTTAATTTAACAAATCCTATTTTAATATCTTTTGAAATACTCTTCTCAGGACTACCACTTTTTTTCTTCTTAGTTGCAACTTCAGCGTAATCAGCTGCCAATACTTCATCTTCAACTAATATATCTAACTCAACTCCTACTATTCTAGCTAGTTGTCCCATCTCAGCAACTAATCTATTATACACCTCATCTTCAACACCATTCTTTTTACCAAAACCTAATTTACTCATGATTGCTTTACCAACTTCATCGTTGAAAGTCTTTTGGAATACTCCCTTATCTTTCAACAACTCATATTGTTCATGACTAACTTGATGCTCTAATACCCCATTCATTTGAGCCACTTCACCCTTAGTTTTATAGAACGGTGACAAGTTCTTACTCTTATATGTAATATACTCATCTAATGCTAGCTTGACAGCCATAACAGTAGTATCATTAATACCACCATCTTTATTAAACAGCAAACTATATGCTGGTGAATTTTTCATTGTTAATTGGTCAACAGTAAAATTCTTACTTCGCTTGCTAACTTTAGTTATCTTCTCATCTAATACTCTTCTAGCTTCCTCGATATACTCTTTAGAACTTAGCGGACTGAAGTAATCTTTAGTTTGCAAATTATCAAACATATCATTAACTTCCACCATATCTAATGAAGTAATCTTCTTCTTTTCTACAATATCATTAATATCTAGGAAATACTTCTTACTACTAGTTGTTACTTCAGTTTCTCCAGTAGTCTTATTTTGTTTACTAGTTTTTGATTCAATTACTATTGGTTCTGCACCTTTTGAGTAGCTATTATCTAGTATATTACTAACAACATTTTGAGGCATTCTATCTTCTAACTCTTTTAGTTCTTGCTTAGCTTCCTCCTCTGTGAAGTCACCAGAACTAAGTAATTCTTTCAATTCTTTATACTCAGCTAATATGTTCTTACTATTCTCAGCAATCTCTTCTTCTACTTCAATCTCTTCCTGAGCAAACTCTTTAACACCACTTAATTCTTTTAGTCTATCACTAAGTTTATTCATTTTACCTATTAAGTCGTCTGCTGCTTCAATCATTCTATTCGAAGTAATTATATCTTGAGCTGTTTCAGCCTCTTCTAAGACACTATTTACTTTTCTTTCTAGTCTATTATACTCTTTAACATTCTTTTTATATTCTTCAATTTCTTTTTCTTTTCTATTATTCAAGTAATTATCTAATCGGTCTTTAGTTTTGAATGTCTCAATTAAGCCTTCAGTCATTACTATCTCTTTACCAGCTAGGAACTTATTATAAGCATTATTTCTAATACCTTCTTTAATTAATTCTAATTTATCTTTCTCTAACTTATTTTGTTTTCTACTTTTACTTTCTTCTTCAACAACACTTGCAGGTTTAAACACATTAGGTGATGTTCCCATATGTGATTTATACTCTAAACCTTTACCACTATACCTAGTTAATTGTTCAGCTAATACATCTCTAATCGACATTTCTTTAGTAACTTTCTTACCATCAACTGTACTAGTAACTTTAAACTTAGGTAACTTTTTAGTTTTAGTTTCTCTTAACGCAGGATCTAGAATGATAGTAGCTCCAGCTTCTTGTGCAGCTTTAATTAATTTTTTTAATTGACTATCTTGTCTTACTATCTCTTTTCTAGCCTTATCAAAATCAGCTTGTGTTCTAACTACTGGTAACATAACTGCCACCGTATCATCTTTATTATACTCTTTTCTATTAACTATTTGTTCATTACCATTTACAATAGCTTTATTTCTAGTACTCGTAATCTCAGATGTTATGATTCCTGAAACTTTGAATGCATCAAACATTCTTTTTGTTTTAGTTACTGCTTTTTTAATAGCATTATCACTAACCGAATCTGGGTCAATTATTGGAGAATATTGTACACCAGTTTTACTAGGATCAACCTTAGCTTTTTGCAGTAACTCTTTAGATTTCTCTAATTCTTGTTTAATACCAGTAATATTCTGTACTTTTCTATCTCTAATCTTATCCGACGCATTATTAAACACATACGTTCCATCATCTAACTTAATAGCATTTAACTCAAACTTTGAGTTCTTACTAATCGTGAATGGGTACTTAGCAGGTTCTGATGCTATATTACCTAATCCTTTCTTAACATCTGCATTATACTCTGCAATCTGTTTTTGGAAGTCTTTAACTGCAGCATCATATTTATCAACCCATTTATGTTGTGATGCTTCAAACCCTTGCATTCTTTTCAATAACTCTTCAGCTTTTGCTGTATCAGGTTCTACTGCTCCTAGAATACTTCTTAACGCCTTACCTTGAGTTAGGTACCCTCTAGCACTCTTAGTAGCTTCTATCTCAACTTCACCCATATCTTTTCTAATTCTACTGAAGTCCTCTGAGTTTATTCCAAAACTTCCTGCAATCTTTTCTAAGTTAATTCTTAGTGGTTCTGAGAAATTATTATTAGTAGTTTCAACTACATCTTCTAATAAATCTAAGAATCCTTGCTTAGATCCAAGTACTCTCGTAAACTCATCAATATCATCAGCACTCTCTAATCCTCTAACTATTTCATCTTTAGTATGCTTGATAAGCGCATTCAATTTCTCTTTGTTAGGTTCTCTATCATCTAATCTAAGAACTTTCTCTTCCATATCTCTGATAGTACTAATTTTCTCATGTAGTGGTACAATTGTACTTTCAGTATTAGTTACGAAGTTATCAATTGATTCTCTCAGGTTTATTTTCTCATCTTCAGTTAATCCAGTATATCCTTCATCAGACACTTCTGGTTTACCTTTAGGAGTATCTTTAGGAGGATTTTCTAGGCTTACATTACTTTTAGTACTTTCTAGTAGTTCTTTACCACCTGCTAATGTACTCATAGTTCCACCAGCTCCAGCAGCTAAGGCTCCAGCAGTAATTACTTGTTCCCAGAATTTATCACTACCAATATCTTTTTGGTTTGCAGTTTCTAATTTCTTACCGATTTCAACTAATGCTTCTTGTGTTGCTTCTTCTGCAGCCTCACCTACTGCACCAATTGCAATCTTTTTACCTAATTGCTTAGCAACTTCTAAACCACCTTTACCAACAGCTTCTTTAATCGCTCCAGTAACTTCTGTCAGTCCTACATTCCCTTTAGTAAATTGGTTTAACATCGCTGCAGGAATAGCAGTAGCACCAGCTATCAATCTATCATTAGCTTGTAAGTTATCTACTCCTCCAACTTCCTTTGCTCTTTCCTCTAGTATTTCATTATTAAAATTTCCAGCCCATACTAACCACCCTGCAGGTCCAGCAAACGCAGCTGCCATATCTCCAGAACTAGTTAGTAATACTTCCGGTCCAGCTTTAGCTATAGCTCCAACCGCTTTTACTGTATCCATAAAACTCTTAGTTTCTAGCGCCTTACTTATTTTATTTTGAGCATCTACTATATTTTTATCATCAAATCCATACTCTTTAGTTTCTTTATATTTATCAGCACCTATAAAGTCACCATTTTTAACGTACTCGCCTTCAATAAATTTATTAACTGCTTCGTTAGTAGTTACACTTTTAGCTCCTCTAATTAATGCATCAACAGCTGTATCTGCTGTTCTAGCTGCGAATGTTCCTAGACCAGCTTGAGTTGCATCAACTAAATTTCCAACATACGTATTTTCATTCTCTTCAGCAACCTTATCAGCCATTGCTTTAGCGTATGTACTACTTCCAGTACTAACTTTATTATTCGTAGTTGGTTGAGATAAGTACCCAGCTCTTGCTAATTGAGAACTTTGATTTATCTTCCCATTTTCATCCATTAAGTAACTTACTGGTCTTCCGTTAGCAAAATCACCTCTTTCATTTACCATTACTGGAATATTTAATGGGTTATTTTTATCACCTAACCATATGTGAGAACCTTTTTCTATTGGGCCTGGAGTCCATTCTTTACCATCTGGACCAATTGGTCTTCCAATTAAGTTATATAATGTTTCTAATCTAACTTTTTCTCCATCAGTGAAAACCTCATCTGTAGATGATAATCCATACTGTTGTCTTTGTCTTTCAATTCTTGCTTGTTCTTTAGGAGTTTCACTAAATTTACCATGATACACTTCAGGAGCGTCTACCCAGCCTGCTGGATCTTTTGGGATTGTTGGATCTCCTCCAAGCCTTCTTCCTTCAGTATCCCCAACTAATAATGGGCTATCTCCATCTGGGATCTCTTGTAACATTCTTAACTCATATCCAGATTTATCCATTGCATCAATATTTTGAGCAATTATTTGTCCTCTAGTTTGATTTAAGTTATTAATTTTATCTTGTACTTTAGTATTTAAATTATTTATTTTATTTTGTGTATTTGTTGAAGAAGCTAATCCTAGCCCTTTTACTTGTAAGTTTTCAGGTAGCTCTGAGTAGCTTGTTACCATGTTATCTATAAATGGCATTAGTAGTCCTTAAGTGTAAATTTTGATATATTATACTATCTTTACACTTAAGTTATGTTGAAGTTTACCTGTTTCCGCCTGGAGTGTATTGTTTAACAAACTCTGCGAATGGCATACCAATATTCTCTTGGTATTTATTATATACATCAACTAAGACATCTCTTGGAATTTTAGTTGATGATTTTAGAATATTACTTATAACATTCCATTGTTGTTTTGATGATTCAGACATTGGTCCTAATCCTGATGTTCTCATTGATGTTTTAATTTGTTCGCCTGGGGTGACTACATTCTGAGGTGCACTTAATTCCGTTACTCTATCTAACACATCTTTAGTAGGTGCTGGGTGTGAAGCTAACAATTTATCTAATTCAGCTTTATTATCTGTAACTAGTAACTTATCCAATCTACTTTTATTGTACTTATATTGTTCTTCTCCTATAGGACCTTCTGCTCCAGCTTTTCCAATACCGATCACATTGTTTAAACGTGTCTTTACTTCTTTAGGAACATTATTATTCTGGATATAGTCAACCATCCCAGCTAAGTCATTATCTTTTAAGTAGTTATATAATTTACCTCTGTACCCTTCACCATTTTTTACAATATCACCTCTAAACGCTTGTGATACCCCTATTTCAGCCAGTGCTGGGTTAAGTTTTGAGATATCAATCCCTATATTTGCTAGTTTTTTTACACCGTACTTATCATATGATACATTAGCTAAGTCACTAACTTCTTTAGTAGTTAGTTGTGTCCCATCTCTTTTTAGTAATTTATCAATTTTATCAACTGGAATGTTTGCATCTTTGAAGTCTGCTTCAATCTCTGATCGAGACTTACCACTCATATTATACCCAACTCCAACTGTAATATTACCTTTACCATCATCATATGGGTTAGTTTTTACACCTTCAGATTTTACTAAACTATCTGGCATTCTAGTAACTATATTTCTTTCAACTCCACCCTTAGTTGGTACTTCAGGCTGCCCAGCGTGTAAGAACGGCAAATTCCTAGCAATTCTTGCATCCATTTCTTTAGTATCATACCCAACTCTTTCTCTAGGAATGTATGTAGGAGCATAATCAGCTTCATTCAATCTATTACTTATTTTAGTAACATCATATCCAGCTTGACCAGGAATACCAAACTTTTTAGCATTCTCTATTTGAGCATCAAACAATTTTTCATCTATTTTACTAGCTGAAATTCCAGCTGTAACTCCAACATCTCTAGCATTTTTTATTGCTTTTAGTGTTTGACCAGGAGTTAATCCTTCAGCAATTCCTTTGTTAAGTAATTTGTAGGCGTCTCCAGTATCTGACCATCCAAGATCTAATCCTTCGACTGCCTTCTGTGCATCAGCTAATGTTACTCCACCAATTCCACCACCTGAACTACCAGAACCCGTACCTCCACCAATACCATATACTGTTTTAAGCATCTCAAATACTTTCTCAGCTTTATCATTTTCAGCTTTAGCATTAACCTTATCTACTTCAATTAAATCTTTACCATATTCTCTTCTAGCTTTCAGTAACTCATCATAATACTTTTGATTAACTTCCCTATTCTTATCAGCTTGTTCTTGCAACGCAGCTCTACTAATTAGTCCACCAGTAGCATCTGCAGCTAACGCATGAGCATTATCAATACCAGCAGCTGCATATTTAGCAGCAAGCATTGCTTTTGCATCTTCTTGAAATGGAACTATGCTCTCAGATTCTTTTTGTAACCTAGTTGATTCCTCTGGGCTGAATGTAATTTTTTTAGCAATTTCATCTTTTCTAGCTAATTCTTGAGGTGTTAATGTCTCACCTTTATCTTGTCTAGCAACTAATGCATCTAATTCACCAACCTCTGGAGTACTCAGTCTTCTTTGTGATTCAGCGTTAATTGCATCATTTAATCTATCATGTAGTGGTTGTCCACCATACGCAGATTGATTGTTCATGAAATCTTTAGTAATATCTTGCTTAGCTTTTCTTAGACCAACCTCTCTATTATACTCATTAGTTTGTCTATTAAACAACTCAGCAGATCTTTGATCAGCAACTTGTTGTCTAGCTAATTCAATTCCAGCTTTAGTGTTACTTAGCCCTTGTTGATAGTAATCATTCGTAAGACCAGCATAATCAATTAATGCTTTACCAACATCAGGAGCAGCAATACTCCCAATATTTATTTGTTCTGTTCTATATCCAGCCATATTATCCCTTATAATTTTACAGTAGAACCAGATGCAGCTAATCCACTACCTAATGCTTTATTAAATCCACTACCAATGTTACCAACAAATGCTTTACGATTAGCTCTATCTTCATCAATATTAGCCATATTCTGCTTCATAGCACTCATTTGTGTTTTATACATATCAGCTTTATTACCAAACAAGTTATCATACACATTAAATGCAGTACCAGCTAATCCACTCAATTGTCCCATGTTATTCCATGCTCCATTGCTCAATCCAAACATACCTGGAGAGTTTGCATATTCTGTGTAGCTATTAATACTCTGTTTAGGTTGCATCATGCTTAAGTTATCTACCATAGACTGATCTGTAAAACTGTCAAGATTACCAGTATACCCCATATTTTTTAAATCAGTAACATCTATATTATTCTTGTTTAGAATACTATTTCCCATATTATTCTCCTATCATCTTTTTTCTATTATAACTAAATATCACTTAACTACACCTTAGCTAATAACATTCAGCCCACTTCTTGCAAAGCTTCCTCTTTGTATATTAAACCTAGTAGGCTCATACAAGTAATCAACCTCATACTGTAAATTATCCAACACTAAGGGTTTTGTAGATACTTTTATATCTTCAACACCTATGTGCATATTCTTATCATATTCTTCCACTAGCAAAGCTTGTTGTTTTTTATACTCATCACTCATACTAGTTAGCTCTTCCATCTTATTCTTTTCTCGCCATTCCATTAGCGGATTAACTACTTTTGAAGCTGTTGACAGTGAATTCAGCACACCACTCGTTGAGCTCTCTACACTCTTCATGGCCATATCCGTACCTGCTTTCACCAAGTCACCTACCGTAACTTCTACACTACTTACCCCTGCATTAGCTACTGCAACCTCCGCACTACTTGCAACAACCTCAGTCCCAGCGCTTGCTGCCATATTCTGCAAACTTCTCTCAGTAGCTGCTTTTAGGGCTTGTTGTGTTAACGAACTTATTGCAGCCATAACCCCAGCAACTGTAGCAACAAACCCAGATACTTTTATCCACCTACCAACATATTGAGCAGACCCAGCCTCTCCATGTTTAACTAGTATCATCGAATACACAGTCAATGCTAATGTTACAGCTGCAGCAGTAACTGCTATTGCGGTTAATGTAGATGTTGCAGTAACCGCAGCCCCGGCAGCTAATCCAGCACCAGGATTCCAAGTAATGACAGTAACAACAATAATTATAATAATAGCTAGTATCTTTAACCATCCCTTACTTTTCTTCTGATCATACCCTGTACCAAGCGAACCAAACACTAAATTCGCATAATCATGCTTTTTCAGTAATCTCGAAGACTCAGTCCTTATCATACCATCATACCACAAAGTGTTTGTCAACCCTGTTTCACGTCTAGCCAGTAACGATCTTACCTTACTTGCTCTTATATCCGTATCACTATCTACAGCAGCATTCACCATATCATCATACATATCTACAACGATAGGACTACTATCATCTAAGTACCCAATACGTTTATATTTATACTTTAATACGATACTAGAAATATACTTAACTGCTCTCTCCCTGAATCCTTCAATTACTTCTGTATCAGGTGTTGCAATTACAGCTGCATCAACTAAAGTCTTTTGAAAGTCTACTCCTGCTTCTGCAATAATGTAACTTCCTATAATATTATCAATATTCTCATCATCTAGATCCTGAGTCCTAGTAAATCCAGTAGTAGTAACCGAATTAATATTAGCTTCGACAAACGCTTGAATTTGATCTTTACCCCAACCAATAAACTTACTAGGATCATTCCTATCAGTATAAGTTAATGTAAACTCTCTTTCTACATCAAACGGTATACTAGTTTCTAACATCGTAGCTAACGCTTCTTTACTATAACTAGTCGTATCCATTTTATTAGGATCAAACTTCAAGTACAATCTAGTTATCCCATCTTTACTTTGATCTTGTATATCCCTAATAGGTATATTAAACAACTTTAGAACTTTTTTTACATTTTCTGTTTCAGTACCAGGCCATATCGTAAATTGTGAATTGTAGACTTCAATACCATCTACAACGTGAGTACCCCACAACCTCTTCAACTGACTAGCTAACTTTAACTTAGCTGTCAATTCTGCTTGCATCGTAGAACAGAAGTCTATATAAGTCTTCATATCTACGAAAACGTAGGAGTTACTGTTGCTCCTAATTTAGTTGTTGGAGTCTTCCACAAGTTAATCATTTCAGCCCAAGACGTTGCATCAATACTTTGGATTTCTGCTCCAGCCAATGTACCTAACATACTAGCTCCTGCACTAGCCGCATTCGACCAAGCATTATAACTATAACCCTTAGCTTGTTCTTGAGATACAATTTTTTGCATATCACTCAATGTTACATTAGTACTATTTTTAGTAATACCATTCATTCCTGTTGCAGCTAACGTAGTCCATTGATACGTCCCATGATTAACATATGTATCAGCTACAATCTTATGTGTCTGTGCCCATGCTTGTTGTTTATTAGCTTCCAATACTTCAGATTGTTTAGCTTTACTAGTAGTATCAGCTTGAATATTCAGAATACTGTAATATTCTTTACCACTGTTATCTAATCCAGTAACATTTCCATTACTATCCAAACTAGCTATCCCATACTCTCTAATTAGTTGTGCTTGTTTTAACTGCTTATCAGCCTTAACACCTTTAGCTTGTTCTTCACTAGTCAATGTTTGTTGATTAATCAAACTAAGTTGATATTGTAATTCTTCTTTCTTTAACGCTAATTCTTTCTCATTATTACTCCATTGCAATCCAATCTGCATAGCAGCATTAGTTACTGAAGACGTGAACTGAGTCAGAGCAGTTGTTATTGCAGCTGCTTTATCTTGTGCTTTAATATCACTATTCTCATACATCATTTCTAGATTTTCTTTTAACCTAGCATATGCTCCATCGGGTCCAAGTGCTTCTTGAACCAACTCTCTCTGTTTTGTTACTACATCTAATGTAGTTTCCATTAATATTGTCGTTGACATTCTTAGCTTTCCTTCTCTATTTTATAATATTATTCATTAAACCATATTCTTGTTTGTTCTTGTCCAGCTAAATATAATATTTCTTTAAGATCTAATATTGATAATGTTTGCTTACTATTATCTTTTGCTTTCCATTCTATTGTACCATTTTCTTGTAAACCATTTATAGTCCTACTCATTCTACTCTGAGAATCCTCATCTCCTTGATACTCAATTCCATTATGAACAACAACTATGTTTTTTACTAACTCATCTCTTATTGATTTGTAATTAATTCTATCATATTCTTTGTAATCTTCTTGATTAAGTTCTCTAAATACAACATCAATAGTACCATCTTCGTTAGTTGTGCTTGTAAGTATTGGATCTTCTATATCCAATACTATATATCCATTTGATATAATGTAAGTACTATTTTCACTCTCTCCATCTGGAAACAAATCTATTATTCTATTTAGCTCTCTTTTTACTGCTACTTTCATTATTACCTCTTTTTTACAAATCTAAGTTTGTTATTTGAATATTTTTTAAAGTAAATGAATTGCTTCCATGTGCATCAACAAGTTGTTCAAATTTAATGTTACCACTAGTCCAATCAAATGGCATAATTCTTGTTCCTGAATTTAGTGTAATTTTAATTTCTGTATTAAAATCGTAATTCCACCCATATCCTGCTCCACCACCAGTTGTGCATGTATGCTGCAATACTACATCTTTTATCCCAAGATCTAAATTATATACTAAAGGTATATATGTAGAGTCTGAATATATATGTCTTGTTATATTTATTGGACTTATTAAATTTCCACTAATATTTGTTACACTATACTCAAGATTTCCGTCTGGACCTCCAGCTCTTGATTGATATGCAACATGAACTTCTATCAGTGTGATTCCATTTAGAGATAACCTAAAATGATTACAAACATGATAATTTATATTATACCACCATGGCTTATAAGAAACAGAACTTATAATGTCTGTATTCTCTAATACTGTTACTGGAGGTCTTATTTTTTGAGCTTTAAGTAAAGTTCCAGCATTTGCTGTAGAATATGAAAATATTGAACCATTATAGATAGAACCAGCTGAATATATATTTGTAAAGACAGAATTTGATTCTTTAACAACGCTTAGTGTTGGAATTCGGTAGTTATTGTATACACTTATGTAAACTGCATCTGTATACAAACTAGGATTTGCGTTGTACATTGCAACAGATATAATATAATCAGTCAATACTTTTAATTGTCCATTTAAATCAAGGTAAGAAGCTTTTATTATTGATCCCTCTATTATTGCTCCAGATATTGATCCACCAGTAATTGTCTTACCAACTATTTCGTTTGCACTTATATTTTCAGCTATTAATCCTGTAGTATTTATCTGGTTAGCAGTAACACTTCCAGTAGTTATTCTTCCACCATTTATAGTAGTTGTGTTACCATTATTTATATCAGATACTACATTAGAAGGTGTATATGTTACAGATGTTCCCTCACTCCATTCTGGAGTTTCACTATTTACAGAATCTATAACACCAAGGTAAGATCTAACTACGAATACATGAGGATTTACACTTGTTGTATTTTTACCTCTATAAATCATCAATACAGAAGCAGCATTAGATGGTGCAACAACTTTTATAATTGATAAAGCATATCCTGATAATGATTTTCCACCTCCAGCAGCAGGGGCATCAGGTCCATTAATGAACTGTATTATGTTTCCGCTAGCATCATAAAACCCTATAATTAGCTGAGCAGTACATCTATGAGCACCAAAGTAAGCATATGCACAATATGGTTTACCTCCAACAATTGGTATTTTCTTTTCTGAATTAATCTCAAATACAGTATTTGGAGCTGGTGTACCAGTAGAATGTATATAAATAGACGAAGAACCAGAAGGAGCCCAATCACCTACATTCTGACCAATAACAGCAGTAATACCAGTATCATTATACCCTAAGACATATCCTCTAGTTCCTCCACTAATAGATGGTTCGCTATTATATAACAGGTTACTACTAACACTTGGAGCATTGTTTATACTATTAAAACTAACTTTACCATTAAATGTTATATCCCCAGTTGTAGCATCAACAGTAAATGGACTGTAACTACTTTTCTTACTTCCGTCTGCACTCATTAGTTTAAACTTATCAGCCTTAATCCAGAACTCACTTTGTCCTGTAGTTAATCCAGAACCAGAAGTCAAACTAGTAGCAAGTCCAAACCCACTATTGTAGTTAATACCATCTACACTTAAAGTACTATCGTACTTAAACTTACTGTCTACTTTAGTAGTACCTGCAGATATCTCTGCATTAAGGTCTTGCAACAAGCTAGTACTTCCTCCTGCTGTGTGCCCATTCATAGCTACATATGACTTTAAAGCAGTAATTGCACTTGCATTAGATATAATCTTTTTATCTCGAATATCAAACCATCCAGTACCAGTCCATCTGAACTGTTTGTTCTGGTCATCACCCTCATCACTAATAATCCACAAGTCACCAATATTACTTGTTTTTTCAGCATCAGTCCAAGCATTACTTGTTGTATCTCTTTGAGCAGCAGTACCATACCTAACTTCTACTTTACTATCAGCTAGTTGCCTAGCTGCATTGGCAGCAGTAATTGCATCTAACGCAGCTTTATCACTTATTAGATTCCAACTATTTGTAGAACTAGAATAATATTGACTAATATTATTACCTGGAGTCGTGTTATACCATACGTCACCATTATGCTTAGCTCTTTCTTCATCTGTAGTCCAAGCACTTTTTGGATCAGTAGTTTGAAACCAATATTCTATCTTAGCATCAACTTGTGCTTTTAATGTATTTATTTCTGGCTGATAAATATTTCCAACAAAATCATCTAAATCTTCTGTATCATTAATCTTTTTAACCCAGTCTGATATAGTAAATCCAGTAGTTCTGGTTGTAGTAGATGACAACACGACTCCATCACTAAACGTTGCAGTTCCATTATTAAACGAACCTATAACTATTAACATGTCATTTACTTTATACCCAGTTGTAGGGACATTTGTGCTAGTAAATATTGAAGCTTTACCATCAGCAGTATCGAATGCATACCTACTAACGTCAGCAGTTTCTACCCATGATGTAGTAGCATGAACATACTTGTACACTTTTCCTTTTTTATACGTACTTATATCAGTAGTACAATACCAGTAATCCCCATTATTTAATACTGTCATCCCAGTAGGCACTGTTCCTTGATAGTATGTGTCTACTTTTCCATCAATTTGTTCCTGTAAGTTGCTCTTGATTGCTTCCATACTTTCTCTATAATTGTCAGCTGGAATCCAGTCATTGTGTTCGTATAATCCAGTACCAGTTTTAGTTTCAGCACATCTTAGCATGTCTCCGGCTTGTATTACTCTTCCACCCTGTGTAGTTCCGATTATACTTGCTCCAGCTTGAACAAGCCATAAGTCTCCTACATCATAAGGAACATATGGAGTATTAACGAATACTCTTCTTTTGTCATCAGCTAAGTCAAACGCATTTAACGCTTGTTCATAAGCATCTTGTGCAGCTTGGTCAACCACCAGTGCCCAAGTAAACCCCTCACTATCAGTAGCATACGGACTTGTACTATCAACAGCAGTTCTTATAAATTTGTAACTAGCTACATATTCTTTCATTCCATTAGCATTACTAACATACTCAATATATACATCCCCAATATGAGCAAGTCTATTATCTATACTCCCAGGAGTTTCACTAGCTTTCCAACTAGCGTACGGCTCTGCAGTTGTAACTAACTGAGCAGTATTTGGATCTTGTGGGTTAAGCATAACCTTATATGTCCCACTTGTAGTCTCTATAATACCATCATTTTGCTTCTGCAAAATAGCCACATCAGCTAACAAACCAGTACCTGTAACCGCTCCATCAACTACACCAACATAACTACTAAGAGTATTGATAGCAGTTGCATTCCCACTAATTTCTCCATCCATACTTTCTAATGTAGCAGTAATCGCTTGATAACTTAAAGCACTAGACTGATTGCTGCTAACTATTGCTTGATCTAGCCTAGCTATTATAGCCCCAATATCGCTAGTATCATCAGTCAATTGTGCACTAATAGTCTCAATCACTTGAGTTAGTACTTCATCTTTACTTGCTTTAGTCTGTTGCAACGTAATGATCTGACTATTAGCACTAGTAATACCATCTTCATAGTTACTATTTAACGTCTCAATCACTGCATGCAAACTAACATCAGCATTACTTAAATCCAATATACTTTGTGTATACTGGTTTAATGGAACATAACTTGTAGCAAATTCAGATAACATACTATTTAATTGGTCCAGATTACTAGTACTAACACCTTCAATTGCTTGGTTAACAGATAAACTAACTAAATCTTTCATCCATTGAGGAACATCCTCGTACAGTATCGGTACATAAATATCATCACCAACAATAACAAACTCTTTCTTAGCTACAGTAATATCTAATTCATTATTATCCTCAACTACGACATCAATATTACCAGTACTACTAACATCTATATCATTAACAATATCAACTACAATATCTTCTGTTGTTACTTCTATCATTCTACATATACCTTTTTAACCTTAGCTACAAATTTACCATTATTACTAGTACTACAAGCAATCGACAACTTGTACGTAGCAATCGCATAATACCCATCTGCTTTATCACCTTTACTACCATCTAACCCATTTACCATCCCACTAGTAAACATAACCTTAATTTGTCCATTAGGTTTACTAACAACACTAACTGTAGGAGTAGCTACAACACTATCATCACTCAACTTCTGTAACTTAGCTACAAAGGTATCTGTGTCCATTATCTCCATAGGTAATGTTGTACCATTTTGCTTTATAGTAATAATAAACTCATTACTCATACCTTTATTTAACACAAACTTACTCATTCATTCTCCTTTGTATAGACATAAAAAAACCCACCTATCAATTTGACAAGTGGGTTCTATATATCTACTATTTAATCTTGGTATGCTACTGCGTATCTAGGTCTCATAGCTAACGAATTTAACCCAGTCTTTGGATCTTTAACATGTAACGGAATCTCAGTCTCTTTTAACACATTAATGTGTCCTACTTTAACTTCAACTGGAACATTCAATGGAATGTATGCAGTACCTAAGTCAAAATAAATATTAGAGCAATTAACTACTGCTACAGTTGTTTGATTGTTTTCTCTTTGATCATTATCAGTTATAATAACTACTCTAGTTTTTCTTGCTTCAGTTTCTGCATCAATAGCAAACTTATGTAAGTTGATAATAGCAGCCTCTTTACCTTTCACAGCAGATTTCTCTTCTGATTTTTCAGCAGCTTCTTGCTTCGCAACAGCTTGCATGATTTCGTTACCAGAAGTCTCTTGTGACTTGTAAAATTCATCTATTTTTGCTTGTAGTTTATCTACACCTATGTTTTGATTGAAGCTAATACCTAATTCAGTTGCTTCTTGTTTTAATTCTTCGATTGTTGCCATTTATACTATTCCTTTATGGTTTTTAGTTTTATTTTATTTTATTTTATTAAGATAATAACGAGCCAAAGGCTCAGTTATTATTTAGAAGCTCCACAGTATACTGCTAATAACTTCTCAGGCTCTAAGATAATTCCTGCATAGAAGAAATTATATGAGAAGAAACCTGTTGTTCCGTATGGATTAACTAATTCTACTTCTTCTGGAGATTTAGATTTGAAGTTAATTTTACCTTGACCTTTTAATCCAACAGTTGCGAATGCACCTTCAGTTGGGAATAAAATTGCGTGAACGTCAAATTTAGCACCTGAACCAATTGTTCCAGTGTAAGCTAATGTTCCTGTATACCCCGCTGGTACTGTTGCACCTTTTCCAGCATATACTACTGCTCTTTCAGATTCGATGAATCTTACTTCATACATTGATCCAACTTCACCATCTGCAATATTAGTTGCATCAGCATATTTTTGAACTGGTACATAAGCAAATTCTTTCTCATAAGAAGTCCCTCTTACTAAGTTCTCTAAGTCAGTTTTTACATCTGCATCAATGATTGCAAAGTATGATTTAGCTACAGTTTTAGTATCAATTTTAGTTGATCCAGTAATTAATGTAGTATTTTTTCTAGCTCTATTTCTAGTTAATTTTTTAACTGCTTTTCTAATTAAGTCATAAGAAATCTTAACAGTAGCATCAGTAGAACCATCAGCAACAGCTTCAGCACCTACAGTACCTTTTGAAGTAGCAGCACCAGAATATAATACAGTTGATGTACCTAACATATCTAATTGAACTAAATCTTCCATTCTTGAGTTAGCTAACTCACCTAATTCTTCTCTATATTTTACTTGAATGTAATCTTCTGAGAATAAATCAACTTCATCAGTATAATCAATCATTTCACCATATCTAGCTAATGTTGTTTCAACTGTAATTTTTTGTAACGATCTTTTATTAACCGCTCCAGCACCTTCAGATAATGATGCATTAGTTAAAGCTAATGAAACCTCATCAGCAGTTCTAGCTGTCATAAAACCTTTTGCAGCGAATTCAGCATCATTAACTGATCTGTCATACATGTGTAAGAATTTTGAAATCTTAAACGTTTTACCAAATTTAGTTGGCATATCTTTTTTAGATGCGAACTGCCCGTACACATTAATTGCATTAGCAGCTTTAATACCTGCTCTATCATAGAAATGTACAATTGTATTTGCACCAGCTGTACTATTTAATCCATTACCATAAACATTTGTTGCCATTTTTTACTTATTCCTCTTTTTTAATTTAAGTTGTTGGCCAGTCTTTCAGGGCTCTTAACCTTTTCCCAGAAAACTAAGAGTTACCTCTTAGATTCCATTTGTTTATACCATTCTTCGTATGCCTCATCTGAGTCATCCAAATAATCTACCACTTTCTTTGTCCCAGCATTAGCTTTCACCGGAGCCGCTGCTTTTCTTGCTTCTACTTTTTCTGTAGTTTTTACTCTAGCTGCTTGTTGAGCTTTAACTCTTTCAATTTCAGCTTGTCTTTGTATCTTAGCTTCTCGTTGAACTCTTTGGTTCTCAATTGCTGCTTGTTTTTGAGCTTCTGCTTGTATACTATTATAATATTCAGCACCTGCTCTAAGATAGTATTCTAAATCAGACTTTCTTCCTCTATCAAATACTTTTAATTTTTCTGCGATTGGTTGTACTTTATCATACGTACCATTCTTTACATCTATATGCAATTCTCTAATTAAATCAGGATCTTTAGTTAACTCATTAAAGCTGTTATCATCCCAGTCTTTCGACAATATTTTATGAGTATACTCATATTCCTTATCAGAGCTAATCTCATCAATTACATCTTTCACAGCTAAGGCAGTTTCATCCCGACCATAACTTTTAGGAACATATTTACTATTCTCAGTATCTAATTCGAGGGTATCAACACCTGTTCGTTTAATTACTGATGCAATAGCATCTTTGTCTCCTCGAAGAACATCAATCATCAAACTAATATCTTCATGACTTACTTTAGCTTGCTCTAAAGCATCTATAGTTTTTCTCCATGGCTTAATAGCTTGTGTTTTTTTAGTATAATCCATTGCTTGAGCAAATATTTTAGGAAACTGTTCTTTAATCTCTTTGTCAGTTAACTTATATTCTTTACCATTCGCCTTGAACTCATATAATTGTTCCTCTTGTGCTGTCTCAATCTCATCATCTTTTGGTTTGTCAGTTGGCTCATCCTCCACTTCAGCATCTTCGTCAAGATCATCACCTTCAGCTGGCTCCTCATCACCATCAGTTAATTCAACTTCTTCATCACCATTATCATCGGAATCCTCTGTGGGTTGTTCCAGATCTATTGTTTCTATTTCATTTTCATCGTTTACTACATCATTATCTTCAATAGTAGTCACCGGGCTATCTAGGTCAGCCTTAGCTTCCCTAAACGCTCTCTCTAATTCATCATCAGACATATCCCATACATTAAGAGCCATTCATTACCCCTCAATTTCGATATCTTCAGACTCATCATCATAATCTTCTGTCGTACCCATTTTTTTGATAGTCAAGAAGTAATCTTGTAAGTGACTAATTGCTACTAAACCTTCCATTACTTCAGGTCTTAGTCCATTTCTTCTAATGTAGTCAGTTGCTAATAAGCTAACTCCATTTACCGCTTTATCTTTAAAGTACCCATCTAAGATTACTTTCTTAAAATCAGGATTTGATTCTAATCTTTCTAAAGCTTGTTTTTGTCCAACGTAGTAGTTGTACTCCTCTAACATTTCTGCTGTTAATTCATTTTCAGCTATTTGGTTGCTTGACATTGCAAGTCCTCCTAAGTTATTGATATTGAATTTAGCTTTTAACAACTAATTCTTGATGTCATTATATAACACTTTACCTTAATCTATTCTTAATTATTTTTTCTTTGGTTTACATGCCATCTTTAAGTCCTCATGAAAGATTAATTAGTTTATACAACGTTGATCTATATAGGCTTTGAATTTCTTGATACGAGCTCATCAAGTAGTCTTCATCACAATTAGCCATCACCGCATCTAACTGCTTTAAGTGTCCTTGTAATCCACTAATTGGATCAGTACTACTACCACTAATATTTACAAACGGAATATCTAGTACCCCATACTGACCTTGAGCAGCTTCAATTAAACTATCAGCTAGATCTATTATCTCAGTGTAGAACTCATCTAATGCTTTATGTTGAGCATAACTCTTAGTCTTCAGGTGCATAGTATGCCCGTAAGTCCTACTCATGAATATTATTCCTATCGCTTTAGCAATATCTGGTCCACAATCTTTCATTTCACTTTTAGCTAATCCTGCCATTACTTATCCTTTTTCTTTTTAGATTTATTTATGGTTCCACCATAAGAATGTTTAATAGTATTATCTTTACCATCCCCATATGTATTAGTCACACCCATTGCAGCTAATCCTTCCATTACATACCAACCTTAGGATCAGTCACACTCTGAACTCTAGCTCCAGCTAATCCTTCAGGAGGAGGTGCACTCTGTGTTTGTGGTTGCATTCCACCAGCTTGTCCCATTTCTTCCATTAAGATTTGAACAGCTGCTTGAACCAGCTCAACAGGAATTCCTGACTGAACTAATTCCTCTGGTTGCATGCCTTGCTTTAACATTTGAACTACATCATCAATACTTGGCTGATTTCTTGTAGAATGTGAAGCAAGTCCTTGACTTATTTCCTCATTCATTACTTAATCCCTCTTCCAGCTAATCCACTAAGTTCATAATCACTAGCTTTCTGAGCTGCTTCCCAATATACTGGATCAATCTTGCCATTAGTTATTTGAGCATTTCTCATTTGCTCTACAGCCCTATCGTAGTTTGCATCTTGTGCTACTTTAACCTGTGAAATTCTATATGCATCTTCCGGACTTAGTCCTTCAGCATACGCTTCAGCTCTTAATCCAGCCAAACCATTAGGAGTAGGAGTACCTTGATTTAGTACTCTACCTGCCTCAGCTCTCCTAGCATCTTGAATTGCATTCCAGTGTGCTACGGCATTCCTATCTGCATTATACTTAGCTGCTTCAGTTCTAGCAGCATTATTCTGTGCAACTTGACTTAATACATCCATCTATTTATCTCCTCTTCTTTGTCTATTCAATTTTTCTAACTCATGCTCTCTAGCAACATCATCATCTTGAACTTGATGTACTCTTTCAGCAGATAACTTCATTAACTCATGCTCTCTATTTTTCTCAGCTTCCTGATCTTTGAACTGTCTATCGATAATAAACTTATTTAAATCATGTTCTCTATTTATAGAGGCATCTTCTAATTTATGTTGTCTATCCATCATTTTCATATTCATCTCATGAGCATACTTATCTTGGTCTTTAGTATCATTACCTATTCCAGACTCATTTTTAACTAGGAAATCTAAATCTAAACCATCAGCTTCACTTCCAAGTTTTCTAGCTTTCGCCATCTCAACTTGCATTTTAGCTTTCTTAACTTCAGCATCAATAACATTTTCACCAGCTCTAGCTTGTTTATCAGCAATTTCAGCTTTCATTAGTTCTAATTCTAACTGCATTTTAGCCATCTCTAACTGTCTAGCTTGCTCTTCCATTGGATCTGGTTGAGGTTGATGTGCTTTAATTTGTTTTTCTAATTCAGGCATTCTACTTAATCTAGCGATCTCTGCCATTATCATCTTATTAATCTCAAAATCTTGATTTGGTCCCATTGTTTGTAGTAGGAAACTCAACTCTTGTGACTTAGCTGCATTATCATCAGCTGTACTAATACTAATATCTATATCAATATTACCATTCAAGTCATCTCTTCTGATTGGAACAAACTCATCATTAGTTATCCTAACAATTTCTTCTTCCTCTAGGAACTCACTATTATAAGCCATCCATTTTCTCATCAAGGGCTTAATCAAATTCTCTGCAATATTTCTAACTAAACTAATCCTTCTAGTTGCAGTTGCATCTAATGCACCTCTAGCTCCTGTAGCTGTACTACCTAATGAGCTACCAGTTATTCCACCACTAAAACTCTTAACCCCAGTCTGACTCTCAATCTCATTATTCATAACCGTCAATATGTCAAACACACTACTTGGTATTGAATTATAACTTCCTTGCCAGAAGTCATTAGGTGTTCCATTATATTCAAAGTTCTTACCCTCTAGGAACTTCTTCCTATTAGTCATATCTAACGCACCTTTTCTCATACCAACTTGTGCATTATTACTTTGTGCCATATTATCAATAATACCTCTGATAATAGCAGTCTTAACTTTCTGATTATCTCCAATTATGCTAGCTAAACTATCTCCATGCATTTGGAATGGAACAGCATTAAATGGGACAACGATAAACGGAGGTTTTTTATCTGGATACGGATTACTCTGCAATCTAATAATCGTGTTACCTATCCAAGCACACACAATCGGTTCAGCAAATCCATCTTCATCAATATCATAATTACCCCAGTATTCATATACCAGCATTTTCTTTCTAGCTTTATCACTAAACTTGAAGAATGTATGATCTTGCTGAATAAATCCATAATCATACTTACCACCATCTTCCATAGCAACTTTATCTAGATTTTTATATCTACCATCAGCTTTTAATGTACTTAAATCTGTCTCATATCTATGAATAACAAATTGACATTTATCCATATTATCCATACAAGTAGGATCTAAATATATGTCTTCATTTCTACATACAACAGCAGTAGGTTGATTCTTTTTAATCCTAGTTACTTTCTCTTTACTCATAACAATAGTATCTTCACCAGTTATAGGATGAATACCAACAGTTTCTACCATAGTATCAACTTCTTCATCTTCATAATCCCAACCAGTCTGAATAACTAATGTTCCTTCAGTAGCTAATACTTTTAATGCTTTCATCAAGAAATTATATCTTGGAAACTTTCTACAAAACTGAGTATTCAATATCAACTCATTTTGTCTAGCTGCTAGAACATCCTCAAACGTTACTGGATTACATTTAATAATATCTGGTGTACTCAAAAACGGATCAGCTAATGTAGGCAGCATCCATTCTAATTGTTTACGAATATCGGCTGATACTATTTTAGATTTTCCTTTTACTTCATTCCCGTAAGGTTTCCCTTGAGTCTCGTTTCTCCATTCATGTATCTTATTAAACCACTCCTGCCTTAAACGGTCTGCTGCCCTAAGGTCGTCCTTAAGTCTATTTAATAGCTCACTTTTCTTTACCATTACAGTTCCTATTAGTTTTTATATATCGTCTATTATACAATACATTATCTTTACAGTAGCTTAAACAGCCACTGCTCGATTTCTCCACCCATTAATAAACTTAATAAATGAAGGATTCTTTGATACTAACATTTCATAATGAGCAATTTCAGCTTTATCATACTCAACATTAAATACTTTAGGATCAAACGCATTCAATGCAGCAATTGTTCTACTACCAATAACTCCATCAGAAACTACACCAACTACTTTCTGTGCAGCTTTGACTGCAGACCCAATTCCAGCATTTACACCAAACACCATCATCTCTTCAGCAATCTTTTGACTAGTTACTTGGTCTAACTTCATCTTATCCCAAAACTCAGTTTTATAGAAATCTCTAACTAACTTAATTAGTTCTTCATCTTTATACAATAATTTACTTGCTTCACTAATTGTTTTACTATTTCTGACTACAGTCAGTATTTTACGCCAACCTTCCCACGACGGATGTGCAAATTGATACACACCCATAAACGTATACCCTTTCTCACCTTCATTATAATGTAACGCATTAGCTGGAGAATTAAACTCCAAACTAACTACTTTACCCCATGCTTCTTCTATACTTGCCATATTTATCCTTTTTTAACACTTGCTCCGAAGAAATACCCAATTATTGTAGCAATTACTGTACCTAATACAAATCCTAATGTAGTATCAGCAAACCTAACACTAGCTTCAGGTATACTTATGAATGTAATTGCGAATATATATATTACAGCTACTACACTCCAGAATGACGCTAGGTAGTAAACAAATCTTTTACTAAATACATCATCTTGTTGTAGTGCAGTCTTCTGCATATCTCTTGCATTAGCATACTCAGACACTTGAGCATTTACATACGCTTCCTCATGTCTATTATCTTCTTGTTTATTTAACAAAGCTAATCTCTTTAATTCTAACTCATTCTCAGCTTCAAACTTTTTTAACTCCATAACTTGCTCATCAGTTAGGCCTTTATCTAACTTGATTCCTGTCTTTTCTTCAATAAATTCCTTAGCTTTCTCTGCACCACCGTCAATAGCACCACTAATTAAACTAAGTCCCTTATCAGCTAACATACTAACAATTCCAGTTAATATTGGTATCATTCTTTCTCCTTACTTAGATAAAAAATTTAGCATTACTCCGCCAACAACACTTACAACAACACTTACTACTGTACTTGTTATTGCACTACTCTTACCAACGATACTCTTAAGTTCCATTTTCATTTCAGTCATTAGCATTTTAATACTAGTTATTTCTTCTTTAATCTTCTCAACATCATCTTTTGTATCTTCAATATCTGATATTATCTTTCTTTTATATTGTAACCAGTCTTGATCATTTCTTCTCTCAACTCCATCCCACTCATGCCCAGTAGCCATTCTTACTCCTCAAACTCATACTTTGTAAATATATCTGTCATCTTATCACATCCATTACAGTTATGCTCTCTGTATGCCTCAACATACTCAGTCATATCTCTTCCAGTTCCAACAACACCAACTAGTTTACCATCTACAACTAAAGGCGCCTTAAATACTTCTAAATATTTCATTTTACCTTTAACTTTACCACTCTCCAGAAACCTACCATCTTGTTCAATGTAATCTCCAGCATTCCACTTATTAATAACTACTGCATCGCTATTAGCACACTTTTCACCAAATGTATGATTATGTGACCCAAATACTTTCTTAGCTGCTAGAGCCATTTCCACATCTGTCTTACCTCTAGGATCTTTATCAAATAGTAACCCATCTCTTATAGCCTTATTAGCATACAAGTACTTACCATTAGTATCTTTAGCCCACATCATGTCGGGAACAGTATTCGCTACTGTGTGTAACATTATCTTATAAAACTCTAACTCTAATGTTAAGTCTTTTAGCTCCCTCTCTAACTTACGCTCAATATTACCACATCTTTCAACTAGCTTATCCATCCTATTTTCTAGTACTAAGAAGTATTCATCAATCTTACATGACTTTAACCCCATTTTGCTTATCAACCAATCAATCACCTAAATCACCATTACAAATACTAGTGGAACTATTATCGTAGCCACAATATCTTTCCAGTCAAATCCCTTATACTTCCATTGGTCATGCACTTCTTTCATTATAGCCACAACTACAACTACTCCAAATGCACTCCATACAGGAACTACAATTAACATCAATGCAAACAGTAAAGTCCCATAGAAACTATGTAACAATTTATCATGCTCAATCGAACTCATTATCCTAATAATTTTTTCCATAACAGGTACCCCCAACTAACCATTACTTTTGCACCTATAGTAAACAAACTATACTTTTTAAGCCCACTAACAGTATACATTTTACAGTAAGTATCTAAACTAATTACATCTTTAACATTACAATCAATAATCATCCCATCTTTAATCAGTACACAATGACCATTACCATTTAACTTGCAATACCAATACTCCCAGTCCTTGAACCATTCAATATTCTTTTTAAGATACCTACAATAAGACTCACAATCTCCATATACATATCCATCATCTTCAATTTTTGGTACTTCCCAAACTTCATTAAACCCAAATTTATCAATATCTTTTTTATATCTATAAACTTTGTTAAACTCTTCTAAAGTCATATTATTTCCTTAGGATATTTTTCTTTAACTTCTAAGCATTTCTTTCTATAATTTTCCATTTCATCTTCATCTTGCTTTACCCATGCATCAACATACTCTGCCATATTTGGATAAAGTGGTTGTCTAAGTATTTGGTAATTATCTAATTTCCATTGCTCCATCTGCTCAGATACATCAACTAACTCGTAAACATTTACAAGTCTAGTTTCAACGATATCATTACCATCTTCATCTTGCCCTGTTATTACTTCTTCGGTTGCTTCAAGGTCTTTATCCTCTTTCCATTTGTTATATTCTAAGCCTTGTAAGTACGATTCAAGGAATATATCAATTACTTCTTCTGGTTTACCAAGAGAGATAACCTCTCTTAGTTCATTTTCTGTTTTGTACATCATTCATCTTCCTTTATATTTTGGTAAGTTTAATAATCTGTTTCTGTATAAAATTGACTTACATCCATACCAACAGCAGCAGCAGTAGTATTATTAGTCCGCCAAGCTCTAATAGCCATTAATGTTGTACTAGCAGGAATAGCTGTTCCTACAACACCAGTGAGTGTACCAGATGTTTTAGTACCAGTATCAAGTCGCTCAACTTGCCAATTCACTTCACCGTTTACGCTTGGTGGACTCCATATTGAGAATCTGTAAGGCACTCCCGTAGTAATACCAACTGTTCCATTATAAGGAGGAAACCCAGCCCCTAATGCTATTGCAGTCTGTGCTGTACTTCCCCCATATACTATATATAGTTGTGTACCATCTGTTGATAATTGAGCTATACCTATACAGTTAGTCATTGTGTTTGGCTCAATGTTTGTAGGAGCAGATACTAAACTGCTCATTCCGATAAAACTCCTTGCCGTAGCAACAGAGGCAGGGTCACTATATCCAAAGGTTGTTTCAAAATAAAATCCACCTAACCCAGTACCAGTACCGGTCGTGAATTGTGCTACTGTATGGTATAATGACGTTAGTGCCCCTTTAGTCGCTCCACTAACATAGCCTATCCTACTCATTCTAGTAAATAGATTTGTGGTAGCAAAAGCTCTGACTGTTGCTGTACCTACAGCTGTAAAAGCAGGGAAACCAAATATTCCGGGTACAGTGGCCACTCCTCCAGATGCATTCCAGAATCCAATTTTTTGTCTCCACATAGCTGGTTGAACAGCAACATCCATTCCAGATGGATCAACAAAGGCAGGTAACATTCTCGTTTTTCCATAAGATTTAGCAAAAATCTTAACATTCCCTGTTACAGGTGCGCTAGGGGAAGAATTTTCCGATATAACTATGTCTCCGTTATCTATTTTAACGTTTGTAGCTCCTTTAAAAGAGCCTGCATTATTGTACTGAATACTTCCTGTATTTCCAGAAGGACTTCCTCCAGAAATAGTTATGTCTCCAGAGCCTAATATACTCGTGCTGTTTATAGTTTTTATATTAGTACCTGATACTAACTTGTCTTGTTTACCTTTTATTGCTTGACCGATTGCAGTAACTACATCACTTATTGCCGTTGCTAAACTCATTATACGCCTTTATAATAAAGCTGCGTTAAAAACAGCAAGATAATCAGTATTTGTAGCGCCTATGTTATTTGATAACGTAGTCACTGTAGCTGTGGTTGCTTTACCATCTAATACGCTTTGAAGATTACTAATATCAGATATATTTAAAACGACATCGCCAGTTCTTCCTGCTACACTCGTAACAGAGTTTGCTTCAATAGTTGACCAACTTAGGCTACCTGGGGTCGAACCTGCAGTGAGCACTTTACCGGCATTAGTTGTACCGGTTGCGGGCACATGTAAAAATCCATCAGCTGTACTATGCGAAATAGTACCTGAATCAGTTATTGTTCCCCCAGTTATTGCACCACTCGTCGATATACTCGTAACAGTTCCAACATTCGAAGTCGCGCCAGATGCAATACCATCTAGTTTAGTTTTATCTGTATTCGACATCAAACCAGACGTGGATGTTGTGGCGTCACTATATGTTGTGTTTGTATCAATCCAAGGGACATTCACAACAGCTTGTCCAGTAGAATTTATCTGAACACCATAAGTTCTAGATGTTGTTGCTGTAACGTTATTTGCTGCTATTGTTTGGACAACATCACTATATAATTTCACACCCCCAAGTGTACTTGAACTTCCGTTAGGTAATGAGTAATTATTTAATCCATCTAATTTTGTTTTATCTGCACTAGATAAAACTCCTGCTAATGAAGTCGTTGCTGCATTTATTGTGGCGTCGGTTCCATCAGAACTCACAATAACAACAGTTCCAGCATTATATGTTGTGCTTAAATCAGTCGTAACATTTATATTGGCTCCTGCTGTTATTCCGTCTAATTTGGTTTTATCCAGTGCGCTCATATAACCTGGTGATGATGTTGTTGCTGCAGACATACTTATAGTTGGTGTGCTGCCACCAGAACTCAATATTGGAGCTGTTCCGGAAACGCTTGTAACTCCTGAACTAGTAACATATGTATTCGTATCGAGCGTCCATGTATCTGCGGCAGTTTTCTTTAAAAATCCAGATGACCCAACGAGTGAGCTGATTGCAGTTAAATCTGAATCGAGAGGTTGGTAATTACCAGCTGCTTGAGCACCAATATCGGATAAAGACCAAGAAACATTCGTTGTTCCGTCAAAAGGTTTTCCGGTAGAACCTATTGTTAACGTCCTAGCTGTCGTAAATTTAGTCGCACTAAAAACATTCTTAGTCGAATCGGCAGTATTGTCTACAGAGCCTAACCCAACATCAGATTTAACAAGAGACACAACTCCTGTTTTTCCAGCAACAGAGTCAACTGCGCCTGATGTAATTTGTTGATATGATGAACCAGCCCATCTGTATTGTTTATTTGTGTCTAAATCGATATATAATACTCCCGCAGTACCAGTAACAGGAAACTCAGCTAAATTATCGTATTCTACAACATCATCGACATAACTCGGTAACTGACCTGATGGTATCTTACCAGTTCCGTCTAGTGTTGCAACACCATTAGGTTGTCCCTTTTCAGAACTCGAAATCTTTCCTTTTACAGCGTTCCCAACCGCTGTAAAAGCACTTTGTAAATTAGAATCCATACTCATTTTAAATCCTTATGATAATATAGAGTTAAGAAATATATTTGTGTAATTTGTTGAAGTATCCCCAACATCCCCTCTTAACTCTTGTTTTTGTTGTTCTGTTAAATCTTCAAACTCCAAAGGGTCTCCTGTAGCTCCCTTTAAGTTTTGATAAACAAATACAGTCTCATCCTCTCTCTTAATACCTAAATTAGTATCTGACCATTGATAATTTAAACCAAAACCTTGAGCCCCTTTAATACCTTGAACTCCTACATCTGTAAAAGTTAATTCAGTAGGGTTAGAGTCTAAGATAGTTATCATTGTTTCGTTTGGTTGTAGTGTATTAATAATAATGTCAGGACTATTTATAACTTCAATATTAGAAGTTTCTATATTAATACTAATAATGTCAGGACTATTTATAACTTCAATATTAGAAGTTTCTATATTAACTATAGTGTCCATTTATAGCCTTTCTACTACCTTCATCCCAAAAGATTTAGAAGACTTTTGAAATCCATCTGGGTCAATATACTCAATATCTACATCATAATTACCTATTTTAAATGTAGTAGTATCTTTTATAATTACTGAGAACTCCCCAATATTTAGAGTATCTGTTGTTATGTACATATTTTGTGTAGGTGCATTTGAGACTACATTAAATAATATAGATTTAGTAATTTTCTCATAAGCATCTACATCAATAATGAATCCTGTTAAATCTACTGGGGTTATCCCATCAGATTGTTTATAAGAGATTTTCCATGTAATACTATCTCCTATTTTTTGTATTAATGTTGACATATTTATCCTTATTAATTAATTAATTTTCCCCAAGCTATCAATACATCTCTATCAAAGATATACGTTGAGTTTGGTTGAATAAAGGACACTTTATTAAATATTACTTTAAAAAAATCTCCACCATTTACTGAAACTTCTCCCTCAGGAGATTTGAATATAGCTACATCAGGGGTTGGAGCAGGAAGTGCTAACAAATCATTAGCCTTCATTACCTCCCCAACTACCATATACATTATTAGTAATATCAATAAATTTCATTTTAAATTCCTTTTATTGATATTATACCAAATTTTTAACCATCTTACTCATCATTTCCAATGAATACATTTAGTTCCACAGTTTTCTGCCCAATCAATACTGTTTGTGCATTGTTATCTGTAGTAGTTGAGACATTATCTACAATTTCAAATTTATTTGAATCTCCCCAAGAAGTACCATTATGTTTCATTTCTTTGAATACTAGATTTAGAAATGCTTTACCATTTGTTCTTGTTAGGTAAGGCAATATTTTAACTGTAGGAACACCTGCTGTTCCACCGCCTAGAGTAATAGGAGTATTTGTAGGATAATAAAGTGCATTATGATTTAATTTGCTCTGCTCTATAAAATTAAAACTTATTGGCTTCCCTAAAAATCCTGATGCGTATACACCAGATACAATGCCATTCTTATTAATTAAGGTATTCAAAAGCGGGTTAGAGTGTGCATTTGATGCAAACACATCCCCAATCTCCAACACTTCACTATTGACAACTGGAACAGCCATAGTTGTTTTTGTTTGGTAATAAACCATTACTAAGTTTCCAGCAGGTTCATTTGTCAAAGTTATTTCATTTGTTGTTGTGCTAAATGTTGGAGTAAAACTCGTCCAAGTTGCTCCGTTGTCTGTACTTCTTAAACATAATAAAGGTGTAGCATTTGCTTTTCTACTTAGCTTGAATGTATCTTTCACACCATCTGGTAATAAACTTGTCCCATCTTCTGCAACTATCAAAGGTGTTCCAAATACTCCATTTTGCTTCCAAGCTGTTGGATAATTAGTTGGATTACCTATGATGTCGCAATGAAGTAATGTATTTGACTTAGTTCTTGTTGTACTACTAATCAGCAAAATGTCATAGGTACTTGTAGTATCCGTAAATACCGTGCCATGTGAATGGTCAAAATGTATATAAGTACCATTCGGATAATATTTAACACCTAATATTTTATATACATTTCCTGATATAGTATTCCTAGCAAATATTGCATCATATATACCACCAGCTTGTTTTGTTTGATAAAACACATTTGATGAAACTTGAGATGCTCCTGAATAGACTTGCCTACTAGTTGCTCCAAAACTTGTAATTGTAATCCAAGTATCAAGTTGAACAGTCATAGTAGTTGGACAGTAGATACTTGTTTTTTCACCCTCTTTACCCCTTGTAGTCCCTGCAACTAACTTATTAAACTCTCTACTAATTAATCTATTGTAATCTTCTACTTTCTTACTACTATTTCTTAAATCAGTAATATCACCTTCGTGTACTTGGTCATAGAATAATCCGTCTGGTCTACCACTAACTGTTCCAATGTACCCACTTGCTGTTAGCATTTTTGAACTATCAAAGCAGCCCATCGTACTGTTTATTGGTATACTAGTGTTATACCAAAAGTTCCCATCACTAAGTTTCTTACTACCATTTGGGTTATAAGTAGGGTGGCTAATTCCTTGATTTTTTCTTGACACATTAGCAATACTAATAGCACTTGTGCTTGTTCCTGCATAAGTGTATGTAACTGATGTATTTGAATATAATCCTGCATCAACTGTTGTAGTTGGAACAGTAAATAATACTGTTGATGGAATTACTGCTTTACCCTGAACAGTCGCTCTTGACATAGAATTTGAATCTTCACCTAGTACAACTCTAACTCTATACCTAACCTGAATAGTTTTATCGCCATCTAAGTAACAATTATTTTCAGGATTAGCTATAAAAGCTTTCTTTTGTGCTTCTGTTAATGAACTCCATACATAACCTTTACCTATTAATGCACTTGAAGCTTGAAAATTTCCGAATAGCGAATATGTTTCAAATCCACTAAAGCTACTATTAGCAATTCCAGTCAAACCATCTGTATTTCCGCCTAAATATTGAACATTTCCTAATGGATATACAAAGTTCTTTTCACTTACATCTTCGTGCCAAGATTCTAGGAATACTAAATCTGAACGAGATATTGCATCTGCTGGGTATACTGCTATGTTGTCTATATTTGCATACGAATTACCTCCTCTTGCTCTAAAATCTATTCTCATAGTAGCTGATGTAGCTGTGACAGTAGCATAATATTTTCCATCAGACTTACTATAATCATCATACCAAGTAAGCGTAGTACCTCCATTAAAAGATATTCCTAGCACTACTCTATTTCCTGTTTGATTAAAGTAGTCATATTCTATTCTGTATGTTTTACCTACCACTACATTAATGTCCGTGTAGTTTGGTATTCCTTCAGGTCCTACTCTGAGTGACCCATTATCCCAAATTCCATTAGATAAAGTCCATCCACTCGTATCAGTATCAAACTTACCATTAACAATCAACCCACTATTACTAGCATCTGCGTGTTTTATTACACCACTTGCTATTTGTTCTGATGTTAGAACTGTATCGTATGGATATATGTTTGGTGCTGTTGGTAATGTTATAGTATTAACAGCATAGGTATTTAATAAGCCTATTGTGTCTAACTTTTGCAAAACACCATTAACACATACTACAGGATATGTAGTCTTGGAAGTACCCATAGTATCTGCATTTTTTCTACCCATAACAAATGTGTTTGGTGAAGCGTTAAATGTATATATACCCTCATTTACATTTAATAGAGTTACATTATTATTGGTGTGCTTACCCCACTCATCAAAACCACTCCCAGCTCTATTAGTTTTTCTTTCTTCTGCTAAAGCATTAAACTGAGCTTTTGTCATCATATTAGACTCAAGTCTTTCTGCTAATGCTATATTCTCACTCCCAGTACCAACATACACTCTACCTACATCACCACCTGCAACGTAGTCATCATACCCTAACTCACCCTTACCTAGTAAGGGTTTAGTTCCGTTTGTGTCGTGACGATTTATCCTCATTACCACTCCTCAATCTTATTAATCTCAGCAACTACATACTCTGTAGTCGCTATTTGTGTTGTACTAGTACCAACACTAGCAGTAGGTGCAATTGGTGTACCTGTAAATGTAGGACTAGCGCTCAACACTACATCTCCTGATCCAGTAGAAGTACTAGTCCCAGTACCCCCTCTAACAACAGGCAGTACACCGGTAGTTATTTTACTTACATCCAAACTAGGTATATCACTAGCTACCAACGTAGTCCCACTAGTAACTAATCCCTTAGCATCATAAGTAACCTTTGTAGCAGTACGACCAGTAATAGGCATATTCTTATCTACTTTACCAGCTAGTTCTACCTTAGCATGATTTTCATCAATACTGTTAACCCTAACAAATAATGTTCCATTAGTCGCATGTGAATTAACCACAATAGCTACGGGCAATTTAACTTGACTATCAGTAGGAACTACCTTAGTCAATGCACCATTACCACTATCCTTCACGTACAATACATCACCGTCTAACCAAGTCTCTCCGTACTGAGCTCCATTTGTTTGAACCCCTCTAACCTTACCAAAGGTAGTACAAAACCCATCAGCACCAGCAGCAATCGTCTCAGTAACAACACCTAATATATACTTTGCATTAGCTTGAGTCAAGTTTGCTTTAGCAACAGTTATTCTACCACTATTACCAATTGTACCAGTAGCCATTACAGCCATACCATTAGTAATGCTAACTCCACTACTATTTCTAACTCTAATCAACTGCTCTTGTCCAACTTGTAGTGTAGCACCATTTAAGCTAACATCTAACGTGCTTTCATCGTTATTCCAACTAACTGAATGTCCACCAACACTAACTGAATTAACACTAGGGTCTTTAGTAGTTACAAACTTATATACAGCACCATCCCAAACAGCTATTCCACCACTAATTGGAGCATCTTCTCTAGTCGCTACTTTTTGTAAACTTCCAGCTTCCCCAACCTTAAAACTATCACTAGCTTCATCAAACACAAACTTGTAATCAGTAGCTGTTCCTCTATCAACTATAATCCCAGCCTCACCTGCTGTAACACCAGGACCAACCTCACCACTATTAATCACAACTAAGTTATCCTGAACTTCAACAGTCTCAACATTAACCGTAACCATAGCCCCATTAACAGTAAAGTTACCTTGAACCACAACATCATCTACAAACGTTTTATCACCGCTAATACTTTGAGCACTACTAACATTAACGTAATGACTAGGTAGCTCACCTCCTAACCTCTCACTATTATCTACAATACCATTACTATTAGCATCATACACGGACGAACTCATACCATCACTAACACCATTAGCAACTGTAAAGTATCCTAACACTATCGTCTCACTAGGATCCCCATATAGTGTATATGTATCTTTAAATGGACTTACACCAAAATCACCATTGGCATTAGTTGTACTAGTCCCCTTTAAATGGTGAACGCTTGTACCTGTATCACCTTTATCACCCTTACTACCAGTAGCACCTTTCTCTCCTCTTAAGTCCGGAGTTACATACGTTGTACCATCACTAAAATGCCACGTAAACTTACCACTGCTACCATCGTACGTAATCTGCTCAATAGTCAAATCTCTACCATCAATTCCGTCTACACCGTCAATCCCATCTACACCATTAACTCCATTAGTCCCATCAACTCCATCTCTACCTGCTGGACCAGTTAACCCTCTCGGACCAATCGGACCTTGTGGCCCAACTGCACCTACATCTCCAGTGTTACCTTTATCTCCCTTATCACCTTTAACAGTAGGTACAGTAATAACTTTAGTAACAGGGTCCCATCCAGCTACTTCACCAGTAACAACACTAATGCCACTAAAGTCTTGAGCATCTTGCAACTCAGCTAACAACTCTTCAACATTAATCCCAGCTACTGCCTCAATCTCCACTAGCTTCTCGCTAACAGCCTTAACCACATCGTACTTACTGCCTATCTCTCTCTCAATAGCACTAGCTCCCACATTCAATAACGTCGTACTTCTCATTACACAAACCCTCTTGTTTTAACTCTTTCTGTCATTGCTACATCATTTCTAGTTGTAACACCTAACACTTCTGCCCTCTTACAGCTTGCCTCAAATCGTTGATAGTGGATATTATTCTCTGGCTCTTCTGCACCTAATGCCGCCGTAGCCATATACCCAATGTAACATAACATAGCTTCAACTAACTGCAAGGGTAATTCAACTTCCTCACCAATATCTGCTAAATCTATCCATGTCGGATTAGCTACATAAATCAAACTTATGTAAGCCCCACTAACTGACACTGGTATCTGAATCTTATTCCAACTAATCGTATTAATACTTAACGGGTCATCTTCTTCATTAATCGGTAGCACAGCTACAAACCTTTCTGAATTTTCCTCAACTTCTCCATACGCTGCTGTTAAATACATACAGTCACTTGGCAACGTATATACAGTTTGCCCATCAACTAACTCAATCAAATACTCTTCAACTTTAAGAGGAAACCTTTTGTACAACTCTACCATTCCTAAATTTAGGTAACCTAGGATAGCAGCATCATCATTCTTTTTACCTAGCTGTTCTAACTGACTAGTCTTAGCTAAATCTATTATTTGTCTTCCAGTCATTCTTCTCTCCTATAATATAAACTCGATATGGTAGCGTAAATCACCTTTACACTACCTTAAAAAATGGTACTTCCTCCATACTCATCACTATCATCCTCTTCCCAAATACCAGTCCATATCAACCCACCTTCCGTAACTATTGACTTCTCCTGTATAATATCTTCACTAGGTGTATAGATCTCCATCTCACTTAACTGATTCAACAAGTCAATACAGTCATCATGCTTAAGTGAACTAACACCACCAGCTAACGTAAACTTACTCAACTCAGCCACTAACTCTTCAACCAATTCAAGTAACCTAGGATTACTGCTCTTCAGTAACTCAGGCTTAGGTAGCCAGATTTTATTCTGTTTAAACTTTGGTTGTACTCCTGTAACAAACCTATGAACCTTATCCTTGATAGGCCTAATACCAACCTCTTTACTACCAGGCTTCTTAGCAAACTGAAACCATACATTTCTTTGAACTTTCATTTCCTCTATAATGCTAAGGAACCCTCCCTGCTGTCCACTACTTTCAATACCAACACTTAACGGTTTCCACTTTCTAACATACCCAAACAAGTCCTCAATATTTTCCTGCATTGTCTGCCTCTTACATTGCCCATCAACTAACAGCCAATCGTTATTATGACTAATTGCCCATACACCAATCGTACTATAGTCCGCACTCTTCTTAGTACTAGTAGCAAAGTCTGTACTAATGTAAAAGTTATACCATCCCTTATTTTTCAACACTATACTAGGATCATACCACTTGATATCGTCCTCATCAACTAATAGGGTAGCTAAGTCAACCACTTCCAACAAGTACTCTTGGTAAAACAACTGAGTTTTTCCTGACGACTCAAACTGCTTAAACATGCTCTCCGTATACTCATATGTAAACCTATCAGGCCAAATACTATCATACTCGTCCCTTCTACACGGATACTTAGTACATAGTGGAAACTTAACCACTGAATAGGCGCCACTATTCTTCAACTTATGCAACAAATCATCCTCACTTATTGGAGTACCAATGTATATAATTTTATGCCTAGGGGCTAAAGCAGGTAACGCACTAGCAAACCAATTAGTATCGATAGTATTCCTAATAGCCTCAGAAGTCGCAGAGTCATTATGTAAAACGTCATCCGCTAACAACAAACTTGGCCTATCTCCATTAGGACTTCTAGCACCCCTCCAGTTTACATTCATCCCTTTACCAGCGATAAACATTTCTACACCATCTTTATTAACCAGTTCTAACTCTTTATCAGTCTGCCTTCTAACCTCAACTAATGAAGAAAGCAATTCTGAATTAGAAACCTTACTAGCAACATTTTTCATAAACTGTCTAACATTCCCTTCAGCACTAGCACCCAAAAACACTATAAACGGACATTTACCAAACCCAGGCCACTCTCCCAACACTGCTGCATAGATAACAGCATACTCGGCAACCGTAGATTTTCCAGCTCCCCTAGTACACTCAATCAGCACGTTCTTATCCAGTGGATTACTACTAAACAACCTATCCGCCATTTTATAGTGTACTTCAGGAGAACTAAACTCCTCATTTCCTGTAGCCCTAACAAATGCTATAAACTTTAACGCCTCATGACTTGGAATATACGCACTACTCATTACTCTACCTCCGCATCAATCACATCATCTTTAGCTTTCATACTTCCTAACTTAGCTAAGTCAGTAGTCCCAGCTTCTAAATGCTTTAAGCTATTACTAGCAAATTCGGCTAACTGTGCATTTAGATTTTGAACTGCGCTATTTTCTTTAACTCCAATATCCAACTCTATCTTAACATTCTCCGGCTCTTTTAAAGCTAACAGCACTTCCTTAGCAGCTGCAATTCTATCTCTCGAATATTGAGCTGTCTTCATTTCTTTTATCAGCACGTTTACAGCCTCAAACCTAGCACCTAGGAAAAACATCCTAATTGGTACTTGACTATACGTCAACATATCAACAACTAATTTATTCTCCCTTCGATACCTACTTGCTGCATTTGTCAACTCATTGTACTCTTTCGTACCAGAAGTAGCATTCATTCTATTCTTAACAAAATCCCTATAACTAAACGTCTTCTTAAACGCCTCTGTATAGTTATCCTCCATACTAACTAAGTAAGCACAAAACCTAGAAGCATCCACAAACTCCCTAATCCCAGCTTTATTCTTAATCATTAAATTCTCATATGTAACTAATGTCTCAAATAAGCTAACCCCTTGAAACTCTGGTTCTGTATTAGCTTCATTAATAACATTAACCAACTCTTCCGTTATACTTCCTTTCCTACTAGGAATACTATTCTTCAACTGTTCAACAGTAATTACACTACTCATTAATCCCATCCTCATCTTTATACTTATTACATAACATTCTATACTCCTTATACTCTTTAATACTAACCAAATATTCCAACTTTTTAAAGCTATACCTATTCCATTCCCTACTAGTCCAAGCCCATTTCGGTAAACAGTACTCAAACTCTAACTCCTCCAACAAACATTCACTATCAGCTAAGCAATCTAACATACAATTCTTTCATACACTTCAACCACATGCTCAAGACTAACACCACTAAACCACTCATTTCCACCTGATGTCTTAGCTAATCCATCCCATCTAAACTCTTCAAGTTCTTTATGTATTGCTTGTTCTTTCTCAAAATAGTTCTCGGTACTCCTATACCTCTTAGGTTTACAGTAAGGATAGTACCTCAACTTCTTCCATATACTAGTAAGTATTTCTTCCACTCTATCACTAATATCTCTAGTAGTAATCCCAATCTTGTAAGCTTCAGTACCATCCTCTAACCTAACCACTAACAAGTACACAATACCTTTCCCGGTCTCTACCTCTTTCCTACTAATCTTAAACAATGTAGGCACGACTATTCTCTCTACAGTAAACACACAACCCTGGAGCACCTACTTCATTCTTACACCTAGTACATCTCCAAGTTCTTGGTAAAGCCCTAAGATCAGCTAACCTAGTTGTCTCTTTCTCCGAATTACCACACCCACATTCCTTACAGAACTTAGCATCACTATCATTAACTGTACCACACTCACTACAAGTCACAATCACTTTCTTAATTAGCATCTTGCACCTTACCTACATACTTCTCTACTAACTCTAGTATTACCTGCTCTAATGACTCTCTTCTACCTCGTTTATCAGCTATCGCTTTTAACAACTCTACGGTAGTCTTTCTTACTTTTACGGTAGTTACTTCTACACTCATGTACTACACTCCTTATAATATTATACTACTAGTATACTACTAGTACCCTTAATACTAGCTTAAGAATTGTATTGGTTTTGTTATATTTAGTAGCGGGGCAGTATAGGGGATGGAGAACCAACTTGAACCATCTACCCCCCGGTAGTCTTCAATGAAGCTACCTTATTTCTAGTCCGCAACGACTCTAAACTATTGACGCTACCAGTCACCTCAGCGGAACACACGGTAGCTACTAACATTAAATAAAGGATTGAAAATGAAAAGAAGTACTAAAAGAATTATCGGTAAAGTTATTAGTATAATGTTACTACCATCATGGATAATATACGTTGTTTTAAAAAGATTAGGTGTTGCATCTTATATAGAAAGTAAAATAGCCGCAAAGCTTCAACAAAAAGAAATAGCACGAGAAAACCTAAAGAACAAAGTAACAACAAAGCTACATTGCAGCAATGTTACCGAGTACCCAGCTTCCTGGATAGGTGATAGATGTGCAGGGTATTATCGAGCAGGCAGAATTATTGTTAACGTCAAGATTAAAGGCATAGACCTTGTAGATACACTATTCCACGAAGATAGACATTATCAACAAGAGCAAAGAAACCGTAACTGTTTTAAAGGATATATCAAACCTGAGGATGACTATAGAGGATATATCAGACAGCATGTAGAAAAGGATGCTAGGAGATACGCATACGTACAAACTATGAGGTATGCAAAAGAGATTATGTCTCCTATTAAATTTATACTATTTGCACCGTTATATAGACTTAGATCGCACCCATGGAAAGGCGTAGTACTTAAAAAGTACAGAGCTAAGTAAACCTCTAACTCTTGCGCTTACACAGCCTATATGGTGGCTAATGTGTAGGCAACCTAAACCCAGCCAGTTTAGATACCCAATCTTAATTTAAAGGATATACATGTCAATTTTATCAATAATCATCACAGTTTTAGTTTTAGTTGCAATCATTGCCTACTTCAAACAACTATCAAAAGAAAACAGAGACTTACAAGCCTCAGTTATCAGAGATACTTCAGCAATAGGTATAGTTGCCACAGCTACATTTGCTAAAGACATCTTAACAGCTACATTTAAAGCAGGACAACTCGCAGCTAAAACAGTTGAAGCAGAACACTCTGAATCAATCAAATCTGCACGTACTTCAGTAGATCAGGTTATCAAATCTAACGGTGGTACAGTGAAGCAAGCAGGGGTTACATTAGGTCGTAAAGCATCATCAGCTACATACTTATCAGACGCTAATGAAGCATTAGATAAAGCCTTAGCAGACCTTAAAGCTAAAGGTTACTAGTATTCACTCAGCTCTCTTCGGAGGGCTGTACTGAGTACTAACTCAAATTAAATTAAAGGAAAACAAAATGGTAAAGATTAAAGTAAAAAGACACGAATGGATTAAACTGCTTAGTAGAGGAAGACTAATAGGAGGTTTCCGACTAGTTAGCAATAACAAATGTGAAGCCGTAGTATATGACGAGAAACGTAAAGTATCTTTCGTATGTTGTAAATAGTGTTCATAGGGGAGTCATTCGACTCTCTTATTGAGTACTACTTCGGTAGCTCAAATTAAACTTAAGGAGTACGATGTCTAATACACATTGCAATCACTCATCACACAGGTGATGTCACCTGCAATAATTGGACAAGCAAGCTCGAAGGAAAGACCTTAACAGTCTCTAGACCGAAACGTCTTTAAACTAAGGTGGCGTAGGAGCATCAACATCGTGGATTCAACCACTAATATCTGTAGGAGATACCAAATGAAAAGACAATTAAACATCACAGTACCAGCTAAAACAACTAAATCAGGACACAACTATCCAGCTAAAGATATATCAGTATCAATCAAAGAGTACAAAAGAATCAAACCTGTAACTGAAGAATCAGTTGCACAACTATTCGAACAACCAGTTAGGGAAGCATTCTTAGATGCTCAAGATATTGCTGAAATTGGATCATATTTCACAGTAGGTAAACAAGTTAACAACTGGATTAGCAAACCAAACATTGACCCTAACTTAAAGCTAGCATTAGAAGCACTAAGAGCTTACAACCCAGACAAACTACTTCACACACTAAACAGCTTATCAGCTGAGAGAGATTACTATGCAGTAATAGTGGGTAAACTATCAGACAGACTAGACATGCCAACATTTCCAACTAACAAACAGTTCGATCTAAACTTAGTTAGAATCTATATGGCAGCTCAAATCATTTCAACAATGATAGACCTTAAATACATCGACATGGTAGAAAAGCTAACATATGTTGTAGATGAAGACTCAGGTAAATCAGAATGGAAGTTACAACAACTTCTATCATTCGGTAAAGCAGCTAAGTCAAACCCATACATAGTATCTGGAATTTCAATGAAACCAGGAACAGTTATCCAAAAAGAATACAAAATTCAAGCTGGAGGTAAAGCTAGAAAGCTAAACAAAGTAGAGAAAGACTTACTAAGATTAGCTTCATCATTCAAACTAAGACTAGTATCTATACCTCTAGACATTCTAGAGACATATATCAAAGTATCACCTTGGTACTTAGACGTACTAGCTGGCAGAGTTGCTATGGATAAAATCCAAGCAGACGAACTAGTATATGAAGCACTAGGAAAATACTCTAGAATGGAATCACTTGATGGATTCTACTTACCTATGTGGTTAGATTACCGAACAAGAATGTACTACCACTTAACAGAGATGGGATTTAATCCTCATGGTAAACAATTCGAAACTTGCCTATTTGAAGCTGCAGAAGCTTATACAATTACAGATATCAATGAATATTTATATTCAGCTGCGGTAATAATAGATGGCAGAATGCCTCACCATGAAGCAATTGACAAATTCAATGCTAACAAAGACTACTACATGGAACAACTGAGAAAACCGCTATCAGAAACTCCTAGTGTAGACGAGTTAGGTGAATGGCTATACAACACTAGACTTGCAGATGCTATCGATTCTTACTACAACGGTACAGAGACTCACTTCCTATTATCGGAAGATGCAACTAACGGTGGATTACAACACGGAGGTATTGGATTCCACTCTAAAGAGATGATGATTCCAGCTAATGTAGGTGGAGCACCTGAACAGCTAGACTCACACGGTAATCTACAACAACTGTTAGGATTAGCTTCAAGAGACACAGCTAAAGACACTCATCAACCACTTCTACACGGTTCATCAATGAACACACTAGCATCTGTATTAGGATGCTCAGTTAGAGAGGCAGAGGAATTCATTGTTAAAGCTTATGGTAAATCAGTTCTTAACATTGAAAGAATAGCGGATTGGGGAGTAGCAATTGCAACTAACAGCAACACATCACTACTATGGAAAACAAGAGACGGATTCAACGCTCAATCTATAGCATATGTGGAAACAGTTCCACTAACAGTTAAATTCATAGCTGAGAGAAACCAACAAGGTTGGGGACAACTACTATTACACAAAGACATGCCTTTGCTTAAATCAGCTAAAGGTGAACTAGTTTACGGTGGAGGGTCATCTAAAGATAAACTGAAAGTAGGAGGTTCTGTTAAGAACAGAGGTCTATATGCTAACATCACTCACTCAATTGATGCAACAGCACTAAGAGACGTAATCAGAGCAACTAACGGTAGAGGTCTATGGAAACATGATAACTTCCTAGTACCTGGAACAATGACTACAGTTAGACAAGCATACAGACAAGCCCTATTAGCTGAATACGATTTCAAAGGTTATGAAGCAGCAATGAACGATATCGTAACTAACTATAGTGGTTTAGCTCCACAGCTACCAACTTTAACGTATGGAGATGCTAGCAAAGATATGATCATCAACTCTCACTACTACTTAGCTCCTTAATCAGAGTTAAGTATCTCTATATATTCTTAAGAATAGGGAAAGTTCCGATTTCATGGGACTTAGAGGCAGTTTTCATACCATTGTATTTAGGGAGTAATTTTACTAATACTCCCTTAAAGTTAGGGAGTAATATTATACATATATATTATATATAGACGAAAGTTAGAAAACCTTAAGGAGACCCGATATTATCGGACTTAAGACGTATTTAAGTAGTCCTTTGCTAAAATACACTTAGTCCTGTGTCAGAGGACTAACTACATGAAAGGATATTGATGGAATACTATAAGACCAGTGAAAGTATAACAAAAAAAGTCTTAAACGAAGCTTCAGGCTCTTTAGAGGAAGTGGTGTTTAGGGCTGAAAAAGAACGTAAACGAATAAAAGGAGGATTTGCTATGTACTATAAAAGTTATGAGGAGGCAGTAGCTAATATCATAAATTCAAAGCTAGACTATACCATATTATTGGAAATTAAAAGACAGTTTACTTATGCTCGAATCGAGTGTGTAATTTCTGCAACAAATTTAGCCCAGTCCTTAGGGTGTGCTAAGTCTAAAGTAAATACTGTCCTTAGTGCTATGGTTAAAGAACAAATGCTATTAAAAGTAGCTAGAGGTATCTATAGATTAAACCCATATATGGTTCTACCTTTTAGATCTGATGGAGAGTTACTTCAAACTGAATGGACTCAACTTGTAGGTGAGCAGCGTGCCTTATTAGCAGCTGAGACACATAATTAAGTATACAGCAAGGGACTCTTAGGAGTCTCTGACTGTGTATTTAGATACGCACGACGTATTCTGAATCACAATTCTCAATTTAAATTATCAATATCATCTCACGGATATTGTCGACCTAGGTCGTCACCCATCATTTACATCAGACAAGCTGATGTTCTGTGAAAGAATTCACTTACAAGGAGAGACATGACAGACAAAAACGAACAAGCCTTAGCAATGGCTTATAGAAGAGCAGTAGCTAAATCCATTAAGATTAAGGAGTTAGAGATAACTTCTGATATGTCTGAGGAGGATATAGATGCAATGGTTAAATTCTTAGCAGAACTTAAAGCTGAGAAAGAGGGACACGATGACTGGAAGCAATTCCTTAAAGGGCAAAGATGGTATGTTGAAGATCTTGTTGCATTCAGTAAACTTGATGCGCAACAACGATTAGATTTAGAATATCGTAATAGCTTTCCCGATGTAGCAAGTGAAGCAGAAATGCTGAACTCTTTACAAGTTTTAATCTAAATAAACATAAACATACACTTCAGTGTGTATGTTTGATACTATTATAGAGCAGTTACTCCTACAGTACACGATACTCAACTGCTCTACTATATTATCACAAAGGACAAATATGTTAGGATGGTTAATTAGAGAAACCGCAGAAATTACAGGTAAAGCTTTAGGCTACGCAGCAGATGAAATAGGAGATATAGCATCAGCTATCTCAGACATACCTGATACCTTAAGCAAAGCGTATAACTCTACAACTGAACAGCCAAAGACTAAAGATGGTCAAGATACTACAACACCTACTGCTAATTAGTATATTCATAGCGGGACTATTCTTCCCATTAGTTTGGGTACTCCTGCTTGTAATACTATATGCCAGTAAAGACTCTGAAACCCGTAAACACAACCAATCTCAAACCTCAGTTGAGCAAGACATTCAACCTGATAAGATAAACCTTAACCACTACAAACCATGGAAACAGCAATACCTTAAATCACCTGAATGGAAAACCCTAAAATCCAAGATTCTTAATCGTGATGACTACACATGCCAGTCATGTAACACCAATGGAATTCCACTAGAAGTTCACCACATCACATACCAAAACTTTGGCAATGAACAATTATCTGACTTAGTTAGCTTATGTCGTAATTGTCACCAAGCTATCCATGATAAACATGGATATGACTATAATACAAACTACCCAATATAGTAGTTAGAGTTTACATTGGTAAGCTCTATAGTACTATCTTAATTAAAGGAAAAAAATGAAATTCACAGCAATAATAGGACTAAATTTACGAAGAGTAGGAAGTAAGGAATTAGTACTTCTTACTAATGTACAAGGCGAGACAGCAGAATTCGAAAGAACTCACTGTCACGTAGAGATCAACGCTAATCTCCATCGATTACTAGACCGTAATGTTAGAAATAATAGAAATAGGTTAGTTATTCAGTTTGAAGCTGATATTGTAGAGTACTACAAACCTGCTGAATTAGGTTATTCAGAAACATTAAAAAGGATTAGACAAATTAAAATATTAGGTAAGGCATAGGCCTTACTTATTTTTTTTTTTTCTAAAATCCAAGACTAAAACATACATTTAAAATTTTAAAAAATAACAAGAATGACAATTCTTAACATACCAAAACCAACAGTTTAAAAGGTAAAACTAACTAAAAAGATAAAGGAAACAAAATGCATATTAAAGTTACAAAAGCACAACTTGAGCAATTAGGTAGAACTATACCTAAACCAAAACACATAGCTTGCAAACCAAGAGGACAGGTTATTCAACTAGTGTCAGATTATTCAAGGACTGTAAAACAAAATACTTTAACAGCATTACTTAAAAAAGAAGAGTAGCCATGGAACTAATAACAATTGTTACCATACTTGGCTTACTCTATCTTTTTATTTTTAACCCTTACAAAGAAGAAAAAGAGCAACCTAAACCTTCTTATATACCAGACAATGTAACAACTGAAGAAAACCAAACATACTTAAGAAAGCTCTTCATTAACAAAAAGCTAGAATACCTTAAAAGCGATACTTGGCACCAAAAACGAAGACTCGTACTAGCTAGAGACAACCATGCTTGTACTAGTTGTGGATCTACAAGAAATTTACATGTACATCATGATGCAGGTTACAACCTAATTCCAAATGAACCAATTGAAGACTTACGAACTCTATGCAACATTTGCCACAAAGCTTTTCACGATACTTATGGCTACCCAAACACCATTACAGACTACTTATCTTGGGATACTCGTAACATAATATTCACTAATAAAAAGGAAACAAAAAATGGAATTATTACCATTAACACTAGCTCAATTAAAAGAAACTAACAGCTCATTAGTTTGTGTATTAGCGGCACCACATACCGTTAAAACTCTTGACCGTATTGGATATAAACTAGCCACAGGAGATTCCATTCTCCTTGTAAAGACAGAAAACGTACTATACCTTGACACAATTTTAAAGTCCATTATTTATTCTAATATAAAATACTACATGGCTCTGTATGACCATTTACCTTTATACACACTAGTAACTACAACACTAAAACCAAAGGAGTTAAAATGAAGAAAGTACGTAACTTAGCTTTCTACAAGCGAAGTGGCAAGCCTTGGACAGTGGAAGAATACAAAAAAGTAGTACTCTATACAGAAGGAGTTGAGTCTAATGCTACATTTATACCACCTCACAGACTTTCTAAAACTTACTTGTATGACGCGGGTGGTTCAATATTGTTCATGTACTTCTGGGAAGAACAGGACATAGGTAACTGCACTAAAGTAGCCTATGAAGACATATTTCATACTAAATTACTAAAACCAAGGAAACAAGAATGAAGACAATCACACCGCAACAATGGGCAACTTTAGAATTTGACTCAGTAGTAGTAATAAGCTCTCAACATCAGTTAAACCGACTAAACCAGTTAGTTAAAAAAGACATTAGTAATTGGGGAAGTCATCACGGATTCCCTTTTGTACTTTACAGAACAATAGTTGGCTATAAATATGCACATCTTGCATTTAGTAGTATAGATTATTATGAGCGTTATTATGCACTAGCAAATTATTCAACCTTCCGACCAGTTAAAATTACATATAAATTACTTAAAACAAAGGAATACTCAAATGGGAAAAACTAAAAGAGACAAAGCTATAGAAAAATCATATAGAAAAGAAATCAACATGGGAGAATCTTCTATCCCTTCAAAAAAGAAGTACCCACCAAGAAAACCAAAATACAAAAAGGATTTATACAATGTATGAAATTCTTGAATTTAATCATGCACAAGATTTTATAAAAATAATAAATATACAAACTCAAAAAATTCTACAAGTATCAAACGAAGTAGTTGACTACTTAAGAAAATCAAACAAACTATCATAAGGATAATCCAAAATGGCATTCAAACAATTCGCAGACGCTGTTAACAGCAAATTTTTAACATTATCAGCAACAGGTGTTTTACTAAAATTAAACGTATCAAAAGAAGCTCTATGGCAAACTTATCAAGATGCTTACCCATCTGAACATAATCAAATTTTCAGAATGAGAAAAGAGCACGAATGTAATACTTGTTACTCTTTTATTAAAAACCTTGGAGCAGTTGTTAGTGTAATAGACAATGAAATTGACACAATATGGAATGTGCAAGGATTACCTGAACCATACCAAACAGTAACTAACAAAATGCATAACTTCGTAAAAACTCATGCAATTAGCTCAGTCTTCTTAATCAATGAAAGAAAAGTAGGAAAAGAATTTAACATTGAAACAACTGAAGCCGGTAACATTAAATGGGAACATTTCTATGCAGACATCAATCAAGCTTTTATTTCACAAACTGTTGCAGCTGATAAAGGTGAAATTTCTACAACAGTAGAAGTATTCAACAGAGCATTAAACGAATTCTCAATTGAAACACTAACATCAGTAATTGACTTATGTGATACTATCTACAAAGGACAAGAGTTTAAGCAAACAGTAGTAAACTTTCTAAAAGCTAAAGAAGCCTATTCAGGTGGAATTCCTGAAACACACACCAACTTAACTTAAAGGAATAAACATGATAGTAAAAATAACTGAATTTGCTTGCAAAACATTCACAGACCAAGCAAACCAAATCGTAGCCCAAGGTGGAGGACTAACTCTAATTGATCCATCAAAACAATTACAACCAAACACAAACTACATCATCACTATCCACAAAATAGCAACTACCCCTGATGTAACAATAGACCAAGAAGATACAGATGAAACGAAGTGACATCATAGCAGTAGGCTCAATTTACACCCTACTAATAGTGCTTGCTATGTATTTTTACGACTCATATCAACACACTAAACAACTTAATCGTTTAACTTATGTAACTTTGCAAACTCAACACATAGCTCTACAAGCTATTGAAGAACAAAAACAAACCACATTACAACTAAACAAAATGGAATTCCTGTTAGAAGACACTTACAACGAAATGCTCTTTTATCAAAAACTTTCAGGCATTAAAGAAACTCTAAAGGACTATTCCACCGAAGAAGTAGCCTTAGGCCTTGCATTAGCTTGGACAGAATCTTCTTGGAACTACAACATTGACCACAACTCTCAAGCTGAAGGTATTTGTGGAGTAGTACCAGAATTTTGGGAAACTTACTTATTAGAAAAAGGTATTGAAATTAACTCAGTAGCAGCTTGTATTGAAATTTACAACTACTACAAAGAAACACAAACCCAAAAACAAGCAATCAAAAAGTACAAAGGTATTGAAAAACAAAAGTACAACTACCTAGTACCTTACACAATCAAACTAAAACACTTAATACTAAAAAGGTTGCAAGAATGAAACTAATTTACTTAGCTATCCTAGTTACTTTATCAATCTTCATTAGCATTTACATTGCCACTTCAAACTTAATCACAAGGACACAGAATGGAAAATCTCCAACTACTAGAGATACTCATCCTATTATTATTTACTATATCAACATGCCTTCAGGAGAACTAAATGGAAATCGCTACTTTTAATGCAACCATTAACAAAATGCTACTAAAACAACCAAAAGAAATTCAAGAAGCTGCAAGAAAAAACATTCAAATAGTACTAGAACTACTAGAACAAGAAACAATGTCAAAAGAAGCAATAGCTAACGTAATATTCCACACTAAACAAGGATACAACAAATGATGATCGAAACTACAGAAACTAATTCAAAAATCTCTCTATCAGAGCTAGAAAACCTATTTAAACAAACTAAAGCTGAAGACAAAATAGACACATCAAAGCTAACAAACAACTTTACCTTAAAAGGTTTAGACGATGTAAAAGACCAAATAGCAACTGCAGCTGCACAAATAGCTGAATTAGCATCAAAAGGAAAAGAGCAATCAACAGCTAGCTCAATTACATCAAAAGCTTTATCAGCTATCCCAGGTGGCTCAAAACTATCAAAATGGCTTGGAGTTAAATCAGAAGAATTAAGAATAGAAGCTATCAAACAAAAATCAATTACAGAAGTAGTGAATAGCGTAATTACATCTATCCAAACTAAAAGAGCAGAAGTAATTAATATCATCGAAGAACTAACTACAATTAGAGAAAGAGCTGTAGAAAGAGTAATGACTTTAGAAATAATCAACACTAAAGTACTAGACTTCTTAAAACAACCAAACCTATCAGCAAGAGAAACATTAGATGCACAACAATTAGCATCAGCTACTCAAATTTCAATTGAAAAGCTTTACTCAAAAATTCATTCAAGAATTGAACCGTACATTATGACAGCTACCTTAGCTGTTCAAAAAGTACAAAACATCATTCCAACAATCGAATCAGACTTACTTGGAGAAATGGGTGACAAAGTAGCACAACAAAACCTACAAGATTTAATTGACATGACTAACGACATCACAGAGCTAACATCTGAAGTTAGTATTAAAATTAAAGACTCAATTCATCAAACAATCTATTCATCAATGGAACTCTTAGCTAATACAGGAATCGACGTTAAACAACTTGAAGCATCAGCACAAGCAGACATCAAACACCAAGAAAAGATACAAGAGTTAGCTAAAAAGACTCAAACCAAAATCATAGATTCTTACAATCAAATCACACAACTTCATTTAACAATGAATAAAAAACGTGAAGAAGCATCTAACACCTTAATATCACAATATAGCGAGAAATAACAATGGACAGAGATAACGACAACCCTCATTCAATCAAAGAAGGTAATTACGTACACTGTAAAAAACTTAACACCTCTTCTCATGTATTAGAAATAGATCACACTAAAACGCTGGCTTATCTCGAAAAAGTTGGATGGATTCCTATAGCAGATCTAGAACTAGCTATTCCTCCAAAGGTTATGCACATTAAGCATAATACATGTATAATAGAATTACCAAATGGTATACTACTCTACAAAGATAATAACAACGTATTTCAATTAAACCCATCAGGATTAGGAGCATTAAAATGACGCCAAACCTATCTACTTATACGACAACAGAAGGTTTTGTAATACCTTTAGATAACATTTTATACTTAAAATCAGATGCAGTAGTATGGAAAAACGGTACAGAGTCAGAAGCTACAGTAAAACTTATATCAGCTTTAACTGAAAGCTTAAACAAATACCAAAATCATAAAAACACATTAGTAGATAGTATAGTCAAAGAAGCACAAGAACGACACTTAAATTCTACTTTCTATAACGAATTTAATAAAGTTCGTCAAGATTTTACCAATAAGTTAAACCCATTGATACAGGACTTAAAAAATGAGATAGCTTTAATTCAAACTAAAGTTCAAAACGACTACGACTCAGTACAAAAATTACATCATGACGTACTTACTGCTACAGAAAAAACTTGCCGTCATTTACATCCAATCATTACCGAGATATATTCAGAAAAAGGTAAGTTAGATAACATCTCTTCTGAACTATCCACTGTAGTACAACAAGTATCAACAGCAACAAAGAGATTATCAGTACCAACTGATGATTTACTAAAATGTACTCATCAGCTAAAAGACATACTAAACGATAACCTAGAATTCTTCGAGACTAGCAATGATAACTCAATACCTAGCTAAACTAAAAGCTACCCGTTTAATAAAAGAACAACACAAGCTTTACAATACATTAATAGCTAATGAAAACATTAAAAACCCATTACTAAAAGTGTACCAACTAGAGGACATTGAAAATCAAAAACATAAACTAAGATTAGCTAATCAAGCACTGCGTAAAGCATTTAATTTAACAGACCCATCAACAAAATTACCAGGGTCTGGCGGAATACTAATCTATACTGATAATATTGGCAATCATTTCCCAATAAACCACCATGTTGTACCACAAACTAAAGCCTCATCAGAACATACTTTAGTTAAATCTATTTATATATCTAACCTCAACCGATTAAAAAAATATAACCAATACTTAAGTCAACGTATTAATTTTCAAATTAAGGATAACGACGTAAACATAAAAGTATTGTTTCGAGGAGCAGCATATTTCGACAGCTTTAAACTATACGTACCAGATAATGAGAGAAACTACATATTAAAAGGATTAGAAGCAATTGCTACTTATTTTAAAAAAGACATAACTATAATCAAACCAAAAGGAGAAATATGGAAAATTACGTAAAAAAATCAATGATTGCAACCACCCCTTTGTTAAAATTTGGTGGATGCTTTGAATGCTATAGCTTAGATGTATTAGATAACTTAACAAAAATAATGGAGGAATTATGAAAATAGAAACAAAAGTAGGAATGGGATTTATATCCGTATTCTCAGGAATAGTATTAGTTTATTTAGGCGCTTTTATAACGCCTGAAGGACATGTGGATGTAGTAAAGAGATTCAGTAAAGCAACTTACACAACAGAACCAGGCCTAAACTTCAAAATCCCTCTAGTAGATACTACTACAACAATTGAAGTTAGAACAAGAAAAAATTCTGAAGAAATGCAAGCTGCAACTTCAGAACAAATGCCAGTACAGGTAGTAGCATCTATGAACTGGACAGCTAAGAAATCAGATGTACTAAACTTATTCAAAGACTACGGCTCATTAGACCAATTTGAGCAAAGAGTAATAGATCCAAGATTTAGAGCAATTGTAAAAGAGTCAGTAGCTAAATTCAAAGCAGAAGACACAATCTCTAAAAGAGACTTAGTAACACTAAAAGTAAAAGACGCCTTAATTCAATCTATCGGAGATTTACCAATTGAAATCTCTGCAATTAACATAGAAAACATTGAGTTACCAGCTAACTACTTAAAGTCAATCGAAACTAAACAAACTGAAAAGAACTTAGCAGACGCTGAGGTATTCAAACTTGAGAAACAAAAACTAGAAGCACAAAGAGCAGTTAACACAGCAGATGCAGAAGCTCAATCAATCAAACTAAAAGCAACAGCAGAAGCCGAAGCAATTAGCTTAAAAGGTCAAGCAGAAGCTAAATCAATCGAAGCTAAAGGAAGAGCATTACAAGGAAACCCACTTATAATCGAACTAACTAAAGCTCAAAACTGGAACGGAAGTTACTTAACAACAGGAATTGGACAAGGAACTAACGTATTAATGGACATCAGAAAGGATGCTAAATGAAAACATACTTACCACCACTAGTACTACTAATAGTATCAATACTAGTAATAGCTAACATACCATTCGTATCAATGGGGTTAGTTTACTTTTACTCTGCTATTTCAGTAATTTTCATAGTAGCATTCACAATACTATACATTACTGGAAACGCATCACTGCTAAAACCAAGAAAACCACAATCATTACTTAACAAACTGCTAAAAATAACATTACTATTCGTATTTATACTTAGCAGTCATTTTATTACAGCAGCACTTTATGGAATTGCCTTAATAATAGTTGAAAGATTACCTCAAGAAGACAACTAGTCTTCTTGATTGTATCATAAAGTACTAACAGTAGTATTTTAATTACAATCATCAGGAGAATCAATGTCACAAGAAAAAGCAATAATTTTAGATGTATCACAAAAATCAGCAAAAGCAATTACAACTGCTGTCCTTTCACTAAGTAAAGTAGCAGAAACATTAGCTATTTACTCTGAGCAAGTTGAAAGTTTAACAGAGCAAGTAAACATCAAAACAAACGAGTTAGTCAATTTAGATATAAAATTAGACCATAAAAAGAAAGAAATCGACACTACAATAGCAGAAAAAGAAAGAGCTGCAAGCGTAGACTTGAAACTTAGGTTAAAAGAAAACGAAGAAAAAACGTTAAACGAGTTAGCAAAATCAAGAGGTGCAATAGTAGTTGCAGCAGACGTAGTTCCAAACTTAGAAGCAAAGTTAAAAGAAGTTGAGCAATCAATTGATTCAATAGTATCAAAAGCAGTAACAAGTGCTAGAACTGAGTTAACAAAAGAACATTCAATGGCAGTTACTAAGCTTGAATTAACAAACTCAGCAGAAACTGCAAAAATGAAAGCAGAGTTAGATGCTAAAGATGCAAAAATTGAATTCTTAAACGAACAAATTTCTACATTAAACACAACAATTGCTTCTGAAAGACAAGCAAGAATTGAAATAGCTAAAACAACAGCTCAACCAATCATCAATGTTGGTACAGCAAAGTAAGGGATTCCCTTACTTATCTTAATTTAAAGGAGTAAAATGAACAAAGAATTAATACTTAAGTACAAAACAGAATTTGACCATTGGTTAAATGATAAGGAAGTACTAGCTTGTCCGATTAAGAATAAGCTAAACGGATACGCTGTCGATTGGCAACCAATAGATAAAAATGCTCTTTGGGATAATGAGAACATAGCTTATATTATCAACGATGAGTATGTTGAATTCAGAAAAGCTCTCTCTGAAGGTAAGACTGTTCAGTATAACTTTGGAAACTATGGCTTGAATAAAAAAGATTTTCCAAACACTTGGAAAGATATAGATTTATCGATCGGAATTTTATCTGACAGAGCCCATCCTAACAACTATAGAATCAAACCAGAAGAACCAAAATTTAAAGTTAGTGATTGGATTAGACAAGGTAACTTTACTATTAAAGTACATAGAGTAGAATCTGATTACTACTATGATAAGTATAGTAATAGCATCTCAGTAGAAAAAGCAATTAAATGGCAGCCTAAACCAGGTGAATGGTGTTGGTTTATGCAAAAAGACCGTATTCCAGTACTTTCGCAACTTCAAGAGTTTTCTGATGGCAAATATTTTGCTACTTACCCGAATGGTTCAAAAGCACTAGGTGCTTACTATAAGTATTGCGAACCTTTCTTTGGCGAACTACCATCACATTTAAAGGATTAATATGACAACAACAAAACAACAACGCCAAACTTCTTGGCTTAACTCAATCAAAGGCTTAATCAAATGAGTATAGCATATCGAGAAGTTAAAATTATAGAAGTAGAAGACTTCGATAAATTAGTAGGAAAAACTTATAACAAGCCCTACCAATTTCAACAACAAGATGGATGTAAAGAAAGACAGTTAGTAAATATAAAAGTACCGGAACCTCACCCAAACGACTATAAAAATAACACATTACCAGAAATCGTAAACCATGATGATATGGGTGTTAGTTTTAAAGCTTGGCTTGAAAGAGACCCAAGTAAATTGCTACCAGACAGAAACCAACTATCAACAGATTTATGGTGGTGTAGGAACTTCTACCCAGACGTATCAATGATTATAAACGATTTACACGAAAAAGGCCTACTAGAAGCTGGTGAGTATAAAATAAACATAGATTGGTAGAAATAGAAATAACACTACCATCTTACCTACAAGAATCAATACTAAGGATTAAAAATGAATCACGACAAAATTAACCAAAGAATCCAAGCACTAGAATCAGAACTAGCTGGACTAAAAGCAGAATTATCAAAGGTAGATAAGTTTAAATTTAGATATACTGATACGGAAACATCTTTCATCGGTACTAACTGGGTAGCTCATAAAACTTCAGGAGCAGACCCTTCTAATTTAGAAAATTTCAGATACAGACAACTTGAATCAAATGCTGATGCAGACTTCCAATTACAAAAAGAACTTATGTGCATTGGTGCATTAGCTGAACAAATAGACCCTAACTACAAAACCAAAATAGATTTTACACATAGGCATAGTAATAAGTTTATGATTTTTTATGACTACCCTAGTGAAACTTATACAATCAGCTCTAATTCAGACTGGAGGGCTTTAGGTGTAGTCTATATGCCAAAACACGTAGCGGAAAAAGTATGTGAAATACTAAACAATAAACAAGTAGAAATCTAAACTCATACAAAGGAACAAAATGTTATCATTTACACTAAAACAAACAGCTAAAAAATCATTAGCAGACATCACTAAAACATTCAGAGACACTCTTGAAGAATTAAAACAATTCACAAAAGAAAAAACTGAAGAAAAATTAGAGTTAGAAGACAAAGTTGCTGAATTAACAGCTGACATATCAAAAGGTATTGAAATTCAAAAAAATTTATCTACAATATTAGGAGAGCCTCATGAACAAAACTAAACCAGCAACTAAAAAAGAAATCTGGGTAAGAACAGGTAAAACAACACAAGAAACTTCTTTTAACAAAAGAGGAGTAATTACCTTAGCTGAAGAAAAATCTGGAAACAAATACAGACTAGTTCCAATTAGCTACATCTCAGTTACACCACCACAAAAGGACTAATAATGAAAAAAGTATCAGAAATTACTTCCCCATTAACATTACAACTTGCATTAAGTGAGTTTTTTGCTTCTAAACAATTACCAGACTTAGCTATAAGCCATGTAAGTAAAACTGTTTACCTAACTGGTCCATGTGGTCAAACATTATGTAAAGTTATGTACACAGGTACTACAACACTTAAAAAAGACGATTACCCAATCATTTACGACTATGCAGTAAAATTTATCACTAAACATCTAAAAACTTTAAAACTTTTGTTTACATTAAGAAAAGAAGTTAAAGAACACAGAGGTAACTCAAACAGGATGATTACTTTATCAGGTAAAACCCTGTTTTTAAACAACGCTCACGAATACTACCATAAACTGATTAATTCTTGTTCAGAAACTACGGTATCCATTCAAGGACTTAGTAATATCACACAAAAACAATTTCAAGAATTGGTGTCTACTTTACCTCAGTATTTAGAAAAACAAAGAGAAATACTAAGACAAGAGCTAGCTATTAGAGATAAAGAGAGTCAAGCTAAAAAAATTATAGAGCAATTAAGTAACTGCTCAATCTAAGGACTAACAATGGAAAAACTTACAATCACAAGAGCATTAGCTGAACTAAAGCTATTAGACAAAAGAATTGAAAAAACAATTAACGAAAATAACTACATAACTTACTCAGTTAACAAAAAACTAGCTGTATCAACGTTTACACCAAAAGAGTCTTTACAATCAGTTACTGACTTAATCGAACGTAGAGCCTTACTAAAAGCAGCTATTATGAAATCAAATGCTACTACAAAAGTAACAATTGGTAAAAAAGAAATGCTAGTAATAGAAGCAATTGAAACTAAACAAACAATTGCATACAAACAAACCTTATTACAAAAATTAAAATCACAACAACAATCAGTTAAATATGAAATCTCAAAACTTAACGAAAAAACACAAGAAAGATTAGACAAACTTTTAGAAGCAAACTTCGGTAAAGACTCTAAAACAAAAAGCGATGAAACAGATGCAATTGTTAAACCTTTCTTAGACAGAAACGAACCAAGACTAGAAGACCCATTAGCTATAGATTCAATCATCCAAGAACTATCAGACGAAATACTAGACTTCATGTCTAATGTTGATTACGCACTTAGTGAAAGCAACGCTTTAACTCAAATCGAAATCTAACCTCCTCAGTCTTACTAAAGTGTAACAAGTTAAAAGTTCCACCGACAGCTGAACGGTAAATTTCAGCTACTAATATTAGATTGGTGAATCTTACTTTAAAATTATACAAGATCCTAAAAAGCTTAACTTTTACAGTTTAAAGCTTATAAGTTCAAACTTTAATTCACTAGTACTCTTGCTAGTGCTTAACACTTAAGTCTCAACCATCAAACTTAGATAAAACCATAGACCAATAGTTTACAGGCTCGTTACTGCCTTACATTGTACTACTATGCTACTTTGGTAAGACTTCCCACAGTCCCTTCACAGGGACGATTGCGCATATATCATAACTGGACAATGACCAAGCCCGCGAAGCTTGACTATGGGGATTCGAATTCCTCTATGCGCTCCATCTTAATATAAAGGACAAACATGAAAGTAGGTGATGTGATCACACTAACTAAAGAAGAATTCTTAGTAAAAGCTAAGCAAGGGCTAGTAGTTTCTTCTAACCATCTGTATTTTTTCTACTCCCCTAAATCAATAGAAAGATTTGCAGAAACCTCAAACCCTAAGAAAATTCCAGGTTACGTATATGGCTATTCAACATCAGAACCACAAGCCCCAATCATGGGTTTTTGGTATAGATTCCCAGGAACATTTACAGTAATAGAACTACCAAAAACTGGAAAGTTACTTAAAACTAGAAAGGCAACCAATGATAACTAAATTCATGCACCACTACCCAGAACTTGTTAAACTTATGCAATCAACTTACCACGACTCTTCTTACCACCTAGAAGGCTCAGTTTGGACACATACTTGCATGGTTTACTCACATGTCTTAGCACTTCATCCTAACAACAAAGTACTGCTAATTTCAGCCTTACTACACGACATTGGAAAGTGTTACACAGCTGAAATTATTGACGGTAGGACCTCTTTCAAATCACACGAAGGAGTATCAACAATGTTAGCAACAGACATTCTTCCAATCTTCGACTTAACAGAACAAGAAAAAATCGACATACTAAGAGTAATCTCCCTACACGGAGTAAACATAGCTCAACTAACAGTTCCATACTTGTCAATGTTCAGAAAAGCAGACTCTTACGGAAGAATCACTGACAAAGACCCACGTAAAGACTACGAACCTCGTAAGTTCACAACACCTACATCAAACCCAACACATACAGTAACTCTACTAGTTGGTCTCCCATGTACTAGAAAATCAACTTACGCTAAAACCCTAAACACAGACATTATTTCTAGGGACAACCTACTAACAGACAAGTACCCAAACCTTAGCTACAACGAAGCTTACACCTTAGTCCACAGTAATCCTACAACACTAAAACTTTTTAACAGAGACTTTGACCACTTAATCACTAAACTAGCTAAAACCCAATCCGACCTAGTAATTGACATGACAATGCTATCACTAAAATCAAGAAGGTCAATGATGTCTCGTTTCAACCATGCCCAATTCAAAGCCATTGTATTCTTACCACAATACTCAAAAGTGCTAGAATGCAACAAAACAAGACAAGATAAAACTGTACAACCAGAACTTCTACACCAAATGTCAAAATCCTTTGTAATACCAGTACTGGAAGAAGGTTTTACTAGTATATCCTACATATTAGAGTAATAATATGAATGATAAAGTAATCATTGACTACTACGTAGCGATACGAACAGATATACGTAGCCTTGAAAGAAGTGTTAACGTCTACATAAGTAAGGGTTTCCAACCTTTTGGAAATCTTCTTGTAGTTAATAACCTATTCCACCAACCAATGGTAAAATACAAAGAAAAGGAAATAATACAATGAGAAAACTCGTAACAATTAGAAAAATCGATAACTTATTAAAACATGTACCAATAACAAACGAAAACTTTAACCAACTTAGCTTAACACTAAGAGAACTACTAAAACATGTAGCCACAGAGTCAATGAACCCAAACACAGTATCAGAAGGAAGAGTTTACAAGTCGTTAACATCACAACTTTCATTTAAAGTTATCAATAACAAATACTTACTAAAATGCGAGAACTAACATGACATTTACTGACTTTGTTGACAAACTTGAAAACAACCTAATCCCACAAAACACCCTAATAGAATTCAAAGACGAGGGAAATCCCTACTGGTATGCTACAATTCATAATAATAAAATTTACATAATACTGTCAGCATCTGTAACATCAGAAATATTAAAAGCTAAAGGAATTTCAGCTGCAATTAAAAACATTAAACAAGTAGGTATGGGCTACGACTTTACCGCAGTTAGACGTTCATATCGAGCAAACAACTCAAGGTACTCATTTGACATACTATATCAAACACTTTTAAAACCAAAAGGTACAAACTAATGAAATTAACACCAAATTTTAAACTATCATCAAGCTCATACTCAGTTATGCAATTCCCGTCAGGTGAGATTCAAGTAACTTTAGATACAGCTCCACATGCAGCTAGAGTTTACCCTGTAACTATCACTGGCTCAATTCTTAGCTCAGATCACGTAATGGAACTTCTACTTTTAGTTGAAGCTATCAACCACCATTGGAACACTTCTAGCATCAACTTAGTCATGCCATACTGTGCTTATTCTCGCCAAGACCGTAGATGCAGCCAAGGTGAATCATTTAGTTTGAAAGTATTCACTAGCCTAATCAACTCTTGTAATTTCATTAAAGTTACAACTTTCGATAACCACAGTGATGTATCGACAGCATTGATAAACAACTGCTATAATGTCCCAGTTCACCAACTGCTTTTAGATGCACAATATACTATCAAGTTAAGAGAGTACGATTACTTCGTTTCTCCAGATGCCGGTGCTAACAAGAAAGTATTTGCTTGTTCTCAACAATTCAATATACCCATGATTAGAGCTGACAAAATCAGAGACGTTAGTAATGGTAAAATTCTTGATACTCAAGTCTTTGCTACAGCAGATCAACTTAAAGACAAAACAGTCTTAATCATAGACGATATATGTCAAAATGGACGTACTTTTGAGGAACTTGCTAAAACTATCAAAGCTATCGAACCTTCTTGTAACATCCACTTATACGTAACTCATGGCTTCTTTAACTCTGGCTTTAACAAACTGAAAGAAGCAGGTATCAGCAAATTTATTACTACTAATTCAGTACCTCAAGTCCATACTTGTAATGAATTGGTAGTACTATGAACCCACACAGACTTAACAGCACTAGGCTTGAAAAACTCAAATCTACTTCATTAGCTCACCAAATCGTAATTGGAGTAGATTTTGATTATACCTTAGTTGATTCATCAAACAACTATAGCCTCTACCCAGATATAGTTAGCTTACTACAAGAAGCTCAAAAAGTTGGATTCATCCTATGTATTTGGACAGCTAACACTAATCCTTCACTAGTAACCACAAAATGGGAAGAAGCTTCGTTAACTTGGTCATATTACAATGAATCTCCAATCAATCCAGAAAAACGAAAACCACACTTTAACATCTTACTAGACGATTCAGCAGGACTAGAGCAGTCTATGCAGTTACTAAAAGAACTAATAACTTACAAAAAGGAACAACATGCTTAACCCACTATTAGCTATAGACTTCTATAAAGCTGACCATAGAAGACAGTACCCTCAAAACACTACATTAGTCTACTCTAACTTTACACCAAGATCTTTCAAAAGATATAAAGGCTCATCAGATAAGCTTGTATGGGTAGGGTTACAAGCCTTCATCATGGACTACTTAATTAAAGAATGGAATGAAGGATTCTTTAACAAACCTAAAAAAGAAGTAGTAGAATCGTATAAACTATTCATGGATTCAACACTTGGACCAGATTCAATACCAGTTGACCACGTAGAAGAACTACATGACTTAGGATACCTACCATTACAAATCAAATCTTTACCAGAAGGCACACTAGTTCCAGCTAAGATACCAGTACTAACTATAGTAAATACGCACCCAAAATTTAGTTGGTTAGTTAACTACATCGAAACTGTAATGTCATCAGAGTTATGGAAAATGTCAACAAACGCTACTATAGCTTACGAATACCGAAAAACTTTTGAACACTACGCAGAATTAACTGGTGCAGACAAAGGATTTGTAATATTTCAAGGACATGATTTCTCTGCTAGAGGACTATCAAACAGGGAAGATGCCTACAAAAACCAAATATCACACCTATTCTCTTTTGTAGGAACTGACACCTGTTTAGCAATCCAAGGAGCAAAAGACTACTATTTTGCTGATTACACTAAGTCATTAGTAGGAACATCTGTTCCAGCAACTGAACATAGTGTAATGTGTACTAACATTGCTAACATTCAACAATCACTAGATATTACTGGTAAATGGGTAACTCCTGCTAACAAAATCCTATCAATTGACATGCTTCAATATGACAGTACACACATAAACACTCAAAGACTAGCAGAAATTGCTTACATTTGGTACTTAATAACAGAGTTATACCCAACTGGAATTATCTCAATAGTTGCTGACTCATTCGACTTCTGGTATATGATGGAATATGGTATAAAAGTACTTAAACCAATCATTGAATCTCGTCAACCAAATGCTCTAGGATTAGCTAAAGTAGTCTTTAGACCTGACTCAGGTAATCCAGTAGATGTTATTTGCGGCGTTAAAATAAACCAATCGTTTCCAACTTTAACATTAGAGGAAGCAGCAGAACATACTTATATGGGCAGCTTCTACATCTCTTGTAAAGAAGGCTGCTTCAAAGTTATTAATGAGGATACTTTTGAGTTACTTTCAGAAGCTCAAATTAAAGGGGCAATCAAGTGTCTTTGGGACGTATTTGGAGGCACTACAAACGATAAAGGTTACAAAACTTTATCACCATACGTAGGCTTAATCTACGGAGACTCAATCACATTAGAAAGACAAGACACTATCCTTAAAAAATTAGCAGACAAAAAGTTTGCTTCTGATAACATAGTATTAGGCATTGGGTTAACATTTTAATGGCCCCTTTATGGAGTAATCCATATCGAAAACTCATTGAATTGCGGGAACTTCCGTTAATATTATAGTACTAACTATACATAGAAATATAGCATAGGGTGTAGAGTAACTATCTACAGTACAGTAAAAATCTATAATATTGGTCAATCCGCAGCCAAGCTCCGTATAGGAGAAGGTTCAGAGACTATCTCGAAAGAGAGTAGGCCCCTGTCAGGGTCGAAGCAGTGAGCCCCTATTTTATAGGGTGATGATATAGTCCACATTGTTACTTAAGTATTTATTAAGTACAAAGATTGTATACTTATCAATAAGTGATAGGAGATACAATATGACAAACAAAGAAAAATTTATAGAAAAAGCAAATAAAAAGTATAATGGCAAGTATGATTATAGTAAGTTTATATACACTAATGCTAAAACAAAATCAATAATTACTTGTCCTACCCATGGTGAATTTGAACAAAACCCCGATAAACACTTAACATCTATATACGGATGTCCGGAGTGTGCAATTTTAAGGAGATCTCAAAAATCTAAAGGACGGACAGGATTTAAACCATTAAAATACACATGGGAAGAAATAGAAAGTAAACTTTTACATAAATTTTCTAATTTTGAGTTCAAAGTAGATAACTATACTGGTATAAATTCTAAAGTAACTTTAGTATGTCCAGTACATGGGGAACACTCAACATCTCCGCATACACTATTAAGCAAAAATGTGACAAAAGGTTGTCCTAAATGTGGTATAGCATCATCAGCCAATATCAAAACACATACGTTTAAGGAATTTATTGATTATGCCACAAACTTATATAACGGTAAGTATACTTACGAATGTAGTAATTACATAAACAAAAAGTCAATCATTACTTGTTACTGTGAAGTGCATGGAGAATTTAAAAAATCAGCCCAAAAACACATAGCTGGACAAGGTTGTCCTAAATGTACAATAGATGCACTATGTCTAGAAGGCAAACTACCAGGTGGGTATTGTGAGACAATATTTAGTAGAAGTGATGATCTTAAAAACAAACCCGCTATCCTATATTATTTACAAATAGGGCAATACTTCAAAATTGGAATAACTATAAATTTAAAACAACGCATAAATGCATTAAAGTCTAAGTTCAAATGTGACATTAGCATAATTGATACTTTTGAAACTACACTTTATAATGCATACCTATTAGAACAAAGCATTCTTTTAGACTATAAAGAATTAAGAACTTCAACTAAAGAATCGACAGAGCTTTTTATTGAGGACGTACTTAACGGAAAAATACCTAAGTAACAATGTGCATATACATACCAGTACAATACTAGGGATACTTTTGGATTTGCTATGAAAGCTACATTTGCTATAATTAATGATAATCCTATTAACATTCAAAAAGACCCTATAACAGATGATGGAACTAAAAAATCTGCACAAGGCTTATTACAAGTAACATTAATAGATGACAAACTGACACTAAAGGATAACTGTAGTTGGGAAGAAGAAAACAATAGCTTATTAAAATCAGTATTCTTAAACGGTAAACTAGAAACTACTACTTTTCAACAAATTACAGATAGGCTGTGGAAACACTAAAACTTAAAACATCATAGGAGAGAGAATTATGATAAAACTAATATTAAAAAGTAAAACTAAAATTAATCAAACATTAGAAGAAGTTTACGACTTTGAAACAGAACAAACCTTTAAAGGTAAAGATTACGTTATTTATGACTCAGCTTTAGATACAGCACCAAGAGAGTTAGAATTAACAACTTTCAAGAAAAATGAAGACGCATTCTGTGTTGAAATTTTTGTTAAACACCAAAACGTAGAATACCCAATCCACGAATCTTGGATAAAAGGTATAAACATTAATAGCACTGTTTACGAGTTTAACCACACTAAACCATTCTTACAGTCTGAAAACATTAAAACAACAACTCCAAACATGTTCTTTAACATTACAACTAACACAATGATCTTAAACGACCATTCATGTGTAAACTGTGGAGCTAGCATTGATACTCCAAATGAATTCCACTTATGTGACTCATGTCAAGAAGACTTAGTGAAAGTTAACCCTCACAGTTACAAACCAACTCCTTCATTTATAGGTGAATCACCTAACAAAAAGTTCTACGGCATTGAACTAGAATACGGATTCAACTCTAAAAAAGAAGCGCTAAAAGTAATGGCAAAACATTCACGTGAAGTTTACTTAAAAGCAGACTCATCAATATCTGGTGGTCAATTTAGAGCTGAGGTAGTATCACACCCTCACACATTCGAAGAGTTAATGGCTGAAAAGTCATTCTTAAACACAGTTGCAACTACATCAGTTGAAACGTCTGAGTCAAACGGATGTCACGTACACATCAGTAGAACGGCATTCAAAGACAAAAAACACTACGCAATGTTCTACTTCTTGCTATACTCATCACAAGACTTGTTAGAGCACATAGCAACAAGAAAATTAAACAACTATTGCCCATTCAGACCAATTGGTAAAGTGTTCTCTAAAGATAACGCACCAATCTCAATGGACAGATACAATGTAATCAACGAAGGTAACGAAGCAACAATCGAAGTTAGAATCTTCAACTCTACAACAGACTTAAACAGCTTAAAAACTTATATCCAATTCTTAGACTCATTAATTGAATACACAAGACCAGCAGCTAAAAGAGTTACATTAAAAGACTACTTCAAGTACGTTGCAAAACACATCACAACTTACCCTCAGCTAAATACAGCAGTAACTGAATTCAAACAAGACATCCAAAACGTAGTAGTCTACAAAGAACCAAAAGAGATAACTTTACCGTTCTCTAAACTAACAGTTAAAGACTTACCAAACATTTTACAAATAGTACTAAAAGACGGACTTTCGTTTACAGTACAAGGCGACACATCTCACTTCAGTTTCCAAAAAAGTGCAACTTGCTTAGACTTTAGAGGTGTTAGATCTTCTGGAGGTTCTGGAAACTACACAATCAACACTTCAGAAATTGCAGAAATCAAGGTTTATAGATGAGACGTTTAAGAGTTCAGTCTTACAAACCTTCAAACTCTGCAAAAGCCTTAGCTGATTACCTAAACATCAAACGTATCCAACACAGACACAGCAAATTTAGAGGTAAACCAACAGACACTATCATAAACTGGGGTAACGTTAACGTAGTCCACAACTCTCGTTACCTTAACCCACTTCAATCAGTAAAAGATGCAGCTAACAAAATCACAACCTTTACAAAACTAAAAGCAGCTGAGCTTCCTACACCAGACTTCTATTTCAGCAAAACCGAACTTGAAGAAGAAACAACCTACTTAGCTCGTACAACAGTAACAGGTCACTCAGGTGAAGGTATCGTAGTTGGTAAGCCATCTGAGCTACCAAACGCACCACTATACACTAAGTTCATTGAGAAAAAACATGAGTACCGTGCAATTGTAGTCAACAACCGTGTTGTAGACATGAAAAAGAAACTTAAAAAACGTGACTTCGAAGGTGAAAGATCACCATACATCTGGAACTGTGCTAACGGTTACATATTCGCTAGAAACGACATTGAATTCCCAGTAATTCTACCAGACTTAGCTACTAAATCCTTAACAGCGTTAAACCTAACTTATGGTGCCGTAGACATAATCGAAGATGAAGACCAAAACCTTTACATCTTGGAAATAAACACTGCCTTTGGACTATGCGGTACTACAACTCAACTAGTTGGAGACGCCATAAAGGAACTACTATGATACTTAAACTTGGTATGCACGTTAAAGTAAAATCTACCGTAAAAGCTGGTAAGAAATACAAAGGATTATATTGCAACCCAGCCATGATATTATATAGGGACAAAATCGGAGAGATATGTGCAATTGACAAATACTATCCATCTGAATTTAAAATAAAATTTCTTAACGATGATGACAGCATTTGGTGGTGGAATACGGCAATGGTAGACATAATCCCAACAACAATACTTAAACCAAGGACTGCAAAATGATACCAAAAATAGGAATGAGAGGCAAAGTAAAACGACAATTAGACGTTGATAGGTATTACGTTGACCCTAATGGAGACGACCTAGGTGTTGCTTTTGATATGTTAGACTATGAAGGACAAGAATTTGTAATAACTAAGCTAGATCGTACTTCTGGCCGTTATGGAGGTCCAAGACCTTACACATTTCACATAAACTTAGATGATGAAGAATTCTTCTGGAACACTGAAATGGTAAAATTATACCCAATTAAATTATTAAAACCTAAAACAAACACTAAAGGAGAGACATGTGCTGGATAATGGTAAAACCTAAAGGTAACACAATACCTTACGACTTCATCAAAGAAGCTCAAAAGAAAAACAAAGACGGCTACGGAGTTAGCTGGTACGACAACGGAATTCAAACATTTAAAACACTAGATTTTGATACTTTCATTTCAAGACTAGCAACAATCGAAGACCATCTAATGGTAGTTCACTTAAGAAACGCTACAGTAGGTACATCAACTTGTACAACTAACGTACACCCATTCATAGTACCAACTGGTGTAATGTTCCACAACGGAACTATCAGCAACTTAAGATGCTCAACATCGGTTGAATCAGACACTAACCAATTAGCTCAAGCAATTTCAACTTGTAAATTCAAAAAAGTATCTGACATCGAACCACTATTAAAAATAATTGCTGGTGAAACAATCAACAGACTAGTCTTCTTAAACAACAACGGAACTGTTGACATAATCAACAAAAAACTTGGAATAGACGATCCAAATGGAAACTGGTACTCTAACGACTACCACGTTAAAGAAGAAACAACCTTAGTATTCGTTTACGGTACACTAAAAGAAGGGTTTTCTAACAACTTATACTACATGTACAACGCTGATTTCATCGACGCTGGAACATCGGTTGAAAAGTATGCAATGATCGGAAAAGACATGGCATTTCCTTACTTACTAGGACTTCACAAAGATGGTCACAACATCAAAGGCGAACTTTACGAAGTACCACCAACAACATTAAAAAGATTAGATCAGCTAGAAGGCTACCCAGTACACTACGACAAAACTACAATTGACATAGTAGACTCAAAAGGTCAAGTACATAAAGCAATTACTTACATAAAAGCAAAACTGTACCAATCTGATTTAGACAAAGAATTCATTGATGAATTCCAAGGCATCAAACATAGATTCAAACACTACTACGGCAGATACAACTCTGCATTTGACGACGACTTTTAAAAATATTACAACAGGAGAAACAACATGAAAAAATTAAATAAAAAATTTATCGCAGAATTAAAATTAGGTACTACAATCACTGATACAGTATTGTGTAAAAAATTAGGAATCTCTATTCCAACTGAACTACCAGCAGACAGAATCGCAGCAACTAGAGTAATCAACAACTTCCAATTACAAAAAGGCTTTGCAGTTAGCAAATTAAACAAAACATTAAAAGCCAACGGTGTTAGCTTATCTCAAGCATCACACACAAACTACAAAGTAGTTTCATTAGAAACTAAAACTGCTAAAGTAAAAGCACAAATCGACAGATTAACAAACTCATTACTAGGGTAACCAACCCTAGTACTACAAGGAACTCAAAATGAACGACTATGAAACAGCTAAATTACTAGTACAATCTTTTGCAGACTCAATACCAAAGTCTCAAATACCCACCTTATTCCCAACCTTAGATATTACTAATCGTTTACTAGTACAACAACAACTAAGACTATTAGTATTAAAACAATTACTAACATCTAAACACAGGCAGTACTTCCTAGCACTAACAGACCGTCAATTTGCAGTTCTACTAAAGCTAACACCAAAAGCATACCAAGCCATAAAACCACAAATTTTAGAACTACTATGATATTCAAACAGTTTACCTACAAAACCATAAATGTAATACTTCTTAAAGACGCAGACGTACTAGAAGACTACACAGACTTGCCTGTACTAGCTGTTTATATAGACTTACAAAATAACAACTGTATGTTCAACTGTGAAGGACTAGATTGTTCAGAATGTCCATTTGGAAGTAGCGAAGAGCCTTGTGATTCTTTAATCATTAATGCATTCAAACCTTTATACGTACTACAAAAACCAAGGAAGCCACAATGAGCAAATTTAAACAAATAACATTAAAAGGGTTCACTATCGAATTTTTCAGTTCACCAATACCTGATATTAGTCCACGACATGCAAAACATTTATTAATATTTAAAACTGATGACAATGAAATCCGTACTAGATGTACATTCACTGATTGTAGGTACTGTCCGTTAGATCCAAGAAACAACGGTAAAGGCTGGCAGTGTGACGATTACGACGACTACCTTTACAAATTACCATTTAAACTATTAAAACCAAAGGCTTAACATGAAAAAAGCACTTAATGCCCACATAACCATAAACTTTACCACTATTGATAAACGTTCAAACATACCAAACATAATCGACATACTAGTAGTTGACGGAAAGCCAAAACGCAGAATCTCTTATTCCTGCATGGGCATAGAGTGCCATACATGCCCATTTAACTATGGACGTAGATGTTCTGCAAGTTCAGCAATTACTGAGAGGACATCAAAGTCAACTGAGCACTTTAATAAACTAATCCAACCACTACTTAAAACCTTAAGGAGTAAACCTTGTTAGAACTAACTAAACAATACCTTGAAGACAAAGGTGCATTCTCAAAAGAGCAATCACCAATCATCTCAAAAATCGCAGACACAATCCCTTTTGCAACCGTCCCAGAACGAATGAAACTAACTATAGCTGTTTCTGAGTTAATGACATTTGCCTCACAATTCCGTAGAAACATCAACCACTGGGATGGTACACCAGTACCAATTAACTCAATCTCATTCGTAGTAACAGGCTCTGGTGACCACAAAGACTCCTCAGTTCGTGCAGCTCGTAAATGTTTCTCACTAGGCTACAATGACATTAAAGAGCGAATCACTACCCTAGCTAAAGCAGAAGCTCGTAAGAAAATGCAAGAAGCTGGAGAAACAGACCCAAAACCATTCTACAAAGAACCAGCCCCAATCTTCATGTCACCAACTACTGGCCCAGGACTAATCCAACATATTAATGACATCGCAGAACACCCTATAGGTGCTGGGCTCCTATACGCAGGTTAACGTAATATTCTTGTGCTATCTACTAAATACTATTAGATGAAAATAGACAAATGATATAGTATTATTTACTAGATTTAAGAGCAATGTATATTACTAGCCCATTTACACAGTAATGTGTAATATGAAGCTCTTTAATTGCTGGAAACCCCTTAGAGCTAATCAAACTACAAAGTGACTCGTAAGAGTGAGCTTGAATGTTAAAAATTGATTAGATTGGGCAATCAGCAGCCAAGTAACCTATTTTCAGGTTAAAGGTTCAACGACTAGTCGAAAGACGTACCTCCAAGTGGAGGGAAATAGGAGCTACCCTAATTTACAGTTAGGACATTTTTTAAATTGTTTTTTGCTAATGCTGCCATATGGAATTTCGTCATTATGACCGCATTCACACTTAACTAGTAACTTACTACTTCTAATAGTAGTTGTTGGTTTAGTAATTTCTAAAATTGTCCAATTATTTAATTTACTACTAACTAATTCTTTAACTGCTTCTAAATATCTGTTATGTGATTTCTTAATTGCATCACAATTTCTACATTGTTTAGGTTCAGTTTTAAGGTAATCCCTAGTTAGTTCTTTTTCACTACCACAATTTACACACTTACAATTAAATGTATGACGTTCAAGAATTTTTGATACCGTTTTAGTTCCTGTATGAACTAATACTTTCCATGTGCCATAAACCTTATCTACCATCAAGTGAGCATCTTCTACAGCTAATTTCTTTAGTTTATTTGTAGTAGTTATTCCACCTTTACTTTGAGCTTCATATAACCTCCCTTGTTTTTGGGCATGTAGTAAATTTTCACTATGTGTACACCATTCAAGGTTATCAACACGGTTATTACTAGCATCATTGTCAATATGATTAACGCATGGTTTATTATCAATATTTTCTATAAACGCTTCTGCTACTAGCTTATGTATTGAGTGCTTACACTTTTTCTTATTTTTTACTAAATCTACTCTTAAATAAGTAGTTACGTTAGTTTTAAATTTGATAGGTTTCAGTATCTTATCAGTGTAGTAAGAATATACATTACCGTAATTCGATACTTTATATATTCCTTCATAATTTTTTATGTCTTTATATATTTCCATCGGTATTCCTTGTTAAAATTTTTAGTAGTGTACCATATAGTAACTTAAATAACCTTTAAACGGGTAAAGATATAGTCTAGTCTGCATGGAAACATGTAGCAGTGAGCAGTGTCTCACGGCATGCAATTAACGACTGCATGTGAATATCACGGAACTTGGAGACGAACTTGCAACTAACGGTGACATTCTTGAAAACATCAAAACCTTAGCTGAAGTTTACGACGTCGGTGAAAAAGAGGTTAAGTACACCAAAGGAGTAGATTCTCGTTCTTCTGAAATCAAAGGTCAACCAGTATCAGCATTCTTCGTAGGCTCACCAGCTTACATCCTGTATGACGAGACTGTTAAAAAGAAATTCCAACTAGCCTTCATGTCAAAACTAGCTAGACGTTCATTCTTTTGCTACATACCTGAATCACTTAGCGAACCTGAATTCGACTCCATCGAAGCCTTCTTAGCTTCAGACAACGGTGCTGACTACCACGCTATTTCACTACAAGAATCAATCTCTAGTGAAATGAAGCAAATCACTCAATACCAGCTAACAAAAGCCGGTGAACTTTTACCAATTGACAAAGCCGTAGTCGACGCATTCAAAGTCTACAAACGTTACAACAAAGAACTAGCAACAACATCACTAGCTCCCTCATCTGTTTCAGCATTGGTTCGTAAACATCTTCAATGGAAAGCCCTCAAACTAGCAGGTGCTCTAGCATTAATCTACTGTGCTGACTCAATCACACTTGACCACTACATTGAAGCTATTAGATTCTGTGAGTCTCTATCACATGACATGGAACTTTTCGAACTGGAACTAAATAAACTTCCATACGAACGATTTGCTGACTACATGCAATCTTCAGTTGATGCCATTACTGGTGAAACCTCAATTGACATTCACAACTTAAAGAAAAAAGGTTTCATAGCTTCAACAGCCAACGCTAAAACCCGCTTAAAAGAACTAATAGCACCAGCTGCTGTCTATGACAAACTTGGAATCTACACTGTTTCTGAAGACGGAGTCTACATCCACTACAAGCGTATCCAACGAACAGACTCTCTCTTAGTATCAGTTAAACCAATCAACAACGACAAACTACTAGAAGCTATTAAACAAAACGCTAGTTACGACACAATACGTGACTTAAAATCGTCAGTAGCAGCTTCAGCAACCTATGGATTTGAATGTGAACCTGCAACATTTGCTGACTTAGCTCAACTGCTACAAGGCAACTTTGCATACTCACCATTCCAATTCAAGGACGGAGTACGTGGAAAAGCCAACATCATTAGTGGTGCAAAATGGCTAGTATTAGACATAGACTCATCTCTAATTACGGCTAGCGAAGCTCACCTCCTACTGTCAGACATCAATCACCACATTGCACTTGGTTCTGACCAACACAACGAATACAAATTCAGAGTACTACTAGAACTAGACTCAGTAGTTGACGTTGACTCAATTGTTTGGAGAAACTTCTACACATCAATTGCTGAAGACTTATCACTAACAGTTGACCATTTACCGCAATCACAAATCTTCTTCTCGTACTGGGAAAAAGACTCAACTCGTACTGTTCTTTCAGTTACAGACGCAACGCCAATTTCTGTTCGTGACTACTTAATGAAAGCCCACGAAGCATCTGAAAACGCACCCTCAACTGTTGCCAAAACTCTTTCAGACGCTCAACGTAAATCACTAATAGCTAATGAATCAGTAACATTTGCACCAGCATTCAACGCAGCTGACGGCGAAGGCTCACGTAAACTAATTTGGGCAGCTAAATACGCCTACTTCGATCTAAAAATGGAAAAACAAGAAGTAATCGACTTAATCAACCGTATCAACGATTACTGGTTATACAGCATGCCACAAGACCGTTTACAAATCACAGTACTCAATCAGGTACTAAGATGGTAAACTCTGTCTCTACTTCCACAATCGAAGCTATTATTGGCCGTCATGAAATGCGACAGCTCTTATCTGACCCAACATTCGATCCATCTAACTTAGTTTTAATCAGCATCTCTGAGCCTTTATTCGAGCATTACCAAGACGAGGCTATATCAGACCTTGACGCTGGTAGGTTTAAATCTTGTATCAAACTTAAATTCTGGGATATCGAGGAACAAATCGGCAACTACTTACCAATCACCGACGAGCAAGGCAAGCAACTCCAACAGTTCATCTTAGGCAACTTAACTTCTCGTTTCTTAGTTCAATGTCGAGCTGGAGTTTCTCGCTCAGCTGGAGTTGGTAAGGCCATTGAATGTATCAAGTATTTCGGTATTGGTGAAGATGCTAAATACAACTATCAAACAAGCTTTACCTCCGAAATCGATGCACACCCACGTTATCACCCAAACAAGAAAGTATTCGACACAATCGTAAAGGACTACTCATGACACATACACCTGAACAAATAAAAGAAGCTATCAAAAACTTCCCTAACCTAACAGTAGAAGAACTAGCTCACCAGTACAAATGTGCAAACTCAAGAAATGACAAAGCCTACAAACCTTTCTTAGAAGCAGCCCTCAAGGAACTACGTAAAAAACAAAAACCCCTTGAAGAACCCTCACCAGAAGCTTAACTAAAGCACGTCAATCCTAGAGGAACTCCTATTGACGTTAAACCTTAGGACTACAAGACTTTGGCTGGAAGAACAAAGCCGTAAAACCATCAGATAGCCGTAGTTAAACTAAGTCAGCTAACAGTAGGTGAAAATCCTACAAACAACATGTACATATCGAATAGACTCGTCTTCCTTACCAAAGAGTTTGTCTATTCTAGTATGTATATCAACTAAAGGACAACCTATGATTTCAACTAAAGAAGCACTTAAACCGCACGTATACTACTACGGTTTTGATGACACATCACTACAAACACTAAAAGACATGAAGTACGAGCAAGCAATTAACTACAAAATTACAGCAGCTAAAAGCTTACTAGAACGTCTCTTAACAGTAGATTACTTAAACAGAGACAACACAAGAATAAACGACATAACTAAAGCCGTTAAATTCAACCAATCACTGCTAGAGGAATTAAAATGAACTACCTAGTATCCACATATAAGGAACAGCAATGCAACAACTAATTTTTATACTCCAGTACACTTACCACTGGCTAAAATCGAAAGGACTACTATGACAGAAATTTTCATATTACTAACCCTATTTCAGTTAAAACACTTTTTAGCTGACTACCCACTTCAAACTCCATACATGCTAGGTAAAATGAAAGCTACTGGCTGGATTAAGCCACTAGCAGCCCATGCCACTATTCATGCTTGTATAACAGCTATAATAGTTCTTTGGTATTTTATTCTACTAGGTCAACCCACACTAGCTGTAATACTTACACCACTTTTAGCGCTACTTGACTTTACTATTCACTTCATAGTAGACCGTATTAAAGCCTCACCTAACTTAGGAGGTAAATTCAACCCATCTCAACCTTATTTTTGGTGGGCACTAGGAGCAGACCAAATGGCACATCACTTAACACACTACTTAATCATATTCATACTTGTGACGGCACTAGCATGATAGGCTCATACAATGACGGCTCACAAATTCTAACTGAGATAAACGGTTCACCTGACTACTTCCGTATCTCACCATCTTCAATGGCTAACTTCTTTACATCTACTCGTCAATGGTGGGGAGAAAACTTCATGGATGAGCCTGGCTTTACCGGAAGTGACTCAACAGTACTTGGTACCATCGTACACCACTTCTGTGAACTAGCCTCAAAAGGCATCAAACCTGAAGACCCACTTAAGGACGTTTCTGATTACCTAGACAAACAAACACTAGATGAACGATCAGAAATCGAGTCTTTATGGAAAGACATGGCTAATACAATGATAGCAGGTTGCATTAACGGTAAAGTAAAACCAGCTCTTACTGAACATTTTGCCTACCACAAGTTACTACCAAACATCTACCTAGCTGGTACATGTGACGCTATAGTCCCAATGGGAAACGGAACTTACTCTGTTAGAGATTACAAAACTGCCTCTACTAAACCTGCTGGCATTTCATACCAATACCGACTACAAGCCCACTGCTACGCCTACTTACTAGAAAACTTAGGCTACTCAATTTCACAAATTGAACTACAGTACGTAACAAGACCGACAAAAACTCTACCATGTAGACACTTTGAATTCAAAGAGCCCTTCACTAAAGAAGACTACAACAAGATTGAAGGCCAACTAATGTTAATTGCTCATTCAGTAAAAACTTGGAAAGAGCATCCCGAACTTCGCTACCTACTAGCTCAAGACTTCAGATTATTCCAACCACCAAAAGCATCAAATCCATTCATAAGGAGCTAACATGTTCACTGTAGAAAAACAATACCCAGTACAAAAGCTTACAGAAGAAGTATTCAGAACCTTAGCACCAAAAGGACTAATACTAATGATTCCTGACTCTAGTGCTCTTATATTCTACTACAAGGATAAATTCTCGTACTTAGACGCAGAGGGTTTCAATATAGATAAAGTAATTGTAAGCATCAATACTAACAGACATATACCTAGAGTTGAAGTGATGAGCGGTGTTTGGGACTACTTCCTTAGACCAAAGAACACATTCATTGTTAAACAACTTAAAAGACCACAACTTCAAAAGGCTAGACATGTCAATACATAAACAAAATTCAACAGTAACTTGTAACTTTGAACTAATGCTAAAATACCTAAAAGCAGGTGCTAAACTACAGTTAAATTCAATTCAATACTCATTTAATCCAAAAGCTATTAAATACAAGTACCCAGGACCAATCCCAGGACTACGTATGAAGTACTCTTGGTCATATAGTGACAAAACTTCTGCCTTATCTAACTACGACCTAAGAGTCTTAGACGATATCAACACCTACATAGTAGTTACACCACTTTACTTAAAACCACTAAGGAGCAAGCAATGTACCCAGTCGGAACCGAGCTTAAACTAACAAAAGAGCAATTTATTAGACTAGCCAAACAAGGCCTAGCAGTAAAAGTTAAAGACCAAGATACTTACTTTTTCTACGCACCGTTTCACATCCAAGCAGAATCTAGTTACGGCGGTGTACAGAACTACTGCTACGGAGAATCTGACCTAAAACCAGTAGAACACATTTACGGGCTTTGGAGCATTCTTACTAGCGAAACACTTGTAGTAGTAAGACCTGCAAACATCTTCCTACTAAAGGCAAAAACATGCAAGTAGGAGACGTAATTACACTATCAAAACAAAAGTTCCTACTACTAGCAAAAGCTGGACTAGTAGTCTCACGAACAGGTTCTAAGTACTACTACAAGCAAAACTCTGACAAAAACTTCAGCAGGACTGGATCAATCCAAGGATACTTACAAACAATACAACTATTAGACATTGAACTTGAAGTACCAATTAACTCTTGTTGGTACTTCTTTGACAGTGTTAACACCTTTACTATTGTAACCCTACCAAAACTTAAACTTTTAAGGACACGTAAATGCAACTAAACCAAAGAAAAACTTTTACTAAAGACGAATTCTTAACCTTAGCTAAACAAGGTCTTCAACTAAGACTAGACAACTACACGTTTTTATATGATCCTACACACAGTGAACCTGCACGTCCTGATCGTGATGAAATACAAGGATACATAATTAAATCCCCGGATAATTACGCTGAACACATACAAGGATTTTGGAACCATTTCCTTATTGGAAAAAGATTTACAATAACCCAATTACCAAACATTAAACTCCTAAAACCCAGGGCGTTAAACTGAAGACTTGTATAACGCCTTTCCCTTCAATAGTCTTAATCAAATATCACCATAAGGAGTCATAATGTCAGCAAAATCAGGAGTTAAATTTCTATTATGTGCTTTTGAAAAGTCAGGAAAATCAACCCTAACTTCAGCACTAAGGAACCCCCTAATTTTTAACTTAGACCAAAAAGAATACGGTTTTAAAGTACCTCATGTTAACATAAAAGAGTACGAAGGTATGGACAAACTATTAGAACAATTTACAGGTAAGCTTCAAGCATACCACGACAAATTTGGACACTACCCAGAAACAGTTGTATTTGACACAGTTACTCAAATGTACTCTGCTATGCAAAAGTACAACTCGGATAAATACAAAGGTTTTGACGTCCACACCAAAAACAATCAAGAAACAATGGCATTCAATCAATTCATTGAACAACAGCTTATACCAGCAGGTATCAATGTAGTTATTGTTGCCCACACTTTATATGACGAAGCTACTGCAAGACACATTATTCCAGCTACTGGAGCATTTGCAAAAGCGGGCTCATGGACTTCTGTTGTTAACGATGCTGCCTTTATCGAGGTTAAATCTAGTAAACTAGTAGTCCACTTAAAAGGATTAAAGTATCCATCAAGAACAACGTTAGCAGACGTGCCTGATTCGGTAAACATTGAAGACTACTCTCTTCAAGATCACTTAGACCAATTATCAGCAAAAGCTGTAGAATTCGAAGAATTCCTTCTTTAATATTCATATAGAGCACTACCTCTCCTAGTGCTCTCTTATGCAATATTTTGCATACATCTCAACTCAAAAAGGACCACAATGAAATTATTTAAAATCTCAACTAACTCAGACGCTATTCAATCAAGCGGAGGTTCATCATACATCAGCAAGTCTGGTATCTATGACGTAATCATCAAATTCGCTTCGGTAGAAGTATCTAAAAACGGAGCTCAATCTGTTAACTTTAACATCGAGTATAACGGTAATGCTCAAACAATCTACGGACCATACATCACATCAACAAAAAACGAACCATTAAAAATTGGTATGCAATTAATCAACTCATTAGGAGTTATTGCAGGTTTAGGTGACAATGACGAATTAGAAGTAGAACAAGAAACATTCAAAGTTGGTAAAGAAGCAAAAGCAAAAGAGTTCAACATCATAACTCAATTCACAGACTTACCAATCAAAATCAGATTACAAGAAGAATACTCAATCAACGCTACAACTAAAGAAATCAGAAAATCAATGGTACCAGTAGCATTTTATAGAGCAGAAGACGGTGCATCTGTTAGAGAAATCGTTAACAACTCTGAAGTTGGTGTTCAACTTGAAAAAGACAAAGCAAGTTACGCAGATGCTGTTCGTTACTTAGACGACTTAACAGCTGAAGATGTAGAAGCTTGGAAAAAGGCTAAATCAAACGATGCTACAGCTACTAAATCAACAGCTCCAGCGTCACAAGTAAAACCTGCAGGCAGCTTATTTAGAAAGTAACACTCACGGCATCCTTCAGGTATAAGTCCGTATTTTTAACTCCCCTTCAACTTTATAGTAGCTAATCTCTCTCCTAGCTACTATAAATCTTTACAAAGGTATTAATACCTTTAATATCTTCACTAAGGATTTTTATTGAAATTAACAGACGAACAACACCAAATACTAAATCATGTAAAATCTAATGATGGCTACGTAAAAGTAAATGCCGTAGCAGGGGCAGGAAAAACAGCGCTCTTAGTATCAATAGCAAAAGCACTTAACCCTACTAACGCTCTTTACTTAGCTTATAATAAAAGCATTGCAACCGAAGCTGCATCCAAGTTCCCCAAAACAGTAACTTGCTGTACCGTACATTCATTAGCTTACAGACCAACGGTAGTAAAAAACCACTTAACACTCGGCAAATTCAATTACCGTAACATCAACCAAGACATTCCATACGAAAGACGTTGTGAACTCGTAGACTACTTAAAAGAGTACTTTCTATCTAAACACTTACATTTCTCAGACTTCTGCAAAGAAGAAAAAGTACCCATAACAGAAAAAGAACTATTACTACTAGAATCCTATATCCATCAAATGGAAAGTGGTGACATCGAATGTACTCACGAATTTTACCTAAAATACTTCCATATACTCTTAGCTACCGACCACATCTCTTACCAACCATTTGACTTCATTGCTCTTGACGAAGCTGGTGACATCAACCCAGTAACACTAGAAATCTTTAAACTAATCCCTTCTGCCAAGAAACTCTTAGTCGGAGATTCTCGTCAAAACATTTACAGCTTTAACCACACCATTAACTGCTTCAACGTAATGAAATCAACTGGTGTAGAATTCCCAATGTCAAAGTCATTTAGAGTTTCACCTCAAATTGCAGAAAGAGTCAACAGCTACTGTAAAACTTACATAGATCCTAAAATGGTATTCAACGGAACTGAACAGTCACCAGACAAACCAAAAACCCAAGCCTTCATTGCAAGAACAAACACAACACTAATCTCTAAAATGATGGAACTAAACGAACTAAAAGTCCCGTACACCTTAACTCGTTCAGCTGATGATATCTTCTCATTACCGAAAGCACTTTGTCTTTCTAAAAACAAAGGCTTCATGCCAGTTGAATTCAAAAGCATTCAACAAGACATCAACGACTACTACGAAGATAGAGAACTAATTTTAAAGTACAGAAACCACTTAAACTACTTAAAAGACCTCTATAAAGAAGACCAGCAAGTATCAACAGCAATCAGTCTAATTCTAAAATACAGAGTTACTGGAGTACTTAGTTGTTACGAAGAAGCAAAAAAACACGAAAGACTAACAAGCTCTTTCCATTTAGGAACAGCTCACTCAACTAAGGGTTAATTTAAGTTGAGTGACTCATAATAAAACTACATAGGCCCTTTTACACAGTAATGTGTATCAAAACTCCTCTAATTGCTGGGACATCCTACTCCTAGGACAATCAGCAGCGAAGCCTCATAACGAGGAACGTTCAACGACTAGTGCTTTTGCACGTACACCCAAGTGGGTGGAAACGGGGAGCATCCTACTGGGATGAAGATATAGTCTGATCTATACAGTAATGTATAGTTGCAGGTAATGCTGCACGTATAAATTAACGCCTTATACGGAACATAATGCTTGAGTATGACGAGGTTTACATTGCTGATGACTTAAACAATGCCGTAAAAATGGTACAAATCTCTATGGCTTCTAAAAACATCACATACGACCAACTAACAAAGGAAGAACAAACTGAACTAAATCTTTACTATGTCGCTTGTACAAGAGCTCACAAAGTATTACTAAACGCTGTACAACTAGAATACCGCTACGTTGAACCAAAAATACAATTAAGGACAGAACTTGGAAACATTGACTACCTCAACAACAGTAACTTACACTGTAATAACTAACCAATTACTACTCCTTCAAACGCTACAAGACATTGCAAAAACCTACCCAATAATCGCTTGTGACTTTGAAACTGCATCCAAGTACACTGACGAGGAAAAAGAACGACTAAAACTAAAACTTGCAGCTCTACCACCCAACTCATTAGCTTACCATAAAACAAACCAAGCCATTCTATCTTCTGGTATTTCACATCCATCACTCGTTAGGATGACACACTGCTCCATAGCAACATCAGAAACAACTGCATACGTAATCATTTTCACAGACACACGTATGCGAGACATCACCTTAAACTGGCTAGTTACAACACCAATAAAACAAGTCTGGCACAACGCTTAACTAAATACTTGACATTTTGGCATAATTATGCTATACTTATTAAAACATATAAGGAGCATTATTATGGCAGCACTAAAACCTTTAACAGAATACACTTTCAAAATGAAAGTCATAAAAGATCTTGGAATGAAAAAACCAACGGAAAATTATTACAAAAAAGTAAGAATGGCAACATTCGAATGTACAAACTGTTTATCCCACTTTGATGCAGTAGTTACAACTAAATCACAAAATCAATTATTTTGTAAAGGATGTAACGGAACATCAAATAAAAAACCAAACAGAAACCATAAACTTTATAGAATTTGGGCAGATACTAAAACTAAGTTAAAATGTACAGATTCTAGATCAGTATCATACCTTAGTAAAAATATCACTATGTGTGAAGAATGGATAAACTCATTTGACGCTTTTTATGATTGGGCTATCTCTAACGGGTATCAAGAGGGACTTACTATAGACCGTAAAGATAACGACGGTAACTATGAACCATCTAACTGTAGATGGGTTAATTATTCTATACAAATAGTAAATCAACGTACAATCAAAAAAACTAATACTACCGGTTATAAAGGTATAATTAAAATACATGATACACTATGGGTAGCTCATATAAATTACGAGCATAAACATTACGGAATAGGATCATTTAAATCAGCAATAGAAGCAGCAAAGGCTTACGACTCTTTTGTAAAATTAATGAATTGGCCACATTCTAATAATAACTTACTATCCGATTCTGAAATAGTATTTCCAACTAATAAAACAACTGTTAAATTTTTATCAAGTATAGGCATTCATGAAAGCGATTTCATGTCTAAAGAACCTTAAAACAGGAAACCCCTAACGTAAAGACGAGGGCAATCTGTTACTAAATCAGCAATTATGCTGTAAATGTCCAACGACTAGAGCTGAAATGCTCGTACTTCCAAGTGGAAGGAAACAGGTTCCATCTCTTTTTGAGATGTTGATATAGTCTAGTCTGCATGGAAACATGCAGGAGTTCATGTAAATACTTACTGAGAACCGGCAGAAATTAACGACTTCTGTTGAATATAAACGAGTTTCGACCTAAAACATGTCTACTACCATACTCAAAAGTTCCCAAAAGACTTCGAAGATTCTCAGATCTTAGCTAAAACCATACTAAACGATGTAGATAACCAAAAATCACTAGTAGGTCTTAAACACCTAATGGGCTACAAGTACGGAGCTTGGGCAGTTTCTGCTGACGACTTCAACCAATCTCAAATGTACGAAGAGCACGTCCTACACTACGCAGCGATTGACGCATGTGCAACCTTCGCCTTATGGAACGAGCTACAAAACTACATACAGGAGTAACCATGACACCAACCCTATACAAAAAAACTAAAACAGGAGCAATCCAACAATACTCTGTAACAGTAACTGACAACATAATAATAGTAACTCAAGGACAGCTAAACGGAAAGCTACAGTCCTACCATACAACTTGCTACGGTAAAAACATTGGCAAAGCCAATGAAACCACACCAGCTCAACAAGCAGAACTTGAAGCCCAATCAAAGTGGAATGCCAAACTTAAATCTGGTTACAGCCTCTCAATCGAATGTGACACCGAAACCTTACTACCTCAAAAAGTAAAACCCTACCAAGAAAATAAACACTTAGTAAAATTTCCTTGCATCTCCACTCCAAAGCTTAATGGAGTAAATGGTACTTACTGGCTAAAAGACGACACACTAACACTAACCTCAAGAGGTGGAGACGCATTTCCCCAAATCCCGCACTTGGAAGATGGGATCAAAAGCTTAATGAAAAAGCTGAACACAACTTGCTTAAACGGAGAACTTTACATACCTAACACACCACTAGAAGACATCATCTCTGCAGTTAAAAAACCAAAAGAACTGTCAAACCAACTAATGTTCTGCATATTCGAAGCACCGTTCTTAGCTGATACCTACCAAGAACGTAACAAGAAACTGTCTTCCATCTTCTCAACCTACGAATATTACAAAGTCTGCTTCCTAACTGGAGTAATTTGTGATACAGAGGCTGACATTGAAAGCCACTACAACCGTTGTATGGCAAGATCCTACGAAGGTACTGTAATTTACAACCTAGACGCCAAATACCTATTCAACCACCGTTCATCAGAAGTACTTAAGTACAAAAAAACTAACGACGCTGAATACGAAATCACATCCTACTCCATCGACAAAAACGGTCACCCAGTATTCACTTGCATTACACCTGACCAACAAGAGTTCAAAGTCAAACCAAAAGGTACAGACTCAGAACGTAAAGCAATCTTAGCTAACTTTGAGACTCATTACAGAGACAAGTTTTACAAAATTGAGTACGAAGTCTTATCTAAAAAAGGCATCCCACTAAAACCAGTAGGAATAGGGCTAAGAGACTGCGACCACAATGGCAACCCAAAGGAGTAACTAATGAAATTCTACTATCATCGAGAGGTAAAAGATCGTACTGGTATTACTCTTCTTTTCGAGTTACTCCCTAATAAACAAGTCTTCTTCCACAAAGCTATTAATGACATTTCTAACCGCTATGAATGGTTAAAGTCAAGACCAACTCATGCCATATCACTTTCTCTTTTAAACGAATACCACATCTTAAAACCAAAGAAACTGCCATGAGACCTTGGCAACTTTTACCAGCACCAGAACCTAGCACCGTCAGTCCTCCTGACGGCTACTTCTATGAAACCGTAGCTAAGCACTTAATCAAAGATACCGTTCGCATAATGCACAACGGTCTTCCAATTGACATGCAAAAAGTGCAAGAACTAGAAGCAAACCTAGACACAACATTAGCTAAAGTAGCCTCTGACCTAGCTGCAAATCCGATAGTTAAAGACTACCTAGCAATTCGTTACAACCATTTAACCAAGACGTACTTGCATGAACAACAAGCAAAAATTAAACCACCAGAACACTTCCTCAAACCGTTCGACTGTAAAAACCCTGACCATCGCTCTTACTTCATGCACCACTACATCAAAGACAAAGACATCAAACCCCCAGACGAGTTACTACCAACTGGAATACCAAAATGGCCTGCAAAAGAAATCAAAAAGCCGTCACAAGACCACTTAGCACTCTCTCTCCTGCTAAATGGTAACATCAGCCCTACTAACACATTTGCAATTCAAGCCATGAACCTGTATGCAGCACACAAAGCTGAAATACATAATCGTAAATTTTACGACAACATAAACAACCTAACTTCAATTGAGTACCCTCAATTCAATCCAGCAAGTCCTGACCAAAAGCACGAACTACTAACAGACCTGCTTGGGTACGAGTCTGAAAAGCTAACCGATGCCTACATAAAGTACGAACGAGCATTAAACGCTCATATAAAATATGGAAAACCTGAACCAATTGAACCCAAAAACAAGTACAGTTGGGACAGAGACAACATAGAAGCTCTCAAAGATTTAGCTAAATCCGATGATGAACTCTCCTTATTTCAGTCCTTAATTGACTATTCAACAGGGTCTATTATCAAAAATAATTTTATTAATGCCTTTTACCTATATACTATAAACGACAGACTTTACGGTAATTTAAAATTATTTGGAACAAAAACCTTTAGACTTACCAGTTCTGGTCCCAATCTTCTTAATATGCCTTCTACTGGGTCTAAATTTGCAAAACCAATAAAAAAATGCTTCAAAGCTCCCGAAGGTAAGATAATACTAGCTATAGATTATTCTGCCTTAGAGAACAGAGTGATCGCAAATCTAGCAAAAGAGCAAACTTTAATTAAGTTATATGAAGACGACCTAGACGGGCATTGTGTTAATAGCTTATACTACTTTAGAGAGGAGATCAGCAAGTATATTGAACTTACAGGAGACCTATCAACAGATGCTAAGTTATATGCATCTAAACTTGAAGAAACTCCTGAACTAAAAGCCATTAGACAGAAAGGTAAAGGCCCATCGTTTGGACTTCAGTATGGGGCATATCCTGCCAAAGTAGCTTCTTCAATCAAATGTACGTTAGAAGAAGCTGAGACCATATTTAATCGATATCATAATGAACTATACCCTTCTGTAACTAGGTTTAGAGAGTCTTATGTTATGCCTACTGTCATCGCTGATAAAAAGCTTCATATAGGTTTGGGTTGTTATATTAAGTCCTCAAACCCCTCAAAAGACATTAGAACAATCACTAACAGCTGCTCTCAGTTCTGGTCTATTCTAACGTTACTTACAATCAATGAGTTACATCATCATATAGACGAATGGAAGTTGCAAGACCATATTAAAATCATCTCTACAATCTATGACTCAATATATATTGAAATTACAGATGAAGCCCCTTACATAGAGTGGGTTAATAATATGATAGTACCTATAATGGAACAACCTTTTGTGGAAGGTCAAGTAACTCAAAACCAAGCAGTTTCTGATATTGGTTATGATTGGGCAACCATGATATCTATTCCTCCTAACGCCTCCTTAGAAGAAATTGATAAGGTACGTAAAATACTTAAGGAAAAATAATCTATACACTACAAGGACTATAATGCAAAGACTAATTCAACCAGGAAACTCTAAACTTCACAACATGTATATGTGGAATATGCCAGCTACTAAGCTTCAATGTGGCAGAATTTGCCCAGGCTGCTACGCTAGAAGAGAAGAAACTAGATGGCCTAACGTACGTAAAGCCAGAGAGGCTCGTTACCAAGCATCATTGCAGCCTGATTTCTCTTCACGTATAATAGCAGAACTTAGGGCATTACGTAAACCGCCTAAATACTTTAGGGTACATGCCAGTTCTGAGTTCTATTCACAATCATACATAGACTCTTGGCAAGTCATTGTTGAATCTTTTCCGTCCATCGTATTCTATGCTTATACGAAGCGTTTACGTGAGTTTGATTTTTCTAAGTTAGCCTCTCTCCCTAACTTCATTCTAATCAACTCTTTACACTTCGGCAAGCTTAACTACGGTAAACTTGAAGAAGCTCCTTCAGGTGCTTTCATTTGCCCGTCCCACATTGGAGCTACTTGCGGTCAGTCATGCACACACTGTATGTCCAAACAAGCCCAATCCAATGGAGTATACTTTATTAAACATTGACCCCCAGTACCTATGTACTGGTAAGTACATCCACTTTTATAGCTGTACTTTCCAGTGCCTAGCACTACACATATCACACTTACAAGGAGTCCTACATGGCAAACACAATCAACAAAAAAGAATTAGCAGAAAAATTACAATTAATGGATGCTTTCTCAACAGCAACTAAAAAAGCAACAATTGAATTTATTGAAGATTTCTTCAACTTAATCAAAACAGAAGTAATCGCTGGTAACGCAATTAGCATTCCAGGTTTTGGTAAAATTGCACCATTCGAAAAACAAGATGGTACATTAAAACCAAAATTCACAGCTTTCACAGAATTCAAAACTGCAGTAAAAGCTAGCAAGTAATGCTAACCATATCCCTACCAATTTACTGGACTAAAACCCACAAGGCTAAATCTAGTAAACCCATACTAGTAGGGATGAACTGGTTTCGTAATGCTAATCCTTACGATCAAGCAGCATGGAAACGTGAGTTTACCGAACTAGTACTAAACCAGGTAACACCGTTTGAATTGCCTTTAACGCTATTCAAGGTACACTACCAGCTGTACTACAAAAACCCAATTTCCGACCCGTCTAACATTATAGCCCTTACAGAAAAAATCTCACTAGATGCTTTCAAAAAAGCAGCTATAATTACTGACGACAACTGTAAATACCACCTCTCATCATCATGGGAAGTAGTATCTCAAGACATTGATAACCCACGAGTTATCATAACAATTTTACCAGCATAAAGGAGAATACTCATATAATGAAAGTAAAAACCTTATCAATTTTAAGGCCCTACCATGAGTAGTACTGTAAATGTTCTTAAACATAACGGATTACTAGAGGCATTAGATCTTACTAAACCAACTGCAAGTCTTGAATGGGCTACTGAAGGAATCTTAAATGTATCAGTATCTGACATCATAATGCAGTCAAAACTACATTTTTTCGATGGTATTAAAACTTCGTACATAACTGACATATTCATAAAAACTTGTGACGACTTAGCTGACCTACGAAACATCAACTATGATCAAGTGGCTAGAAACTTAAAATTACAAAAACTTTATAAAAAAGTATTTAATTCTATACACCCAATAAGCCTTATAGAGTTTTTAGAAAAACGTGTACAAGACGGACACTACTCCGCTAACCTGCTTAATCAAGACATAGACTACCATGCCTTAGAACAGACTATTGACCACTCTCGAGATTTTACTTTTACATCTTCTGGGCTAGATGCTTTGATAAAAGGTTATGGAGTATGTGATAAAGAAACCCCTCAATTTATGTTTATGGCAATTGCTATTGACATTTTCAGAGATTACCATAAAGATAAAACTAAACTAATCATTGATTTTTATAATGCTTTATCGACTTATGATATAACTCTACCATCACCTGAAATGAGAGCTCTTAGAACCAACTCAACAGATTATGCTTCTTGCATTACTTTCAGAGTAGGTGACTCTATAGAGTCTTGGGGGGAAGGTGACTTAGCTTTACTAAAACATACTGTAGCTTCTGCTGGAGTTGGGGTTGACATTTCAGATATATCCTCAATCGGAGATAAAGTAAAAAACGGACTAATTACCCACTCAGGTAAAATCCCTATGCTAAAATCAATTGATTCCACTATTAGTAAAGCTTCTCAAAATGGTAGACGTGGCTCTGCAACTGGTTATGTAAACTTCTTTGACCCTGAAATTGAATCAATTTTTGCACTAAAGTCTCCTCGTATGCCTGTTGAAGATCGTATCAATGACTTATCTTACGGCATCAAACTAAATCAACTAGCTTACGATAGAGCTAAATCAGGTGGGGTAATTTCACTATTCTCAGTACGTAAAGCTCCAAAGTTATATGAACTTTTTCATTCATCTGATGTAGCAGCTTTTACTAAACACTATGAAGAGTGTGAAGCTGCCGAACTATATACATCTCAAGTTGATGCTCAAGATTTCTGGGAACGCCTAATAACTGTAGAGTCTACCGAAACGTCATCATATTACATAGTTAACATAGACGAAATGAACAGTAATTCACACATTACAAGACCTATAACACAATCTAACATTTGTGTAGAATACATGACAGGGACTCTTCCATTAGACCCAACCCATAAAACTAGACCAGATATAGGAGTTTGTCTTTTAGCTAATGCTAATCAAGGTACTGTACCTATCAGTAAAATACCTCACATAGCAAACTTACTAGTAAGAGCGCAATCACATATTATGCAGCGTCAAGTACACCCTACACCACAAGCAAACTCGTACGTAAAAACGTATAGAGACATAGGCTTAGGGATATCTAACCATGCTTATTGGTTAGCGAATAACGGTTGGAGGTACGGTCAACAGGCTGCACTAGATGCCCATAATGAATGGATGGAGCATTTCTCTTTTAACTGCCATAAAGTTTCAACAGAGTTAGCTAAAGAGTTAGGGGCAGCTCCTGGGTTTGAGCTTCATTACAAACTATTACCAATTAATCGTTACAAAAAAACGGTTGATGAACTAGTAGATCCTACACTACATTGTGATTGGAATTCATTATACAATGAAATTAAAATTTACGGTATGTACAATGTAGGATTAATGATGGTTCCTCCAGCTGAAACGTCAGCTGGCCCATCAAATCAAACTACTTCTCTAGAACCTATTAGAAAACTTTTAACTATAAAAGACAAGTCTGGACGAAACTACAAGCAATTTGCACCAGAAGCTACCCGTTTAGCAGACAAGTATGACTTCGCTTATGATTACAATATTAACAAAAATTTCTTAAAGCACGTAGCCATTACTCAAAAATGGATCGATAAAGGAATTTCAGCAAACACTTTCTACAATCCTGAATGGCATGGCGGTAAAGTTTTATCTTCAGAAGTAATCTCAGACTTATTCTTTGCTAAATATTACGGTGTAAAGACTCGGTATTATCAAAACACTAAGTTGCCTGATGAGGTTGATGATTTAGCGGAATCTTGTGCAGGAGGTGGATGTAATGTCTAATCACTTATTTAATCCAAATTTAATTGATTTTACTCAAGAACCATTATTTCTTGGTGAAGGAAGAAACATCTCAAGACTAGACTTATCAATTGAATCACATATTTCAAAAATGACAGCAGACGCTATCGGTAAACTTTGGTTTTCAGGAGACTTTTCTCCATCTAAGGATGGTAAAGATTATATCGCTAATGACCCGTCTTTAAACATACTATTTATGAAGAACTTAAAGTTTCAAACATTGCTAGACTCATTGGCCGCTAGGTCAGTTGCAGAAGTATTTATACCAATCACAACTAATCCTCAGCTAGCCTCTTGGTGGTTTCAGCACGCATTCTTTGAAGAAAATATCCACTCACAGTCTTATGCGGATATACTTAAAGGCCTGCCAGTTGATGCTAAATCTATTTTTGATGATATAATGGTAAATCCAGCTATAATAGCTAGAGCTAAGTCAATAGTCGCTTGTTTTGAAGATACGGTAACACATAACGCTAAAATGATACTTAATACACCGGACTACAGTAGAGAACTTCACAAGGTCTCAATAGTTAAATCCTTAATAGCTCTTAATATCCTTGAAGCCGTACTGTTTAAGTCATCATTCCTAACTTCATTTGCATTTAAAGAAAATGGTATTTACTCTGTTACAGCCGACATAATCAGTAAAATTGCTCAAGACGAATCAGGTCATTATGCAATGACAATTAACTTAATAAATAGATTACGTAAAGACCCATCTTGGGCTTACATATTTGTTGAACATTCTGAAACTATTGATCAACTATACAAAGATGCTATAACAGCAGACTTTGATTGGATCGACTACTGCTACTCAAATGATGTTCAATTACTGGGAGTAAATAATAAAGTATTAAAACAGTATGTTACTGCAAACTTATACTCTGTAATGACGTCAATCGGACAACCTCCAATAGTAGACAAACTTGATAATCCTTGCAAATGGGCTAACAAGTACACAAGACCATCAAGTATTCAAACAGCACAAAAAGAAAAAACTTCAGGTAACTACTTACTAGGAATAGTTAAACGTGACATGACTAGTGCAATGTGGGAAACTTTACCATAACAAGGAATAAACAATGACAGATGAAAAACTAACACACGTAGAGTGTGACCCTTCTTGGCCTACTGAACCACTAAGAAGAGTTAACAGCGTTCTAACAGAGGGATGCGGTTCAGTGGAAGCTTGGGATTTCTCCTTAGCTAATAGTTCTTATGAAGCAAGAGTATACTTTGTAACTAAAGTAGCTAGTATTTGTTATGGTAATCCCAAGGCACTTTCGTCTATCAACTTATTCAACCGTTTACAGGCAGAGGCTGCTGGCCTTCCGTCATCAAGCTACGAGTTTGTACCAGTTCTTTTATCAATACCACAAATTGTTGAGATAACTAGGTCAGTGCTTGCTAAACATATAGCAGAAGGTACTAGAGCACCACATACTCAAAATGTAATTAAATTTGGAGAATTTATCCATGCAGGTGCAAGTTCTTACCTTCTAACAAACCTTCGAGCTTTAATCGCTGACGTTGGCTCTGAAGAGTCTCTGAACTACTTGAACACTTCCGATGAGGAAATTCAAATCATCAGAGACAACTTCAAAGTCTTCCTATTCAATGTAGATTTATCAACTCGTGCCCAAATGGTTAGACATAGATGTTCTTGGCAAGAACTATCTCGTAGATACGTTAGTGGTAAGAAACAACCATTTGATTTTTACATTAGTGAGAAGATGTCATCTTTAGAACTTGACTGGCCTTTTGATGAATCTATTATTAATGACGTTATTGGAGGATGCCTAAGAGCGTACGACGCTGCCATCGAGTCAGGTATCAAACCTGAGGAAGCTAGACGTATCTTACCACAAGCTATGATGACTACTATTTGGGGAGCATTCCAACCTACTCAGTTAGATAACTTCTTTATTCTTAGGCTCCATAAAACAGCACAGCGTGAAATACAACAAACAGCCCAGGCTATGTATGCTTTAATACATACTGAGACTGAATAAGTAATATTTCAGTTTGAGTATGCTATAATTACTTTATAAAATAAGTAAAAAGGAAACATATGATGAAACTAATTAAAAACTTGGGTATGGTACAGGTCTCTGATAAAACTAAAAAACGTATAGGGGTTTACGAGTGTAGTGATTGTAAGGGACATTTCGAAGCTAGGACTGAAACTGTCAAAGCTAGAAATCAAGAAAGATGCAATTCGTGTGCCTCAAAACTAAGAGCTAAAAAACATGGAATGAGGAAGCATCCTTTAAACAACACAATAAATAATATGGTACAGAGATGTGAAAACCCTAAAACAGAGTTTTATTCTGACTATGGAGGACGTGGTATTAAGGTATGTGAAGAATGGAGAAACAGTAGAGAAACGTTCTTTAACTGGGCACTACAAAATGGGTGGGAAGAAGGTCTTACTATTGACCGTATAGATGTTGATAAAGACTACTCTCCTGATAACTGTAGGTTTACTACTCCATCAGTTCAATCTCAAAATACTAGACCTTTAAGATCTAACAATAAGTCAGGACATAGAGGTGTAAGTTTTAACAAATCTAAACAAGGATGGGAAGCAAACATAGCTGTAAATGGAAAAAGAACCTATTTAGGCACTTTTCTTACGGCAGAAGAAGCTTCTCAGAGCTATAAACAATACGTAAAGGATAATAATTTGGAACACAACTATGAAAATGTTGCTGAAGCTATGAAAGGAACCAAAAATGACTAGATACGAACTAATAGACCGATTAGCTGATTCACTTTGTGACTCAGTTGATCAAAAAACTCTTCTACAGATGTACTACGATGACCAGTACAACTGGTTAGACTCTCTATCAAAGGAAGTGGTAATAATAGATGACTGACATAATACTTGGAAACCCTGAAAACTACGTTTCTCAAAAATCGCCTGCAACTGGCTTGAAGTTTGACACTGGTAAACTTCAGTACTCACTGATTCCAGTAGAGACAACTCAAGCGCTTGCAGAGGTACTTAGCTTTGGAGCAAGTAAATATGCCCCAAATAACTGGCAGCTAGTGGAAAACGGAGAGCAACGTTACTTAGACGCACTGTACAGACACTTGCAAGCCTATCGATCAGGTGAATCACATGACCCTGAATCTGGCTTACACCACCTATCACATGCCCTAACAAACGTAGCTTTTCTCCACTACTTAACAACAACTAAAAAGGATACACAATGAACTTAGAAGACTTATTCACAGCCCCAAAACATTCAATTTGGGATAATGCCGTTCCTATAATTACTACAGACTCAGGTGATGTTACTGCTTACATCTCAGACCAAATAGATGAAGCATTCACATACAACGAACTATGTTACAGACTTAAACACGCACCAGCAGAAGCAACTGTAACACTTCACCTAAACACTCCAGGAGGCTACTTACACTCAGCAATGATGTTAGTAGATGCCATTAAAAACGCAAAAGCTAAAACAGTAGCCTACTTAACTGGAACAGTGGCATCAGCTGGAACTATCATCGCACTTTCATGTGACGAACTAATAGTATCTGATCACTTATCATTCATGATACACAACTATAGTGCGAGCGGTCTTTCAGGTAAAGCCCATGAGCTAAAAGCTTACCAAACCTTTACAGACTTGAATACTGAAAAGGACTTTAGGTTTTTCTATAAAAATTTCTTAACAGAAAAAGAAATGAATTCTGTTATAGACGGACAAGACTTATGGATGAACAGTGAAGAGGTTATCAGAAGATGGGCTAGACGTAAAGCATTGTTAGAAGAAACAACACCTTTTGAGACACCGGCACAAGTTGCTGAAGTAAAAAGAAGAGGTAGACCTAAAAAATCATAAAGGACTTAATATGAAAACTTACATATTAGATACTAACATTATCTTAGACAGTCCTGATAATTTAATCAAACTCTACGACAATGGTAGTAACAAATTAGTTATTCCAGAAATTGTTATTGACGAACTTGACTCAAAAAAGTCAGGCTTCGATGACATCAACTACAACGCAAGACAATTTGCAAGGTTACTAGAGGAATCAACAATAGTCTCTCGTACAACAGTATCTGATTTAACAATAATCACTACTAACATCGAATCCCTAGGCATCCCTCTATCAATCATCTCAAAAAAAGATTACAAGTGTGAATCTACAACAGTAGCAACAAACATACTAAATGACAGAAAGATACTAGAACTAGCACTAGACTACCACACTAAGGTTTCTCCAGCTGTAGTAGTCTCACTAGACATAATGTGTAGAACTAGGGCATTAAGCATTGACCTACCAGCAGAATCGTTAGTAGGTAAGTCTTCCGAGCTAGACTACTCTTTCCATAAACACTTAATAGTAGATGACGCTAAAAACTTAAACGGCAAACCAATCATTGAAGTAGACCCTGACCATCAACCTGACAACTTTTCTTATACAATTCAAGATAGTCAGACTGGTCAAGAGATTCTTTGCTATGTAGCAAACTCTCATCTCTACTTCATTGACGAAGCAGACTTAGGAAGACAAACAATCAAACCATTAAACCGTGAACAAAAGTTCTTCGTTAACGCAATGATTTCTGGCTACTCAGACATCATTACCATAGACGCCAAAGCGGGGTCAGGTAAAACCCTGTTAGCTCTATCAACAGCCATCAGGCTAGTAGCGAAAAAGAAATTCGGCTCAATTGTTTACATTCGTAACTCAATTGAATCAACAGCTAAAGGTGAAGAGGTTGGATTCTTACCAGGCCTTGAAGAAAAGTTCAAGATCTATAACCACCCACTTCACGACTCACTACACTTCATAGCTCGTACTGAACTAACAAAGTCCAACTCTAATAAAACAAAAGCTCAAGCTACTCAAATTACTGAAGAAGCAATAACAGCTAAAGTCGAAGAGTTAATCGCAAAACACAACATCCAAACCATGTGGGTAGGTGAGATGCGAGGACGTACTATTTCTAATGCAGTTGTAATAGTGGACGAAATCCAAAACTGTTCAGCTTCAACTGGACAACTAATCTTATCTCGTCTTGACAAAGACTGTATGGCAGTTTGCATTGGCTCTAATCGTCAAATTGATAACATGTACACCAACAAGTACATCAACTCACTAGCAATGCTATTAAAAGCAACAAAGACGACCCATGACGGTGTTCGTCTATTTGCAGGTGAGCTAAACAAAGTTCTTAGAGGTCCAATCACAGAATGGGCTGAAAAAATTTTTAGTAAATAGCCTAGTCGTATGGGTTATATGTTCACTAAAAAACAGCAGGGGGTACTTGCTAGGATTTATAAAAAGTACGCTAATGGTGGTCCTACCTATCCTACTGAAGACGGTAGTTACATTATGTATGATAGTAACATTGGTATTGAAATAACTTCAACAGATTACCAAAAACTATACCCATTAGAGTATTCCAAAATGGTAGCTGCTATTGAAAATAGGTTTTGGGATATTTTATCTCAAGATATGTTAAGCAATTCGTAGTATGTGTGGGATATCCGGACCTTTCCCCACCGGTCACTACACCTTACGGTGTGTAGTAGAAGCACATACATAAACCCGTAACAATAAAAGGACAAGAATGAAACAAACAACCATTTATGACTTTATGCCACAACAACCGTCGTCACCAGCATATACCTTAATTGCCTCTATTGAAAATGAATTAAAAACTAACAACAACAAGATTAGTCCAAACTTCATATACAACTTGTTAGATACCTCAGAGGTAACACACTACCACCTGACTGACAACATGAGAGTTTGTGTAATAACTTTGCCAACAGGGCACGAAGTACTTGGTAAAGCTCAAGTACTTGACGTTACAAATGACGTTGCATCAATTGGTAAAACAGTAGCTTTAAACAATGCAAAAAATGAACTATGGTCACTAGTTGGAACCATAGCAAAACTATTTATACCAATGAGGTAACAGATGAACTTTGTAACTGAAATTTACGACTTCAACAAGCAAGCAGGTTTGTTAGAGAAGGGTTATGACGATTTTCTTGAGTCGTCTTTCCAAATCGAGGAAGCACTTGAAGGTTTTAAACCACCAGCAAGGAATTTGACTTTATCATTTGATGGACCTAAAAACACTTCTAGAGCAATTGTGTCTTGGATGCAAAGAGATTCCGAAGTTGATTTTGAAATAACTGACGTAGACAGACTCGACAAAGCAATTGATGCAATTGTCTTTGCAGTCGGCTCTATAGCAAAATTAGGTTTAAACGTAGAACAAATCCAAAGAGCAATCTCAGTAGTTACTAAAGCCAACTTACAAAAACTGTCAATGCCTAAAGATGAGCATGGAAAACTAACAAAACCTGCTAATTTTGTAGGACCAGAACACGAACTACAACAAATTCTTAACGAAAGAGTTATCAAATGAAACGAATCCTAGCATTATTATTTATGGTACTAATTTATGTATCAGCTGTAACTATGGTACTATCAACAGTAACTAGTGTTGGTTATGGACTGTATTTATGGGGAGCTGTTGGGACTTTATTTTCCGTAGCATGTTGGTCAGCTTTCTCACTTTGGTTAAAGCTGTTTTTTGGAGGAGTACTTACTATAGTACTATCATTTATCGGTCTAACTGTAGTAGACAAATAAGCATATCGGAGCACTCTTCGGAGTGTTCTAATATACTTACTAAAGGAGTTTTTATGGAATTTTTAATTATAGGTATTGTAACTTTTTTCAATATCGCTTTCATTAAATGGAAGTTTGATCGAGCTAGATACGCTGACGCATCCCTCGACCTATTCCTCCTAGTTATTGTAATGTTACTATTTAGTGGCTCATACGGCGCACTAGTAGTTGGAACTATTACCTCAGCCTTAGTTTCCCTATTCTTATACTTTTCACCACCAAAGTTTAACATATGAATTTTAAAGCACTTTTACATACTGTAACAATCTTGTTAATCTTAGTGGTAGCATATGTATCTTTTTGGGTACTTGTAATCGCCTTAGTTGGTTACGTGATTTACCACGTAACTCAAACCCTACAATCCGAGGATGACAGTACCAGGGTCTAAGACATTCTGTCCCCCTTGTACCAATGTCCCATTCATCATCTTATTCACAAAGTTAGCATCCACAATCGATGCACCATTCAACCCTAACATATCTGTAAGCAGTAGCCCTGCCCCTGCATTCACTGGATGGTACTTAGCTAAGTTATATATCACTTTCTGTGCTCGTATCCAGAACGCTGGAAACATCAGCACTCCTAAATCACTCAACATCTTAACCTCTCTAGGCATATTCATCCTATAATCTATAAACGTATCCAGTGCCTTAATCGCTGCATCAGATTCTATCTTATCGTACTTAGCTTTGTCCAGCTTACCTGCTTTGATATCCTGTTGCGCCTTATACTCATTCTCATATGTATACCCAATCTCTTTCAATCCTTTACTCATCTCATGCGTATACATCGTCCATCTAGACATTATATCTGCCATTTGCATCACACGTGACCCTTGTCTAACCAACTCGGAACTAGGTGCTGCAATGAATTCGCTAACATATCTTACTGTGTCGGCATCCTTTTCAATCTCCCTAATTTCATCTTCTGTCAGTTTTCTTCCAAGTCTCTTCTCTTCTGCTCGGATTACATCCTTCCCTTTCTTCTCTTCTAGTCTTTTTGCAATTCCTTCAAGTTCTTCTCCAAATGTTGTTCCTTTAACTTTACTCATATTGCTAACGCTATTCAATATATCATCTATCCCAAATCCTGCATTCATCATCCACACCAATGCAGCATGCATTTTATTTGGATTTCCTTTCTCATCTGCCACAACCATCTTAACCACATCGTCAATCGTCTTCTGTAGCCCTGAAATCGTGTCATATTCTTTTACCAACATGCTTGTACCCTGTGACTGGATAAATCCATTCTTAATCGCTGGGTAAAACGGATGTCTTTCCATTTCTTTCATCACTGCTTCAACTTCTGCTTTAGCTTTTCTTGTATCTTTTCCTGTAGCTTCTGCTCTTGCTAATCCAATCTTCGCAACCACTAACCTACTCTCAATCCCACTCATCTCATTTGCATACTTCAGTGCTTTTGGGAATCCTTTTGCAATCTCGTCAATTCCTACATCCATCGACATCAGCAACGTTGTGTTACTCAATGTATCCATCGCTAACTTAGCTGGATTTGCAACCACCAATTTCAACTTCAACATCTGAACCAACTGCTTATACACTGTCTCTATTCTCTGTAATCCAACTCCAAACGTGCTATCATCCTTGAATATACTTCCAGTACTATACCCAATCAATATATCTTCCATATCTTTTCTTACATATGTAACTTTTCTTCTCATATCGGCATAGTTGCTTATATTTTTCACAGGTGTATACCTCTTATATACTTCCGGATATTTCTCTTTCATTTCTTCATAGCTAATCTCCATATCCAGAAACGGTTTAACCTCTCTCCTTCTATCTGCATCAACCATGTTATTTCTTTTTATCGTAGCTTCCATATCCTTTAATCCAGTCTCACCTTGTGCTGTCATACTTTCAGTCACAATTCCTTGTACCGTTTGCATTTCCACTACTTGTGCGTTATGTACCCATGTTCTGTACAGCGTATGTGCAACGTTATCCATATACCCATTCGCACTTCTTTCTTCAGCTGTTAGCACCACCCTATATCTCGTATATCCGTTATCTGTATCTGACACGATGTTATTCTTAGCTAACCATTCTGCACCTTTTCCTAACACGTTACTTTCCACGAAATCCTTGTCCAATGCAATCCCATTTCTAATCACATCTTTGTCTAATCCGATACCTTCTTGGTAGCTATTCAAACTCTCTCTCGCTACAATCCCAATCACATCTTTCTCTGGTGTTCTAATCACTTTCCATCTTGGATCCTTCAACACCCCATTCAGCTCTTCTTTAGTCACATATTTATACTCGTGAGTTCCTTCATATACATCCATCATTCCGTGACTGTCATACCCTGTATATACTCTTCCACTTCCAGTTCCTACAGCGTTTCTTCTTCCGCTATACACCACTTCATGCAAGCTCTTAACCATCCCACTTAACATCAGCATCTCTTCATACAGATCCAAATGCTTACTTCTTAGTTTAACTAACGTATCCATACGTCCTTCATCCTTCAAAGCTAACAGAGCTGCAAGTTGTTCTACCGTCTTACTTCCATTTCCGTTTGTTCTTCCAGTATTGCTAACTTTACCTTCTATCAGATATTCTTTTAGTGCTTCAGCTTCTTCCATCTGTAACTTACTTGCAGGTATCTTCGCTATCAGCTTATCTACATCTGTCTCTCCACTGTACAGTGCTCCAATCACATCTGGATTGTCCATCAAATGCATAAATCCACTTCTTCCAAATATGTCATTCAGATTCTTCCTATCTTTAGCATCTCTCAACTCTCTTTTTATCCACTTATCCAATTCAGGCAATTTCGTATCCAACACCTCTTTAGTCATTCTAGCGTTGTTATATGCCACTGTCATCACTTCTGCTAATTTTTTGTCATCGATATCTCCAGTTACTTTCAACATCACTCTTATCTTAGCCAGCAATTCTGAATCCCTATACCCTTCTGCTATCAAATTCACAGTCTTTCTATACATACTGTTCTTCTGCTTAGCTTTTGCATGTGCTTTCATCACCAATGGCTTTAACACACCTCCAGCTTTTTCTGATAGTCCAACCACTAGGTAGTCACTTGCCCACTTATTCGCTTGACTCGATAACACGTTAAACGGAACTGTAAATCCACTCAGTTCAGCGCTAGCTTGCATCTCAATGTCTTTCATAATCGGCATGCTAACACTCTTACCTTTGTACGTATTTCTGCTATTTTCACTTCCATTCTCAAACGTATATACACCGTCCAATGTCGCTACTGTGATACTTCCGTCATCGTTCATCTTAGTCTCAGCACTAATATCTCTATTTGTTAAAAACGCATCAGTTAATAATTGAACAAGTTCTTCCTTAGTGGCTTTATTTAGGCTACCAAATAAGTCTTTTATCCATTTACTAAACTGTTTCCACCAGTTATAAACTTCACCTTTTTGCTTAACTACCTGCTCCCCAATAGCCTGTACTAAAGCTTCTTCATTACCCCATTTCTTTATAGCTTCTTGAACTATCGGTGTATCTCTGAATGCAGCTATATAAAAATGTGCATACTCATGAGCTAATGTATCTGTAGATCTATTTTCAATATCAATAAGTATTTTTTTCTTATTAATTACAGCAGCCCCTTTTATTATATCATCCGTTTTTTGAAAACCAATAAAACTTTTAATATTATCAAGAATACCATATTTTTTAACTTCAATTTCACCGTCTTTACTAATAGTTTGAATTATTCTTCCTCTAGTGTCATACATCTCTGCACTGCCATCAGGGTATATTATTTCATCTACTTTATCATCAGAATTTTTTTTATATATTTTTATTGTACCATCTTTACTAACAACTGTTTTTTGAATATACTTATCAAACTTTCTTTCAGAATAATCCACAATAATAGTTTTTTCAGTATTTTCTGAGTTATAGGATACACTCCCCAAATAGTCCAATCCATTCAATCTATATTTATTTGGATACGAAACATCAACTAAAAAACCTTTTTTATCATATCTCTTATAAGTGGTATAATCTATTTTTTCCTCATATAAGGAACCATCTTCATAATATATTTTTACGTTATTATCAGAGTATGGGGAATCACCAGTCTCTTTTATAGTACCATTACTAAACCATTTAGTATAGCCTTTTTCAACTTTGTACTCAGCTATTACATTACCATCTTCATTCCAAGTTGTGAAAGAACCGTCCTTTAAAACTTTTTTATGGATCTTACCGTTAGAAAATACTATAATACCAGAACCATCAGGATACAATGTAGAGATTTTACCATCAAAATCTGTTGCTATTTTTGTACCATCTTTTGTAATATGTAATAAAAGATTTTTATCTTTATCCCATTTTTTATACTCATTTCCAGGTTTATTAACACCTAGTTCATAACCATTTACAGCTATAACTTTATTAGCATCATTTTCATCGACAATAGAAGACTCTCTAACCCTATTTTCCCCTTCTATAAATTTTCCTCTATTTATGATAGGTATTCCTTTATGAGGAGCATCGTGGATATCCCACCACTTATCACCACCATAAAACGAGATCAATTTACCATCTTTAAAAGCTATCTTTTTATTTCCAGGGTATTGCTCATACCACATTTTACTACTATTTTCTGTGAGACCATAGCTATCCCTAAACAATAAACACCAAGGATTAAAGTTAGTATCATAGTGACTATCCATTATTTTTCTAGAAGATTCTCTTCCAGTTTCAGTATTAGCAACGTCATAGGTAACTACTCCATTACCTATTTCACGTTTATTGCTAAAACCTTTATTAAGAAAAGTGTCTGGATCTATAGTAGATTCTTTTTCACTTATAGGACTAAATGCATTATTTATATCATTTGGGCTATCATAGTTAAATGGATCAAATTTATTTTTATCTGCTATTTTTAAAGCTGACATGACCTTTTCACTGTCTTCAGGAAGAATCACGTTACCTTTGATTGTCCAATGTAGAGCCAATAACTCTAGTTTTTTCATCAACTTTTCATTACCATTTGCTTCAGTCTCGCTAAACTCTTCAATACTACTAAGTATTTTATCTAAACTAGTATTATCTAATTCTGGCCTAGCTTTTCTTAACTTCTTCTCAAATTCCTCTTTTCTTTTTTTAGATAGCTGAAATAAAGCTATATCTCCACCAAGCTCTTCTAGTACAGCTCTCATTTCATTCTGACCACTCAAGTAAATTACTTCTATGTCTTTGTATATAGATTTTAACTTATTAGCTATACTTGTATCAAGTTCAGAATCATACTCATTATTATTTTCTTTTTGAAACTCAATAAATTCTGGAGATGTGCTACTTTGTATTTTAGACATTTTTATCTCCCTAGCTGAGTTAAGGAATCTCTTAACTCTTTCTAGTTCTGCTAGAGTATCAGCAGAGTTTTTAATAGCTGGTTTATCAATAAGATTCTCTATTTTTTCTATTGCTTCACCTATTTTACACTTCATTATTTACATCCTTCTATATCTTTTATTATTGCTTCTAATAACTTTTTATAAGCTTTTCCAGAACCATTATCTATAAGCTTATTAATAGTAGTTACTGCTTCATCGATTAAAGCACTATCTTCTTTTTGTAGTATAGCTTCTTCTTGCTTAGACTCTACTTTATTTTCCATTAACCCACTCACGAAATCTTCATCAAACGGGTTTGGATATTTATCTGCAATTGTACCAGCATTTGCCTTACCAATTCCTTTATTTTCAATACCTCTAGCCTTATCTTGTATACTTCTTATTGCAATTCCTAAGCTATACACATCCGTATTTTTCAGCAATTCCTTAACTGGAGTCTTAGCCATCAGCTCCTGAACCTTATTCCAAATCTTCTTAATCACTCTTTCCACAAAGTTTCCTTGTATTCCAGCCATCTTATTCAGATTCTCCATAACTTCAGCAAACACTGTATCCTCTCTACCCATTGCCACAAGCTCTTTCACTGCTTGCATCTTATTCCCAGCTAACGTCATGTCAATCACATACTCCATTCTGCTTCTAGCCCTTGGAGACATTCTTGGCACCCTCTCACTCATACTCGCTTTCTCTAATATACTCACAATCTTATCATACTCAGCTTTAATCTCACCCTTATGCTCTTTGCTTATATACTTATCTGCTACTGCATGTTCAATTTCATGTGCTACCGTATCCAGTATCTGCTCAGCCGTAACTCTCTTACCACTAACCTCATCGATACCTTTCATCAGTTTCTTACCGATATACACCGTCCCGTTATACGTAAACGATCCACCATTTTTCAGAAACTCATTGATACTTTTGTTACCTTTTTTACGTAACATCGCCTCAACTTCCGCATTCACAGTCACAATCTTCACATTGTCTTTGTTAGCTAAGATATCTACTTTTCTCTCATCTGCTGTATCCATATCTGTAATCACATCCAATATATTCTCATATACCTTTTCAACTGCTTCTTCTTTCACAGCTTCTGGTGTTTTTACTTCTTCCTCAACCGCAACTTCTTCTTCTTGCTTCACATACCCTTCTTTTCCAAACAGGCTTGTTTCAGCATCTTTCAGCAATTCAGCTTTAGCTTCTAGTCTCGGCTTATTCTTTTCTCTTATCGCTGCTACTTTGTCATCTAACTTCTTCATCGCTACTTCCAGCTTTTTCTTAACTTCAGGCGTTGCATCTGCTAATGCCTCTTCCATTCTATTCGCTGTTTGTTCCATAGTCCATGCCATTTCCTCGATGAAGTCATACTTCAACGCCACTTCTTTCGCAGCTTTTTCAGCCTTCTTTTGACCTTTAATCAACTCATCTGGGCTACTGCTAAATCCATCATGTTTCGACTGTACTGCAACACCGTCACTTACTCCATCCAACATTGCCGCTGCTTCTGCAGCATCCGCATTGTGAGCTAACAGTGCCATCAGTGATGTCTCATTTGGCATTCTATTTCTAACTGTAATCAGTGATGCAGCTTCATCTTTTGTAGCTAATCCTCTATCTATCTTTTCTTGCTCACTCATATCAATTGCTTGATTTTTCCACTTATATAGACTCATTGTTGTATTCGTACCATGCACAGCTCCAAGCCCAGTTCTTACTCTACCTTCCCAGTAATCCTTACCGTCAATCACACTGTTCTTAGTCAGAAACTCAAAGTATTCAGCCATTTCATCTTTAGTCTCTTGTACCTCTGGAAACGCTTCTTGTAGGTAGCTGTAATATACACTACCAATCTTATTCAATTCTTTTCTCAGTGCTTTGTGGTCTTTGTCACCCTTCTTGATATACTTAACGTTATCTGCTGTAATTTCTCTACCCATTACATCCGACAGGTACTTCAACACCCCAGTGTCACCTTCTAACGCTCTTTCCACCAATACTTGCGTCATCTCGCTAGTCAAGTTCTCTTTAATCGATTTCTCTCTTGCTGAGTAAAACCAAGTCATAATCGGATATTTAGCCAGTTGTCTCATCAACTTGTCATCAGCTAATGCATCGTTTATTCTTCTTACCGCAATCAGATCTTCACCACCTTTTGGTAATCCGATACTCTCATCAACCTCAACAGTCTTATCTAACATCTTCTTAATCAAGTCACCCAATATCTTATACGCATCTCTCGTCTCTTTAGCTCCTTCATCACCAAATGTAACTCCAAGCTCCATCAACCTTTGTTTCGAAAACTCTTTATTTCTACCTGCGATATTCATCGTAACGTTAAATACTCCAGACGCACTTGCATCTTTCTCTGGTATATACTCTGTAACCACATCTCCTAACGTTCCATCTGGTTTCATAGCTTTTTGTATGTCCTTAGCTCCCTCAAGTAAACTCAAGATTCTAATTCCCCCTAATCCTTTTAAGTGTGCTAAAGCTTTTCCTTCTTTAGCTGTATTTGCTATAATCTCAATCAGATTTCTAGTGTCTCCATTCGCTAATTCTTCAATCTGTTTATATATATCTGCATATTTTAGCACAGCTTCTAAATCGCTCATTTCTTTATCATCTTTAGACTTTAACTCATCAGCTAAGCTGTATACCAATATATCTTTACCTTCTTTAGTCTTAGTTCTATATGCACCAATTGCCATCAGTGCTCTTGCATATACTTTGTCACTTTGGTAATTCGCTATTGTTTCTCTAACCGTAAATCTGTCATTTATATCCACTTGGAATGTGTAATATACACCTTCTGGATTGCTAAGTGTATCCAAGTTATCCAGTATTCCAACCAAGTTGTCAAACTTGCTCATCGTACTTCCCTTGTCATTCACTTTCAACAGCTCACTCCCACTTTCCTCTAGCCCAAGGAATCTTCTTAATTCTGCCGACTTTTTAATCTCAGCTCTTAACTCATCCTTATCGTTTATACCTCTTATATACTCTAACACTTTTCCAAATACTCCACCTTTCATTTTAAATGGAGTCTTCATTTTTCTTTTCAATATTTCAGTTGTAATCTCATCAATCTCTATATCTTCATCGTGTTTGATGTTGCTGTCAACATACTCAGTCGCTGGCACCCTATTTGCATTAGGTAACATCACTTTAGCTACTCTCTTAATCGCATCTCCATACCTACTCACTGGCTCATTGTCAGGTCTTGCACCTACTTCTTTGATACTGTCAACCAGTCTGATACCTTTATCCATAACCAATGTCACATTTTCATCTGTTAGTGTATCTTTACCTTTTGATACTCTTACACCTTTCGTATTCAGCGTTGATATTTGCCTACCGTCAGCTCCTACAGTCTCACCTGCTATCGACCACATGTTGTCATTCGTAATCTCAACCATACCTGCATCTTCTAACAGTTTAACTCCAAACCTCCCTAAATCTCTATGTGCTTTAGCTAATGCAACCTTATCTTTTCCAGTCAATCTTAACCCATATGTACTTGCGTAATCTTTACCTGCTTGCTCCAACACATTGTTCAATCCTGCCCAATACTCTCCAGACCTTAATGAGCTATCACTTCCAGTTGTATTCGACCTTAAGTCTGTATCTGACTCAACTTGACTGTTAATTGCGTTAGCTACCACAGTCATAAGTCTAACCATGTTACCCTTTACATCCCCTCCTTTGAAGTATCTTCCAGCTTCTCCGATATTTCTATCCGCAGCTTCATTCATTTTACTTCCAACTTCAGTCAATGCACTTGTAACGTTAAACGCTTCTTGTGGGTCTAATTTCTTAACCACTGTATTTCTGAATTTTGTATTTGGGTGATCTGCTGGGAAGCTTGTACCTTCTCCACTCAACATACCCATCAACTCTTCATTCGCTACACTTCCAACTTCAACTACTTTTCCGTCTCTACTTGTAAGTCTTTGTCCAGTTGTTCCAGCTTTAATTCCTGCCGTTTCTTTAACTTGACTCTCTAACACATCTTTATCTATCTCAAGGTTAATCCCATTTCCTAGTCCTGCCATTCCTGATAGCTCATATGCTTGCATAACTTTTCTTGTTATTGCTGCCTTAGCTCCAGGTACTTTTTCGTCAAACTTATACGTATTAATCACATCATCGATTTGCTTATTTATATTACTTATCTTCTCTTCTTCGCTAAGTCCTTCCATAGTCCCTAACTTATCTTTAACCATACCCGTAACACTTTCCCCGACAGTCTCAGCTGTCTTAAATGTTTGATTGGCTTTCTTTATATGGTCAATCTCATCTTGAATATTCTCAGGTATTTTACCTGTCACATCTGCTTGGAAAGTCCCATAGTCTTCAAACCATTTTTCTACCTTGTCAAGCTTGCTAACATCCTTCACTCCTGTAAATTTATCTGTAGCTTCATCATACTCATACACATCTGCCAAGATTTGTTTCTTAGCTTCATTCATCTTAGCTAACATCTCATCTACGTTACTTGAATCATTGTACATTCTGCTAACTGAATCCACTCCGAGTGTGCTTTCAACTTCTCTATCTGCTTCACCTAACTCAACTGACCCAGTCATATCCAAGCTAGACTCCATGTTATTCTTTACTTCTTCCTTAGTTTTACTTTTTAGCTCTTCTAGTCTTTTAGCTTGTAGTTCACTTGAAGGTCCTCTCAACACATCACCAGCAGTTGATATTGTCTCAACTCCTCCTCTCATAGCTCCACCTGCTAATCCACCACCAACTAGCGACTCCCCTAGTCTATCTAAGTTCTCTTCTGTCAGTACGTCTTTTTGTCCAAGTTGTGTAGTTGCAATTCTTTGCCCTTCTTGTAACACCTCTTGTGTACCTTCAGCTGCAACTGCTCCTGCAACTCTTGTAACTTTATCTGTTGCATATTTAACCGATGCACTCAACAACACATTTGGTACTGTCCCTGCTAACTTCTCCGCAGCTTTTTCAATCACATCCCCAGCTTTTGCAGGTGAGATAATTCCATCAAACACTGCTTTATCCAATGCAATGCTCAACCCTTCCCCAATCAGTATAGCTGACATTCTTCCAGTACTTATCTCACCACCCGCAATCTTTTCAGCCTCTTTCTTAGCTTCTGCTACATTTCCTGCGTACGATGTTAACAACGTAGTTGGGCTATAGTACATAGCCCTTTCTGGTAGTGATTCAGCCACTAACCCAAGTACACCTTCTGTACTTACATTCTCTAGTGCCTTAACCACATTCCCTTGTTTCAGTTCGCCCCATACTGCTTTAGCTGTCTTACTTCCCGCATCGTTGTAACCGTAATATTCTGAAGCATTATCCTTAACGAATTCTCCTCTTTTAGTCAGATACTCACCAGCCTCTTTAATCCCCTCGTTAAATGATTTCCTAAACTCAGATACCTTCTCGTTGTATTTTTCTTTAAGCCTAGCATCTTCTTTTCCCAGAAATTCTTTATCTTGTTCAGCTAAGCTTTTCAGCAATTCTCCTGCAGCTTCTTGAGTTTTACCCCACCATCTTGCAGCACCTACCTGTAAAGCATCAATACCATCCGAATCTCTTTGATCACCTCTGTTAGCCCAATCCTCGTAAGACAACTTACTCCCAGACTTGCTATATGATTCAAGGTCGGTAGCACCGCTAAGGTCAGGCCTAACATACTCATCAACTGGGACAATTTTTCTATATTCTCCTAGTTTACCTTGCCCTACACTTAACTCCTGTGCAGTTAATCCTTGTGTATTTCCTAACATACCTTCTGCACTTGTATAGTACTCACTTGCTCCAGATCCTATCTCACCTTTATCACTAAGCATGTTAGGGTACACCCTATTCTCTAGTGCTTTTGTTCTTCCATGTATTGCTCCTTCTAATGCGATAGCCACATCTTTAGGCAATACCATATCCATGTACTTTTTATCTAAGTCTACACCTTGTTCACCTGCATCCCATCCGTAGCCTCGTTTTCCAGTACTATAACCCTCTTTTGTAGCTTGTTCTGGTAGATACCTGTAATCTGAGCTTGGTAGATCACCTCTAGCTAGTCCAAACTTTACGGCATTTGGGTCTTCCTTTGTACCGTACATATATGCTCTCTGTGTATCACTGAAATTTCCAGTATACTCTTTCTTATCAGTACCAGTTCCTTGAAACCATTTACCATTATCTTGATATATTTGGTATTTACTTGCAGCTTCACCTAACATTCCTTGTACTTCCGCAGAGGTAGCATCATTCCATATTTTATTTTTATTATACTCAAGGTTTCCTTGCGGAGTCAAACTGTAACTCTCACTCAAGTTACTTCCTTGATTTAGCCCACCTAAGGCTTTTAATTTTGATTGTTTATTTTGTTCTAACGTCATTGCCTTTAATGCAATTGTATCAGCTGGTGTAGGGTCAGTATCCATTAACGCAGCTGTGTTAAGTAGTTCTTTATATATGTCAGCCATAAAGGCCCTCCTATGAATGTATAATTTTTTACATTATACTACATAGTACCTTTATGTTGTATTAAATAGTTATTTTTTCTTGTAGTTATCTTTTATGTACTGTATTACTTCGTCTCTTACAGTACCACTACTTACAGGTGTTATACCTTCAGCATCAGCTGCTGAAATTATGTTAGCTAGTTCATCATCAGTAATCTTATACTCTCTTGCTATATCCATAATCTTCTTTTGATCATTACCACCAACTATACCAACAGTGTCGATATCAAGTGTATTCAGCATGTTAAGTGTTTTTGGTCCTGGTCCATATTTAGTAGATCCACCTGATCCCTCTTTTCTCTTATCTACTTCATTTTCGTACAGGTTCTTAAGCACACTAGAGTCAGCAGTACTAGGTACATCAACTTTCATACCTTTTAGCAGTTCTGTATATCCTGCTACCTTTTTACGTTCTTCAATTTTCTTTGGATCTTCTTTATACAGGTCTGATACTCTTTGATTTATCGTTTGTAACCCACTTGCTCCAACTTTTATTGGATTAACTTTGCTAAACACATCCTTTATATACTCCTCTCTAGTTTTCGGAACTTCCTCAAACCTCTCGGCAGGTAGTGTATTCAGTACCGGATCTTCCTTTAATCCTAACCTATTTCTAGCATATGTTCTAGCTGCTGTGCTATCAGGTAGGCTTTGAGCTCTAGGGTTCTTTTCGTAAAACTCTAATACCTTATCACCATATTTTTCTTGTAATTTCATTATATTGTCTTGAGTTACCTTTGCATTTTTAATGTCTTCCTCATTAGCCACAACAGTTTTTGTAGTCGGTGTAATCAACGCTGAGTACGTATCTCTCAATCCAGCCTCTTTCTTCCTTTCTTTAGATTCCTCTAAGGCATTTTGTGCATTTAGCACAGCCAACTTTCCAGATACATCAATCGCATTTTTCCTTTTAGCTAATTCTAACTCAGCATCTTGTAATGCCTTAAACTCAGCACTATTTGGGTCTTTAATCTTAATTTCCATGTCAGCACTCTTAGCTTTAACTAAATCCGCTTGATTAACATATGGACTAGCTAATGTACTACTCACCCACTGATTACCACTAACAGTTGGATTATACTGTTTCAGTATAGCCTCCCTCTCTGTTTGTGGAAGTCCTGCTATTGACGCTTCTAATGCACTTCTTTCTCCAGCTAATTTGCTTTCCTTAAACCTACTAGGATATAAAGTAGCACTAACAGCATCAGCTTGAAACTGCTCTTTAAGTCTATCCCTATTCTCTTTAGCAACTTCTCTATCCTCAGCTCTCTGCTTAAACCCTAATTCTATGTTATACTGTTTTGCTTTTTGTTCTGCTTCATAAGCTCTCTCAGCTCTATCCAGTCCAGTCTGGTAGTTTTGTCCCATAATTTTACCAGCTTCTAGCAGCATATCTCCAATACTTTGCGTATTGTAATCATATGGACGTCCCTGACTATAGTCTGGTTTAAACCTAGTATTTCCTATCATACTATTGTACCTTCTGTTGCTCTAGCCGCTAACCCATTACTAGCATTAGCCCAATTCTCATTAAACTTTCTCTTATTTCCTAGCATTTCTTGGTTAGCTGCTCTCTGCTCTTTCAACATACCTAAGTTCTCTTTCATAATATTCCTATTTAACTTACGGTCTTCTTTTTTATCGCCAAATAGACTACTCCCTATTTCGTAACCTGTCCCAAAATACGGCATTACCTGACTCATATCTGACAGTCCTTTATTGGTTGTCAATCCCCACAACGCAGATTGATCATCATAATCCTTTTTCATTTTCATGTAATCACTTAAATTAAATTCCGGCACTTTCTCTCCTTTTTATTTCTAATATACCATATTTTTGCTTAGTACACACTTAACTTATCTCATTCAGCCCAATCGGCACAAAACTTGGTCTACCAATGTTATACTTAGTAGGCTCGTACAAGTAATCAACTTCAAATTGTAAATTTTCCATCTTTAACGGATTTGTATACATCCTAATATCCTCGATACCAATATGCAATTCTTTGTCATACAATTGAGCTAACTCATCCTCAGCCTGCTTAGTCTCCTCCATTATCGAACGTCTCTCAGCCTCAAACTTCTCAACCTTCATCTTTTCCCTAAAACTAACAATGCTGTCCAACACCTGAGCTGCCTTACTAAACAAACTAATGTAACTTGTACCAGCAGAGGCAGTTGTAGTCACAGCTACTTCATTACCAACAACCGTACCTAATTCAGTGCTCATTCCAGCAGTAGTAGCTTCCAACACAGTAGTCTGAGTCACTTGCATACCAGCTTCTTGTCCACCTGCCATTATTGTAGCCATCAACCCATTCTTAGCAATGTTTTCTATTACAGACGCTATCCCTGCTGCAACACTCAACACTTGCCCAACCTTAATCCACTTACCCATAGTCTCAGCACCAGCAACGTCTCCATCCCTAGCCATCGAGTACTGTATAGCAGTCATTATCAACGTAGCAATTCCAAGGTACAATCCTAATGTAACTAAGCTCAGACTAGTCCCACCAGATGGTATAGCTAATATAATAGCAATGAATATTATCACAACTCCAAGAATCTCTTTCCACCACTTGGTTTTTTTCTGAGTATATCCAGTATCCAAACTTCTAGTAAACAAATCAATAAACCTATTCCTATTCAAGTAATAACTGTCAGCAGTCTGAACTCTTAGCTGTCCCTTGTACCAAAAATCATCAGTCTTACCTCTCCTAACTCTACCAAACCACCCGCCATCAGTAGGCAAATCTTGATCTTGAACTTCCCTTAGTTTCCTAATCTCAGCTTCACTCGTTTCTCTCTTAATACCTTGTATAAACGCTGAACTCTCACTAATAGCACTCTTTCTACTAACTTCTAGCTGCAGACTCAACGTAGTTACGTAATGGTCCGATTTTTCACTCTCCCTAACCAACTTAGGCATAATTCTACAATCCTTAACACTAACATTAAAGATAGTACCATCATCAAGTAACACATACTTACCAACACCCTCTAACGTCAAAGAACTAGCTCTAGCTTCAATCCACATAGTATCAACAATCCTATCATAGTTATTATCAACATACTCTAACAATTGTTCTTTAGTGTATCCAGCATATACATTTTCTTTAGTATCTTCCGTAAAGTTAATGTTAACCTCAAACTTTTCACCTATCGGCACAAACTCTTCAATCTTATCAATCAGTACATCCCACACTAACTCACTCTGCCCAGTCCACTTATCAGCATTCAAGTACAAGTAATAACTCTCAACACCACCAAAATCAGCATTAACCACACTATTCCAAGCACCTATCATCTTCAACACTGTAGAAGCTTCTTTACTATTCAAGTCCCTAGGATAAAGGTAAAAGTATTTACTAAACACTTCTACCCCATCAATCACCTCAGTACCCCAGTACTTCTTTAGTCTATTCTTAAACTTCTTTATAGCTAACATGTCATTCTTGACAGTAGCAAAAAAGTCTATATTTAACTTCATATCGTAATACTTGGAGCTGATACACCGTTAATCTTATCTACTGCTGTCTTCCACGTATTCAAGTACAACGTAGGATCTAAGTTTGGAATCTCTGCTGCAATCAACGTTCCAATCATACCACCACTAGCACTAGCTACATTAGCCCACGCATTGTAAGAATACCCCTTAGCCTGTTCAGCAGCAACTTGTTTCTGAATGTCACTTAACGTAGTATACCCAGTACTTGTCTTAACTACTCCAGTCATCCCCGTACCTGTTAACCCTGTCCATGTAAACACTCCATGATTAACAAACGTATCAGCCACTATCTTATGTGTTTGTGCATACGTACTCTCTTTCTGAGCTGTCAACACTTGTCCTTGAATCCCTTTATTAGCAGTATCAGCTTGTATATTCAACGTACTGTAATACTCCTTACCATCATTAGCTAATCCAACAACATTTCCAGCACCATCTAACGTTGGAGTTCCATACTCCCTTCTTAATTGAGCCTGCCTAACTTGCCTACTAGCTAAACTGTCACTAACTTGATTAGCTACCAACAACTTATTCTGATCTAGGATATCCAGCTGCTTCTCTAGCTCTAACTTTTTAAAAGCTAACTCTTTCTCTTGACTAGCCCACTGTAAACCACCACTAATACACGTAGCTGTAATCTGTCCAGCCATACCGGCAATGGTCTCAGCCACTACCTTAGCCCTATCAGTTCCCTTAATCTCACCTCTATCAAGTAAATCCTCTAACGTGTTTTTCATTCTAATATACACACCATCAGGCCCTAAAGCCTCTTCAACCAACCGACGCTGTTTATCGACTACGTCTAAGTCTGTTTCTATTAAAATCGTTGCCATTTATTTCCTTTTTTATTTTAGTTACGTGTTAACTTTAGCATATTACTTAGTAACGTCTGTCAAATATTTAGATACCGCAATTGTACAAAAGAGAAGAGGTATCAACGTATTCTTCAGTAGCTACATTTTTTGATTTCAAACTTGCCGGAACAAGTGTGTTTACGTTTATTGCCATCTATTCTCCATTTTATTACTCAAACCACAGTCTAGTTTGTTCTTGTCCAGCTAACCTAAGTATTTCTGATAGGTCACTTCTTGTTAGTACTACCTCCTTATTATCAGCAGTCTTCCATCGTATGGTATCTTCTGGTGTCATACTTAAGACAGCTCTACTCATTCTACTCTGACTTACCTCGTCACCTTGATATACATCACCGTTATAGTTTACCTTTATAACTAGTACCAGAATATCTCTTACTTCCTTGAAAAACTTATAAGTGCCTTCTTTAAACTCATCATCTGATATCTTTCTAAATACTAATTTATTTTTACCATCAACAATAGCCATACCAATCACAGGGTCTAAGATTTCTCCTAAGATTCTACCATTGTTATAGAAGTCAATTACTTTATACTCTTCAGTATCCACTATTACTCTCATTATTTCTTTTGTTTTAATATCAATTACTACAAGCATAACACATCCTATATCATATTATTAATAATAATTCCAGACGGAATTGTTAAATTGAAATCTGCCTCATTAGATGAGTAGATACTTCTTATCTCTAAATTACCAAATGTAAAGTCAAATGGTAGTACAAATGATTTTGAAAGCAAAGATAATGTTAAACTACCTCCTGAACTAGAGTAGCATCCCTCACCATCACAATACTGTGAATACTCCCTTGTATAATGTAGTTTTACATCGAAAGTAGATGTAGTTAATGTAAGCGTTTTATCTAAACTACCTGGGCTGTATGTAAGGTATATGCCTCCATCAACATAAGTCTGGGTTAGCGCGTCATACACATAACATCTATGAGTAATATCATACGGATAGTATGACCCAAACCTAACAAGAAGAACACCTCCAAACCATATCTCAACTAATGTCCCATTCCCATTGCCAAAGTTTGGTGTATTAGGCAGAAGGGGGTAGTATCCACCGTTATAGTCAAGGTACGCATTAGGTCCTAGACTATTTGAAGAATATATCACACTGGTATTAGTAACAGTAATAGTTGGCCGTTTCTTTCTTGATTTAAGGTTACTATTAGCTGTTGTATAATTGTAAGGAAATATACTACCTACTAACGTCTTTGTACCTTTTCCAGTATAAGTTTGAATAGGCTCAGATATAGAACTAAGTGTTGGTATCCTATATTCGTTAGATGCTTCCATGAAGATAGCATCTCCACCATTTTCAACTTTATCGTTAAAACCTACAAGTCGTCCGTCACCCCCAGAAGTTAGTAACGCATCTAATTGTGACTGAGAAGTGCATAAGTGGTAGTCCGTTAGTACTTCTAAATCACCGTCTAGATCGAGATAGCTAGTTTTTATAACTGATCCATTTATTGAAGCACCATTTATTATACTTCCAGTCATGGTTTTTCCAACTATTTCGTTTGCACTTATGTTTTCAGCTATTAGCCCAACCGTATTTATTTGTGATGCAGTTATACTCCCAGTAGTAATCTTACCACCATCAATCGTTGTAGTCTGTCCTCCGTTAATAGAGCTCACAACCTCACTTGGAGAATATCCAACATTAGTTGTATTTATCATATCAAGTATAGATGGCTCATTACCGTCAACCATCTCAACTCTAGGGTCATACATAAACTGCCTAGTAAACTGTGAATCACTATAGTATAAGTAGCATCTATGATTACTATTAACAGCATCGGCAGCCCAATTGAAGTCAGTTGTGTTAGCTACTTTTCTTCCATTTGTACAGCTATATATACCACCATTTGATACTAATCCAGTTTTACCACTAGGGTATACATACCCTACTAGTAGATACCACTCATTCTGTGAAGGCAAGTCACCATACCAAAAGTAAGGGTTTCCATCTTTTGTACTGCTGTTTAAAGTTGTAACAGTATTAGGACCGCACCCTAAATAACTTGAACCATTAGCTTGATTCGTCTTAATGAACACAGAAAACCTATAAGTTTTTGTCCTATCTATTTGAAATGGTACAGTATCCCACCCACCATCAGAGTTTCCAGTTCCATCAGCTATACATGCCCAAACAACAGATAACTGACCACTAGGATTATTCATGTAAATTCTGGCATTCTCATAAGATGAGCCAACAATATTATATAATGGTGTAGATCCATTACCTTCAGACCACGTTTCAGCTATTATGTTTGTTGGTGATCTTGGGATACTGTTAAAGCTAACCTTACCATTAAAATTAATCTCCCCAGTTACACTATCCACAGTAAACGGACTATAACTACTTTTCTTACTTCCATCAGCACTCATTAACTTAAACTTATCTGCCTTAATCCAAAACTCACTTTGACCAGTCGGTAAACCACTACCACTTGTCAAACTAGTTGCTATACCAAACCCACTGCTATAAGATGTTCCATTTAACACTAGCGTACTATTATACGCAAACTTACTCTCTACCCTAGCACCTTCACTACTAATCTCTGTCCTAAGGCTATTCTCTAACTCACTATCAGCACTTGCCCAAGTGTTAGTACCATTATTTAACTCCGTACTCAAGTTAGTTACTTCACCAGCTATCGACACCAACTTCTTATCCCTAGCACTAACCCAGCTAGTACCATTCCATCTCCATAACCCATTGTTATCTAACGTACTATCATTCCATACAGTAGCTAGATCCCCAACATTACTAGTCTTTTCAGCTGTAGTCCAACCATTACTTAAAGCTTGTAAACTGCTAAAAGTATCAATATAGTAACTAGTTATTTTACCATCAGCAATAGCATTAATCTTATTTGCCACAGCATTTAGCACATCAACATTAGCATCATAGTACGCTTTAAACATATTTCTAAAAGTAGTACCAACAATATCACTAGTAGTAGTCAAACTACTCAATAACGGTGTTATGTACCCACTCAATGAATTATACGCACTAGTGTAACTACTAGTACTAACACCATAAACATTCCCCTGTGCCCAGTTCTTAGTGTACTCACTTTGAATGATATCCCACTCCTTCTTAACAGCTACTTTTTCAGAAGGTACTAACTTGTTATCACTTGCTATATCCGCTAGTAAACTGTTAGCAGTATTAGCACTAGTCTGTGCATTGTTAGCTGAAGTTTGAGCAGCAGCAGCATTAGTTAATGCTTGTATTGCTTTTTCATCATCAATCAAATTCCACGCATTTGTACTACTACTATACCAGTAACTTCTATTAGTGTCTAACTGATACCATAAATCCCCATCGTGCTTACTTCTAGTAGCTGCATCAGTCCATGCAGTTTTCGGATCACTTGTACTATTCTGAAACCAACTTTCTACTTTACCATCTACTTGATTTTGCAGACTAGTCACTGTAGGAGTATATGTACCACTAACAAACGCATCTAAGTCTTCTGTATCATTTATTTTTTTAACCCAATCAGCAGGAGTAAATCCAGAAGTCCTATTAGCCGTAGATGAAAGCACAACCCCATCAGCAAAGGTTGTAGTACCATTATTAAACGACCCTACTACAATTAGCATATCATTTATTTTGTACCCTGACGTAGGAAGATTAGTACTAGAAAATATAGCAGCTTTACCATCTGCAACATCAAACGCATATCTACTAACGTCTGCAGTCTCAGCCCACGAAGTAGTAGCATGTACATACTTATACACTTTACCTTTTTTGTAGGTACTAACATCAGCAGTACAGTACCAATAGTCTCCGTTATTAAGAGCTGTCATTCCAGTAGGAACTGTAGCTTGATAGTATGTTTCTACCTTACCATCCAACTGACCTTGTAAGTTAGTTCTTACAGCTTCTAGATTTGCTGTGTATTTTGTAGCCACTATCCATTTACCCGTAGCACTAAATTGATAAACTTCTCCTTGATAATATTTTGAGACACTGCATGAAGTACCATTCCAAGTACCGTTAGCAACTGAACACATAGCACTTGTAGTTATACTAACATCAGCACTAGGTATCCATATATCTCGGTCAACAGAACCAACAGGCACTGTATTTCCACTAAAAACAGTTCTTTTTCCATCAGCCAAATCTGCTAGGGCAACGATGTTACTATCTGTAGTTATCTCATTCCATACAGTACCAGAATACTTATATGTTCTAGTAATATCGTATACTTGAGTAGTACCATTAGCTAATACTTTACTTGCGGTAGTAAACCATAAATATATATCATTAACAGCTACACCGGATGGTTGGCCGTTAACAGGTGCAGTTTCACCACTATACACTCCAACTTTCCCATCAATCTCAGCAGTAATGTACTCTAAGAATGTAGTATTTATGTTTCCGATAGTTATGGTGTTAGGGTCAAGAGGAGTAGTACCACTTATTATACCATTAACAACTTCATCATTTGTGTAGTCAACCTCTACGAATGCTATTGGATTTAAATTTGTACACTTATAAACCTTACCTGATAAATATATACTACCGTCAGATGAAGGTATCCATATATCAGCTAGCGCAAGTCCTTCCCCCAAGGTTGGTACACTATTGCCAGCATTTCCAAAAATTATTCTTTTTTTGTCAGCCAAGTCAAAAGCACCCTTAGAAACATCAGAGCTCAACGTCCATGTATAGTTAAAATTACTACCGTTAGCAGTTTCAGTATATTTATAGACATTACCTTTTAAGTAGGCACCATCAGTATCACAGTACCAATAGTCACCACCTCTAGGATCTTTAGCTACATTAGTTCGATTTGCGTAAGGCGGAGTAGCTCCACCATAAGTAGTCTCTATCTTATTATCTATTTGTGTTTGCAATAAGGACTTTATCTCATCATACCTAGTTGCCTTCTCCCATGATACTCCGTTATATCTATACATTTCATTAGCTGTATACGTAATAGTATTTGCTACAAATGTACTCGTAGGTATAAATAAATCATTAGGTCTTAATGGATTCAATGTTGAATTAATTGGAAGTGAAGTACCACTATATATAGTTCTTTTCCCATCAGTTAAATCTGCAAGAGCAGTAAGGTTTGAATTGTTACCTATTTGAACCCAAGCTGAACCATTATACTTCCATGTATTAACAACATCTATAGTTATACCACTAGAGCTTACTGCTGTAGTTTTTTCTATATAAATATCATTAGATTTCATACCAGTTTGTGTCGCATGATTAGTACCGCTATATATAACAACTTCTTTATCAATTTCTTCTGCTACATACGTAGTTAAAGCTTTACTTCCATCAATAGTAGCACTAGCTAAATTTACTATCACGGTACCATTAACTAACCCAGTTTGCAGAGCAACCGTCGCCGTATCGTCCGTATACTTAACAGGTATTACCCATCTAAACGTATCCGGATTACTACCTGTTTTAGACCATACATATATACTTTTAGCTACATACGGAGCAACAGGGGTATCACCGGTTATCCACATATCATTTAACTCGATTACATCAGGATATACAGCTACAGGGAGGCTATTACCACTATAAATACTTTTCTTAGTGTCTATAGTATCAAACACGATATCCGGAACTTCCATCTTAGTCCAATCGTAGTTCCAGTTACTACCATTAGCAGTTTTTGTATATATATACTCTGTATTATCTCCAAGATACCCACCGGTAGTACCTACGTATGTATTTTTCCATAGATCACCAACATACTTATCCAAAGTACTGTTAGTAGGAACATTAATAGATTTTATCCTACCAGTAGGTATACTGCTTTGGTAGAACGTCTCTGCTTTACCATCCACTTGTGTCTGTATAGTTGCTATAGTACTTGCATACGTTGTATTCTTCCATGTTTCAAGCGCAGCAGCCTCAGCAGCTACAGCATTTGCATAACTACTAGTTAATACCCAGTCATTCTCTTCGTATGTAGCTACTTTACCTTTACTCTCAAGACATCTTAATATATCACCTACTTTACACGCATACCCATTTACAGTTCTAGCAGCATCTATCAACCATAAGTCACCTTGATCATAAGGCACACTTGGTGTAGTTGTCGTCCCTAAACCGACATATACTCTTCTCTTGTCATCAGCCAAATCCAATGCATTCAATGCTGCAATATAGGCATTTTGTGCATCTGTATCACTAATAACCGCCCATGTAAATCCTTCTAGGTCAGTTGAGTAAGGACTAGTCGCATCTGGTATTGTTCTTATAAACTTATATGCTCTTATATATGTTTTATACCCGAACTCAGAAGTAGAGTATTTTATAAAAACATCTCCAGTATGTGAAGATCTAACAGCGTTATTTCCATTTAATGTATCTTCTGCTATCCAGCTAGCATATGGTTCTTTTGTAGCATCTAGTTGGTCATTGTCTGTGTTATTGTTCGGATCTTCTATACCTATCATTACATCGTATGTTCCAGTATATGTTTCAATCACCCCATCATTCTGTTTTTGTAGTATTTGCACATCAGCTAACAGACCAGTACCAGTAGTACTTCCATCCCTCTCATACCCAACATACGCATACAACTTACTAGTAGCACTTGCCTCACCACTAACAGTGCCATCCAAGCTTTCCATACTAGCCATTACAGTTTCAAAACTCATAGCTCTTGCACTACTCTCATCAGCGATAGCCTGATCCAACCTAGCTACTACTGCACCTAAATTACTCTCATCATTCTGTAATTCTGCAGATATAGTCTGAAGCACTTGAGCAACAACTTCAGTCTTACTAGCTTTAGTCAATTGTAATCCAATTATCTGTGCATTAGCCTCACTAATGCCATCATTATAGTTACTATTCAGAGTTTCTATTACAGCATTAATTCGTGTATCCTCATTGCTTAAATCTAATATACTTTGAGTATACTGGTTTAACGGTACATACTGTGTAGCAAACTCACTCAACACACTATTCAACTGATTAATCAAATCAGTATTACCAGTTTCCAGACTAACATCTACTACTATCTGAACTAAGTTCTTCATCCACTCCGGTGCATCATCATACAGCTTAGGTATATATATATCATCACCAACAATCGTATACTCTTTCTTAGATACCCTAATGTCTAACTCATTCAGATTAACAACATCAGCCTCTATACTGGGATCACTAACTATAACCTCAATACCATTCTCATTCGTTATTTCTACCATTCTACGTACACCTTATCAACTTTAGCAACAAACTTACCGTTATTCAACGTATTACAGTCAATAGCTAATCTATACAACGGTTTAGCATAATAGTAATCAGCTTTGTCACCTCGCTCAATATCTAGCCCATTAACCACCTTATCACTAATAACAATTTTAATCCTACCATTACTAGCATCTTCAACAGTAGTAGCTAATGTAGCCACAACACTTCCATCACTCATCTTAAACAACTTACTAACAAAAGTATCCCCAGCGTCAATTACCATTGGTAATGTAGTACCATCCTGCTTAATCGTAATAATAAACTCATTACTCATACCCTTACTTATTATAAACTTACTAGCCATTATATTACCTCATACTTAGGTGTATACGTGTTTGGTGGAGTATCATTGTTACCTTTAATAACTAAGTCCAATCCCATTCCAGCAACTTCTTTATCTTTTCCTACTCTTGTAACGTAAACTAACTTTATATCCTCTTCACCTTTACTTTTTTGTAATGGTAATAGATTATCTAGTTCATACTGTTTAATTTCTAAATCCTTAATAGCTAGATCCACCTGAGCTGACGTCAACTGTTTCTGTAACGTAAATTGTAAACTTTGTGAAATTGCATGCTGTATACTTCCAAGTAGTACATTAGCGTAATCCGTACCTTTTAACCTACCACTTTGGTATTGGTCATTGAGGTGTAAATTAATAGTATTCATTAATTTGTCAAATGTTCCAGTACCATTGCTGCTACCTCCACTCACACTAGTGCTATTAGTTAAATCTTCAACCGTTATTGTTGTCATAGTAATTCCTTTTTACTTTTATTTTTAGATAATAAAAAAGCCCTCAACCACATTTCTGTAGCGAGGGCTTATTAGCTTATTCACCAGTTTTAATATCTTCGTACGATATCGTATAACGTGGTCTAATATTAACTCTATGAAGCCCAGACACTGGGTCTTTTACATGCTGAGGAATCTCAACACCTTTTAATACGTCGATATGCCCTTGTTTAACTTCAACTGGAACATTCAATGGAATGTGTGCAGTACCTAAATCAAAGTACATGTTTGAACAGTTAACAGTAGCCACCGTAGTTTGATTATTTACTCTTTGATCATTATCAATAATAGTAATAATTCTAGTCTTTCTAGCGTACTCTTCCGCAATTCTTGCTTTTTCTACTGCTCCAGTTTTACCACTCACAGCAGATTTCTCTTCTGATTTTTCTTTAGCTTCAACCGCAGCTTCTAAGATTTCTTTGTCAGAAGTCTCTTGTGATTCGTAAAACTCTTCTATTTTGATAGCTAACTTCTCAGCTGATATATTTGGTACAAATTTGATACCTAAATCCTTAGCTTCTTGTTTTAATTCTTCTAATGTTTTTGTCATTTTCTAATTCCTTTATGGTTGTTTAGTGTTATTATATAATAAGTTTAGTTAGAGAAGGCTTAAAGCCAACTCTACCTAAGGTTACTTGCTTGCTGCACAGTATACAGCTAACAGTTTCTCTTCTTCTAAGATAATCCCTGCATACCAGAAGTTGTAAGAGAAGAACCCTTGTGTTCCGTATGGATTGATTAACTCAATTTTTGATGGATCTTGTGCATTAAATTTAATTTTCCCTTGCCCTTTTAAACCAACAGTTGCAAATGAACCTTCAGTCGGGAATAAAATTGCATGTACGTCAAACTTAGCACCAGCACCAATTGTTCCAGTGTAAGCTAATGTTCCATTGTATCCAGCAGGTACTGTAGCACCTTTTCCAGCATAAACAACTGCAGCTTCAGACTCAATGAATCTTACTTGGTACATTGCACCAACTTCACCTTCAGCAGCCTCTTTAGCATTACCGTATTTTTCTAATGGAGTAAATACAAACTCTTTCTCATAAGAAGAACCTCTTGTTAAGTTTTCTAAATCTGTCTTAACATCAGAATCAATAATAGCATAGTAAGATGCTGCAATTGGTCTAGTTCCAATTTTCACTGAACCTTCAACAATTGATGTGTTTTTCTTAGCTCTATTTCTAACTAATTTTCTTACTGATTTTCTGATTAAATCGTAAGATACTTTCCACTCATCATCGTCAGAACCATCAGTAGCAATTGAAGCTCCAATCGTAGCTTTAGATGTAGCAGCACCTGAATACATTACTGTACCAGTTCCTAACATATCTAACTGTAATAAATCTTCATATCTTGAATTAGCTAATTCCCCTAACTCTTCTCTATACTTAACTTGAATGTAATCTTCAGAGAATAACTCAACTTCATCAGTATAGTCAATCATTTCACCATATCTAGCTACTGATGTCTCAACTGTAATTTTTTGTAACGATCTTTTGTTAACTGCACCAGCACCTTCAGCTAAAGACGCATTAGTTAAAGCTGTTGAAACTTCATCAGCAGTTCTTGCTGTCATATATCCTTTTGCTGCAAAGTCAGCATCATTTAATGCTCTATCATACATGTGTAAGAATTTTGAAATCTTAAACGTTTTACCCATTTTAGAAGGCATTTCTTTTCTTGATACAAATTGCCCATATACATTTTTTCTATTAGCTGCTTTAATACCTGCTCTATCGTAATAATGTACGACCGTGTTTGCACCAGCTGTTGAATTTAATCCGTTTCCATAAACGTTAGTTACTGCCATATTTTTAATTTCCCTTCAATTTTTGATTTGTACTAGACTACATCTTGTCTAGTACGTTTTTCTTATACCAATCATCATAAGCCTCTTCAGACTCATCTAAATAATCAGTAACAGATTTTTTTGTTCCAGCATTCGACTTAGTCGGAGCTGCAGCCTTTCTTACTTCCGCTTTTTCTCTTACAGCTGTCTGCTGAGCTTGCTTAGCTTTTACTCTCTCAATCTCTTGTTGCTTAGCTAACTTAGCTTCTCTAGCTAATTTTTGTGCCTCTAGAGCTTCTACTCTACGGTAATTCTCAGCCTCTTCTCTAGCTAGTTCCTTCGCCGCTAACTTGTAATACTCTAAGTCAGTCTTGCGTGCACCGTCAAAAACTTTAATCTTTTCTGCTATTGGTTGTACTTTTGAGTACGTACCTGTTTTTACGTCTATATGTAAAGCTTCAATTAACGAAGGATCTTTAGTGAATTCTTTAAAGCTATTCTCGTCCCAATCTTTTGATAGAATTCTTTGAGTAGTTTCATACTCTCTATCGGCACTAATCTTTTCAACTACCTCTTTAATATTTAAAGTAGTTTCATCCCTACCATAATCTTTTGGTATGTATTTACTATTCTCAGTATCAAGGTCTAACGTATCGATTCCATTTCTCTTGATAATTTCTGTAATAGCATTTTTATCACCTTTAAGTACATCAATTGCTAAGTTAATATCATCATGGCTAAGCTTGGCTTGTTCAATAGCATCTATGGTTTTTCTCCATGGTTTAATTGCTTGCGTCTTTTTAGTATAATCTAAGGCTTGTCCAAAGATCTTAGGAAACATCTCTTCCATTTCTCTCGGCGTGAACTCATACTCTTGACCATTAGCTCTAACTTTTAACTTTTGTACTTCAGTAATTTCTTCCAGTGTATCATCAATTTCATCATCTTTTGGTTGTTCTTCAACATCATCAATATCTTCGTCAAGCTTATTGTTGTCTGTATCTGAGCCATCTGATACTGTAACATCATCAACTATATCTAAGTCATCATCGGAATCCACTAACTCATCAGGTTGTTCCGGCTCTAACTCTTCAATCTCATCTGGTAGATTATCTACATACTCTTCTTCAATCCCGGTAACAGGACTATCCATAGAGGCTCTTGCCTCTTGGAACATTCTTTCTGCTTCTTCGTCAGAAAGGTTGTATAATTGATCTTCAGTCATTATACTTACCCTTCAATCTCGTCTACAGATTCATCTTCTTCATCATTAGCAGTATCTTCTGCACCCATATCTCTAATAGTAATAAAGTAATCTTGCAATTGACTAATTGCAACTAATGATTCGAAAACATCACCTCTTGACCCGTTTCTTTTAACTAACGGTGAAGCTAATAAACTAACTCCGTTAACTGCTTTATCTCTAAAATAACCTTCTAAGATAATTTTCTGAAAATCAGGATTAGCTTCTAATCTATCTAATGCCTGTCTCATACCTACCCAGTAGTTATATTCCTTAATTTCTGTTGCTGTTAATCCCATATCAGCTGTTTGGTTACTCATCATTTGAGTCCTCCTAGTTATTGATTTATTAGAATTAGCGTTTGTTAGCTATTCTTATTAAGGGATTGTACAGTATTGTTACTTAAAAGAATCTTAATCATTCCACTCTTTAGAGTTTTTACTAAATTGAGCCATCTTCCTAACTCCTGAAAGCCTACTAGCAAGTCCTTCTTCCTCACACTTACTAGTAACACCTTCATAACCCTTTCTCTTACAGTACTCTGCAAACTTGCCTTTGTTAACTTCTTTAATCTTAATCTTAGGCTTTTCCATTATTTTTTCTTTGGCTTACAACCCATTATGATAACTCCGTTAATAAATAAATAGTCTTTCTATACAGCGCTTGAATCTCTTGAAAAATATTTTTTAAATACTCCTCTTCACAACTCATAGCTAATTTCTCAACAGCCTTAAGGTGAGCTTGCATACCTCCAATAGGGTCATTTATATTACCCATTAAATTAATATACGGAACATCTAACTTGCCAAACAACCCTTGAGATGCTTCTGCTAAGTCATCAGTTAAATCAACAATCCCGTCGTAAAACTCATTCAATGCCTTATGTTGAGCAAAACTACCAGTCTTTAAGTGCGCCATATGTGAGTAAGTTCTACTCATAAACAACGTACCTATTAACTTTGCCACATCTTCCATACCACTTTTTCCACTTACACTATTCGCTAATCCAGCCATTACTTTTCCTTTTTCTTCTTAATTTTCTTTTTCTCTTGTTTACCAATACTAGCACCACCATAGTAATGCTTAACAGTCTGACCTTCACCATTACCATACATATTGCTAACTGCTTGAGCCGCTAACCCTTCCATTAGATATTACCACCTGCAGTAACCATTGATGCTAACCCACCTTCCTGCTTAACAGGCTCTTGCTCAGACATCAAAAACTCAATAGCTTCTTCAATTACTTCAACATCAACACCTTTAGCCATAATCTCATCAGGTGTTATACCTTTCATTAACATATCAACTACTTGCTCAACAGTTATCTGAGAAGGTGCAGACATTGCTGCTAATCCTTTCTCATTCATCTCCCGTACCTCTGAGCTAACTCATAGTCACTAGAACGTTGTGCAGCATCCCAGTAGCTAGGGTCAATTTTACTATTATTCACCTTAGCATTTCTCATAGCTTCCAAATCTCTTAAGTAAGCTCTCTCCTTAATAGCATTTTGCTGAGCCATCATCATAGCATCTCTATCACTTAAACCATCTTGAGAGTAGCCATTAACTGACATAGCAGCTAACCCTGGATTTCCTTGGTTCAACACCCTACTAGCTTCAAACTGCTTACCTCTATTCGCCTCTTGTCTAGCAGCTTCTCTAGCTGCTAACTCTTCAATATATCCCATTACTTACCTCCAACTTTTCTAGTTTTTTCCATATCCATCATACCTTTTAAAGCTAACTTATCTAACTCATGCCGTCTATTAAACTCATCATCTTCAAGCTTATACTCTCTATCTAACATATACTTAGCAAACTCACTCTCTGAATTATCCACTTTATCAGCACCTTCATTTTTCATAAGGAAATCTAAATCCATGTTATCAGCTTCACTTCCAAGCTTTCTAGCCTTAGCTTCTTCCACTTTAGCTTTAGCCAATTTTACTTGAGCATCAATTTCATTCTCACCTGCTCTAGCATTCTTATCTCTAATCTCAGCCTTCATCAGCTCAATCTCTAATTGAAGCTTCATCATCTCAACCTGTTTCAACTGTTCAGCCATTGGGTCTGGTTGTGGTTGGAATGCTTTAATCTGTTTTTCTAGCTGCGGCATTCTACTTAATCTAGCAATTTCTGCCATTAACATCTTATTCAACTCAAAGTCTTGATTAGGTCCCATAGTCTGTAACAAGAAGCTCAACTCTTGTGCTTTTGCACTATTATCCTCAGCAGTACTGATACTAATATCAATATCAATATTCCCATCTAAATCGTCTCTCCTAATAGGGACAAACTCATCGTTAGTTATTCTAATAACCTCTTCTTCCTCTAAAAACTCTGAGTTGTAAGCCATCCACTTTCTCATTAACGGTTTAATCAAGTTCTCAGCCACATTTCTAACTAAGCTCATTCTCCTAGTTGCAGTAGCATCTAAAGCTCCTCTAGCACCAGTCGCCGTACTGCCTAAAGCACTAGCATTAATCCCACCACTAAAGCTCTTAACTCCAGTTTGACTTTCAATCTCATTATTCATAATACTCAACATATCAAAAGCACTTCCAGGTATTTGATTATAACTACCCTGCCAAAAGTCACTAGGCATTCCATTATACTCAAAATTCTTACCAGCTAGGAACTTCTTCCTATTAGCCATATCTAAAGCACCTTTCTTAAGACCAATCTGACCATTATTACTTTGAGCCATATTGTCAATTACACCTCTAATAATAGCTGTTTTAACTTTCTGATTATCACCTATTACTGAAGCTAAGCTTTCTCCGTGCATTTGAAACGGTACAGCATTAAACGGTACAATTATAAACGGTGGCTTCTTATCTGGATACGGATTACTCTGTAACCTAATAATAGTATTACCAACCCATGCACATACAATTGGTTCAGCAATTCCATCATCATTAACATCATAGTTACCCCAATACTCATAAACAACTAGCTTCTTTCTAGCATCATCAGCAAAGTTAAAGTAAGTCTTATCTTCAGGGTAAAACCCATAATCCCTATTATGACCTTCAGCTGTAATTTTATCTAAGTTCTTATATCTACCATCAGACTTTAAAGTACTTAAGTCAGTCTCATACCTGTGTATTACAAACTGACACTTATCAATATCATCCATACAAGTAGGATCCATAAAGATATCCTCATTCCTACAAACAACAGCAGTAGGTTGATTCTTCTTAACCACCGTATTTACTTGCTTAGCTAAAGTAATAAACTCTTCACCAGTAATCCCATCACTAACAACAGTCTCCACCATTGTCTCAATTTCAGCATCTTCATAATCCCAACCAGTCTGAACAACTAACGTACCTTCAGTAGCTAAGACCTTCAAACTCTTCATAATAAAATTATACCTTGGAAACTTTCTACAAAATTGAGTATTTAACAAAATCTCATTTTGCCTAGCTGCTTCAACATCCTCATACGTAATAGGGTTACATTTAATAATATCAGGAGTACTCAAAAAAGGATCAGCTAGAGTAGGTAACATCCATTCTAGTTGTTTCTTTATGTCTTTACTAACAATCCTAGACTTACCATTAACCTCATTACCATAAGGCTGTCCACTAGTCTCGTTCTTCCACTCCTGTATCTTATTAAACCACTCCAACCTCATTTGATCAGATGCTTTTAAGTCAGCTTTCAAGGCGTCTAATATTTGCTTTTTATTTATCTTCATTACACGTCCTATTTTAATTTACCTCTATTATACCTCAATAGACTTTAACCTTAGCTTAAATCGCTACTGCCCTATTTTTCCATCCAGTCAGATACTTCCTAAAGTTACTATTACCAGCAACTAATCCTTCATAGTACTTAATCTCTTCCACATCATACCTAGCACTAAACTCAACTTCATCAAACTTGTTCAGTGCCTCTAAAGTCTTACTACCAATAACACCATCAACACTAACCCCAACTACCTTCTGTGCTAACTTGATTGCCTTACTGATTCCTGCATTAACCCCAAAAACAAACACCTCTTCAGCGGTATTCTGTGACCTAACTTCACTAAGCCTCATCTTATCCCAAAAGCTTTTCTTGTAAAACTCCAAAACAGCATTTTTCAACTCTGTATTAAAATACAGTACCACACTAGCTTTAGCTAAACTCTTCTCCTTAGCTAACACCGCATGCACTATTTCCCAACCACTCCACATAGGATGAGCATACTCATATATTCCCATAAAGGTATACCCATTCTCTCCCTCATTAAAGTGTAAAGCATTAGCTGGACTATTAAATTCCAACTTCAGCATCTTATCAAACGCAACTCTAATATCTGCCATTACTTACATACCTCCGCTGCTTGTTTATGTCTCTCAACACACATCCTCAACTCCTTAATCTCTTCAGTGTAAGTATTTTGCCTAGGAAAACATTTGACCTCAGGAACTTTACACTTAACAGGAACTTTAACTTCTACCGGCCTATCAACAAACACCTTCTCAGTACATCCACTAATAACCAGCATTACGAATATCATCAATAAGCTTTTTAATATCTTTACATTCATCACTTTTCACCTCTATACTTGGAACCTTAACATACACCTTCTCAAACCTAACCTTTTCAGGCTGACTTAACAACTCAGTATATTCCTGCTCTCTTTTAGCTTTATCAACCTCAAACTCACTAATAGCATCATTCTGTCTTTTAATTACACTACCCAACGTAAGCTCATTAGTTTTACTAACCACTAAATCAACATTCAAACTACTAACTTTACCTTCTAACCTAGTATTATCAATCCACATACCTACAATGGTAATACCCATAGCAACTACTACACCATACAATATTTTCTCAACCATTAATCACTCTCCGCATTACTAACCATGTAAAACCCGATAACAGCAGCAAACTGTGCTGTAACAAGACTCAAAATTTCAATAGTACTAAACCCCCACACAAGCATACCATAACTACACATAATAGCTAGCAACCAAGTAGCAGCAGTAAACAAAGCTAGTACCTTCCTAGTTCTTTTCTTGTCAGCTTCTAACCATTCTATAAACCTTCTCACTAACAACTCCTTTTAATATCCTCTGCCCTAATAGCCTCTACCAGCTGAAGAGTAAGCCTTAACGCCTTACTCATCTTCCAGCCTTTAATCTAGCTATTTCGTCTCTTAGCTGCTTAATAGTCTCAGACTCCTGAACCCTACTTTCGTAGTACATTCTCTTATCATTCTCATTATACTTTTCATCATTACCTAAAAAGTGTAAAGCTAAAGCCAACGCAGTATTGTAAATCAAACCTCCTATTATCAAGTAGATTCCAATTCTCTGCTTAATCAACTCAATACTAGTAAACATCTTATCATTATTTTCAGCCACTTTTTCAACAGTATCAACAATCTTGCTATTCTGTTTCTCTAGCTGCTCAACTCTATACTCAACTATTCTACCATCAAACTCTTGCATGATCCCCTTCCTTAAACTCTATTTCTTTAAACAACTGGTCTAACACATCATATGACTCAGTATCTTTACACGAGGAACAAAAGTTCAAAGCTTTCTCCAATTTATCATGTAACCACGTAACATCCCTACCGCTACCAGCAGTAGCAAACAACACACCATCCCCATCATATACAGGTGACTTATTAACAATCAACTTAACAAGCTTACCATTAATATTACCGTACTCTAAAAACTCTCTTGCTTGATTAGTCTTCAGTATCACTTCATCAGAGTTAGCACAAACCTCACCAAACGTATGGTTATCATTACCTACTCTTCTCTTAAACTCAGTAGCTATTTCTACATCAGTTCTACCCTTAAGCTCATCCCAAGTCATCCCATAACAGAACTTCTCCCTAAAAGCTTTATTAGCCATAATGTACCTACCAAATTTATCCTTAGCCCAAACCATATCATCAAGGTGGTCAATAACAGAAGTAAACAACCTCTGCTCTTCCTTCCTCTTAGCTTCCAACTCTCCCAATTGCTTCTTATAGTCCCTAACTTTCTTAATCCTAGTCTCATTCAAGTTTTTAATAGCAGCCACATCACTAGCGATATCGTTAACAACTCCCAACATATCCTTCTGCCTAGATACACTAAATGGTGAGAACATATCACAAATTTTATCCATTAAACCCATATACTACCTACCCACAATACCAAAGCTAATCCAATCGTAGCTCCAATATCCATCAAGCTAAACTCGCCCTTAACTTTAAAGTCATGTACTTCTTTACTTATAGCAACTAGTACTGTAACACCAAAAGCTAATGTAACATCAACCAATGCTATTACAGCGTACATTAATGTACCATAAAAGCTATGTAACAACTTATCCTTCGGCATACTACTTAATCTATCAAAGATCGAAACCATAACACCACCTTTGACACTAACAGTTTTGACACTATAGTAAATTTATTATATTTACTAAACTCACTAACTCTATAAATCTTACCATAGTTACTAAAACTAGCAACACTTTTGATATTGCAGTCTATAACATTCTCATCTTTGTACAAAATACAATGTCCATTTCCATTAATCTTGCAGAAGTATAAATCCCAATCCTTAAATTCAGGTACATTCTTTTTTAGAAAAAGACAATAGCTTTCACAATCTCCATAATACTTCCCATCTTGAAGCTCAGGGACCTCCCAAACTTCAATGAAACCAAATTTATCTTTATCAGTTTTATACACATACTTTAAATTAAATTCTTCTAACTTCATTGCATCTCCTTTGGATAACGGGCTTTTATGTCTAAACATTTAGCTATGTATCTTTCTTGTGCTTCTATATCACCCTTAACTACTGCATCAACATACTCTGCCATATTTGGATAGAGGGGTTGTCTAAGTATTTGGTAGTTATCTAGTTTCCATTGCTTCATCTGTTCAGATACATCAATTGGCTCGTAAACATTTACAAGTCTAGTTTCAACAATATCACTACCATCTTCATCTTGCCCTACGACTATTTCTTCAGTTGCTTCAAGGTCTTTATCTTCTTTCCATTTCTCAAACTCTAATCCTTGTAAATACGATTCAAGAAATATATTAATTACTTCTTCTGGTTTACCAAGAGAGATAACCTCTCTTAGTTCATCTTCTGTTTTATACATCATTCATCTCCTGCTATAAAATATGGTAACTCTACTGTTTTTTGCCCTATCAATACTGTTTGTGCATTGTTATCCGTAGTAGTAGAAACTTTATCTACAATTTCAAATTTATTTGAATCTCCCCAAGAAGTACCATTATGTTTCATTTCTTTAAACACTAAATTCAAGTAAGCTTTTCCATTTAATCTTGTTAGGTATGGGAATACTTTAATAGATGGTGTTGTTACCGGAGTTAAGGTTGTTGATTTATGTTGTGGTACGTCTCTGTAACCATCTGTGTTCTCTATCTTACTTAAGTAATTAAAAATATAATTAGTAGGTTTTCCTAATATCTGTGTAGGAACAACACCTGCTATACCGGCTTGATAAGTTGGTACTTTTTCAATTAGAGAACTAACCAATGGGCTACGAGAAGAATAACTAGTTGCAAATACGTCGCCTATTTCTAGTACTTCACTATTAACAACTGGAACAGCCATACTTGTTTTTGTTTGATAATAAACCATTACCAAATTATTAGCAGGTTCATCTGTTAAAGTTATTGCATTAGTTGTTGTGCTAAATGTTGGAGTAAAACTTGTCCAAGTTACACCATTATCTGTACTTCTTAAACATAATAAAGGTGTAGCATTTGCTTTTCTACTTAGCTTGAATGTATCTCTCACACCATCCGGTAGTAAACTTGTCCCGTCTTCTGCAACAATTAGAGGTGTTCCAAATACTCCACTTTCTTTCCAAGCTGTTGGGTAATTAGTTGGATTACCGATAATGTCACAATGTAGCAAAGTGTTTGACTTTGTTCTAGTAGTTCTTTTTGCTACAATTACAGTTATTGTTGTACCGTCTGGAAACAAAGTATTCATTGTTCCTGCTGTATTTTTACCATCAATCGGGACATAAACTTGTGTTGTCCCAAAAGGTACATACAATGTTCCCGTTGCACTTTGATTTATGATTTGGTTTACAGAGTAAACACTTCCATTACTCCCCAATAGATAATAGCTATTGCTTTCTGTCAGTGAAAATGATTGTTGAGGATATATAGCAGATGATATTCCAAAATAAAAACGATTATTGTCTTGCCCGAATGTACTTGTCTTAGTAAAAGTTCTTATCATTACAATATCACTTTCACCCTCTTTACCTCTTGTAGTTCCAGCAACAAGTTTATTAAACTCTCTACCAATTAACCTATTGTAATCTTCTACTTTCTTACTACTATTTCTTAAATCTAAAATATCACTTTCGTGTACTTGGTCATAGAATAATCCGTCTGGTCTACCACTAGCACTTCCAATATATCCACTTGCTGTTAATAATTTCGCTGAGTCAAAACAATCACTAATGCTCGTGAAACTTACTGCCGTTTTAAAACAATCTAATCCATCTGAAGCTACTTTTGTACCATTTGGATTATATACATTATGGTACATTCCCTGGTTACGTTTTTGCGCAAGAGCGATTGGAAGTGCAAAACATTTACCTTCGTAAGCTATTCCAGTAGTTGTATAGGGAATACTAAACGCCCCAGTACTCTTATTTATTAGACCTGATAGAGTACTAGAATCATTCCAGAAAACTTGATGGTCGTTACTTCCGGTCACATTAGAGATTAAATCATTAATAGATGTTCTTTTACCTTTTGCGGCTACAACAAGTTCTAGTCGTACGCTACTCATAGCTTCAAACGAGCCCGGCATTTGAGGGTCTACAGTAGCCCAAGTATCCCTAGCACCTTGTATAACCCTCATTCTATATCTAACTTGAATAACTTTATCCCCATCTAAATAGCAATTATTATCAGGATTAGATATAAACGCCTTCTTTTGAGCCTCTGATAATGAACTCCATACATAACCTTTACCAATTAGTGAACTTGGTGATTGCCAATTACCGAACAACGAGTAAGTTTCAAATCCAGTAAAATTACCATTAGTAATTCCAGTTAAACCATCTGTGTTAGCACCTAGATATTGTACATTTCCTAATGGATATACAAAGTTCTTTTCACTTACATCTTCATGCCAAGATTCTAGGAATACTAAATCACTTCTTGATATTGCATCTGCTGGATATACTGCTATGTTGTCTATATATGCAGAGCCAGAAGCAGAGCTTGTGTAGAATAGTATTGTAGTAGAAGCATTAATAGCTGTAAATTCATACGTATTTCTACCATTTGATGCGGTTACTCCACCAGAGCCTACTGATGTACCAAATAGACTAAGTGAACCTGAAACTATTTCTATGTTAAGCTCTGCTGTATATTTTTTACCAATAACAGTGGGTATCACTTGAGAGATAGCACCTCTGTTAGAACCATCCGCACCAGAAAGTAGTACTCTACCGCCAGAATACAAAATACTACCTGTGCCAGTTGATAGGTTGTTCCACCCACTCGTGTCCGTATCAAACTTACCATTAACAATCAACCCACTATTACTAGCATCTGCGTGTTTTATTACACCACTATTGATTTGTTCTGCTGTTAGAACTGTATCGTGTGGGTATATGTTTGGTGCTGTGGGTAGTGTTATATTATTAGATGCTCCACCATTATCGACTCTGTGTCTAACGCCATTAACATTTGTAATTGGATAATTTGTTTTTGACACACCTGTATTATCTACACCGGTGTATCCGAGTTTTATATTACCGTTGTATATTGCATTATTTAAAACAGAAACGAACATACCTTCATTTATGTTAGGGTAATTATTAGTAGAAACTGCGTGCTTACCAAACTCATCAAACCCACTCCCCGCTCTATTAGCTTTTCGTTCTTCAGCTAAAGCATTAAATTGAGCTTTTGTCATCATATTAGACTCAAGCCTTTCTGCTAATGCTATATTCTCACTTCCCGTACCAACATACACTCTACCTACATCACCACCTGCAGCGTAGTCATCATACCCTAACTCACCCTTACCTAGTAAGGGTTTTGTTCCATTTGTGTCGTGTTTATTTATCCTCATTACCACTCCTCTATTTTATTTATCTCAGCAACCACATACCCTGTAGTCGCTATTTGTGTTGTACTAGTGCCAACACTAGCAGTAGGTGCAACTGGCGTTCCTGTAAATATGGGACTAGCACTCAACACTACATTTCCTGACCCAGTAGAAGTACTAGTCCCAGTACCTCCCCTAGCAACAGGCAGTACACCAGTCGTTAATTTACTAACATCCAAACTAGGTATATCACTAGCTACCAACGTAGTACCACTAGTAACTAACCCCTTAGCATCATAAGTAACCTTTGTAGCAGTACCGCCAGTAATAGCTGCATTCTTATCTACTTTACTAGCTAGTTCTACCTTAGCATGATTTTCATCAATACTGTTAACTCTAACAAACAATGTCCCATTAGTCGCATGAGAACTAATCACAATAGCTACTGGCAATTTAACTTGACTATCAGTAGGAACTACCTTAGTCAATGCACCATTACCACTATCCTTCACGTACAATACATC